TTATGCCCCTACTGCAACAAGCGAGTGATGTGTGGTCGGGTCTGCTCTACTTCTGCGATCCAGCTTTCGATCATAGACGTGGAGTTCACACGACACACGCGATTTGCTTTGGTATCTGCGCGAGGCACGAACACAGAGAGCGCATTGAACGCGTACGGAGCTTTGAGGGCGCCGATAGCGGACTGCACGTCTTCTTTGTTAAGTTCATACTTCTGGCTCAGTTCAAACAGCAGACGCTTAACCTGCATCATGCCGTTTTGATTTACAGTCTTATACACGAGATACAATACGGTACGCTTATAGTCCTCATCCAACTGAGGACGGCTGAACAGCGCCAGTGCGGAGCGCTCTACGTCAGTGTCAATGATTGCCTGCTGCATAACTATATGGTGACCTCTCATGCTGCCTGTAATGAACCACGTAATGTTTCCAGACCACCTGTTACGGCATCGACGCTGACCTGTAGCCAACTGGCCAAGGTCTTGCGAATGAACTTCGTAGGCTTAGCCATGATCCACTGGGTGGCGCATGTCATGGTCTGTTTGAGCATTCCGTTCTCACGCAGATATTCAGTGAACTCGGCACAGTCTCGGCCGAGCACAGTCTGATACAGTTTGTGGCGTTTGGTGCCCTCAGCGTCTTCCAGAAGCCGATTGATTGTCAGGTTGTTTTCCATCTGCTCCGTGTGTACACGGGCATCTTCGCCCAACATGTCTTCATATGAATTGGAGCTGTCGTCATCTGGGTTGTGCCACATTTGATTGTCAGACATAACCAGAATCTCGTACTTGTCCTCACCTACCTTGTGCATACGCTTGCGGCAATCTGCACTGTAATAGTTGTTCATGTTGTTGATACGATTGTTCAGTGACGCTCGCAGATAGTTGAGCTGGTGGGCCTCACTGAACTTGTTTGGCAGCGACTGATAGTAGGACAACAACACCTTGCACATAACGTCGCAGGTCAGGTCGGGCAGAGGAATATTCTCACTCTTGCTTACCCACATGAGGTTCTTACGTACCAGTCGCTTGGCACTGCGGTGGATCTCACCAAACAGGCTGGCTGTCTGATCAAGACGCAAGCGGAGTTCACGGCTGGACACCATTGTGACGTCCAGACCGCCTTTAGTCTTCGCTCGCGCTTTTGCCGTACGGCGTATCTGCTTACGCTGGGTATCATCTTTCAGAATCAAGTTCCAAGCGAGGACAGCTTCGCGTTTCGACAGGCCGTACTGCGCGTATTTCTGAATCGTTTCAACTGGGTCCTTATGCAGACACACGGCCAGCACAAAGAAACGCAGCTTCATCGTAAAGCGGCACACGGAAGAAATATCAATGCGCAAGTCAGGGGCAGTAAATTCGAACTGCTTAAAATCAATTGCTGCTTGCAAGTCGCGGTGATAACCCGCAATAGATTTATACCCGCTGCCTATGTAACGTATCGTTGCAGCGTATACTTGACGGAACTCCTCTGAGGTCTCCTCAATGCTCAGACGGCGTGCCAGATATTCGTTAAGACCTAATTCTTCTGTTGTGATCATTTTTTCCGAGATCCTATTCGTATTGTTAGAAGTAGTTTGCTGTTTTAGATCTTAACTTACAAGTCGCCGAGTTCAACCACGCCATTCTTACCGACGTTGATTTTCTTCTTCTTGGCGCGGTAGCTGTTACCGCCGAGTGACATTACGCCAGACTCGTCTTGTTCCGCGCCCATATCATGACCGTTCTCGATCATGCTAACAATGTCCACCAGCGTCTGAGTCTTACGACCTTTACGCTTACCGCCACGGCCTTTGGTCACGTCTTCCATCAGAGGAATAGAGAAGCCGTCGAGGTCACTTGGTGCAGAGAAATTAACATTGTCTTCTTGTGGAAGATTGCGCTTGGCTGTCTTGATCTCGCGCTCAGGGTCAATCAGCTTACCAGCACCGATCATCTCTTTACGCAGTTTAGCAAATTGCTTCTTGGCATATACGGAAGGACCGTTAAAGCCTGTGTTCGCATACGTCAGTACAATGTCACCCTTCTCACTGATAAGGCGAATCGTATCGTCGTCTACGTCCAGCACACGCGCTGCCATGAAGTTGTTCAGGTAGTTGCGTGTCTCGCGCCCTTGATAGCGCACGAATACTGCTTGCCCCATGCGCACACCATGACGGCGTGTCTTCGATTCTGCTAACAACATGCCAGCTACAACGCGCAGGTCACGGTCAGAGAAGTTTTTGAATGTATTGAAAAGCCCAACAAGTGAATCACCATGCTCGGTCATCAGGTCTGTCAGCGATTGGCCGTCAGCGCGATAGTGTTTGCAGATCTTAGAATCTGCCAACTGACCTTGCGTAGCACACGGCTTCTCGGCAGTCGGTAAAAGTGCATCACGAGTCAGACCGCGGCAATCACCACAGGTCAGTTCGTTTTTTACGAGTGCTTTGATGTCCAGAGTGCGTACTTTTTGATTCGCCATTTTTTAACCCCTTTGCTTTTAATGTTGTCTCAATACAATACCGCAACACTTGGCTCATATTAGTAATACCAGGCGTGTCACGCTTCAAGAGTTCGAGAGCATGTCTGGTCTCCATGTTAACCTTAATCATCGGCAGCAGCACTTCTTTCTGTCCGGGCTGCACCGGTGGGTTAAGCATAGCGTCAACCAGAATGTCTAGCCACGTTTGTGCTCGTCGTTCCGATTCTGGGTCATCCCAAAACGTCCCGATTGGTTGCTTACGGTTGCCTGCTAACTTCGCTACCACAGCTTCTGCTTTTGCGTGAAGCGTTGTGTGGCAGTCACCGTCTATAGGGATTTGAAGACTGTCTTCGCCACCCAGTGAGCGGGGAATGGTGTGATGGTAGTGAATCGATCTACTGAACTTCTGGCAGATGATACACTGCGACAACTCACCTTTCTGTACCGCTGGTAAACGGTTCTCGTTAGCCATTAGTCCACGGCAGGAACCAGTTCTGCAACTTCATGTCTCCGCCTGTGTGACGCAGCAAGAGGTTGATAGCTGATTTTTCCATAAGCCAAGCACAATGCACGTCTGAATCCTTCATCACACCGCGTAACGGCATGGTAGTAAACAGACCTAACGTGGAGCTACCCTTCTCGTTGATCATATCGACAATGGGGTTAAGATAATCCAGCATCGCATGGTCGCTAGAGGTCTTCATCTGGCGATACACACGCTCGCGGGAACCTGACTCACGCACTTTGCTGTCCATCGCATCGAGCTTCGCCGTAATGTCGTCAATCTCTGTCTGAGTCTCTGCGATTTGTTCGCGGAGAGCACGACGGACCTTGAGCGACTTCGATTCTTCGAGGAGCTTGTTCAGCTTCTTGAGATCGCGGCGTTCTGCGTTGCGTTCTTTCTGGAGGCGTTTGCGTTCGACGAGGGTTCCATCAAGCATCTTGTGATCACGCGCTGCTTCTTCTGCCATACCTTTCGCGTCGGACATGCGGAAGAACAACAGGAGTTGGTTTTCAAAGACGATGCCTAAGTCTGAACTAGGGGTTGAGTGCAGACCAGCAGTTTCGATTTTGAAGCCCATGCGCGAGAGCGACTCAGGACTCATGGCGAGTGTTCCGAATCGTGCCATCACAGGAAGTTGGATTATTTGAATAGCTTTGTTGAACGTTCTCGGGACCTTGTGAGAGTACGCATCCTTGAGGCGCTGTAACACACGACTTGTTTTTGCAGTCGCTGCGTCTTCGCGTTGCTCACGGCGCATAGCCTTGTCGTTCGCTTCGTTCTCGTATACTTCCTTGTCGATGGCTTGCAGAGCTTCTAAGCGCTCTTTGCCACCCGCAGGCAGATCGTCGAGACTGATTGCTTTGCGGGACTCAGGCAGGTAGCCTAAGCACGACTTGGCCAACTGGGCGTCGGCTTTGAACGACTTCACAATTTCTCCGAGCTTTTCCATCAGTTCACGCGGCTTGATGCGACGAGCAGCCACTTGCTCTGACAGGTTAAGGCAGGAAGTACAGGTTGAACGAACAGAGTCGCGCAACTGTATAACATCGGGGTACGACTTATAGGTATTACTCTTTAATGCTTTCGTAAGATCAGACAACATTGAGGACGGCTGACCTAGTGAATCAACAACATGCTGGCGTTTCAAATTGTGTCCTGAACGGAGAGCGGCCAGATTTCCTGCGACCTTCTCTAAACCAGCTTTAAGGTTGTTTACCTGATTTTTCATGCTTGTGGATTCCAAACTTCATTAAGAGTTGAGGACCATTTCCTGCCGGTCCTAGCGACACTTCGAATGCCGATACGATATCATATTAGCATTACGTGGGTCGATTAATAGTATGTGCTTCCGCCGCGATATAGTTCGCAGTTCGGAGCGGGTCGGCCTTTAGGCTCGATTTGTTTTTTGTCGAAATAATTAATGCGCTAACCTACCCTCCTGTTCGAAATTCAGATAGCTGTCTATCTCCCAACAGACAGCTATCTATCGACACGTCATTGTAACATTAATGACATACAGATACAACCGCGTTTCGTCCTAGAATATGCTGAGTTGTATTTACAGATTTCTTACAGACTGATAGGCATCTTGTCGTCTGGTGATTTCAGGTAGGTCTTAACTTTCGCAGCAGTGCCCTCGGCTGCATACTTGCCTGGTTCTTTCAGCCCAGCTTTGTAGCCAGCTATCTCTGCCTTGATTTCTTTGATCTTGGCAATCAGACCACTACGCTCCAGCTTAGCCAGCTTACGCACTTGACGGTCGAGGATGATCTTCGCATCTTCAACTGGAATCTTACACAGCTTTGCAAGCATCGCATCAGGGTCAGCAGCGACCAACACTTTCGGCAACACTTTGAGCAGCTTGTCCATGTTATCCACTGCCCAGAGGAAAACTTGCTGCAAGTGCAGTGCCTTTTCGGCTTTCGTCAGCTTGTTCTGGAGCATCGCTGTTTCGAGCTTAACGCGATAAGCAATCCACGCTTTGAAATACTTCAGGTAGTCGAGGTACATGAACTTGTTCGAGGCATCAGCACGGCGAACGGTCACACCCAGCGTATAGTTGACGCTCGATGTTACTTCACGCAATACCTTCTGAGCAATTTCATACAGCAGGTCTTCACTACCACGGCATTTGATTTCGAACGCAGCACCGTACGGACCAGAGTGCTTGTTCTTCTTACCGCTTGCGTTACGTGCAGACACAACGCCGTTCCACTCGCCAATCTTCTCCAGCTTCTTCGTGATGGCGTCGAGCTTCGACATACCAGCAGGAACATAAGTCTGGACGATGACCAGCTTGTTCTTTTCATCCACATGAATCTTCGGCTGATACGTTACTTTGCCTTTGCCTGTCGAGATCAGTTGCAGCATTTCCTCGTCAGAGGTCACGTCTTCACAGCCATACGTGTGCGCTATCTTGAGCGTCTTAGCGAGTTTCTTCGCATCGTACTGAACGCCATTGAGCATGTCACACACGACCTTGCTGACCGAGCTGAAACTGAACGGTGGGTTACCGCATTTCACGCCGTACGCAGGAGCAGGCACCGAGCTATTGAACAACATGTACGGCAGCAGGGCTGGCAGGTACAGAGGAATCTCAAGGTCATTCGAGAAGTTCGGCACACGAGGCACTACTTCGAGATAGTCAGTGTCCAGCAAGAAACTACCTGTGAACTTCGACATACGCGCTTCGGTATAACGTTGAGCAGCAGCGGCAGACACAGGGTTGCCCCAGTTACCCGCACCAGCTACAGCAGGCGGCACCGTATTCGCAATCGTTACCATCGCACCATAACAAGCAGCATCGCCGTGTGGGTGATACTTACCGATTGTGTCACCCACAGTACGCGCAGACTTCTTGAACGCAGCAGTCGGACGTAAGCCCAAGTCAGACAGTGACCACAGCAGAGCACGGTGCACAGGCTTGAGGCCGTCACGATAGTCGGCGATAGCGCGGTCTTCAACAACATACGCACCGTAATGCGACAGCGCACGACGAGTATAGTCCGACAGACCTTCATCGTTAATCAGCTTCGGGTCTTGACCCAGCAGAGGATAGAGTGAGGTTCCAGGCGCATTCTCAGTAGCTACGCTGGTGCCTTTCTTTTTCTTCTTCGGCAGGTCATCGACTGACACAGCTTTCGACTTGAGCTTAACAGGCTTAGCTGTTTTCGCTACAGCGGTCGGCTTAACCTTTTTAACGTTCACTTTCTTCGGCGTAATTGCCATTACTGTTCTCCTTTGGCAATCGCATTAATCTTATCGAGAGTTGTGCGGCGCATTTGAATTTGCACACGCGCATCAGGCTTGCCGTCAACGATAGTGAACCCAGACACACTAACGTCCTTCGTCAGTTCACGCGCTTTGACCATGAGTGCGTCACACTGACCGCGTTGCTCGTCAGTCAGTGGTGGATATTGCACAGCAGGCATATCGAGGAAACGCACCATCGTACCGTCAGGCAGATTTGCAATGTTGAACATGTTAGCTCTCCAGACCCAGTAAGCGACGACGGTGCACAGCATCTTCTGCCAGAACGCCACGGAAGAAACGCTCTTGCTCTACGCTCTCGAATGGGTTGACGCGAATGACACGGCGCGTCTTCGGATCGAATGCGATAGCTTCCAGAACGTCAGGTTCGACTTCACCCCAACCTTTCGCACGTACAATCTCTTTGTCTTTCACAGACGAAGGTGCGGCTGCACGGGCTTCTTCGAATGTCATACCACCGTAGTGCTTGCCTTTGTGTACGACGTTATACAGAGGCGCATCGACGATCCACACACGACCTTCACGGAACATATCAGGCAGCAAGCGATAGATGACGCCCAAGAACAACGTTGCGATGTGGAAGCCGTCAGCATCCGCATCCATCAGCAGCAGCAAGTTACCGATACGCAGGTTCTTCGTGCTGAGGATCGGCGCGTCTGCTTTCGGGTCAAGCGATTTCAGGTCAGCGCCCATACTCACTAACAGACCCTGCACTTCTTTGTGCTTGAGTACATCAGCCAGTGAGGCTTTCAGTCCGTTCAGCGGCTTACCACCAGCGAGCATAACTTCCTGATAGTCAGGGTTACGCGCATCCTGTGCAGTACCACCAGCAGAGTCCCCTTCCACGACAATCAGTTCACGCTCATGCGGCTTGCACTTGTTTGCAGTGATCAGGTCAGCAGGGAGTGCGTTACCCTTCAGCTTCTTCTTCGTGTCAGCCATAGACTTAACGACGGCGCTGAGTTCTTCACGGCCCTTGTTCATTGCTTCGGCGCGTTTGATGATCGTCGTTGCAACTTTCTTGTTCGTCTTGAAGTATTCGACAAACGCCTTGTTCAGTTCTGCGTATACGTCTTTCTCTACGCGGCTGGCCAGCTTGTCTTTAACCTGTGACGTGTACTGCGCACCGTGCATACGCCAATCGAACATACCAGTCAGGCCGATAAGCAAGTCTTCCTGTTTGAAGTTCTGCTTCTTCTTGCCTTTGCCCTTCGACTCTTTCATGTACGGCTTGATAGCATCGAACAGCGCGTCACGGAAACCAACAACGTGCCACCCGCCGTCAACTGTAGGGCTTGTGTTAACGAACGTCAGGAAGTTATCAGTGTCGGCGTGATCAGTCCAGACGAGTGCGGCAGTGATGTTGTCAGACTTGAAGATGAACGGCTTACCGACAGTACCCAGCTCGCGTTCTTCGCACATCGTCTTCACAACGAAGTTCAGGTCTTTCTTGTTGTGGAACGTGAACTCTTTGCGCTTGCCCTTCTTAATCAACGTCAGACGAATCTCAAGGCCTGGGTTGAGCATCGACATGTTACGCAACCACTCGCCCAGTTGAGCAGGGTTCGGCGCAGCGTGTCGGTAGTTCTTCGGCAGCTTCTTACCGCGCATAACGTCGGCAGACACGACGGTCTGGTCAAGCGTCCACGCAACCACTGTACCGTACTTGCTATGCTTCTTATCACGCAGCAGGCTCATAACGTCTTTGTCGATGGTCTTGACTTTCTTAGGGTCTTTGCCTGACTTGACTTCACCGCACTGCCACATCTGATAGACGCAACCGCCTTTGTACATCGACCACACGCGCAACTGACTGGAGATTGCGTTCAGGGCCGCGACACCCACACCGTGCGTACCAGCAGAAGTCTTATACGCCTGATCGTTAAATTTACCACCCGCATGAACACGGCTAAACGCTGCGGTCATGATCGTTTCTTTCGTACCGTCTTTCAACTTCTTGAAGTCGGTAGGGATGCCGCCGGCTTGGTCGGCTACGATGTTCAGGTCGTTGTCGTAATCAATGACCACTTCGATCAACTTGTTACGGCCAGCGATGTATTCATCGTAGTCGTTGTCCACAGGTTCTTTGACCGCGCGATACGCCATGTCCTCGCCGCGTTGTCCCATGTACATGCCTGGGTTTTCTCTGATACCCGATAAGCCTTCGTGAATTACGAAACCTTCTTGGGAACCATCACCCGTTTTCTTTTTAACTTTGGCAGCTTTCGGCGCTTTGGCCATTTTCGTGATCTCCTATGAGTAGCGTTTACTACTCGATATTAGCATGTGCAGACACTACTTGTCTTGCGCTAGTATATCATACGAAAGTATTAGACGCTACTCTGGTTCTGTCCAGTTATTTGCAGAGTTTGAGTTAAGAATAGCGGCGCAGAATATAGCCCTTGACGAGAGATAGCATGACAGTCTCGCTGGCGTCTTGTGCGAGTCCCCATGCCTTGCAGAGGATAGCCAGCTCATACTTGCTCAGTGGGTCAACGTATTTCAGAGCGTCTGACTTACACAAGGACGCAACGTGCTCGGCCAAGTTGGCGTCAGTGACAGTCGGCTCCGTTTCAGGGTCCACCAGCTTACGGTACTGCGCATACGTGTCGGCGTCCTGTGCAATAGGGAAGTCGTCGACCATACCGTCTGCTACCCACTTCTCAATCTGGGCAGTAATGGTGCCGTACACTACAAGCTCTTGGCCGCGCAGGCCTTCGAGCAGCTTGGCAGGCAACAGGCTCTCACGACTAACAAGGTCGCACTGCATTGCCTGGTGCTGGGTGTTGAAGCTCACGATGCACAGGTAGCGCTCGGACACATTCAACACACGGAAGAGTTGCTCACGGATTTTCTCCATGAGATTAAAATAGCGGTTGATTTGCTCAGACAGTTTTTGAGTCATGGTCGCATGTTCCATCGCAGACGTGTTTAGGTTCGATGTAGAGCAGTTGAGTACGCGTCAGAATCTTGAAGCCACCTTTGTGGTCGATAGCGTTACGGCATTCAAGCTCCAGTGCCTGGCGTTGCGCGTGTTCCATTACGATAATGCGAAACGCTTCGATACACGCAGGAAGATTGTCGCGCATTGACTCTCTGCCATGCGAGTCTTTGATAGGCACTACGCCGTTGCAGATACTGGCCCAGTGTTGCTCGGCAACCTCCAGCGCTTTAGTGAGCATGAGATCGCTGTTCACGGTGTTGTCGTCACCGAATACGTTGGCGTCTTTAAGAGTTTTAAGGGAACGTGCAAGACGGGCTGCGGCTTCAATGCGCAACGACACGAGGTCGAAGTATGAAGGCTTCTCTTGCGGGGTAGGAACTTTAAGAGGGAGGGTATCGTCGGGAAGGTCGTCATTTAACAGGTGTTCGGCTGACATGGCTATGGCCTCAAAAATTGTGCTAGATATGACAAAAGGGCAAACGCTCGTCAGCGCTGCCCTTTCAGATCAAGTACCGCTAGTGCGCGGCGCTTGCTTATTCCATATCGAAGTCGAAGTCTTCGGCTTCTTTTTTGCTTTTCTTACCGGCTTTAGCAGGCTTATCGCCTTTCACTTTTTTGCCAGCTTTTTCTGCTTTAGCAGGCTTAGCGGATTTGTCAGCTTTCGCTTTCTTACCGGCTTTTTCTGCCTTAGCAGGTTTTTCTGCTTTGGCGGCTTTCGCTTTTTTGTCAGCTTTAGCAGGCTTTTCAGCTTTCTCTGCTTTGGCTTTTTTAGCTTTAGCAGGCTTTTCAGCTTTTTCAGCTTTTGCTTTTTTAGCTGGCTTTTCAGCTTTCACTTTTTCTGCTTTGGCCGGCTTAGCAGCTTTAGCAGGTTTTGCAGCAGGCGCGGCGCCGTCGTTTTGCAGAGCTTCAACCTGAGCGGCCAGACCAGCACGACGCTCGGACAGGCTTTCAGCTTGCTTAGTGATCTCGCCAGCGGTTTTGGCCAGAGCTTTTTCAGATTTTTCGATTGCGCGGATTTCTTTGTTCAGGCCGCTGATTGCTTTCTTAGACATGATATTTCCTTACTTTATATTTGATGCGGCGTTTTCACCGCTGGATGAAAAGATAAATTTGTTCAGGTTTGTGTTCCTGTTGTCTTACATTATTATGTTCAACATTCAACAACAGGAATTTTAAAACTTTTTACGAAAATAATCGAGATATTTTTTCGATTATTTGCCCCTCGCTCATTCGTCAGAACTAGAGGGGCGCGCCTACGTCAGATCAGGACTTATTCGTCGTCTTCGTCTTCGTCTTCATCGTCGAAGTCTTCGTCGTCTTCGTCTTCATCTTCGTCTTCGTCGTCTTCACCGCCGAAGTGTTCTTCGCAGAGTTCGCGCAGTTCATCTTCGTCCATTTTCTTAGCCTTCTTGGCCGGAGCCAGCTTGTGTTCGAGGACCAGGGCTAACAGCTCTTTCTTGTCGAGAGAGTCGAGGTCGAGATCATCTTCATCATCTTCGTCCTCATCTTCGTCTTCATCGTCCTCTTCTTCTTCATCGTCGCCGTCTTCGTCGTCTTCGTCGTCCTCGTCTTCATCATCCGAGTCGTCGTCTTCGTCTTCATCATCCGAGTCGTCGTCTTCGTCTTCGTCGTCGCCGTCTTCATCTTCGTCGTCCGAGTCGTCTTCCTCGTCCTCGTCCTCTTCTTCGTCGTCCTCGTCGGACTCGCCACCCAGTTTTTCTTCCAGCAGTTCGCGCAGGTCGTCTTCGTCCAGCGCTTTAGCCTTCTTGGCAGTAGACAGCTTGGCTTTGACTACTGCTTCGCGCAGGGTGTCTTCGTCAACGCCGGAGATGTCCAGTTCTTCTTCGTCCTTAACAGCAGCGACGATTTCAGCAACGGTAGGTGCTTTGGCCTTTTTGCCTTTAGCAGCTTTACCGCCTTTTTCAGCTTTAACAACTTTACCGCCAACAACAGTCAGACCGGCTTCTTTCAGAATCGCTGCGATATCAGCGGCGCTGGCGTTTTCGACTACGACGCCCAGCATTTTGGCCAGAACGATTGCTGCGGTATTTGCGGTTGCTTTAGCTTTTGCCATGATATTTATTTCCTGTTTGATTAGAAGCGATGTTGCTTCAATTAATGTTTACAGATTTCGAGAGACAGGCAGCGAAACATTTTTATCTCGCTGCATACTTAATGTTTACAGATTTCGAAAGTTAAAAGTCTTCGTCAGACTTAATTACTTTTTTACTTTCTTGACCACTTTACCAGCTTTGTCGCCTTTGTCCAGCTTTTTAGCTTTGGTTGGAGCAGGCGTGCCGTACTTTTTAGCAGCAGCAGTTTCGTTCACGGTCGCGCGAACGGTAAAGCCAGGCAGTGCGGTGTTCACTTCAACTACTTCGCCAGTCTCAACAGAGGTAGCAACGATGGTCGCGCCTTTGTATTTAACGTTGAAGCCTTTGTACTCACGGACCGGCGCGTTGATCAGAGCGGTTACGCTACCGTGACCACCAGCTTCACCCAGCACAGACAGGATTTGGTTCGGACCGAAGGTAGAAACAACTTGCGCAGAAGAACCGTGACCACGTTTGTGACGAATGGTAACGCTGTTTTCAGTGCGGTCGGTGATAAAACCAATCAGCTCAACAGCCTGTACCGTTTCGATCAGGATATCGTGCGGCAGTTCAGATGGCTTAACTTTGGAAGTACCGATAGAACCAGATTTCTTAGCGATGCGAGAAACCAGGGTAGGAACCAGGGAAGTCTTTGATGCTTTGGCCATTGTAATGCTCCGGGATTTTATAAGTGTGAGCTTGTTGCTCGGTTCGAACTTCAATTAGTGTTTACAGTTTCGATTACAGGTAACTTTTACAGATTATGAAAAGCTATCGTTAATCAGATTACGACAGACTTGATAGACAGATTGTTCCACCAAATCGTTGTAGTCATCTTCAATGTCGTCCAGGTCAGCAGTCAGTGCTGGAAGCCAGTCGAACATCTGATACACACCACGGCCGTAAGCGCCATAATGTGCGGCATTATTTTTCGCAGCGATAATCTGGCGCAGTGCAGATTCAGACGCAGCGTACTGCGGGTCTTTCAGGTACAGGTCAAGGTTCTGAACCACGTACTCTTTGAGATCCGCCAACATGTCAGTGCGAGATGGAGGCGAAACGCCGAGCTGAGTACACAGTCGTACAGCGACACGATAAAGCGAAGGATGCTTCACTACATTATCGTTATCATAAATTTCACGCAGTTCGCGGGCAACTTTATTTGTTGCGCGGTTAACAGTAGCGGTGGCGCATTGTGCGATAATCGCATGGTAGTGTGCGACACCAGCAGACATTATCAATTGCAGAACGAATGGCAGGGCAGCAGCCGGTTCACTCTTTTGTTTTACAGATTCGAGTTCAGTTCGAATGTTCTTTACTTCGACTGTTTGCTCGTTGCAGAAACCAACAACTTCGCGGATGCGTTCATCGCGCAGTTCAATCTCTGCGGCGTGTTCACGTTCGCGGCTACGCATCTTGATTTTGAGTGCCAGATGGTCAAGCGACAGTTCACGCAGTTCAGCGTCAAGGTCTTCTTTGCGACCAGAAGTTTCTGACAGGTTGGCAGTCAGTTCGCGGATTTTATCATCACGGTCACCAACCATCTTAATGATGTTTGCTCCGTGGTCTACTTCTTGAGTCATGTTTACAGATCCCCAAAAAAGTAAGTGGCCCTTTCGAGCCACTTGTTTCAGACGATATTATTATTCGTCGTCGCCTTCGTCTTCATCTTCCGATTCATCTTCTTCTTCGGTAGAGAAGCACGGCACCAGGACAGTCAGGTCACCACCGTTGTCGAACGTTGCGGCAGCCAGACCACCAGACAGGATAGACAGCGGCAGGTCACGCGTATCGAGAGCGCTTGCAACTTCAATCACGTCTTCGGCTTCATCGAAGTTCGCAGCGTCTACAGCAGAGTAGGACTGGGCGCCTTCGATTTCACGCAGAGTGGACAGTGCTTCGAACAGACGATCATTGTTCAGCAATGCCGCAGATTCCATCGTGAACGCAGCGTATACCTTAACGCCTTCGACAGTTTCAGACAGAGCGATAACGCGGTTGACTGCGGCCTGCACCATACGCTGAACAGGTGCATCACCCCAGAAGCCTGGGACAGCGATGTTCATTACGGTGGTGTGCAGCGCAACGTGTGCGGTATCAACTTGCACAGGACGAACGCGAGAGCGAGCGTTGTACAGGCTTGCAATCGGCAGATGATCACCAGACAGTTCAGCGAATTGCTCAGGGTCGATGTGGCCCAGCGCTTGCGCTTCTTCCAGTTCTTCGTCGTCGATGAAGTCACCAACAACGATACCTGCTTCGCTCGGGTCCAGACCGTCTTCGATACGACCTGCATACAGAGCGCTTGCGATTTCTTCGCTCAGAGTAGCTTCAAGGCTTTCTGCCCACGCGGCCACGTTGAACGTTTTAGGATCTGCGAGGAAGCGAGTGGTGTTCACGCGCTCAACGATTTCCATCAGAGACTGCACTGGCAGGAGCATAGCACCAGGTGCTTTGTCCGCGCGGCCCAGATTGAACGGGAAGCGGTAGTTAAAGCCGTTAACATCAGCCAGCTCAGATTCAACGTCGCGGTAGGTATCGCCGTCAGTCAGAGTGAAGTTGATTACCAGTGCCTGATCCATTTCGACAGACAGCATCGGGCCGACAGAGTTTTTGGTGTCAACGTTTTTAACGAAACGCAGGCTATCGTTTTCAGTAGCAACGTCAGCTTCGGCTTCGTCAGCTTCTTCCGCGTCTTCTTCGTCTTCGTCCTGCTCGGCAACTTCGTCGTCGTTCAGGAACGCAGGCAGTACAGCCAGCAGCGCATCAACGAAGTCCAGATCATCACCGTCAGCAACTTCGGACAGGTCAACACCGTAGTTGGTTGCGATTTCTTCAACAGCAGCGAACTGATCTTCGGTGCCGCCGTTAACAATCGCGTCGATCATTTCGTCTGCGGTTTCGCATTCGTCAACGTTAACGCCCAGGCTTTCTGCGATGTGCTGCACGGTAGCGTCATCGTACTGAGACAGCAGCGCGACCAGCTCTTCGGTATTGCCTTCGGACTCAGCTTCGTCCTGCGCTTCGGCATCGAACTCAGAGGTCTGGCTCTGAATGCGAGAGAACGCTTTCATTACCTGCACGATGTTCAGGCCAGTAACATCTTCGCCCATCGCTTCAACGGCAGCAGCACGTTGTTCAGCAGTCAGAGAACCACCAGCGAACTGGAAGTAGTCCAGAGGATCGGTAACGGCGTCGATCTGCGCTTGCGTTTCGTCGGCATCAGATTCGTCTTCATCTTCGGATTCTTCTTCCTCAGAATCGTCTTCATCTTCTTCTTCTTCTTCGTCGTCCTGTTCTTCTTCGTCTCCATCAGACGACAGAGCAGCCAGCAGGTTAGGACAATCGATCTCACGCTCTTGCAGCGCGCCTACGAAGGTGTTGATCAGTTCAGCCATTTCCTGCTCGGTCGCACCTTCAACCAGTTCCAGCAGTTTCGCAGTCAGCGTTTCTTCGGTATCAGACTTCATCACTTTGAGGTCTTGAGTACGCACCAGAACTTTCAGAGCCGTACGATCAAGTTCGTCGGCAGCCAGCAGGTGGCCAAGATACAGAGCAGCGTCGAACTCGCCGTCTTCTTCTTCGTCCTCTTCTTCGCCATCTTCGGCGTTGTCGTTGTTGGCCAGCCAGATCTGCTGTTCAGTTTCAAACGATTCGCGGATGCCGTCTTCGTCCATCGCGCTAACATCGTAGGACAGAGCTTCGAGCGCTTCTGTCATTTGCTCGACGGTGAGCGCTTCGGCTTTATAGCCGAACAGGTCGGTGCCTGTCGCTTCTTCGTCGTCTTCGCCTTCGCCGCCGTTCTGATCAAGCACTTCGTCTTCGGCGTCGAAGTCTTCGTCCAGAGTAACAGGGGTCGGGGTGTTAGTTGGTTTCACGTTCAGTTCTCCGTTATTTGGAATTGCAGCGAAGACTTCGCCGCTGATAGTTTGCATAATGAAAGTACGAACAGCGCCAGACAACACGTTAGTTGGATTGCCAGGCAGAGCGCTGTAGTCGATGACAGGTTTTTCGAATGCGCCGTCAGCTTCATCAATGCTAGTGAGATTTACAATATTCAGAGCTTCCACCTGATCGGTGAGGGCTTTGATGTAATCAGGAGCTTTCGCTTCTTCAACGATTGAGATGGAGTGAATACCAAACTCAGCCGCCAGGTCAGCGAGATCACCATCACCAGCACTAAACAGAGCGAGCGATAAACTGCCATACATCTCTGACACTGCTTTGTTTACAGTATATGAAACGATGACCGAATCACCTTCGCCTACTTTGATGCGCTCGTCGATACGAGTAGGCACGCCGTTGTTTGGATGCAGAATGTGATACGCGCTGTTCGGATCAGTGGAAGCACCAGAGGCGCGTTCAATCAGCTTCGGCAAACGGTCCATCACTTTGCCTTCGATCGGACGTTCAATCAATTGCTCGTCAGCGGACAGATACGAGAAACGATTGTGTGCGTTCAGCGAGGTCAGCACAACGATGGTGCATTTGTTTACGTGGCCGCTTTCGGCAGACTGCGAACGACGTTGCTGATCGGTCAACATCTTCTGCGTTTCAGCACCGAATGTTGCGGCAGCGCCCAGATTATTGTTGTTAGACATTTGCGTTATCTCCTCAGATACGGTGTTTACAGTGACCATACGCGTGTTGCGTTTGTTGGGTCGAATGTAAGGATAGACTTCTTCAAACTACTATTAACAGTATCGACTGTGGTAAATCCCCACTTAGTGAGAATCTTGTTTACCTTGTCGAGGCCGGACGCAACAGACATATACGTTGAACGGTCAGCGATGGTTCCACAATCAACGGCCGCGAACTGCGCACTGGCTACAGAGAACTTCTTAGCCGCGTGGTGGTTCTCTTTCTTCTCGAACTTATCAAAGTCGTCCATAAACGATTTGCGTTCTTTGAAGAACTCCTCAGCTTTCTCCAAGCGCTCCACTTGAGAAGGCTTGAGGGCCCGCGTAGTGTTGCCATACTTAGCAATCACTTCGTTATGCTCCTGACGCTGTTCCGCATACTCAGCACGTTTGTCCAGCAACGCTTGATATTCAGGCGAACGACGATCAGCATACTGCGGGTTACTCAACAACGTCAGGTACGGGTCGTCGTCAATCGCAGTCAACTCACGGAAGTGAGAGAGCGCATCGCCTTTCTCCCAGTGCATGATGCCCATCACCATGCTATACATACCCTGACCACGCAGCGCTTTCGAATGGAATACTTTCGGCGCGCCTTTGAACTCAGGACGTAATGCAATCTGCGCGAACGGCATCGGATAACCTAGCGGGCTTATCATGAATGCGTCACACAAGGTGAACTCTGCTTTCGCATGGTTGGTGTTCTGGTAGATCAGAACGACAGGCAGACCGTCAGGCACTTTGACCTTCTTGCTGTAGCCGTCTTCTTTCAGATGAATGAAGGACTGCATGTTCAGCATGTTCGCCGTGTAGACAGCAGGCATCAGCCAGCGACTACCAGCGAAACTGTGACGGTGCTTGCGATGATACTCGTTAATCAGTTTGCGGATATACTTGATGCCCACACCCTTCTTATCGTTCTCACGCGAGTAGTCACGCAGGTACGTTGCAATATCACGTTGCTTCGGCACACCGAGCCCGAGTTCAAACAACGCGGCCAAACTTGTGGAAGCAGCTACACCCGCCGAGTCGCGGATTTCACGAACCAGACGCTGCACAGTTGAGGTATGAATACGCGGAACGAACGTTGTATTCACAACACCGCTTCGACGTTGCTCGCCGCGATTGGTTACCGTGTGACGAATTTCAATCGAGTGTTTTGACTTCTTCAAATAGTCGGGGCAATCAAGACGCACCAGATATTTAGACTCAGCCACTGACAGGAGCAATTGCTTCTCGTCGTGGTTGAATACGTGATCATAAAACATTGTATCCCTCTACTGTTTTCGCATCAGTCACAAACTGCGGATAGCCATCAGCTTCGACTGTTTGGAACAGGGAGTTGATAGCAGACTGGCTTAATGGGTTCTTGCGCACATGTTCCCATGGAATCGCTACAACCTCGTCACCGGAATAATCACTAGCCGATGTATGGGGCATAATTAGCAAGCCCAACGAGATCTTGTGCATTCGACAGAACGCATTAAGTTCTTTTACAGTTTTATGCAGAGCGTTCTGGTTCGCTACGTTTGCCTTACCCGTGTCTGCAATAGAGGTCAGGTAATTGTAGTTCGCAATGTTCAACAGCATCTGCTGGCTGATAACAGTAGGGTCAACTCCGATGGTGCCGAGAATAAACTCAGCAACCAGCTTTTGTGCTTCTTCATGCGAGGACGGACGATACCCTCCGCGGCTAATTACAACTTTTGACTTTTTCATGATGGCTCCCGAAAGTCTGGTGCATACTGTTTCCACACATGTTCAACGAGCGTCTGCCAATCACCGTCAGTAAGATGGGTCCCAGTCAGCTTCGTGTACTCATTGAAGAATGACTGGGTGGGTTTCTTAGAGTCGTTTGCGCGTGACACATATAAGGCCGCGAGCGGTGGCCTGCCGTTTTCAATATCAAGGCGCATCGTCTGGGCAATGAGCGATTCGAGTGCCTTGTACTGCGCCTTTCCCACACGCGTGAACTGAACACCAAACACAACAGGAGCGAGATCAGAGTAGTACACATGGACGCGCTGTACAGCGGCCATCACTAGCCGCGCGTACAGTTGAGCGAAAACACCAGTCAGGATGATCTCATTGTTCGTCATACAGTAGCATCCAGTTCAGAAGGTTCAGTCAGACGCAGGTCGAAGGTGCTGCCGACGTGCGCATAGTTGAACTGCACACGGTCACCGTCTTTCTCGATGAACACAGGCCCGACCAGGTCACACGCTACGAACATCAACTCAACACCGTTAGGACGGTACACGATCAGGCCGCGCTTCACTTCATCGTCCTTGAGTCCGAGCTTCTTGGCAATCGTTGCTTTCGCCGCTTTGATTTTACTTTTCAGTTCCTTCAAATCTTTCTTCGAAGGTGCCAGCAGAGCGCAACTCATTTTCTTGATGCGGCGCTTCTGGTCTTTCTCAGACGCATACGTCGGTTTGCCCTGACGTACTTTTTGCTTCTTCACTTTCTTGACCGCTTTCGGTTCATCAGCAGCACGTTCGAGAGACAGCTTGAGGTTACCCAGCAGCGTCTGCATTGCAATGCTGTAGAATCGAACGTCGAGGTCGAGCGCACTCAACACACGTTCAATCTGGGCCTTGTTGAGCGTCAACGTGCCGTCCTGAATGAGGCGCTTCAACGCAGCAGGCATCTGTTTGATGAATGCGTCTTGCGTCACAGTCGCAGACAGTTTGTTCACAGCAGCTTGCGCAGCTTTACGGCCCATGTGTTTGACGACACCTTTACCGCCATGCTTCTTCACGTCTTTCCAGTCCATGTCGAACGATTCAGACAGCAGCTTGCGGCGCTCTTTGGTCGTCGCGTCTTCGATTGTCGCGTCGATGACGTTAGCCAGTTCAGCTTTACGATCAATCGGCGTGGACTTGATCATGTCGAGCGAATCATCGGCAGCGGCAGCTTCTGCCTTGCGTTCTTTCTTGGTGCGCGTGTCACCGTTCTGCTTACGAGTAGCTTTCAGGCCAGAGTCTTTCTTCACGGCTTTCGGCTTCACTTTCTTGCCGTCAGTTGCTTTACCGTCGTCGCGGTCGATGAACGCCAGACGGCCGAACTCAGGACGCAGCGCTTTCTCGTCGAGGGTGCCCTCAGCCAGTTCACGTTGCTGGCGTTTGTTTAGCTTAACAGCAACGCCCTGCACAATCACGAACTCGCCTTTTTCGAACGGCTGTTCGATTTCTTTCAGAGATTTGCCTGCGAACACAATACGCTTCACAGGAATCTGCGGGCCTTTCGCATCGGTGCTATAACCGTTAGCGTTTATTTTATTGATGTAAGTGATGGTACCATCTAAGCGGCGTACACGAGCGTTAAGCAGAATTTTGTTTGCGTTTGACATAGTGTGATTCCTCAATCAGCTTTATTTGTCAGATATGCGGCCCGGTGAGAGCCGCATCTTGTTCAGTTGTTACGGTAGTTCGTTATGCGCTTTTCAGCAGCTTGCGCAGTTTAGCGGCGTCCATCTGATCGGCTTTGCGTACAGTGGTCAGGCCTGCTTCAACTACACGGTCACGCAGTTCGTCGTCGGTCAGATCTTCGATATCAGTTTCTGGTACATCGTCAAAGTCGAAGTCGTCATCTTCACCGTCTTCGTCTTCGTCATCGCCATCTTCTTCATCGTCGCCGTCTTCTTCCGCATCGTCGTCGCCGTCTTCTTCATCGGCATCAGAACCAGCAGCGCCCAGCACAGGATTGAAGTCTTCCAGCTCTTTGATATCAGCTTTGCTATACAGCATCACGTCTTCGCCTTCGCCGTCGTCACCGCAGTCGATGACCAGCAGACCGCCTTTGCTATCACAGCCCAGGTAAGCGAAGGTCGTTTCACCATCGGTCAGCACCAGACCCGGGATCAGAACTTCTTCGGTTGTATTGAAGCGTTCAGCCAACGCAGCGTGATACTTAGCGGTCACTTTCTTATTGACCATATCGAGCTGGTCTTTGTTCACGGCAACGTATTCGTATTCGGCGGTATCTTCTTCTTCGCCGTCCTCTTCTTCACCGTCCTCTTCTTCGCCGTCTTCTTCCTCTTCTTCTTCTTCCTCTTCGGCGGCGTCTTCTTCTTCTTCCTCAAGTTCTGGGATTTCATAATCACCCAGAGTTGAGCCCAGCACAGATTTGAATTTGTCGGTCGCTACGACATACAGCAGCGCTTTGCCGACGTGCTTGGCAGACTCACCGAAGAACACAAATTCTTCGTCGCCAGAGATAAGCACGGTGCCCAGCTCCAGCTCGTTGGCGTCTTCGAGGTTGAACGCTTCACGAATCGCTTTCTTGAGCTTCATGGACAGCTTAGGCGCCGCCATTTTTTGAGCACGTAACGCAATGGCTTCGGCGTTTTCCAGAGTCGGACGAGACAGCACGGCAACAGGCTTCGCGTATTGCAGGCTCAGCGTGATCTGCATGACGTTTGTTTCAGGAGCGAACTCGGCGCCGTATGCAACTTCCAGAGCGTTCGCAATCGGCGTTTTGTTGTCAGCGCACAGCTTGGCGATCTCAGAGTTGTTCAGCACGTCTACCAGACGTTGCGCTACGGTGTCAGTCAGGTCAGCGTCGATCTCAGCGATTTCTACTGGCTTGGCGCGCTTGCCACCTTTGATGATAGCGTGTGCCAGATCTTGATACTCGTCGGATTTCTCTTCGGAGGTTTTGCGACGAACCTTAGGTTCTTTTTCTTTCGCAGGCTTGGCAGGTTTCTTGCCAGTAGCTTTCGGGTCTTTCTTGCCTGCTGGTTTCTTATCGGCGGCCGGTTTTGCTTTCGCAGCTTTCGCGTCTTTCAACTTTACATAGCCTTCGCCAGTGTCTTCCAGCAGGCTCATGTTCATGCGTTCGATTTCGCGGAAGTGAGCGCCTTCTTTCACAACACAACGAGTGGCGATACGCTTGCTCTGGCCTTTCACTTTATAACCTGATGCAATCGCATCTTCGATTTTAGCTTTGGTGCCGTTCAGCAGGACGATAGTTTTGCCAACCAGGTTAGTGTTAGTTTCGATACGTGCCATGATTAATACTCCTCAGTATTGGGTTTTGTTTGCGACGCACTATTGCGTCTGCATTAAGTATAGCATTGGTGGCCGTCAGATAACAACCACGATTTTGTCCAGTTTTCTGCATACTTCGCAGATAGCAGGCAGCTACTACACTGCCTGCTCGTTATTGCTTATGCGTAGTACGCTAACAGCTTCATCAAGTCAGGGCGATGCAGCTTGTCGGCAGCTTCGGGCTTAATGATGCCCTTGTCGATTAGCTGTTTGCGCATCGCCTTCGTTTCGAGGTCTTCGATATCTTGATCGTTACATTCAAGTATCTCGATCTCATCATCGCTTTCGCTGAACGTTTCCAGCAGAGCTTCACTGGACGTTGTGATAGACGCAGACGTTTCGCCTGTCTTGTCACAACTGATATCAGCACGAATCACAGGTGTACTGTCATCAGGCAGACGGACGAAAATCCAATCAGGACTGTCGTGCTCGACATACACCCACATTCCAAACTCAGCGCAGATATCAGAGCCTGTCAGGATATCATTAATGAGTGTCGGGATTTTAGTGAAGCGCGTATTCTTGAGGTCACGCAGGGCGCCTTCAATCTTACGACGTGACACTTTGATGATGCCGGCAGAGGCAGCTGTATGTTCGGCATGACCAACATCTGCTTTCCACGCGCTCAGAATTGCATGTACGAGATTGTACACACGTTCTTCATCACGAATCTTTGGCGAGCTGATTAACATCACAACTTCATCCCTTTTGAAGCCTCCGGTGTTCGTGGAACCTTTCGGGCCTCGTGGAGTTTTCTTAGCGACCGCTGCCTGACGCTCAGGAGAGTTCTTAGAGGCACGAACACGGGAGAACTTGTCTTCTGTCTTAGGACGTGAAGTAGTAGGCATTTCAATTTCCTTTGCGGTTTAGCATGAGAGCACGGCAGGCGGAAACCGCGTAAAGCCCGACGCGCTCAAAGGGTATCGAACCCTTTTTAAAGCAGCCTCGTTGGAAGCCGACTTTAAAAAGGACCATGTGCCGGGAAAATCGGAAACACATGGTCAAGCAGTACAAAGGCACACAGAGAGCACTTGTCTCGCTGTCTATATAGTATAGTTCAGGCAGCTATTTGAGACAAGCCTCATTTTGTCCAGATTTATGCAGACTAGTGACAGACGCAGTATTCGTGGTTGCATACGAGACAGATGCGATCTTCTTGCAGATCTTGCCAACCGTCAGCGTCCGTATCAGAGTCGTCGTCAGCAGATTCTTCTTCGTCTTCGTCTTCTGCCTCACACGCAGACTCTTCGGCTTGCGCTGTTTCCATAACAGCAATGATTTCTTTACCTGTAGGTTCGTCGAGATCGTTGATAAGAGCTTGGAACTCCTCAACTGTCAGACCGACACGGCGTAGCGCAACTTCCAGGAACTTGCGACCTTCATCGTCCATGCTACGGGACAGAACTTCCATCACACCGCCAAACGCACTCGCCATGAGAACCACCTGCGCTTTGTGAGATACATCGTTAAACTTCATAACAGCCTCCTGTTGATTGTGATTTACTTTGTACAGCGTACTCGGTAGTGCGCTCTAAAAAGGACCCGGTGACCATCAGGCCTCTGCGCGAGACACCTCATTGGGGGTGAGCATTTCTGGATGGGCGGGCCAAGACCACAAAGTTAGTGGATGTTTGTCAGGCGAATCTTAACAACACGGCCGCGCGTGGTTGTCTCTACTTCCCGCTTAGTGTGTGGCATACACAGGCAATCAAGCGTGAAGGTCAAATCAGGCAGCGTGTGTTTCTGGTGTTCTTCAACGATAAGCACGCCGTGCTGTTTCAATTCCTTGACCTGTTCGTTAATAGTTTTCATTAGAAAAATTCTTCCTTCGCATCAGCCGCACGAGGCAGTTCAATGTCTGGGTCAATACCCACTTCAAGAGTGTGTACTTCGCTGATTTGTTCATCAGTCAGAGTGACAACCCAGTCGGCCGCACGATATCCGAAGTCGCTTAGTTGCGGACGCAAGTCTTCTGGACGGAATCCAAACTCCTCCTCGTCGAAGTCGCTTTCATCTTCATCGTCGAAGTCATCATCCGCATCTTCGTCCCAGTCATCTTCGTCGCCAGGAATGAAGCGCTCAAGAGCAGGCTTGAGGTCTGCGACAAATTCAGACGGTACACGAATCTCAGAGATAAGTGATCCATGCGCGTCGAATAGCCTACGCACGTCTACAGGGACAGACAGTTCAATAGGCAGACCTTGTGCTCGCATCATCAGGCAGATAGCGTGGTCATATTCGCACGTATCGAAACGAACAAAGTGGCGATGCTCGGTCACACGCAATTCTTCAACGGTGCGCGTACCGTCACGCCAGAGCACATCAACATCTTTAATCACGTTCGGGCTATTGAGTTTCTCCAGCGTCCGATACAACTGGGAGGCGGTAAAGTTGGCAAGCAGGTCGCCGTCGTACACGAAAGCGAAGCGGTTAACATCAACCTTGCTACGTTTGAGCAGAGTGTAATCTGGTTTCATGTTATTTACCTTCTTCAATCAGGTTCATGGAATAGTTCTTCTGGTCATGACGGAAGCGAATAACTTCGACAGTACCTGCAAGGCCGTCGTAACCAATCATGAATAGACGGGCGGAGCACACGGCAAGGTCCAGCAGCGTGTGACCATTCGGACTCGCTTCGGCGGTCGTCAACATTTCGTCAAGGATTGCCATTTGAGTTTTGTGGTCGATATCGTTCGCAACGAACTCGTCGGTGCCTTCGGATTCGCGCAACTTGAATTGAATCTTGCACGGCTTCTGGTTGTGAACGAAACGGATTTCAGGAATCGGACCCCCGAGCTGGCTGACTACCACCAGATACATACGAGCACCTGCGGTCGCCACATCAATCCACTCAGGTTTGTGTTCGATGATCTTGGCAACGCCTGCTTCCATGATCGTGTCCTGCAATTCCATATCGGATAAGGTTGGTTTGATTTCTTCAAGCATTTGTTGTCTCCTCAGACATATGTTATAAAAGCGCAGCACAAGCTACGCTTCTAGTATATCATAGGACGGTTCGGATTGATACCACGATTTTAGCCAGTTTTATGCTTACCAGAGCTTAACGCGGAAGTCTTCTTTCGTCCACAGCCAAGGGCGCTCAGAGTCAGATTCGACAGCATGAGCAATAGCGACAATGCCAGCAGAGTTCAGAGAGTGTAGCTCACGGTGCTCAATAAACGCATAGTCATCACGACTGCCGTACTTCTTGATATGCGCCTCAAACTTCGTGAGGGCCTCTTTCGAGGGTAGATACACAAAACCGTCAGCTTTCGGACCGAGGAACGCACGGCGCTCACTCATTGTCAGGACGATAGCAACATCATTCATCAGGATTTGTTTGCGTGTCATGGGTCACCTCATTTCATTGATGCAGGGATTTCGGTTTTATCGAACGGAGACAACGCACGAATAGGCTCGACTTGCAACTTGAACCCGCTCTCCAGTGCAATACGTTCAATCGAACGCAAATGGTTCAGGTAGTCGTGGTCTTCGAAGTGGTTCGTCACTTCATCGTCTGCCGTAGTTGCAATCACAAAGAAGCCAGACGTTGAGATAAGGCCACATTCAGTCCACGCGATATCAGCACGACAACACGCTTCTGGATTCTCATTAGCCAGAGCCAAGTTCACAGCCTGTTGCATCTTGGACAGCATGATGATGTTCAGGTCGGAGGCACGTTCACGATTCTCGTTAGCGAGTTCGCCAAACTTCTGCACCATGTCGTCGTTCATGATAAGTGCTATGCGGTTCAGGACAAGTACGGTTTTCTTTTTCATTTTGTTTCCCTTCAATAATAGGTATTGTTTACGGTTCACTTGACCGCGTGTTTAATTAGTTCTTTCAGGAAAGCACAGTCACGTGGGTAGCGATCATTGTCTTTCATCTTAGTAAGAGAGTACGCAAGCGCCGTTAACGTATTTGCAGGCAGAGACTCCAACCAGTTATCGTTGACAGCATCGCGGAGAGTGTCGATCACTCTCTTACGCTCGTTGACTTCTGCCTCTTTGCGGGCATTACGATCAGTCTTCTTAATGCGTACAGGTTGCGTCTTATACCGACGCGCAGTGCTCAGAATGCTGCGGATGATATCGTATTTAATACTGGACGCGTTAGACAGCGCAGGGAATTTACGAGGCGTAGGAACGCGCTCCTGTTCCTTTTCTTCTGCTTCGTCGAAGTCTTCAGGCAGCTCCGAGCCGTAGTAGTCAGCGCACACTTCGACAAGCTCTTCCTTGTCCAGCGTTTTTGCTTTACGCGAGGTAATCATTTTTCTCTTGATTGCAACGGCGCGTAGTTCGTCTTCACTACGAGTGCGCAGGTAGTCGATAACGTCCTGCTCTGCGTCGTCATCTTCTTCCTCGTCGTACTCTTCCTCGTCCTCTACTTCTTCTGGCCTGTCTTTCGCGTGTGGATCAAAGTCCTCAGTGAACGTAACCATGCCGTGTACAAGTTTGTACGTACCGATTTCATTCTGCACATGGCTCTTGAGGGAGATCAGCGCAGCGCGTACCAGTGACTGTTGATAGTCGAACGTTTCTTCGTTGATCGTAATCCACGTATAATCAGGGTACCAGCCGTAGATGAAGTTAACGAGGAACTGCGGATTATCAATCAAGCTACGCAGCTTTTCGTCTGCGTCATGCGCAAAGATCAAATGCGTTGCGTAGTAGCAGGTCAACTGACTGCGATTGAACTTGCTGTTAGGCATAGGCACATCGCCTCTGATACGACACTGGCCCAGCAAGTCACTCAGAGTCTGGTCCATCATCTCTTGTGTCTTGGTGCCAGCCATCATACGTTTCGTAATGTCACGAATACGTTCAGGGCGATAATCAGCAGGAATCTTTTCGTCTTCATCGAGGCCGAGTGTGTTATGCGTGTATTTGTATTTGTCATCGAAGTCTTCCAGCCACTGATCATGCAGCTTGACCAGACCCTCTTTGTCTTCACGCTCTACGCGCAGCGGGCCCAGACCCAGTGACAACAACATGCTACGCATCTCAGGCTCAGGCAGATCGGCGAACCACGTAATCTTTTGTTCTTCACGACAAGTTGCCTTGAGATGAATCTTGATGATGCGGTGCAAGCTGTCTTCAATGAACATGCCATTGATTGGCTTGAACCCGTCATGCGCACTCGCAATCATTTCGTAAGGCAGAAACGTTTTGCAGGACTTGCCGATGCGGTGGTGAAGCATTAGGTCATTGTTATCATCGAACGACCAAACTTCCAACGTAGGGTCTGATACGAATCCCCAGTAAGTGTTGGTGCAGAGTGTACCCTCTTTCTGACGCTCAAGGATTTCACGCAGCACGTCACCAGTCAGGACCATGACGCGGCCCATTGCAGTGTAGAAGTAGAACAGCGGTTTGCCTGTCAGGGAAGCGTCACGAACAAGCAGTAAGTTTTGACGAAGATCGAATGACATAATGTTTCTCCAGTAGAGCGCCCGTAAGCGCTCAGGTTTAGTTAGATTGTGCGATAGATAGGATTGCTTGCCAGTACGCGGTAGACCTTGCTCTTGTTTATGAAGTGCTCGATCTCAGTCAGCATCGCAAGCGTTTCTTCGGCAGTAACAAGAGGTGCTCCATCTTCGGCGAAGACCAACAGGCGACCATCATACACAGTAGCGACAGTGAACAGGTGCAAGGCATTCATGAAGTGTTGCTCCATGAACTCGCGGAAGTCACTGACGAACAACGCTACCTTCTCTGTATGGTTGTACAAGTTGATCAGGTACTGCGGGTCTATATTGCCCGTCTGTCGAACGTTGCCCTGTTTCTTGAGCAGGCTCGCCTTGAGCTTGTCGTGTGTAACGAGCACAAACTCCTGGACCATAACCAGCTTCTTGCGAAACTTCAATTTGCCGGGCACAAGCATCGGGTATTTCTCCAGAAACTCTGCCGTAAGAATTGGGTCACCGAAGGCCGCATGTACTCTGCGGTCACATTTCGCTATGTACTCACCTGACAGACGCTCATACTCAAGTTGAGTGTAGTCAGAGATCTCATGAGCGCCATACGTTTCAAACATATCAATCTGGTTCATGCTAGAACCTCATTTCGATGATATCTTCCAGATCAGCAACAGGCTGGAACGCAACCATGATGCCCTTGTTACCTGTGTACATGGTTGCAACGTAACGGCCGTACATGTTGATGTTAACGGCGTCACGCAGCATGACGTTCAGCATTTTCAGTTCGCCTTCGAACAGGTTCTTACCGTTAGCAGCGAACTCTGACGCGAGGAACGCATAGGTATGTTCGCCTTCATTGCGCTTCGTTGTTTCTTCCCAGCAGATTTCCAAAGCACGTTGTACTTTGTTTGCCAGTTTAGCGTCGTGTGTTAATTCAGCCATGATTAGTCTCTCAATTTACGTGGGCGGTGCCGTGCGCGTTCTTCTGCTTTACGCAGACGGCGTTTAATGTCCTGCACAGGAGAGCGCACCTTAGCGGCTTTCGCTTTTGCCTTCTGGCGCATCTCCTGAATTTTCATCCAGTTCTTCATGAAGCCTACGATATGTGCAAGGAAAGCCATAGCGCCTAGCGTGTAGAACAGGATAGCACTTACCTTATACATTTCGTGCAGCATGATTAACCTCGTTTGTCGAGCTGGGCCAGACGAATGCGTTTAAAGATATGCTCAGGCATGTACTCTTGGTCGAATGCCTCCAAGCAGTTAGACAGGTCATAGTGCGGCGTGAAGCGGCCTGACGTTGCTTCATCTAAGAAACGGGACCACGAGATACCTTTAGGATAATCTACGGTACGCAACGCTTCCCACATTTCATCATCAATTTTATTGAGTGCGGAAGTGCGCAGGTAGTCCGTACGTATTACAGCACCATAGACTTTGGCAAAAGGCGCCGAACGTACAGGCAGTTGCTTTTGATATACCTCAATAGGTGTTACATACCGTAAGTCCCGCACATCCGACTCGGCAACATCTGGCAGCACACCAAGATACGCCAAGTGCGAACGCTTCTGGTGGTGCATGTCAAGGAATCGGCTGTTAACATCAATGTAGCCCAGCTCCGTATAAAACTCAACGTCGGACTCTGGATGACAAGCGAGCACTGGGATATACGTTCTGTAGTCTACCCCACGCAGGTAAGACTCGCGGGCAACATGTGGATTCATACGCACACCAATTTTTATCTCACGGTCACCACGCTCTGCCGAGTGTATGGTAACGTCCATGTAGTAGAATGCCATCGGTATTACGATTCCGTTAATCGCAAAGAAATTGGTGTCGGCGCTCAGGGGCAGACGCTTTACGTGTATCATTCGAGTTCTCTCTAGTATGTGTGCCTATGCGTAGTATATCACAGGCACCTAGTCAGTACATGCCTATTTCAGCCTATTATTTGCGACGTTCCACAACCACACAACTCTCACCATCACGTAGCGAGATAGCTTCACCGCCATCAAAGTAGATATTGAGATACGGGTGAACTGTTTCGACACGTTCAATCAGACGGCGCTTCGGTGTGCTGTCTTCCTGCGTGTCGATGAACAGCACGTCATTGGCTTTGAGTTTATGCGCGGACGTGTCTCGGAAACTGACTTCGTGACGCATCCAGTCGTCAATCTTATCTTGATGGTTGTGGTCGTTGTCTTCCGCCAGTAGCCATTCCATCAGTGCGTCAGCAGACGGGCAGTAAATTTCAACACTGCGAATGAAGTCAACACGGCCTTGTGCCCACTGGTCTGCCTGGAAATACACGTTTTCATTTACACTACGATTTACTTCGCGGCGCAACGAGAACAACACTACGTCCAGTGCATCATCCTGCATGCCGTAGAGAATGTCCGCATCACGAATGCAACGCTCAATCAGATTCTTCGGCTGACGGTTCTTCATGTACGGGAAGCGCGTAATGTCAATCAGGTCTAGGATGATTGCTTCGTGATCTTTAATACGTTCATCTTCACACACGGTCAGATACTTCTTGAAAGCCTCTTGCGCCAGACGAATATTACTTTCATCGTTGAGGCGACCAAGTGAGTGGTCCATGTCGTGGAACATACAGGCCACAGCAAGAGGCAAGGCTCCAGTATCGTATTGCCACGGCTGTTGTGCTTCTTTATCCAGCAACCAGAGAGCCAGAGCAGTTACCTGCTTCATATGCTCGGTCGAATGGTAGTGCATGTGGTGCAGCAGAGGATCGCCTTTCCAGTTCGGATTGTTGTTTGATACAACGTAGTTCCAGACGGCGTTAAGTTTGAGGTCACCTACGCGTTGATCGAAGAAGCGATTGCGTTGTTCAGAAGAAGCGAAAGGCAGTGCAACCATTTTAGTCATTTGTGTAGTCCTTAAAATTTGCGCAGAAATGAAAAACGGGAAACCAGTTAAGGTCTCCCGTTGAGTTTTATTGTGCTACTGCATTGAAGCCTTTAGCCGCGTTGTGGCGAATGCGAATCAACAACTGTTGAGCAATGATTCGAGCGCGTTCACTTGGCTGTAGGGCATTAGCGAAGTCCAGATTCCCAGAGAACATGTTGCCGTCACGTAACATCTCGAATGACAGCAGGCGTTCATTACGCATAGCTTGCTGTTCTTTCGTAGGACGCACGACCATCGGTAACACACCGCAGTTATATGCGTCGAGCATACAGTCAACAAACTGTCCGAGAAGGTGGGACATTGCATCTTCACACAGAAGAAGCTCGGCGCCTTCACGGAAAAGCAATTCTTCAGGAGTCTCACGCATAATAATCACATTATGCAGAGCCTGATTCAGAAGCTGGCGCAGTTCAGGAGCAACGACGAGTGCGTGGTCAATCAGGCAGAAGATCTCTTCGGTCACTTCTTCTGAGTTCAGCACAGGTACGATGAACGGTACAGCGTTTTCGTATTGATTGGCCGCAGCGAACGCGTCATACAGACGAGCCACATGCGGATAGTCGCGGACGATCAGTTCTGCCAGTGCTGCAACGTCACCATCACACAGGTCATCTTTGAATAGCACGACGAGCGCATACTCCTGACGCGGAGACAGTGGCTTCAACAACTGGAATTGCATTTTGTACAGTGTGGTGATATTGATGCTCATTATTATATCCTCTATTAGGAAGAAGGAGTATGCTTGCGGCGATACTCTGTCTGAACTTTCGCTAAATATTGCGGGGCACGTACCCCCTTCAAATATGCTCCCCAACCAGTGTTGTAACTTTGAATGACGCAGGCGCGTCGTCCCTTACACTGCTTGTTTAGTAACGCAACAATCTGGGCTGCCTGATCAAGATTGACTCGGTAGTCCATAAGTTCCCGCACAGAACGTCCGTGCATATCAGGCATGATTTGACACAGACCTGTAGCTCCAGACTTGTTCCTAACCTTTGCACGAAGATGCGACTCGGAGACGCAGATAGAGAGAAGCAATTTCGCGTCTACACTATACTTCTCTGCGGCCAAATCAATCTGCTTGCCTAAGTCTGTCGGGTGAGGCAAGTGCGCATAGAGTTGTCGGAGGCGCTCTTTGGTTACCGAGCGTTTTTGCCTTCGTTCTTCTTTGACTGCTACTGCCTTTTCTATCTCCTTGTATTTGTTTGCCACGCGATTGGAGGGATCGAGTGACACGGCGGAAGATACATCAATGGCGTTGTCAGGGCCTGTAGACATACTGGCGATTGCAGGCGTAATGCGTAGCGCTATTAAGACAGCGAAAGCAAGAGCAACACAAACCCATACAGCTACGTTCAGGCGTTTCATTACCTCGTCGGTACGATTGTTAATAACAGTTATCATCGGAATAATTCCCCTAGTGTGAAGGCGCTAGGACCCAACTATAATAGCAGGCCGTATAAGTTTTTAAACTCTACACATCTCCTTTGGTGGTTGAGAACAAGGCAGTCATAGTTGTAAGGGTCAATCCAGACAACCGTGTATGCGAGCTTGTTCGTTTTCGTATACACTTTATAGGCAAAGAGCTTACCGACAAAGAACCGTTCGCGGCGCATCTGAGCCAAACTCTGATTGCAGTACGTTTCTAGCACGTCGCGGTTAGCATTAGGCTTCCGGGCGAGATACGCGAGGTAGGCACGTAAGTTCGGCAGAGGGCTAGGGCGTTCGCTTGGTAGCAGATAAGTTTTCTTTCCCATAGCATTTATATTACGATAATGAGGAGCCCACGTAAGGCCCCTCGTGTGAACGATATCACTATACGCGGAGTATCCAGCACGGAATGTGAATGAATACCAAGAACAGTGATGCCTTGAGTGCGTCCCATGCAAGCGCTATATCAGACTTGCACTTGAGTTCCTCCGTGAACCGCTTAACCATTTCCGAATCTTCGGAGAAGTTGTTCAGGTCACGGATGAGGACGATTACGCCTACAGCGTAGTAGGCGCAGAACAGAATGAGGAAGACGTTAGCCACGTGTCGGTGTGGTATGACCGAAGCCACCCTCGCCGCGTTCAGTTTCAGGCAGTTCTTCGTGCGTGATAACGACTTCAACGTCAGGCACAGGGAAGAACAGCACTTGTGCGAACGCTTCGCCACGTTTGATCAACAACGCTTTCTGATCTTCATCGTCATCAATGTCAGGAATTTCTTTGTGGCTTGATTGCTCGTAGGCAGCGCTCAACCAATCGAGTTGCTGCACCTGAGTGCCTTTACCGCCGAGATGCAGAGCAGCCATCCAGATGCCCGTGTAGTCTTCGTCGATGATGCCGTTTGTATTCGACAACTGCGCCTGGAACTTAGCACCCAGACCGCTACGAGGGAAGATGATAGCAACGTGGTCTTTCGGCACTTTGGTGCGGAAGCCCAGATCGAACAGCACAGTGTCGCCCGTGATGATCATATCTTCCTGAGCGAACAGGTCGAAGCCAGCAGCTTTCGCAGTAGCGCGAGCTGGAGGAATGAAGTTAGGGAAACGATCTTCTGGCTTGATTAAGAATTGCATTAGTACGTCCTTTCTTCTTTAACAGTGATTGATTGTTTAACACGAAATACCACAACACCGTCAGCGTCTGCCATGATGTTGCGGCTGAATGATACCTGAACGTTCTTATAACCGTGCGTGAACGCAACGCCACCGACAGCCATCATCAGGTCTTTGTAGTGAGCGTCATGACCAAGCGAAACACCTTGACGCGGTTGGCCTTTCTTCTTACCACTAACGTTCATGTAAAAAGTTTCGCCTGACTTCAAGCGCTCAAGGAAATTACCTTTATCAGTCTTCATCAATCAGCTCCTTAACCTTACGCGGCTTCGTAGCGTACTGACATTCAGTGCTGGTAACGTAGCGTCCTTCATGAGGGCCTGTCGTTAGCAGAATCACCACGAGCAAGTCACGATGCGTCATAACAACGCCTTCGCATTTATTCTGCGTGTCGTGGTCGAACACAACATCAACGAACTGACCTTCGTCTTCGCCTTTAGCGCAGATAGGAGAGCGCTTCTGAAAGTCGTCCACATACTGACGAGACACGTACAGGTCATCAGTCGAGGCGAAGTAACGACGAGGAAGATTCTTTGCGTCAATCTTCCAGACTTCATTGAAGGGATGATCGTTGTCTTGACGCACGATAGTTGCTGGGAAGATACCCCAGCGAGTTTTGAGAGCAATCTTCTGGCCCTCGTCACGTCCCCTCGAAGGGAACGTGGTAGCGGTTATGCCTTTAACTACTCCCATGAGAAGCTCCTAAAACAGAGGCAGATGCTTGAATTGCTCAGGTATGTCATTCTTACCGTAAGCGTATGCAGGGAACAGACCGTACTGTCGAGCAGTCTGCGACACTTCGCCATGCGAGCATGAATACGCGAAGCTGGTCAGTTTGCCTTCGCAGAAGACGGCTTGGTCTTCCATGAAGTGGTGACGCAGGAAATACGGAATGCTTAACGTATCGCCGTTGTCGAAAAAGCCGAACGTGTCGCACAACACTTCTTTCGTGTATGCGAACGGCACGAAGAAACGAATCGTACCTACAATCTTTTCCAGCTCTTGGTCATGCAGAGCTTGAACAAGCATCATGCGTTGTTCGATGGTCGGGTGCGAATCACCGACAGGGTAGAGCGATGCCGTCAGGTCTTTGACGAGTTGAGCAGCACGAGGCTCGGCATCAGGGCGAGTGAAGATAGACGCGCGGTTGAACATGTCCAGTTCGACCAGAGCTTTAAACCCAACGTCCTTGTTGGGTGCGTCTACGGCCATTGCGATGTGGTTCATCATGTAGAAGTAACCGTAGCTTTTCATTTTATTCCTTATAGGTTACGAAGCAGGTCACGCATTTCATTGGTCAGTACATCAGAGATTTTCGGGTTGTAATCGTTACTGGTGCGACGGCGAACCAGAGTCACACGAATAGCAGTGTCGATCATATCGTCAACTACCTTCGCTGGGTCTTCGCCAGCACGAATCTTTTCAACAACCATTTCGCGGAACTCAAACAGGTTCGTTGAATCCATATCTTCGGCCATCAGACGCGGCAGATATTCAGGATGCTTGGCGTTGTAAGTTTTGGCCATCAGGTCGAGTGCTTTCTTGCGTGAAATAGTGCGTGACATATTATGACAGTTCCCGTGTTTAAACGTATGGTTGATACAACGTTGAGAGCGACATTGCTCTATCTATGATTATATCATAGAAGCGCCTCACGAAGAAGCGCTATTCTGACCAGTTATTTGCTTACGTCCATCAGTGCGGTAGCAATTGCGAGCGCTTCACGGGTAGTAGCGACTGCGCGACTAACGCCACAGGTCGAGCGAGAAACGAGAGTGATAGCGAAGCTACGATCACCGAACTCTTTCTCATTGTCCAGCTCATGCCAGATTTGTTGAGCAGGAGATAGCAGAATCATCTGGCGCTTGCTCATAGGTCTCTGGGCACGGGACTTCATCTTCCCGCCTGAACGAGGTGCGATTTGATTTTGCGTTTCCAGACGCACGGTAGGCAGATCGACTTGCACTTCCATTTGGGACACGCCCGGAATCCAGATATCTTCGTCAGGCATATCAGGTTCATCGTCAGGGTAGCCGAACTTCTGCCAGAAGTGATCACGCAGATCGCCAATCTCGTCAGGGTCGAAGTCGGCGCGGGTCATAACTTCATCGTCGTCTTCGTCGCAATCACAATCGTCGTCAATCTCACAATTGCATTTGGAGGTTGATGCGGAGTTAGGTCCAATGACGTTCAGACGTTCACACAGTTCAATCAAATCGTCGAACGACAGGTGCGGTACGGAATAATACTCCTCAGGACGGTTCGCCCGAGACTCAGCAATCAGTTGCTCTTTGTAGCTGTCAGGCAGAATGTTGCTTACATTGATAGTACCAGCATCTTCTTCTGGATGGTACATCGTGTAATGACGAGCGTGACCTTCGTCTTTGCCTGCTACCTGAAACGCTACGATGAATTGAGGCAGACGCGTGTGACTTACTTTATGCGCGGCCTTCTCTGACAGCAGACTGAGGAGACCGTGCGATGAAACCATCCACAGGAAAGCGCGATGCACAAGCAGACCGCACTTGTGATGGTCTTTCGGCCAGTAGCCTTGACCAGCAGTAGCTGGGTCCGTGCAGTGCATGGTCAGTGCCATGTTCTTAACTGCAACGAAGAAGGCTTCGCGCCACTTCTTATGCAGAATGCTATCGAGAGATACGATTTCATCTGACGGTAGCATCTGCCTGCCATCACCAGAGAATTGGATTTCTTCCAGAACACGGTACGTTGCTTCCGTGTCGAGCGCACATTCTTCGTATTCGAATGCAGCCTTGCCGGACAGCACAGTGTTGGCGATGGTGCGTAACGCATCACGTTGTTCCACAGTGCCGTTGGCAAAGATAGTTTTTGCTGCGTTCACGGTGTAGTCGATACTCAATTCAGCTTCGGTCATTTCTCAGTTCCTTCCTCAATGTCAATATAAAGCGCAATCAATTCTTCCAGAGTGCGGTTAGCTTTCTTCAATGCCGATAACTTGATCAGCACTGAATCACAGGTAGGGTTGCGATACTTACCCTCGTCAAACCAAGTACGCGCCAAGTGACGCACAGCAGTATCAGGACGTGGGTCAACAGCAACGGCCAGACGCAAGTTAAGCAGCATGTCCTTGAAGACTTGCCAATCTTCATTCTGGGACATGGCCTTAAACATCTTGTTCTTCGAGTGGAAGACAGCAAGTTTCTTTTGCGTCATTAGTTCTTAGCCATCGCCATGTTGTCTTGCACAGTGGCCGCATAGCAATCGAGCAGCCACTCTTTCACAACGTTTTGTTCAGAGTAACCCATAGCATTCAGGTCACCGATCTGAACAACCTGATACGCAGGTGCATCGTCCTCAGTAGTGGACTCTACGCGCTGCAATACGAGGCTCAGGTTGGCCAGTGACTTGTCTTTGTTGACGTAGGTGATTGTGATATCCGCACCAATGCGCTCAACAGTGACAGACGCAGACTCAACTGTAGGAGAACACACCAGAGGCCAAGCAGCCACAGTGTCGATAGCATCTTTCGACACAGCGAAGTCAATCACAGAGTGACGCAAGTCAATCGCCTGATTGAGTTTCTGCTTGCAGCTATCGTCCAGCTTGTCGCTGATAGTCATGCCAGAAGACTTCATGCCAGCAGTAGGGGCAGGAGCCACGAAGTTGGCAGCAGAAGCGGAAGCAGACATAACCAGAGCGATAGCGATTGCAGTGAATTTCATTTTGAAGCCTCGTATTATGGATTTGTGTGAAGCCCGTAAGCATCACGATTAGGGATTTACAGGCGGGCCTGTTAGTTGTTTACAGACTCGCCTTGTTCAGTACGGGTGTCATACATAGCGCGTTCGGAGAAAGCGTTATATACGATCCACCCTATATCGCAAACATCATGCAACTTGTCGGCGCATTCTTTCGCTGCCTCGAAGTTGGGGAACTCGGCGCTGAGGACTTGATGGCCGTTGAGAGTGATCTCTTTCAGCCACGTACCTTCATACGCTTCGCCAAAGTATTTATGAGTCGCACTAAACACATGATACCGTGCCATGTAAACCTCCGAAGATTGTCTCTACATATTTCAAGCTACCAAGACGGTGCTCGAAGTGCGGGTTACGGAACGCGATTGTTCCAAACACACGACTGTTAAACTGCGGACATGCTGCGTTGAGTTCAAAAGGCTTAATCTGGGCGAACGCCCGGATTTTAATCACATGCGTTGCGCCCGTAAGCTCGGGAGCCCAGACAACATCAGATTTGCGTACTACAGTGATCACACTGTTTTTGTCGGTCAGGACGATGAAGTCCGCACGTAACAACATGCGAGTCTTCCCAAAAACAAATGCGTCACCATGAGCCAAGCGATCGGCTGAAAATTCTTTTGAGCTATTACATATAACGATCATTTTTAAGACACCCCACGATTAGGTCAGCGCATGAATTTATTGTTTGTTATTCTATGGCTTCTGGTTGTGAGCTTGCTAGGGCGCCGTCTTATTCGGTTCGCTTTCCTTGCTGTCACGCACTTCGAACGTTGATTGCGGTACGCGTGTTCCGTACACAGGACGACCAAAACGGTCATAACCCACAACCACACGTTCATGTACATCATGTGCTAGACGTTGTAATCTAACCTCCGTTCCATCGACGTACTGCGATTCGATAGAACGAAAGCCGCGTTTCTCCGTATTCGGAGTGTTGGTGTATTGAGCACCATATACAGCTTCCATAGATTGGACTTTCATTTTAGGCCTCAGTGATAGTTGCAAGAATACGAACCGCCATGTCAGGATTGTTTGGTGCAAGGTGACGAGCAACCAAATTCAGAATGTCTGCACGGCGACCCTTGAAACGAACACGCATGTAAGCGTCAAGGTCGTTGGTGATTTCGTTTGCACGGCACCAACGTTTAATATCAGCAGGAATATCCAGAGCGCCTGGCCAGATACAAGAGATACGATTGCTCGGCGTGACACCACTAATGCCGAACGCACGGTTGGCGGACTGAATGGAGCTTGCTTTCTTAGCGATGGTTGTAGTTGTGAACATTGTCTTATTTCCTTCTGTCTAGTCATAAAACGAGCTAAAGCGCTCATAAACAGTGTATCACAGGGTAACCAACAGAAACAAGCCTCATTTTGTCCATTTATTTGCAGAGTTGCGGCTAAAACACGCCAATTTCAGTCTCGCTAGATTCTTCGCTTTTGACTCGCACATTAGGTCAAAATCAGCGAACGAAAGCGCCCACTCGTTTACGTCTTCATTGTGATAGTATTCAGCATGGGCACGTAACTGCATACGATTAGCAGACAGCTTGTTTTGATCAGGCAGCCCGCGTGACGGTACGAACTCAGGACGGGACACAGAGTAATGCGCGACGGGTGTTACGCCGCGCCACGACTCTATGACTTGCTGCACACGATCATCGGTCGGCTGTATGTACTCGTTAGTCATTACCCAGTGATGATGAATATCCAGCACTATCGGACACAGGTCTGAAAGAGTCAGGACGTCCTCAATGCTCGAAGTGATTTCGTCATTCTCTACGGTCAACATCTTTCGGCAAGGCTCAGAAAGTTTTCCGAATGCCTGTCTGAATCCCGCAGCACCAAGTCTACCGCTCAGGTGAATGTTGATCTTGAAGTCTTGGAAGCGTCGACCATATCCCATGTGATAGGCACAGTACGCATGGTACTCAAGTTCGTGGATTGAGTTGAGCACAACGTCAGGTCGATCGGACGCGAGCACCGTGAATTGCCCTGGGTGAAATGAAAGTCTCACGCCAGCACCACGAGCAATTCCACCGCATTTCCACAGCCAGTGTTCGACAAACTTACACAGGTCGGGTTCGTTATACAGCGGCATGACGAGTGGGTGAGTATACAGTGGAAGCAATTCGCTTGTGATACGGAACATGCGCATGTCGGTACGCAACTGACCTACGTGTGCGATCATGTCATACAGCGAAGTCAGATTAACAGTCACCACTTCACGAAGTTTCTGGCGTTGTGCGTCACGGTCGAGCTTTGCAAAGTGTGAGTAGCTTAGACTCTTGTTTGGGTATGGCTGTTTACCTTGTTGGTTAATCAGCTTGCAGGCGAAACCGAATCGCATGAAATTTGCTCCAGAAATGACAGAGGGAGATCCCGCTAAGGACCTCCCATGTTGATTACTTACACTTACGTGCGTGTAAATAGTTTTCGAGTTGATAAAGATTGTTCACAACGTAAGGCTGCGCGAGCTTCAACATCGGGTCGATTCGAATCATCTTCTCCAGCGTACGGAAGTGATCGATACACAGCTTGAGGTCAGCGTCAGACAGAGGCAGTGCCGAGTTATAGACACCCAGCGCTTTCTTAGTCGCTTCTTCTTTGCTTAGGGCAGTCTCTGCTTTCTTCAACTGCAACGGCGTTGGCTCTTTGTCGTGGTTACGGAACTTGAGGCCCGCGATTGTTTTGAGAATCTCGTCAATCGTATCACCCCCAAGCATTCCCGTATTGCGCCAGTGCACCTGCTTAGATTCGCGCAGCTTCTCACGGGACTTCTTATCGAACTCAGCGTACCAGCCGCCTTGTGTCTCACCGCTTTCGTCAGTGTACACAGTTTCGTAACCAACGTCGCCTAACGCACACGACAGACCATGTTTCGCCAGCGCTTCGTTGATGCAGACGATACCAGTCGAAATATCGGCATCGCTTAGTTTGATTTCATTCTTCTTTGTCATCATCAGATCCATATACAGGCTTACACGCCCAAGTAGCAAGGAAGTACGCGGCAACGATAACAGCGACAAGCATCACCAACGTCGGGTTGCGTACTTCAAGAAAAGGCAGAGCGATAGCGATGACAATCAATACAACCAGTATCATCACTTCGCGCCAGTAGAGTTTAACGAAACGCAAAGTTTTCATCGCCAGCCGCCTGGTCGTCGCCGATATCAAAATCGAAGTTCTGGCTCGGGTCAGAACCGCGCGTCTTGCCCGCTCCCTGCATAACAGTCGTTTCCATTTTACCAGCAGTGCTTGCGATCCCGACCATAGCATCAGCCTGATGCGGATGTGCGCCTTTCAGATTGATCGACTGGCGAGTCAGTTCGATGTGCTGTTCAATCAGTTCACAGATCTCAGTGATCTTTTCATCGGTGTCTGCGTCAAAGTAGATTGCTGCGTGACGGTACTCCTCCAGACAGGCAGCAGGGTGTTCGTTCATGAGATTGCGGAACACAAGCCACGGCCCGTGGAAGACGTTCGCTTCATCTTTTGCCTGCTCACCGATAGCATCACGCAGAGTTGTATACGCCGATGCAATCATAACACGAATCTCACAGACGCGATCACGACCGTCGAGGTCAGAGAACTTCACGGTGTTTGGGTGACTACCTACGAATAACTGTTTCATTGCTGTTCCTTAAAGATCGTCGAGGGCGCAGGTGTTGCCCATGCGTGGTTGTGCTTTGGCTGTCTTGTTGCGGTTGCGTTGTTGTTTGAGCCAACCTTTATATTCGATATGATTAACGCCCAACGCAAACATCGCGTCTACGTCAGAGAAGCCAGCGGCCATTAGAATCTGGATGCCTACAAGGTTCGACGTGACAGCGTGTGGCCCTACGAGGACTACGGTGAAGTTACCACTCGCGTCTGTACCACGAACCAACTTCCACTTACCACGAACTACGGCCGTGTAGTTTTCAAGGTTACACACAGCCGCGTAACTTTCGATGTTTGGCTCAGGCTGCTTGTCGATATGCTGCTTAGGAATTTGTCGGATCATTTTATTCGTCCTAGTTCTTGTCTTCTGTTAGTTTACAGTTAAGAAGGAAGGTCTGTATTTGTCTTCCTATGCTCATACAGGGCATGACCATTTTGAGTGCGGCCGGTAATAGGCGACCAGGCCGCACTACCGCCAAGCACTGCTTTTCGAAACTGGCGACCAAGTGACTTGCGGTCATTCGCATTCAAATCTTTCCACTCGATTCCTGTAGCCCGTTGAAAGATTGCAGAGCACTGCAATTCTTGTCTAAGACTAGGGGTATAGGCAAGCATCTTTCCTATATAAGAATCGCGTGTCTCTTCGGAAAGGGTTTTGGTCGAGTCAGACTTAACCAAACTCTGGCGCATCATATGCAAAACCGCATCTGTCGGGCTGAGTCCATTGAGATCTGCATAGTCCAACAAATCTCTAATCAAGGCTGCATCTAATTCCAGACGTAACTCAATCATCCGCATTCTCCTTATCGACGATAGGCATGTTCTGCGTCATGGTTGTGTCTACCATTGCAATCAATGCTTTGGTTACGGTGGCGTCATGTCTGTTCTCGGCGACTGCATACATCTGGCGAATCAGTCGGATTGAGTAAGCCATGTCAGTCATGTTGCCGACGATACGAATCAGTTTTGCCATTGAGTCAGCAATAGCGTCCAGACTTTCAGTTTCCAGCAAGACGATTTTCATTTCACGGAGCAAACGATTAAGGCCCGTGTCGCCTAACGCGGTGTGCCATTCAGTGGCCGTGAAGCGGACATATGCAGCGGAGCCACCTAGCTTATGCACATGATCGGCTACGGCTGAGGCCTGTTTCGCAACAGCTAACATCATATCGTCAGGACGAGGTTCCCAGCCATAACTTCTTTTGCCTGCAGGTACCGCCACAAGGCTTTTAAGCGAATCAACGCTAGGTATCAAAACAAAACGATGAGGTTGTTTAGCAGGCGCTTCAACCAGACCGTCCGTGAGTTGCATAGTGGCTTGGGCATGATTGCCTTCGCGTAAGAGAGTTTCAATCACACGACGTTTGTTTTCATCGGTAGGGTCAGTGCGATATGCGGTCAGTGCGTCTTGCACCTCGTCCTCGTCCATGAGGAATTTTATGATAGAGTTCATCTCACTCTCCTTTTACCCAGTGGCTAAGAGCTTCACTCAGGTCGTCAATGTCTTCGTCACTGATATACTCAAAGTAACGGATGTAGGTACGGCAACGGTGCAGGGCCTTAATCACATCAGGGAATGTAGACACGCGGATGAACTCAGTTCTATTTACGCGCTCGTCTTCATGCAGCACCTGTTGTGTTTCAGGTTCAATGAACAGATCATCACGCAAGCATAGGCTATCCCAGAATGCTTTGCCGATGTACGGCGTTTCGTCTTCACCGAAGAAGATTGGGATGACACTCTTACCATGTACTGCATTTACTGCATTTGTTACTTTCTTCACGTTGACTCCCCTTCGTCTTCACGATCAGCACAGCAGTTCTCGCACAGGTCTACCGTTTCGCCGTACACTTCATCTTCTTTCAGAGGTGTACGACAGTCTTCACATTTAGAATACGGTTCTGACATTTCAATTACCTTTCGGTGGAAAGTGGTGTTTGATATCCCCGACAATCATATCAGTGCTCGGGTCAATCTTGTGCGTATCGTACTTCGGGTCAGGCATCGTGTGCGAATCAGGCAGTGGACGTTGCGGCTGATTGACCCGTGCCTTGAAGCGCAGACTCTCCATCTCTTCTGGTGTCATACGCGCTGCACCACGTTCAGCGATACGTTGGAGGAAGCGTTGATATTCTTCATCAGTCATAGTCACACTCCTAATTCAGGACCAGGCTCGCGTGTCACACGTACAACACGGAATGAAGTAGCAGGGTTAGGTAACCCTTTAGGTGGTATGCGCAACTGTTTAAGCAGTTCGTCCACTTCATGCTCGCACGTCATGCAAGACTTTATAGGCACCCAATCACCGCGAGTGGAGATGAAGCCTTCGACGGTGTACGTCACATCAGGGTCAACATACAGGCGCGCTGCATGAATGGTTCTGTTAAGCAACTCCGCGAAGTCTTCAACTTCATCACGATCAGCTTCAACGTGGAAGTATTGACCAACGCCAATAAGTGACGGCCATTCGTCGGACGAGTAATGCTTGACGTGGAAGAGCTTCGGAGCTTCTTTGAGATCAGGCTGCGCTGGGTACGTCCACGACGCAACGGGGATCTCAACAACAACCGAGGCCACGATTTCTACGGTGAAACCGTTATCGCTATGCAGCTTCGCCCACTTTTCAAATTCAGCCTTGCTGGTATACGTCGCAGTGAACGTGTTAGTGGGCTTGTCGATCTGCGTGAACTTCACTTTCCATTTGTTCGGCTTCATTGTACAGGGTACTCCATGTTAGGGTCGTCAACGACAATCGTGCTGAATGACTTTTCATTGAAGAAAACAACGCACGGATAGTCTATGCGTTCTGCCTTACGCAGCACTTCCTCATGCAAGTCTTCTTTATGAGACAGCGCGAGCGTATCATAGCGATGCTGGTGCAGATGGTCTGTGAATGCTTCGGCAAAAGCGCCCTTAGTCTTCACGCAGTAGTTACGATACCCAATGCGTGTACACTTCTGGCGACTACGCATTGCATCCTCAACTGTAGGGAACTGTAGTCCCATAGCTACCCAAAGTTTATGCAGCATTGATTGCCTCCACAAGTACGATAACGTAGACCACAGAAAACATGATCAAAACGAAAAGCATGAACTGGTACATAGGGCGTTCGTGTTTATTGCTTTTGACCGAACGCACGGCGCATATGATAATCAGGAGCGCACCGATAATGCCCAAGACTATAACTCCAGCGAGCATCATTGTTTCTACCTCAGTTGAGAATCTTTTGAGCCACGACGATTGTAATGACTGATAGCAGAACCATCATGACCTGACTGGCAAGGTAAGCAGTAGCGAGCATTCGGCATCGCTACACGGCGCATGAGAGGAATCTCCGCACCACAGTCAGGGTTGACGCAATGAGTTGTACCTTTGCCCATCAATTCAGAGCGAGCGCGGTCAATCTCGTTATTCAAGTTAGCTTCGATGGTATCGTTAACGCCATCATCTTTTACGAAGCCTACAGCCATTTTTTATTCCTCTTCGTCTTCACAGGCCAAGCACATGAACGGCCCGTCAATATCTGGGTCGAGTTTTATACCACACTCAGAGCAGCAGCCGTCTTCTACACGGTCGAGCTTTTTGTCGATTGCTTCAATCTCAGCCGCTTCATCAAAGAAGTCTGCTACGGCACATCGAGCGTTATATGCGTCTTCCCACAACTCAAGTTGTTCGTGGGCGTCGTGTTTGACCAGCACAAGGTCTTCTGCCTTGAACCAACCGTACAGACCGTTGACGTAGTGCACCGTGTACTCATTCAGTCCAGGATGACGGCCCACGACGATAACGTGCTCGCCTTGCTGTGGACCGAACACGCCACGCTTCGACAATATGGCGCACATGTCATTCAGGCGAAAGGTATGATGCTTGGCCATGTTAGTCTCTCCAGTGAAAATAACTTGGGCGTGTGAAGCCGTGACGCCGTTTATGCAGGTCGGTGTAGTTCATACGCGCCAGCTTCAACAGCACTGATACTTCTTTGAATCGAGCGATCAACATGGCGATAGGGCGCGTGTCTTCGTTCGCCAGCTTCTTGTCTTCAATCCAATGCTTGCGAAAGCACTTGGTCAGAGGAGCACCTTTGTCTAGTCGCGTTCTACGCTTCGCACCGATAAGCAACGTCAGGCGCTTGTGCTCACGCAACAACTCCATACCGTGATTGTAGACTGCTTCACACGCATCGCCATGGTACTGCGGGTCTTTGCTGTCACGTCCGAATTGTTTGCGATGCTTCTCAGTAAACATGAGTGCCATTAGTCGATGCTCCATGTGTTAGTCTTAGGAGGTTTGTGCCCGAACTTCTTCTCGTACCAGAGTTCATGACGACGCTCAAGTTTGTCGAACGACAGACTACCAATAACAGTGTTGTTGTCCAGAGGACCCATAGCAGCGAGTAGGTAGCACTCATAGGACCACATGCGAATGTAGCATACACCACCAACTATGCCGAAGATGATTCCTGTCCAGAACCACATATCATCAACAGCAGGAGCAGAACGGCCGTGATAAATCAGAATGCCGATTAGCATGGCACCGACGATAGCAAGACGTTTACGCCAAGTAATCAGTCCGTAGTAGAACGGGCTGTCATAGTAATAGTTACGACGTTCTCTCATTTCATTTTCCCCAGCAAGGCAATAGCTTCCTGCAAATCGTATTCGTTGCTTCCGTGCGTCAACGACTGAACGCTCTTAGGAATCTTATGCCCGTAGTGAATGGCTTGCAGCTTACGAACAGTCAACATCGAATACAGACGATAACGCTCGCTGCCTGTATACTCCATAACAACAGAATAGAGTTCATCAAGGTCTTTCGCCGATACATCTTCTTTTACTTTTTTAAGCATGATCTTTTCCTCTTAGTAGCCACAACGACTATGGCCGTAGCCACAAACACCAGGAGCACCACCCGGTGTAGTTGAAACTTTACCGCCTTCTGCTTTCTTAGCTTTCTTAGCGGGCTTAACTGATTTCGCTTTAACGGCCTTAGGCTGCGGCTTGACTGTTTGTGGCGCAGCAGTGGTGCCAGTAGAATCATAAGAGCAATGATGCGGAGCAGCAGGTCCGAACGAACAACGATTGGCGTTAATCGCTTCGGCTACGGAACCATGCTCCCACGCCTTGTCTTGCTCAGACTTTTTGTTCTTGCCTTTGCTCTTGCTCTCAGGCTGCGTGTCTTCGTCTTTCATGTCGAAGTCAAAACGTTTACTACGAGGCAGAGGCACAGGATCATTGCGAGTCCAGTCCCAGTACAGAGCGCCGTCCATGTGATACACCAGCTCAGTGTATTCTTCTTCGTCTTCGTTCGGTTCGTAGGAAGACGCTTTCAAATATGCGCGACTGTTATTGACAGGGTTCGACGCATGGGTGAAACATGACGGACAGCCTGTAGTCCAAGCGCTTTCAACATCTGCAAGGTTCTGGCCACCGAAGAAGCGATCAAACTTCTGAACGATGTGCGGTGCGCGCGGCTCTTTCACTTTGCACTTCTTACGCGTGGCCACTGCGATGCGACTTGCTTCCTGCCACGCTTCATATTCCACAGCGTAGTCACGCAACGCTTTCGACAGTTCAACATCGTTGTAATCGACGCGGAACACAACGTCGATGAACGGGTTGGCGCGCATGAAGTTCGCAGCACGTTTGAACTCTTCCGTAATCGAACCCGTCTTGTCGTTGATTACAAAGTTGATGTGGAAGCTAACGTCACGGCCCAACTGGCGACGGAAGCGAACCAAATCTTCCAACGTCTGTTTGTAGTTCACGCCCATGATCTTGTTCGCAGCATCGCGGTTGAATGAGTGCATACTGATATTCAGATGCGACAGCTTGCTGGTCATCTCAGGCGTAGTGTTACGGTCTAAGAAGTCGAACGTGCTGTTTTGCTTTTCAAGGAAGAAGCCATTAGAAGTCAGACCTACTTTCTTGATTGGCGTTTCTTTCTGAATGCGGTCGATAGTCTCAAACAGGAACTTCGAACGCAACGTCGGCTCGCCACCAGAGATTGATACGTGGTCGAACTTAGTTTTCTTGTACATGCGTTTGATCTGGTCGATCAACCCGTCTTGCCATTCTTTTTGATTGGCTTTCTGTTCCATCTCTTTCTCAGGGCAGAACGAACAATCGGCGTTGCAGGTCACAGGCAGGATAGCAGTGAAGTTACGCAGTTCTTTTGGGATCTTGCGTTTCTTTTTCTTGTCACGGCCGTAGTAGCCTGCTTCCCACTGATCAAGCAGTTCGCCATTGTTATGGCTGATCAACGTCAGGCACTCAGCAGGGTACCACGAATGCTGACCGCCATGTTTGATATGCAGAGAGTATTCGTCAGTAGAGTCATTACGACCAACAACAATTGCCTCAGTTCCTGCGCCGCTAAAGTGCTTCATGCCGGTAGGCAGAGTTTTGGAGATGCGTACAAGGTCGGTCAGACGGAAAGTGTGTTTAATATTTTTCATATACATGTCCTCATGTAAGTAGCTGTACAGGATTGTACAGCGTTCATCTTTATTATAGCACGAACGAGCCTATTCTTTAACGGCGATTTCGTCCAGAATTGTGCTCAGTTGCTGTACTTTCTGTCCATAGAATTGCTGTCTAAGCGCTTCAATCATCTCGGCAAGTTCTGCCGTATGCTCATTCTTTTCCTCTTCTGAACAGCGGGCAATCGCTCGTACCAATCTTCCCCAGTAGTCATACCTACGCTTTTGCTCGTTGTAATCTTCACTGGTGCGTTTGATAAGTTCGCGTTCCAACGACTCACGATCGGCCAGAGTTATATCACGCCATACTTCGGAGCCGCTGCGGTAGAATGAAGTACCGTAGCGATTAGTTACCCACGTACCTTCACGTCCATGAACTGAATACCACTTTCCGGAAGAGGACCGCACATAGCGCGATCCCCAATGCGTCATGTACGTCTTTTCCATATCACACCAACTTGATATAGCGAGAAGGTACATGGTCCGTTAAGATCACACCATTCTCTGCGCGGTAGAACTTGTAGCCGTGAGTGATCATTGCCTGCGTATCAATCTCGAACACAACAGGTAGACCGTGACGGCGTCCAACGTTCTCGGCAGTTTCTTGCTCCCGACTAATGTGAACATGTTTGCGTCGGCGTTTCGTAATCCCTTCGTGCATGATCGACGCAACGTTCTTTTCTGCCGTGCCGTGATACAGAGGCCCAAGTTCCGTGAACGGCTCGAGGTTCAAAATGACATTCTCAACCGAGTGACCTTGAACGCAGCGAATGCGCGAGCGATTGGAGTTGAACTCGAAGCGGCCTTTCTCGTCTGCCTCAACTTCGGCAATCAGCATTTCGAGAGTGACCTGTTTAACGTACTTCGCTTTCTGGAGAAAGTCCAGAACAGACACCCAGCCCTGAGTGTCCATTGCGATCCCGATATCCTGCGGCTTGTGTCGCAGAATGTAAGTCATGTATACGCCGAGTGATTTAGCCATTGTTGTCTTCGTCCAGAGTGTCGTCGTTAGCTTGATATTCGTATTGAGGTTGGAAGTCGCGTGTCTCCATGTCATAGCACAGAGAGTTGAGCACAGCAACGAAACAAGCCCAAGCACCCTGGTCATCCCAGAAGTGTTTACCTTCCTGCCCACGTTCTTCTTCACCGATAGCGATAGCAGCATTGCGCCAGTCCGTTTCTGTCAGGCGACCAATCTGATCAACAGACGTGAACTTGCGATTGTCCAGTACGCCGTCAAAGTGAGTAACGATTTCAGCTTTAACGTGAGGACTCAGGCTACGCAGATACAGGAAGATGCGTTGTGTGTCAGACAGGCGTTTAATGTCTGTCTCTTTGCGAATGATTGACGGCGACCGGTCGGGCGCTACGAATACCCAGTGAGACAGCAGGCAGATTGGCAAGTCATCTGCGTCGAGGGTTTTACCTTCGCCTGCTTCCAGCCAGGAAGTCGAACCTCCGTTCGAATACGATTCGTGGAACGTCCAGCCTTCGTTCGCGTTCTTGAACAGACGACCATAGCGAATTTGTTTGTGTTCGTCGTAGCACAGGTACAGACCTTGATCGTCTGGGCGTACATCGCTATCGGTAACGGCATCAAGTGAGATGTTAGACAGGCCGTACTCCCAATGATGAACAGCCATGATGATATCAGCACGATTCGAGAAGCCACCCAGCAGCGAGCACGTAAGGCCGTTAGCGAAAGCGCGTTTGACCATGATAGGAGAACAGTGGCACGGCAGCGTGTACTGGATGATGAACTGCGCGTCCATCGCCAAGCGGAGCAATTGCTCGTTAGACAGAACGGACGTGTCATACTCATGCTTAGGAGAAGCGTGGCGTAGAATGATCTCCAGCTCTTTGTGAGACAGAGCGCCTACGTCTTCATCTTCGGTCAGACGTTCGACCGTCAATTCCTGTCGGCGAGAGTACACAATGTTATTCAGTGCGTCGATAACGCGGCGAAGTTCTTGCGGCATAAGCATGTCCAGCCAGTTCATTACGTCTTCGTCAATCATGAGGCCAATGGTCTTGTTCATTGTATATCTCCAGTAATAAGTTTATCAGTTGCCACGTCATGAAGACGAGCAACGAATTGCAGCAGATCGTCAATACTTCTACGGACGTCTTTGTTGTCACACATCTGACGTGCAGCAAGGAGTGCCATTTCTGCTTGAGCCACATCCACGACAATCGCGCGATACAACATCTCACGCACAATGTCGGTAAGCTCAGGCAGGGCACCCAACATCTCAACCTGCATACTGCGTAGAAACACTTTACGGTGCAACACAGGCATTGAGGTAAACTCATTCAGTTGTTGTTGGGTGACCATGATGTTTCCTTACTGGTGCTTAACGTAGATCAGCAGGTACGTATCGTCGTACTCATATTCAACGACAGGGTAGATGCACTGGTTGATTGTAACCAGAGGCGCCCTGTTCGACTTCACGGCGAATGCGTTGTAGTTATCGATCAGAACGTTGTGAAAGATTCGAGCAATAGGGAAGTTGTCGTCCACCAGCATACGAATCACAGCAACGTTGTCTTTGTGCGGATAGATATCCACATGAGAGTGTGTTGGGACGTTCGCACGATAGGCAGCCTGTAGACAAGTGATAGTCACTTTCTCAGGCATACCGTTCGTCAGTATCTCGTCCAGTGCGTCATAGTCAAGAGGCTTGAACGTCAGCCTGCGATTGACAGCAGCACGAAACCACGGGAAGACAACGTAGCAAGTGGACAGAGGCAGCATACCCACAGCGAACATCACATACCAAGGAATGTTCATGGGTGTGGCCTCTCTGGGTACATCGCGCATTGCTGAGGGATTGTCTCGTCATGGAACCAGTAGAGACTTCCGTACGGCACATCTTTATCAATGCCGAATGGTTTGAATCCACCGCGCTGTAGGAACTTCCTGAACTGCGGAGTCAGGACGTTTTCAATTTGAAGAATCCAGTCGCGTTCACGGCACAGGTCTTTCGTGCGGCGAAGCAACTCACTGAATGTACCTTTGCCTGAGTCACGAACATCAACGGTGGAGAGCACTAAACAAGGGCGCTGCCAAAGAGCTTGTGGGCCAGAACGAAAACGCAGATAGAGTGCAATGTTTTTCAGGCCGTCTGTTTGGTCTTGTACGTGATATGCGACGTTACCGAAAGGCGCTGCTTCTGCTCTCAGATACGCCCGGTCGAACTCACGGATCAGAATATCTATTTCGTTCATGTTTTATTTCCTTGTACGAATGTTATGGATGACGCGTTGGAAAACATACAGCAGTTTGCTGTCGCGTGTTAAATGCACGTAGTAAATGCCACACTTCTTAGCCAAGTCCTTACGAGAGGTATCGAAGAACTTCTCCAGACCTTCAGGCGTGTTCGACACGTCTAGGGCCTTGCACAACAATTGCTGGTCTTGCGCAGGCAATGCGATGAACGCATCAACCATCTCTAACTTGAAACGATCACGGTATGCGCGATACCTACATGGCAGGTTGAGAACCCAAGCTAGAAGCATAGCGTCCCCTTAATGGCTTCTGCCAAAGCGTCACGTCGTTCTTTACCCTCCATCATCAGGACTGTCTCTAACAGGTCTGGCGTGTTGTGACCGATGTGAAGGAAATGCGTCTTGAGCCAGGTGCGCTGACCGTTGATCGGGTCTAAGTCAGGACCGCCGCATTCTTCGTTGTATGCGCGGACGTGTTGTTCGTCCATGCTGTCAACATGTGCGATCAGCGTATCGTTAAACACTTCGTCGTTCACAACCTCTTCCAGTTCTTCGATAGGTTCGCCATTGAGTTGCGTCTCAATCTCTTTGGCAGCTTTCGAATACAGCAGGCAGGCGCTGTCAACTTCGTGAACGGAGAACATAGGGAATGTACCACGCACGTCAAACTGTTTGCCTTTCAGGTGGAAACGCACGGCACCCTTGTTGATAAGATGCAGACGGTCAACGCTGCGGATATCTTTCAGGCTGGTCATCATTACGTTGAAAATGTGAGTGAGTTCGGGAATCATGAGATTTGTCCTTAAATGAGAAATGGGACGCGCACGGTTGTGAGCATCCCTGTTTTGTTATTTTACTGCCACCAGCAGATCGCCATGCAGTGCTTTGTCATACGGTTCGTATTGACTGCACTCGGTGCCTTTCGGATAGACGTGCATGTGGTCATCGTCACGGGCGCTGGCCGAAGTGGACGCTTCGATAACGCAGAGCGCTTCAATCGCGTCGTCATCTACAGCACGGAACAGCGGAATCCACTCTTCGGTCTCGCGTACATAGGACCACTGAGTATCTGCCCAACCTTCAATGTCAGACAGATTAGCAAGCGACGAGGTCTGAATGACCTGAATGCCTGCACATGCCTCGTGTTCGTAACGAACTTTCTGCGACACGAAACGCAAGAACGGGCTGTCACGCAGTTCGAGATCATTCTCGATTTCTTTCAACGTGTACACACGGCCGCGCAGTGGATATTGTTTCATGTTAAGCTCCTCCAGATCAATGACGTGTGTTGGTGTGTTTGCCTTTCTTGAATGCAGCTTCGCATTCGTCAACGATAGCCGCAGCGAGCGTGGCATTCATATTTGTGTTCTGGTCGAGCAGGGCCATGAACTCCTGCTCAGTTGTGCCAATTTGACCAAGAACAAATTCGAGGTAACTTTGCTTTTGGTTAGGAGTCATACCACGCATGGCGGCAGGCAAAATGCTGATAAAAGCTGTGGCCAGCAGACTCACACGCACGTCTGGAGTTGTTTCTGAAAATTTACTCATGTTAAGCTCCTTAGCTTAGGGTTTGGATTTTCAAAGGACCCTCGTCGAAGGCCCTTCACAAATCTTAGCGGTGATGCGACACTCGCAGGTACAGACCCGTCGATGGGAAGTACGTTGCGCCAGACATTACGCATTCCTGACAGTGGAAATGCTCACGATTGTTGTGTCGGTCGATAAGCAGATTCAACAGCGACAGGTCGAAGCCAGACATTACGCCGTTAACGTTTGAATCTTGCATCAGGCGCAGCGCTTCAATATCGCTGAACGTTTTGCTTTTGTTCTCTGCTACTTCAAGGCGAGCAGGAACAACGCCGTTACCGATGGTAACTTCCAGAGTGGTCAGTTCTGGGAAGATGAAAGTCAGAGTAGTAGAAGATGACATGTTAAGCTCCTCAGCTTAGGGTTTAGGATTTTCAAAGGGCCCTCACAGAAGACCCTTCACAAATCTCTTACAGCTTAGGTAGCCAGTAGTTAATGCGATCAACGAATGTTTCGTACATACGTGGATTTCCGTTTTCCACCGTCACTTCTTCCAGTGCGTCGAGGTTTTCATCGGTCACATACATGATGTATGAGTTAGACCACTCGGACATGCTGTTATCTTCGTGCGGGGTTTGCAGTAAAATATCCCACACGCCTTTCGCCGTCGATTCATCGAACGACATACCTGCATAGCGAACGTGAACGTTAATACATTCATGGTCGCCCACCAGCTGGTCAGGACCGTCGGTGTTTGCTTCTTCAAGGGTATAACCTGCGTCACAATCGACGTACACTTCAAGGTCAGGACGATTCAGGGCACGTTCAAGGTTGGCCCTCAATTCTTCCATGTGACCGAAAGTCAGGTTCGTAGTGAAAGCAGCAGGGGTTTTCAAATCAGCGATAGATAAAGTAGTCATGATACGCTCCTCAGCGTTGGTTGTATGAGCATAGCGCTCACATATAGTATATCATAGGAGCGTATCAGACTAAATGGCTATTTCAGCCAGTTATTTGCAGAGTTCAGCAGATTGACGGTCGGTTGCTTTGAGTCTGATACGAGTCACTTCATCGACAATCAGCGTGAACCTGTAGGACTCAAACGATGACCAGATAAGAATGTTGGCGCCTGTGAGAAATTGCAGGCTACCACATGTCTTGCCTTGTGAGGTCACAATGGTCGTGCCATCAATCTTAACTGGCGTGTGCATCAACGTCAGGTTGTCTTTGATGGTAGCAGTGAACTCTTTCGGCAGATGAGGCAGCGTCAGGTTACCTGCACGTTTGTCTATATCGTATCGCCAGTAGTTACCGTTTAGATCACCCATTGATTATACCATAGTGGTCGTTCGTGAAACATCAGGGCCAGCGCAATGACGAACGCATGGCCGAACTTTGCATTCTCGTTTTGAATGGCGGTCAGCCAGGGACTACGCGAATCAGGATAGGCCTTTTGAATATCGTAGGTGTCATAGTCACGCAGGATAATCTTGGCGCCTTTCTTGTAGTCCTTGAGCAGGCGTTTGAACTTCGGTTTATGTACCACCAGCTGCGCATACTCAGGCACGTAGATTTGTTTTCGTGCGGGAATGTACGAAAGGCGCAAGTCGCCCCATTTCGAGAACAAGGCCTTTCGACCTTTCCCCGCCGGATAGCGATGCGCCTGCTCGGTTGTACTGCCTTTCAAATGCCACTCCCACCACTCACGGGATATCTCACCGTGGAACAGGTCGTTCGAGTTGACCAGATGTTCTTCGTACACCTTGCTGTACTGCCACATGTTCTCCATGTTCAGGAACATCATACCGTCAGGTGTACGACACGGACCCAGATAGAATGGACTCAGCGACCACCAATCGTCGTCGCGTGATACAGGCGTGATATCAAGGTCGAACCCTTTTGGGGCCTTGTCCTTTAGGCTTAGGACTTTGATCAAACCAATGGTCATACTTCCTCCGTTTAAGAATAGTGCTGAACGGTCTGCCTGCGTAATCAACGAATGAGTAACGCCACTCGTCGGAACTTACCTTCTCAATCAGTTTAATCTTGAAGTCGGCACGGCCCGCTTTGAGTATGCGAAACAGAGGGTACGTGTCGTAGGCAGCGCCGGGCTTAAAGTGAGGCAGCATGACCAGTAGATCACAAGGCTCTACCATATACGCTGTCGGCGTCTTAGAGAAGTCGATGCCTGTCACCTTCAAACGATAGGTGACGCCGTACAGTCGGCAATAGATCGTGTCAGATACCATCAGTGTTACCTATTGCAATGCCGTGTTTCTCACACAGCTCCTTGATCGCCAACTCGATTGTATTAGAGCGCGTGAGGTTCAGTTTAATAGACAAGCGCTCGACTGCGTTATGAATGTCTGCGGTCGTTGCTGCCGAGAGCGTCTTGTTGCGAGGCTGCGCTTTCTTACGAGAGGAGCAACGTTCGGCCGAAGTAACAGCGAAGCGAGCGCCCAGTGATGCTGCAATGTCTTTCACGTAATGATCTCCAGTTGCGTGTGGTAGAGAGCGTGTTGCACTTCGTTGAGATTCAAAGTGCGGCCGAAGTAGCGGATGCTTTTGTCCTGCAGGTTGTTTGCGATTGCCTGTTTCAATTCAGTGAAGCGCTCACCCAACTCTACGGTGACTTCACTAGGAGCGGAGAAGTCCACACGACGCAGGTCGTATTCTTCTGCTTGTTGGTACGACGCGGTTGTGGCTACGAACACTTTGCCTGTCTCACGCACAACCAGCAGTACGCCGTGTGTGCGACGCATGGTTGTAACGATGTTCAGCTTGTGTTGATAGAAGCGGCGGTCGTCGAACTCTTGTTGAGTGACGTTGAATACAGTGAGGAAGCGGCGCATTGAATGTCTCGCGTTGTTGAATGTACGAGGCATTTACAGAAATGAAAAAGGGCCACCAGCAATGGCAGCCCTTTTGTTTTAGCAGTAGTCGTCCGAACCGTCTTGACCGTCACGGCGATTGATGCGTGGATCGCGGTCGTCTTCGGCGCGTTGCTTATCTTCGGCTTCTTCGTCCGCCAGTTGCTGTTCGTTCTGGTCGTCGAGAATCATACCGATAAGCAACTCGTCTGGGAGATCGTCGTCTTCATCTTTGTCTTCCAGCAGTTCGCGTTCGTTTGCAATCTGGTCCAGCTCGATGCAGTTCATAGCTTCCAGTTCTTCGCGGGTGTAGTGGTGCATAGCATTCTCCAAATAGAAAAGCCCCGCACAATGCGAGGCGATGTTCGTTTACAGATAGACGTTGATATTGTTCTTGCCGTCAGAGATAAGAGCGAGCTGGCTCAGGCGGTGACGGAAGATTGTGTAGGGACTACCAGGCTCATGGCGAGCGCGAGTAGTAAGAGAGACTACTTTGAATTTCTGGCACGTCATGCGGCGCTTGAACGTCGCGGTGTTGAATAAGCCACACTTGTATTCAGCAATCAACATGCGCACAGCGTAAGGCAGCGACACGCGAGTTTCAGCGCTCAGGTCAGACGAGATAGAGAAGCGAGGCATCTCAGCAACTGCCTCAGGATTCTCCGCAGCAACCTCCACACCTTCGCGTTCGTCATACTGATACTCACGAATGGTCGCAGAGTCGATAGGCTGCTTGTCGTTGAAGGTCATCTTCACATGCTCTTTATCAACGATGGTCAGCGTGAGGTCAGACAGCACGTAGGCTTTGGCGCTACCTTGCTCTTTGCCTGTCGTGTAGACGATGCAGACCTGACACTCACAGAACGCTTCGAAGTGTGGGCGCTTAATCAGAATCTCGCCAGTAGCCAGAGTCTTCTCGTTTGTCTTGATGAATGCGGTGACGGTCATTGCCATGATAGTGTCTCTCTCAATTGAAGTTGTTTGTGTGCGACGCCGTAACGCCGCAGTCAGGTATTACATTAACACGGTCATGCGAGCAAGTACAGGCAAATCGTCTTGCGTCACGCCGTTGTCTTTGTTCAGCTCAAACACGGTGCGGGGATATTGTGCGAGCACGGCAGCGTGGTTGCTTTTCTGTTTCACGCCGTGGTGAATGTCAGAGATGTGAATGCCTGTCTCGAACAGAGCCAGCACCAACTCGGTCAGCGTACACATGCCACCATGATACTGCACGAAACGTTCACGGCAGTTGAGGTTAAGTTGCAGCAGATTGGGGTTGTTGCCAGAAGCATCGTTGGCGATGCAGAAGCGTGGCACCTCACGCATATCTTCGTCAGGCATTACGACACGTTCGGCAGATTCGTCCAAAAGCTCTTTAGGGAGAATCGAAGACGGCAGCGCATGAACGTCGGTCAGAGGGTCGAACGACACACGCACGTTGTTTTCGTCAACAGGTGTGATTGTGATGTTCTTCACTGCGAACGTGTTGCCTAAGCCTGTGTTGGTGTACACAACGAAGCATTCAGCCTCAGCCAACTCTTGCACCTGCGATGCAGCGATAGTGAAGTTGCCTGCACCAAGTGAGGCGTAAGAACGTTTTGCGAAGAAGGTTACGATAGACATGATGTGATTCTCTCTATTAAGTTGTGATGATGTGGCGCCGTAACGCCACACGTTAGTCAGTTGTTACAGCTTGATTGTGACAGTAGCGCCGAGTCTGTCTTTCAGGTGCTCTACGAGTTCTTCTACAGAGAAGTCTTCGAGTCGGCCTGTCTTCTCACGATTGATCACTTTGCGCACGGCGCTCTGCGTGTACACCAGCTCTGTGTGGCGATCACGAAACGCTTCGGGGATCGTCGTATCGACTTCGTGGTAGATACGATTAGTGCGCATCGCCACGATTCGTTTGAACAACTCAGGCGGCAGGCGACTCATACCTGAATCAATGAGATGATCGTCTACGCCTGACCAGCTCAGTCGTCCCCAGCTTTGTTGCGTGTCAGACGCAAGCAGGTCGAGTCGAACGCGAGACAGATGATACATTTTAGAGTTAGGCGTTAACAGACCTGTGCCTACTACGGCGATAACGCCGATAGCGCTTTCAAGGCGCTTCATGTTAAGGCCACGCATCAGAAACGTGCGGTCATACAGGTCAGAGGCGTTCATGCGAAGAATGAGATATTGATTTTTCATAGCGGCTCTAGGTCAGAAATAGAAAAGCAGCGCCGAAGCGCCGCTTAATGTGTTGTTAGATAACGTCTACGATTTCAGCGTCTACGAATTGATCGTTCGCGGCTAAGAAGCGTTTCAGTTCATCTTCATCGCCGATGATGTTCACTTCTGGCACGCCAGCAGGGCCGCAGTTCAGTGATACAGTCAGGCGCAGATCGAACGGCGCGAGCCATTGAGTAGAAGTCTCGCCATCTTCAAACACAACTTCTGTTGGCGATGTTACGTCTGCGATTACGTCGATGGTGATTTGTTTCTCTGACATTGTTGTTGCCTCTTTCAGTGTTGAGCGCGTCATTGCGCTAGAGATTACATAGTACGATATTGTGCGCCACATTGCTATGGCGCTTTCAGCCTATTATTTGTCTACATACTTATCAAGTAACGCTGTGTGGTGCGATAAGTCTGCGAGAATCTTGCTCTGAATGATATGCGCGATATCATCAGCGTCTGTCTCATAGCCTGCGTCACATGAAGCGACAACCTCAAGCCAGTCACTGCCCATATTATACTCAGGTGTATCGCCATGTGAGGCAGGGAAGAGAATCAGCAGAATCTCAAGGTCTTTGTACATCAGGTTCAGGCCGCGGTACTCGTCAACGTTGCACGGTACGAGGGAGATTGTATCAGGGCAGTCAATCAGGCGAGACATAATTGACTCAGCGAATGCGCTGATTGGCCCCATGTTGTTTTCTGCGAATGCTTTTACGATAGTTTCGATTTTCATTGTATGCCCCTTGGCAGTTTGTATTTGAAATAAGCGGGGCCGTAACCCCGCAGTCAGTGTTGTTTGTTATGCTACGTCAAGTTGTTCAAGTTCAGGCGCAAGTGCTGCAAGGTCTGCGGAGCTGAATGAATAATCGTGTTCAGGGTGCGGGTAGCCTGCGTATGTGATGCTGTAGTTTGCATCTTCGCCTGTCACATCAGTGTATGGCAGATCGATGAAGTAGCCATACTCGTCTGTACATTCATCTGCCTCAAGGTCCCAGCCTACGAACATCAGGCGGCGCTCGTTCGTATCGATCTCAGTCACAATCACTTTTGCATCGCCACGAACTAACTGCGCGTTCAGGTCGTCGGCGATTTGTTGAAGCATGGTGCGATCTGATTCGTTGAAGATACGCCCCACACGTGGGAGCGAGTCGTTCAGGTGCTCGGCGATTTCTGCAACGTCATTGTCAGAAACAACTTTGCCCCACAACACATCTTGCGTTGCGCCTACGAGGCGACTGTAGATGAAGGCATCAGACGCATCGCCTTCCATCTGTTTTTCAGTCGGGGTGTAGATATCGAAAACGTCAATGCCATTCTGATACACACAGAAGCCGTTAGGGTCGTTCACAAAATCAGGGCGCTCGCCGTAAGGGTCAGTGCCGAAGATGATTTCGAATTTCAGGTCGTAGCGTCCCAGAGCATTAAGTGCTGAGGTGATTTGCGCTGCGTATGCGTTCAAAGTTGCTTCGTCTTTCGCGTTGAATGCTTTATCAAAGTTTGCTGCTTTCACTGTATGCCCCTTGGCAGTAGTTGTATGTGCTACGCATCATTGCGCAACATCTATATAGTATCATGGGCGCATGGTCGTGTATATAGCTATTTTAGCCAGATTTATGCAGACTTGAGCACATCGCAGGTAACGCGTCTGTCTCAGTTTGAGTTAAGTCACATAGCAGATTTGAGGTCGTTCAGACGTAAAAAAGGGCGACCCTGAGGCCACCCTATGTTTTACTGCATAACCAGTTTAGATACCTTGTACGGATCGATGGTTGCGCCTAAGTCGATAGGTGCATTCGTTCCGTTGTCGGTGCGAACCAGTTCCCACGCTTTGGAGCCATGAGCTTCGAGCAAGAACTTCTTACCTTCGTACTCAATCTTCCACGTAGGCTTACCGCCAGTGTCGTCGAACTCAATCCAGTTCTCGTGGCCGATTCTATATTGAATGGTGTGTTGAATATAGTTATAGGCAAAATCACGAACTGTCTTGAAGTCGGCCTTACGAAGACCTTCAGGCGTCATGTTGATCAGCGTGAAGTCGTAATTGTTCTGGTCGGCAGGATCGTAGTTCACACGGTACGGTCGCTTCGCATTAGGATAATGAGTCTGCGAGGTAACCATACCTTCAAGCCTGTTCACCAGTCTCTCCTTCGTGGCGTAGGTGCCGTCTTCGATTGCCTCAAACATATTGACGTATCGAGTCTTGGCAAGGTCCCACGTAGTGAATGCCACGGTTGGAGATTCATGACGCCCAGACAGTTGCAACTCCGGCCAGCCATCTTCGCCGCGTATCAATCGCCAGTCACCGAACTGTGTAGTGATAGAAAGCATTTCGCCCGGGTCATAGATATTGACGCGTGACATATCGAAGTTTGGCAGAGAGTACGCAATGTTAGACAAAGCCAGATAGAAAGAGTCTCGCTTGCGCGCCTGATTCGGAATCAAACGAGCAATCTTAGACGACAGGCCGCGATCAGACCACGCTTGTGCCTCAGTCTTCTTCACTGGCGCTGGCTTGGCTGGAGCAGGCTTAACTGGTTTTGCGGCTGCGGGCGCTGCTGCAGGAGCAGGCTTAGCCGCATCAGGCTTTGGGCGCAGAATGCTCTTGTCCAGCATACCCAACAGGTCAACGATATCAAACGTTGCGCCGATACGTTTCGGTTTACCTGTTACGCCAGTTTTGATCGTCCACGCGTTGTCGTTAAGGTTGATAACGTAATCGCGTTTGCCTACAACAGTAACGCCATTCGATACAACAGCGACGACGGTCTTCGGCAGATTTTTCTGCAATACGTTACGCAGCGCATTGAAATATTCTTCACGCGCCTGCATCGGCTTTGCAGAGATCTTACGTGCGGTGACTTCTGCCAGTTCGTCCACCAGCGTCACGTCAGATTTACCTGACGGCGTGTACTTAGCCGCGGGCTTGGCTTCTGGCACAGGTTTTGCCCCAGCAGGTTTAGGCTTTTTTGCACCAGGCACTCGGCGTACAGGGATATCACCGAACTCACCGGCCGCAGCTTTTTCCCACAGCTTCTCATACGCCTTAGCAACTGTAGCTGGTGCATTTTTGAAGGTAGTCGTCACGTAGTCCATGACCAGGTCACGTTCTTCGGCGTTTTGCGCACCTAGGAAGAACGCGTTCGGATCATCATTGTCCCAACCAAGTTTACGTTTGCTGGAAGGGAATGAGATACGACCTTCAACACTCTTGCCAGCTTTAACGAGAATCAAGGTATCACCGATCTTGTTCATCGCCAGTTCAGTTTTCAGGCCAAACTGTTTCAGAGAAGCGGCCACCGCTTTGTGTACAGCTTCGAACGGTGCAGTATTTTTCGCGCGGTGTGCGGCATCGTACAGAGCGGCAGGACTCATGTCCACAGCTTCTGGTGCATGTGGATTATCGAGCTTGATAGGCTTCTCAGGCTTGTTGCCAGCAGTCTTACGAGCACGGATTTCTTTGGTCTCGGTGATACGCGCAGCAGCCGCATCGGAGTGACCTGCGATCCACTTCAAAGGAACGCGAACCAGTTTCAGTGCTTTGATGCTTGCAGCCAAAGTTTTAGCGACAGCGAATTGTTTCGCAGCAGCCAGAGACTTCTTACCAGCAGCCGAGGCAGTGAACTTGATGATTTCTTCATCGTCACCTTCTTTCATCAGCTTGAGCAGACCGTCGATGTGTGCGGTGCGAACTTCTTTTGCACGGCTGAACTTGTCGAGTACGGCAACGATGGAGTGGCCCTTAGAGCCAAACATATAAACAGCGGCGTCCTTCTGGGCTTTTGTAGGCGCAGACAATGACTGGACGCCTTTGGGATTAATCAAAGACATAGTGTTACCCCGAAGTAGGATTGTGTGTTAATGACGATAAAAATTAGCATATAAAGAAGAAAGGGCCCACCAGATGTTAATCTGAAAGGCCCTCTGTCATTAAGCAAGTAGCAACCGGAATTGAAGTGTGCTGTCTCCTTCAATCTCATGCCATATAGCCTGACCAACAAGCTCATGACCTTTGAAGAAAGAAACTACACTGGACGACTTCTGTTCGCTGCGGCAATTCTTGGTTGCTTCCAAAAATTGTTCGCACTGTACGTTTGTCGCCTTCCGCTCACTACAAGCGTTTACTTTATTATTGCACCAGCCAGATGACCGTGCGAGGTACTTCAACCGCAGATGGCTACGTTCGCACATTGTTATTTCTCCAATAACGATACGTCAGCACTACTTGCCAACATATTGAAATTAGAGAGCAGGCTAAGAATATTCTTAAAAGCCCTTGAAGTCCCTGAGGATGTATTCTTCAAAGAACAAGCGACGGAAGTCTTCATGGAAGATGATGCGATGACTCTTTTTGAACTGGCAGTCATCACACGCAAGCGACCACAACAGGTTATGTACTTTGGATAGCAGGTAGTCAGTGTGTACGCAGAAGAACTCCAGGCCAATTGTAATCGTCTCTGCACGAAGCTCGTGGTACTGCTGATTGCTTTCGCTTTTCATCAACGCATCAAGACCTACAGATGAAACCAAGCCGCTACGGTATTCGATGTTATTGCCAGTAATTTTCAGGCTCGTCGCGGCGCCGTAGTCAAGGATAGAGTTCCACAGGTGCGGATTCGAATATACCAAAGACAACTCACTGTTTTTGAGTTCAGTATCGCCTTCTTTCTGTTTTAGGCTGTCGATGATTTCTAGGACACGCGTAGCAACTTTTCCCATAGTGCTGCTATCAACATAAGTCAGATCGTGCATAAGCACAACGTGGGCACCTGCGTAGGAATAATCTCTGTGGCTGATAGGAGGTTCGTCTACACCAAAGCAGACGAGAGTGTGAGGTAGATTGTTCGCATTTAGTAACTGCTTAACGTAGGCTTCAACCACACGCTTCGACGTACCGATGATCACGACACGTTTCAACTTACCATAGTTAGAATTTGAGGTGTCCAATGCTCGCGCCATATGGCACAGAGAACGGACGTAAGGGTCAAACGATTCCATATCAGGAATATACGCATGTTGTACACGAGATTTCATAATAGCCTCCGGGCCTAACGCCCATACGTGGAGTATTGATAACGAGTTATTGCGGGATGGTTCCTCTAACAACTCTCGGTGGCAACCACTTGCAGATCAGAACCTGTTCGCCTACTTTAGGTCCTGTCCAGAAGTGATGGTAGTGCGCTCTCCTCAGATGCGGTCTGCGTCCATTGAAAGCGCGAGTACACGTTTCGACTTCTGCCTCGAAGTCTTTAAGTAGTTGCGCCATCTCCGTGCCTAGCGTGATCACACGATCATCCTTCGGCGGAGTGATGCGATAGCTTTTGCCTAAGCGTTGAGGTCTAGGCTGCGAGTGCCCTTCTGTATGCAGCGCCTGTTGCTCGGAGCAGATGTACAGCACACAGCAAACAATCTTCGTCAGGTAGTGATGGACGTTGATTATCAGTGATGCAAATTGATCGCGACTCACCTCGTCCGACACGTTGAGCAGGTGACTGTTCGTGACAAGCAACTCAGTCCTAACAGGCTGGTCCAGATAAACGTATGAGGTGACGAACGGTGTGAAGTCGTTCGAGCGTATGCTTGGGTCATCAGAAACAAAAGGTGCTGCGAGTGCCAGTGCTGGTCGGCCGTTGATGTTCGTGTAACCTACGAACGCACCATCGAAGTCCAGTTGCATACTGTTGTCTTTGCTTTGCAGACTGACAGGCATCGTTATCCACTGACTCCAGTAAGGCAGTCGATGCAGCACTTCGGCAGGTAATTCGTCAGGCAATACTGAATCAACCAAGTGACTCACAATCGTAGGGTCAAAGACAAAGTTCGGCTTTGAGAACTGCCAGAAGTAATGCAGATAGCCTGACGTTATGATGGAGATTTCACTCGGGCCTGCTGGGCACTTGGCTAGTGGGTTGAGCCACTTCATGTATTGATGAAGCGACACACCAGACATACCAGGCTTGCCTTTGCACTTCTGAAAATACGCCTCAAGTCCTTTGTCGAACTTAGGCAGAAAGATTCTGACGTCCTTGAGAAACAGGTCAAGGAAGATTTGAGGAGTTGATTTGGACATGCTGTTCTCCTGCTGCCGTAGACAAAAAAAAATGGGGAGGCCATCCGGCTCTCCCCTGCCCAAGTCGGGCTAGACTACACACAGCAATGTGTTCGGTTGGTGATCAGTATTTACAGATTACCTTGAAGAAGTATTCACGATGAAGTTTAGGACTCAGTATGAGTTTCTTACTTGTTGCCTTACATGCGCTTACGAGTTTGTCGAGGCTGCGCATATTAAGATGCAGGTAGTCATCGCCTAAGATAATGGAATCAGCAGGGCTTTCCGCCAGGCGCTTCATGTGGTCAGGGTCGTTGATCAAATAGAGCACGTCTTTGAATGCGATGTTTGACTTAGTGGTTTCATCGCCCAAGAACGAATGCGCATAATCAGGACCGAGATACGAGGCATAGGACGCTTCACGAATAGAGTCCAGCATATTCAGAGTGTCCGTCTGCATATAGACGTTAGTACGGGCTGCTTCGCTGCGTGTCGTTGCTTCCATTGCAGTGAAGAAACGAAGTAGGTCGACGCCAAGTTGTTTATTGTCGATGTAGTCAAGGCTCGGCGAAAGGAATACGGTGAACTCACGCGCCGCTGTCAGACCTCGAAGGGATTGAATATCAACATACGAGACGGGCAATATACCTGGGATATTCGGGCGTTTGAGAATTGAAAACAGGGTAGCCGATGCGGCGCGGGCCGTGATATCTACATACACGACTGCCATTTCATGCTTGCGTGTCGGATGATGTTTTTCCCGTGATTTCAATGAGTGGTAGGAACCAAAAATAAGTCCTTCAAACATTTCGTGACCGGGTACGTGATTAAAGTGCATCTTGTGCATCAGATTACTCCTGACCTAATTAGGTCTATCGAGTTGAGGAAGATGTGGGAGGCTTGCTCCCACTCTTAGGATTACGCGCGAATGATCGCTGCGCCGAAGGTGCGAATGGTAACGCCCGCTTCGTTGTCGAGAACATCAGCGATAGCCAGAACGTTGTCTGCGGACTTATCGTTGATTACTACCTGCATACCGAGAACGCTACCGACGTTCCCAGCAACAACATCAGCAACACGTTCGATTGGGTCGAAGATATCGAACAGGTCACCTTCAGGGTCTGCGAGAGCAGGCACCAGAGCGCGTGATACCAGAACGATCATGCGAGCATCAGCGTTTGGTTCAGCAGTCACGGTTGCCATGATTGTACCGAGAGTGCTGACAGTCAGGTCACGCTCACCGTCGAGATTAGGAACGATTGTCGGACTACGTGTCTCTTGACCTTCGTCATCAACGACAACGGTCTCCAGATTAACGATATCAGCGGTATAGATTTGAGTACGCATTTCTTACTCCAGAAAGGAGAGCAGGCCGAAGCCCGCTCAGGGATTACTCGTCGTCGCCGTCGTCGTCATCAGACTTCTTGGCAGACTTACTGATTGCAGCTTTCAGCATGTCGTTACCTTTGACAGACTGAACGAACTTGAAGCACCACAGGCGCAGGCCAGATGGTTTGACTTTCAGTTTCTTACACACGCCAACAACTTGTTCTTTGCTGCCGTTGATAAGAGTACGGAAGTCATCCCAGTCCATCTTAACATCAGATGCGAGAGGACACGGCGCTTTCAGCTTGAACGCTTTACGCGTACCGTTGACCAGACCGAGAGTTTTCAGGTAGTGCCACGTATCGAACACTGGGTCAAAGCCACGCGCTTCGCCGTTACCATCAGCTTCCCACAAACGTAACCACGTCTGCTGGTTAGGGATGCCGCCCATCTTGTTCTTGATGGTCTTAGCAGCGATGAAGCGATAACGGTCGGTACCACCTTCGACGGTGACAGACTTCTCCCCTACGATACCAGGAGCATCTTTCAGCTTCGGCCAACCTTCAGGTACTGCACGAGAAGCCAGACGCACCCGCACGTCACTGTTATGACTGACGAAGCCGTTGGTAATAACTACCGCAGTTTCTTCAACGTTCACATCCCAGAACTCACGCTGTTCGTCAAGCGCACGAAGCGTAAACGGCACAGGCAGAATTGCAGAGTCGAAGTTGTACCAGTCATCAACATACGCCAGCTGGAACATCAGCAGGTCGTACATGTCATCATAGCCAGAGATCTCTTTATGCAGAATCAGGTCAAGCGCTTGTGCGAAGTCGTTCTCAGGCGCCAGGTAGATTTTGTCATCGCCTGTCTGCAACTGATAGTCCAGAACGTAACGCACCAGCTCAGGGAAGTGATCGACAATCACGGTCAGCATTTGAGTCTGACGTTGACGACAGGTCGCTTCAAAACTGATACCAGCAAACGCACCGAGTTCGTCCTGCTCTACAGCCGCTTCCAGTTCGTGTTTGTTCAGGCCAGGAATCCAGATACCAGTTTCGTCTGCATACGCATAGATACCGATATCAAGTAGCTTCTCTACCCAGAACGAGAACGAACCAGTGTCGGTATCTTCACCTACAGTGTCGATGAACAGACAGTTCGCAGCATACGTTGTTTCGCCGTGAGTTACCAGAGGCAGTTGTTTGCTTACTGGGTCACAGTTACCAAGCAGACTGCTTACCAGTTGTGAGGCCAGATCAAATTCATCAGGAACATTCGCTTTCAGTTCCTTGACAGGAGGCACACGCAGACCAGCGTACTGACCTTGCTTCTCTGGGTACTGCGCCAGTTGATTTAGCGTGTTCCACTCAGGACGCAGAACAGGAGTACCTTCGGCAGTCAGGTCGTGCATGAGCGTGAACTGGCGATGTTCTGCCGAGCCGACGTACACATGACCACCAGCGTTCAACTCGAACGGGAACGGTGCGTCCTCAACAAGCCATGCGCCGTTGATCTTCTGATAACCGTCGAACGATTCTACAGAGACTTCGGTGCCAGCGTCCAGCAGCTCTTTGATGTACGGGGCAGTCAACACGCCGTGGTCGGTACGAATCTGAGTGTCGCGGTCGAAGCAATAGAACTTCAACGCATCGCCACCAGGCTCATACTCAGGGCTGCCGAACATTACAGCAGGCTTCTGGCGCAACTGGTTAACGCCCACGATGGTCATCATCTTACGACGCATACCACCACGGAAGCGTTTGATGCCGTCAGAGAACATACGCGCTTGCAGAGCCATTGCTTTCGAACCGTCATCATCATCGACCTGGTCAGGCATCATCGCAGGATAGGAGTCAACGATAACCATCGCCTGCATGTGACCGTCGTTCGCAGGTACTTTGAACTGGTTGTTACGGCTGAACCATTTCTTATCGTACTTGCCTGCAACCTTCTTCGCGTTCTCTTTGTTGTTCTCAAAGATGTAATACGCGGAGCCGTCTTTCTCAACGATCTTGTCTGGCAGACGACGACGCAGCATCGACATATAATCGAAGAAGCGCTCACCGTTGTCAGGAGCGTAGTAGCGGATCTGAGGCTTAACGATCCAGCTACCGTCTTTGTCGTCACGCACACCGAAGATAGTTTTCGGGTCGACCTTAACGCCAAACGTTTTCAACTGACCAGCAACGTACTCGGCGTCGGTTGAACCTTCGTAGTCGAACACTACGCTAATGCCAGAGTATTTCAGACGAATCAGGCTCGCCATGATACTCATGGTCATTGTAGACTTACAGGACTGCTCACCGCCGCTGAACGTATACCAACCACCAGGTACGATACCGCCTGACAGGTACATGTCGAGCGCAAGGCAACCAGTTGATATACGTGGTGCGTGTCGCGCTGCATCTTGCGAGCTTACTTTCGTTTTCTTTTCGATGGCATCAAGCACATCGTCCATCAGGCCAGCAAGGTCAAAGCCAAGCAGTTCAACGCCACCGATATCGTCTGACGCTACTGCTTCTGCTCCGCCTTTCTTAGCTTTAACTTTAGCTTTCTTCTCGGCCTTTTTCTCGGCCTTGTTGTTCGCTTTCGCCATTGTGGGATAGTCCAGATTGAGAAAAGAAGGGGCAGCCTAAGCTACCCCGTTACACGCATTACTTTTTCTTCTTTTTCTTCTTGGCCGGCTTGTCGTCGTCATCGTCATCCGAAGACTTTTTCTTTTTCTTCTTATCGGACGATTTCACCTTGTCCGAAGATTTCTTTTTCTTCTTCTTAGGCTTGTCGTCTTCGTCTTCGTCGTCATCATCTGACTTCTTGGACTTTTTAGAATACTTAGAAGACTTGCTGGACTTCGCAGACTTCTTGGACTTTTTAGACGGACGATCATCTTCATCGTCTTCGTCATCATCATCATCGTCCTCGTCGTCGTCCAGCATTTTGCGGGACTTGGTCGCTTTGGACTTTTTAGACTTGGAAGGACGATCATCTTCATCTTCATCATCTTCGTCATCATCGTCGTCATCGCTGCTACGACGTTTTTTCTTGTCCGCCTTGCCGCCTTTCTTTTTCTTGCCCAGCGCCATGCCGTCATCATCGTCTTCGTCATCATCACCATCGTCAGAGTCATTGGTGTTAACGCCGATAACGTCCATCTTCTTGAAGTCAGCCATAGCAGCTTCTTCGTTCAGACGTCCTAGCATGTCGTAGATTTCTGCCCAGTTGTCGAAGTCCCAGGTCAGATATTCTTTTTCATCGCTGGTCAGTGGTGTGTGATCACCGCGCTCAAGCGTGTAACGCTCGGCAGGAGATTTTTTCGGGTTGTATTTGACTTCGATATCACAACCGTACTTAGGATGGTTGACCTGGAACGCTTGCTTAGACTTCTTGCCAGACTTTTTGTCTTTGACCGTGTGAATGTTGCGCTCACCCAGGTCTTTGATTTTCTGCGCCAGAGAGTTAGACAGCGGAATACACTGCACAGGAGTCCAAGACTCACTGCCCATTTCTTTCTTGCCGGTCTTCTGCTCTTTCTTCGTGAGCTTCGGCATTTTACGTGGCGCAGCAGCCTGTTCGTCACGGATGATCGCTTGCGCATACCACTTGTAGTCGTACTGCGCGGGCGCACCAGATTCGTCGTTGCCGTGTGCGATACCGCAGTACGGACACTTCATACCGTTCAGAGGCTTGCCCTGATTGTCGGGGTCGAAGTTAACGCACATGCGCGGGATTTTGATTTCTTTATCTTTGTCTTTGCCGCCCATGATCTTGATCCAGTGCTTCTTGATTGGAAGCAGGTCGAGGTCTAACAGGCGGAATGATACCCAGTTACCGTTTGCTTTCTTTGAGAGCGGGAAGATTTCAAAGATTTCGGACTCACGCAGACTATCACGTTTGCTGTTGTCCTGAATGTCACCAAATCCACGTGCCATTATATTTCCTCAATATTGAGTTGTGCTATGATATGCACTGTTTACAGTTTTAGGCTAGCCCTTGAGCTTGCATATGTTTACGCATGAGATCGATTTCAAACTTATCGAACTCCTCGCCAACGTCCATCGTCAGTCGAGCGACACCCAGAGGGTCTACACGCTTGATAAGCAGTCTCAGTTTTTCGGTACGTCTTTCACTATCAACGTGATCTTCTAAGTGATGATGGTCACTCACTTTTTGATGCAGGGACGCGTCCGCACCTTCATCAGATTCATTCGCTGGAGTATCGAGACTTACCGAGAAATTCAGAGAAGTGGTATCTTCACCTGTCGCCAGTTTCTTACGTTGAGTCTGGGGAATAGTGTACGCGATGCCGTATTCATGCTCGCTACTGCTACAGGTCTGTGCGTTAAGAATCCACCACTTCGTATAACTCACTATCGCGCCACGCGACGAGTCATACTTGTTGATCGCAATGATAACGTTGCGCAGGAAGTTCTGGCGCACGTCTTTGCTGTCGTAGAGTTTACCACGATTAGTATCAACATAGAACTTGGTCTGCTTGCTGCACAGACGATAGAAGTCAGCAACTACCGAGTGGAAGTATTCCATGAACTGCGGCAGGAGATCGTTCAGACGGCATAGCGCAACGAACAGGCTTGAACGGGACGTTGCCCCGAACATTTTCACATACACGTCCAGTCGTTTCGAATACGCCACCCGCTTGATTGGATCTTGCGTGGTAATGAATGCGCGATACAATTCGACATAGACCGCGTAGTACCGTTTAATTACATTTTCCAGGAAGACATAAATGAAGTTGCGCTCCATTTTAAGCTCCCTGATGAAAACCATTTTCTGATCGCGAGGTACAGAGAGTGCTCGAATCAAAAGGCTGATAGCACGGTCACGCGTTTCTGCGTTATACGGCTTTCGTTTCTTATTCGACGTAACCAGGCCCAACAGATACGTCAACTGGACGTCGAAGATATCCGTGTTCTCAACAATCTCACGGAGGCAGTCATGCAACATGGTGTCCATGACGCTTTCTATCTGACCGCCTGTGAGATTCGACTTATTGTTCATGGTCAAATACACCTGTTAGTTGCTTTGACTCTTATTTACAGATTCCTAGATCTTCGTCAGGCTATCGTGCTGATTTTGAATATCGGTAGCTGTAACGTCTTTGTCTTCAATCGGCTTGCGCTGACCAAGGTCTGCTGGTGGCGTAATGCGCTTTTCGTCAGCCTGCTCTTTCTCACGCTCGATGCGGTCCTTCTCTTTTTCTTCAACCTCTTCCTTAGGCGCGTCGATGCCGTATTCTTCTACGATACGCTGACGGTCTGCCAGATCGAGTGCAGCCTGTTGAGCATCAGTAGGACCTTGCGTCTGCGCTTCTGTGGCAGCGTTGTCCTGTTTCTCTACACGAATCTCGTGGCTAAGGCTCACAATCATTTCCATCGAAATATCTCCAGAATGACAAAAGCGGCAGCACATGGCCACCGCTAGGATTTAGTTACGCTTTTCCAGCACTTTGCGATCTTCTTCGATGAAACGCAGAGTGATAGGAGGACGTCCAGGGTGCTGAATGATCTGATTGAGATGTTCAGCCTGACTGTCTTTGGCGGACTTCAACAGCGTAACGTGTGGGTGATACGTGGCGTGTGACCATTTAGCGGCACCACATGCGTGGATGCGCTCATGCTCTTTGCACAGGTCAGGCGATTCGAGTACGAGCACCAGAATCTTATCTTGACCTTCACCGAACAACGTTGCTTCTTTGACGAGAGCGTAGAACTCACCTGCGTCGTTCACTGTCGCCGTAACGTCAGGGTTCGATTCGTCGTAGGCAAGAGTGACATGCAATTCGCCAGGCACATCGTCTTCGTCATGCTCGGTGCCGATAGCAGCACCGAGCTTCATCAGCATCTCTTCCGAATCGAAGTCAGGGAAGACACGCCAGAGACCACCTTTAACCATTGTCGTTCTCCATAGGTAAATGGAATGAACCAGCGACCTGCATCTGGTGACACTTATCGCAGTGGAACATACCGATTGGTTTGCCGTGCATCATTTCAGGGTGGCCCGTGCAAGGGAAGTCATCGTTGCGATAGACACGCAGCAGCGCACCAACAACATTGTTTTCTTCCGACAGGTACTGACCAGTAATGTGACAGTTGAGGTCACGCGCTCGCGCTTGATACAGCGCTACGACTTTGCGGACAGCAGCGTCCAGTCCAGCTGCATCGTAATTGCGCGACTCACCTTCGGCTAATGCGACTTCGTTGATCAGAATGTCCAGCACGACCTTATCAGATTGCTCTGACAGCGTGTGATAGGTCATGGCGTGTTTAACGTCTTCGTTCGGCCCGACCTCCGGAATCTGCGAAGCACTGCTGGCGCCAGTCATCGTGTTCAAACGAAATTCTTCGTAGACAGCGCTGCCGAAGTCTTCCCAACTGCCCTGGTCTTCAAATACGTTTACTTGGTCTGTCATTATAACCCCACGTGAGACATATGTTCCTGCGGTGAATTAGGGAAGTCGATGTTACGGCGAACGCGAATCACTGCACCAATGAATTGGTCATCTTGTTCGATGTAACGAGTGATGATGTGGCAGTCACGGCGTATCGCAAGCTCCCGGACTGTTTTACCAACACTCCGCAACATCACTTCAAGGTCCTGATACGCTTGGCCTTTGATAGGACTGACTGCAATATCGAGAACGCTCAGGCCTGTCGTGTGACGCTCTGACCAGTACATGAAGTCTTCGCCGCTTTGATAGACAGAAGGCTTGAGCGTGAAGGAAGAATCGCTGTCGTCCACGAACGCTCGCAGGTTGAATGACTGCGCAATCTCAGTCACGTCCGTAGTCCACTCTGCCTGATTCTCAAACATAGGACCGATAGGCGGGATTGGCTCGAACTCTTCCTCGTCGTCATCAACAGGGAAGTCGTCAAACGTTACGTGCTCGCCTCTTGGTGCAGACTGAGGCTGACGTGCAGGCATCGGCCACGCAGCGTAGATCACGTTACGACATTCAGCCACCAGCGGGAACAACACAGACAGACCGTAGTCACGCAAAGACACATGAATGTCCAGCGTGTCGCTATGCGTCTGCAACATCGCTTCCATCAGGTGATTGATCAGTTCGTTATGCGCGGTCGTGTATGCAACACCATTGCCAGCAAGCGAAATAGATCTAGGCAGGACGAATGCGTCAGGAGCATCAGGCAACCAGCAGTCTGTTTGCTCACGCGCGTATTGGTCCAGGCACACCATGTACAGGAACGCACGAACTTGATGCGCGGTGTATCGTAAGAAACGCACAGCAAACTCTTTAGCGTGTTCGTTTTCTCCGCACACAGGAACAGGCACACTAGTAGTGTCCAGCACAGTAGGGCGACCACCACGAACTGGATTGAGTTCATCGCTATGCTGACTTACATACACACCGTAGATAGAACGGAAGCGATATAGAATCGGCGCATACGGGAATTGCAGATCAGTGCGGCTGATTGAGCTATCAAACGCCAGCTCTGTCTGCTTGATCATTCCGTGCAGCACACGATTATTAATTGGCTCATTGCGAGGAGGCTCAGGTGGAACCTCCGCCAATGAACTACCGAATTGAATGTTGACCATGTTCTCCACGTAGAAGCGACACTGGTCTAAAGCTACAGCCGTACCAACGAGATTGTTCATCATGATCACTCGTCTGTTTTGCAGGCACAAGTCTTTTCGATGTTCTCTGCAAAAGGTGAAGGCTCGGACACTACGCCACATTTGACGCAAGTGCGTACCCAGCCGTGAGGTGTTAAACGCGCAGCGCTTAACGTATCGTCCTCTTCGATTACTGTCTGAGGAGCAGAACTGCCGTTGTAACTAATACGCGAGCTACGACGACCACAGCCAGCGCATCCCATTAGATGGTGACTGTACGGAACACAACGCCAGGTCTATCTTCCCACGAAGGTTCAATGCCAGTGATCAAGATCTTATCGATCTCCTCCTCTGTCATTCCCTTCGCTTTGAGACTAGGGCGCATCCAGTCAGGAACTGAGCAAGGCTCGAACTCTTTCTGTGGCTCCTGCGAGTTAATGATTTCCTGCCACTGCTTGAGTGCGTTCAGGATCGAACTGGTATCTTTCGTTTCACACTCAATGGTAGGCGGAGCAGTAGCAATGCCAGAGAACTGCTCCATCGCTTCTTTGGTGCTGCGTTCGATTTCGCGCATAAGCAGCGTCTGCATCACGTCACCGAACACGCTCTCCTGCGCATGACCATGAACGATGTGCTGACCGAAGTGCAGCGACACGCTATGCGTTTCAGGATTAAACTTCTGCTTCTGCATGTTCACCTCCGATTTGCAGACAAGCAGGCTGGCTTACTACAGGACCTTTGAACATGTCCTGATGGCGCTGGATGATATCGTCAACTTTCGCAGACGCGCCCTTAGGAACTTCAATCAGCATCTCGCCGCAAGACTCTACGACGGTACAGCCAGCAGCGATCAGTTCGCCATTGAGTTCAGCTACACGACGGTGCATCTCGTTAATAGAATGAACGATCGGATAGTTCGGGATTACTCCCGGCGCAGGATTGTTAAAGAACATTCGGATTAGTCTCCGTTGCGTTTGACTTGATCGGCTAAGGCCATCAGGTGCTTACACAGACCAGGTGCGTGTCCTGGGTTAGTGAAGTCTGGCGGCTCGCCGTTACCGTAAATGATTCGCGCACACCCGTGCTCGGTGTTCGCATACTCCCACATGAACACGAAGTTCTCGCAGGGACAACTGACCAGTACACGCTTTTGTTTTGAAATAGGCTTGAACGGGTCATCCAGACCGATAATCATCGGCTTGTGAATGCGCACTGTTTTATTAGGACGCAGTGGATCTTTGTGTCTGACGTTCGCAGTAATGATCGGCAGACCTTTGTTTGTCTTACCACGCTTAACGCTATTCACATAACACTCAATAGCGTTCTCTTTCATCAGGCGCGGAGTTGATTTGATCAACGCGTTCAATGAAAGACCTTTCTCCATAAGCGGAGTGCGTGGTGGTTGAGGCACGACTTGCGGTTTGAAAGGTTGCAACTGAATTGCTCGCTTCTCACCTTTCGTCATGCGGCGGGATTTCTTGGCTGCGCTGCTAAGTGTCTTAACAGCCTGACCGAGCTTCCCACGGCGAGCTTGCTTGTGCGCCTTTTCCCGTGTCTCGGCTTCTTTCGCAGCTTTCGACTTCTTCGGTTTCTTGGCGAGTGACTTGTACGCCATAATTAACTCCATTAAGCGTGTACATGCGCGGCTTACTAATGTCGGTAAGCGCGGCCATGTAGCGAATGTCGTAATGACGACGGTAAGCGAAGTCAGAATCTTCCTGAGAGAAGAAACGACTAACCAGAGGCTGGAACTCTCCAGACTTCTCTGCGATAACAGGCTTCAAGTCGAAGTGAAGCGCAGTGCGTGTGAAGGCTCGCATAAGCCAACACACGTTTATCTCACAGTTACTATCCTGAACGGCAGTCATGAACTTACCAGGCTTCATTTGGAAAGTAAGTTTGTTCATGACCAGATAATCATTGCGCCGTTCAATGTTCGCAGCAACAACAGGGAAGATCATTCGCTTGGTGCACATGTAGCGAATAGCGATCAGGATTTCGATCATCGCATCATGAGTCTTCGGCACTTCGAGGGGCTCGCTATTCGAGGTCCTCGTCATCAGCGCCTTCAACATCTGCATCCCCGTCATCACCTTCGGATTCGTCTGCGTCAGGATCTTCTGCGTCTGCGTCGTCCTCTGCTCCAGACTCGTCAGATTTCTTTCCACCCTTCTTAGCTTTAGAGTCTCCATCGGAGTCGTCTCCATCTGTATCGGAAGCGTCATCTGAATCATCTGCGTCACCTTCATCATCTAATGTAGGGTCTTCGTCCGTATCAGTGTCGTCATCCTTGGGTTCTGCGCTATCTTTCTTAGCGCCTTTCTTACCCTTTACAGAATCACCGCCACCAGCCTTTTGAGCCAACTTCTCTTTGTCCTTCGCTTCTTCCGTAATGCGGAGTTTCTTCTCAAGGGAAGCGTACTCTGACACGTCAACACGTCCTGTGTTTGACTCGGGGCTTGTGACTTTGCTACGGTTCTTATCCGTGCTGTCTTGACTCAAGCTAACGTAAATTTCCATAAGTACCTCAGGTGTATCGTGAGTTAGGTTCTTTGCCGTCGAGAATATCGAGCAACACGCCGCCCCTGTAATCGAGAAGCAAGCGCTGGCTCTCGATGTTTCTATCCTGACTTATTACCAGTTCATCAAGGCGTCTGATCTTACGCGAAATGTCTGGCGTTGGATGCTTGCGACTAAGGTTAGTCATCTTAACAACGAGCTGTTCACGCATAGCCAGCGTGGAGCCGAGTGCCTCACAGGTCTGACTGAATAACATCAGCATGACCAAATACTTCCTCGACACCACCTGCTGCGGGGATCTTACTTTGGCGAGAACATCAGCAACGCATCGTGGTACAACGTAACCGAGTTGCTCTTTGCGATAGACAGACTCCTTAAGTCGGCGCATTGAACGTTCATAGTCTTTTTGTATGCTCATAGCTCAAATGTTTTTACGATATGCTTAGGACGACCATTCTTCGGCTTCTTGTCCGGCAGCAGACCTTGTTGTTGAGTTTTCCGCCCTGTGCTTACGATTTCCATGTAAGTCAGTTCGGGGTTGGCCATGATTCGCTGCTCTAACTTCTTCATGAAGTCAATCATGTGTGATTGAATAAAGCAATAGTCAACAAAAGGGCAAACATCATATCCGTGGAACTCGTCCCAATAATACTCGGCACTCTTGCACGGCTTCCGCTTAAGGGCAGGCAGCAAGTCACCAGTGCGCACCGATTTTACCGCTGCATCCCATGCGCGTATTTGTTCCATCATAAAGTCTTTGGCGCGCTTAGACTCAGCCTCGTCGAAGACAAAGGTCTTCTCGACAAACTTTTTAGGGTTGTCGCGTGGCACATAGACCAGAGTGTAGTCCACGATGTTATAGCCGTAACGCTTTTTCAGCAGGTATGCGTAAGTAGCGATCTGGAAGCGGTGATACTTAACGAAGAAAGATCCGTCAGCAGCTTTGGTCACCATGGTCGATTTCAAATCTATCAGGCTGTACGTACCGTCCAGATTATCAATCAGTCCATCGACGTATCCCTTTAATGACTTATACAGGACTTTGAGTTCTGCATATGCCATGGGCTTGTCGCACGATGGACAGCGATTGTTCGTGCTTCGAGTCCGCGTGTATTTGCCTTTGACGTACTCACCATCGACCATCTTCCCTTTGGTCTTGGGGAACTCAACGCATTTGTCGTTCGTACATTTCCAGTGGCCAACCATCTGACCGCTGTGACCCAGAGCATTCTGCAATGATTCGTGCATCCCTGTCCCTGCTTTCGCAAAGATGTTCAGCAACGTACCTGACTCTCCCGTCATGCAGTTGTTATGCTTCTGGTAAATAAGTTTGGCTGCCTCCTGAATAGGGCAGATAGGGAACATCGACGGGCTGACGCGCTTCTTCGGCCAACGCTTCTCTTGATTCTTTACGTCAAGGGCAGCGTCAATCATTTTACCGATGCGAGACAGGTTGCGCGTGTCATTAGCCCGCGCTGGTATGTTTGCTAACGTTCTCATGGGTGTCCTCGCTGACGGCAATTGTTTGCTCGAAGAATACGAATTTATAGTAGCGAGTACCAAGCAGGTAACAGCGTACTTCTACGTTCTCGTCGGTCGTTGTGTACATCTGGCGCAGGCTCTTTGTAGCGCTGTCCACATCAAAATCACGTGGGAGTGACAGGCCAATCATATCGCCCTGTTTGTCGAACGCACCGAGCGTCTGAGGTTCAACACGAATCAGGTCGCAAAGAGTAATCCATTGTTTTCCGTAGAAACGGCGCTCTGCCGTATGCACGTAGCGATGCGTATTACCCATTCTAGTGTCCTTAATCTGTAAATATGCTTATATGCTCAAATTACGAAACGAATAGAGGATGGTATGGCAGAAGATGTTCATCAGATAATTCTCGACGAGATAGGCAAACTGCCGGGCGATAAGAAGTACAACGGCGATACCATCATGGTATGCTGTCCTTTCCACAGCGACAAGACTCCTAGTTGTGGTATTTACACTTCTGTTGGCATGGACATTCCTCTCGGCGCATTCCATTGTTTTGGTTGCGGTGAGAAGGGAATGTGGAACAAGTTAGCGGCTCACGCACATCTCCAAGAGATCAAAGGCTGGGCGCTCAAAGACGCTAACACGAATAGCCTGAGTGCGCTGTTCAAAACGTATGAGCAAATCGGTAATAAGATTGGCACATACCCATCAGTTAGTTTGTTGATGAAAGCGCTTGGTCGTAACAGCTACATGGACTGGCCCGAAGATGTTGAGTGGCGCGGTTACCCTGGAACTCTCGTTCGCGCTGCTGGTGGGTTGATGAACGCACAACGTACAGGTACGCCAGTGTGCTTCTTCCCGTGCAAGCATGGTTCGAAATACATAGGTGGTATCGCTGCATATCTGCGCAAGCAAATGAACGGCACCAGCTATGTGAACTCGCAAGGTGATTGGGCAAAGGACAAAGGCCTGTTCCCGTTAACGCTTGTGAAAGAGTGTTTGAAGAAATACAAGTTGCGCTACATCATCCTTGTTGAAGGCCCTCGTGACGCTCTGGCGTTACTGTCATACGGCATACCAGCTCTCGCGGTATTAGGTGCAGAGCAGTTCGGTGAAACGAAACGCAGAACGCTTGAGATGCTTGGTGTGAGTGTCGTCTACACAATGACGGATAACGATGGTGGTGGGAAGTTGCTGCGCAATAAGATCAAGGCGGAGTTTGAAAAGAACTCGCCAGTGCCAGTTAAACACTTCAAGCTACCGCGTGAGTTTGACGCCGAAGGTAAACTGATTAAGCTCGACCCGGACAACGCTCCGATGAAGTTGATCAAAGAAGTGCGAATAACGTTGAAAGATCTTCACGGTAAGAAGTGCATCATGCCTGCGAAAGACTTAGGTTGGAACAGGACGGTAGAGGTAAAGAAACTTAAAATACCTAAGACACAAAAAGCTCTGCGCTAACAAAAATGGGAGACTCCTTTCGGGGCCTCCCATTTTTTTTTGTCTGTAGCCGTTGGATTACGCGTCGTCAAGTGCCTGAACGATCAGGTCAACAATGACAGGGCGCTTAACGTGCTGACGCAGGATTTGCAGTTCCGACACAGGCAGGTTAATACCGCGAGACAGGAATTCACGTTGCAGGTTGTCGTCAGATTCTTCGCTGTCTTCCGCAGCACGAACGATGAATGCGTTAACGAACTGGTTTTCAGAATACTGAGTACCACCTTCAAATTGAACGTGACGGCGGCTGTTGCCTCCCAGATCAATCTGAGCCAGGTTGCCGGTGTGCTCTTCCAGATCGGCCGCAATAGCGCTGCCCATTCTGTTGAGGTTCTTCATCTCGGACTTAGCCATAGCACTGGTACGCAGGTAGTGCTCTGCGCTCTCAGTGTCGATGATTACCAGCTGGTTACGATTCAACGCACGACGCAGGTGAGTAGATTTCAACAGGCTCTCTTTGGTAGCTTGCTGAGTCAGGTCGATAGGGATGAAGGTAGCTGGCACCAGAACTGGAACAGGCTGTCCCATATCGTCCTGTGCGCTGAACATTACGTTGCCGCGAGGCTCGGTGCGGTTAGCGACGTACATCGGTGCAGTAACATCGTTACCGTATTTTTCGTTGTAGGCGGTCAACGTGATAGGTTGAACCTTAGTGCTTGCTTTATCTGACATGGTCGTTCTCCGAATTGTATTTCAACAAGGGGCCGAAGCCCCTTAGGTAAGATTAAGGATTAGAAACAACTAAGGTTTCAGTGTACGTCACGTAGTTCGCGTGTTCTACTTTCAGCTCTACCTGAGTGTCTGCCACGAGTGGGCTGGACAGGCTAATGATAAATTCGCCAGTAGATGCGTCAGCAACAGCGTCACCAGTAATGCTACCCTGAGTCAATGTAACAGTAGACCCTGGTGTAGCGTGACCAGTCGCTGTGTCTTCCCCGACAGCCAGCTCATGGTCCAATTGACCCAACGCCTGAACCACCAGCGTCACATCGAACACGGCAGGCAGATAGCCGTTGCGAGACAGTTCAATGTGAATTGAGCCAGGGACAACGTTGGTAAATCCATCAACGCTGAACGCGCCCTGAGGATTTGAAGAAGCAGTTTTAGTCTCACCACCCATCGTGATCTTAACAGTAGCAGAAGCTACGGTGTCACCTACCACAGCAGTTTGACCGTCTTGCGCTTGTTGCAGCGTAGGCTGGGCGAACTCTTCCAGAATGTTGAACTGGACAGAGGCCTCTTCATAGAAGGCCGAAGTCAAGCTAACAACACCTACAGAACCCACACCCGCTTTCGCATCAACACCAGTCACAGACCAGTGACTTGATTGCAGATCAACAGTACCTTCGTACAGACCAGCTTGAACAGTCAGCGTCACCGCTACGTCGTTTGCTTCTGCGCTCAGGCCAGTGATTGCGCCACCGAATACTGTCTGATTCTCACCGATGTTATCAGCATCATCAACGGCCAACACAGGTGCAGGCAGTTTAGTAGGCTGCATGGTAGCAGTCGCTTCATCGTAGCCGTCTTTTTCCAGCACACGAATAGAGACTTCACCTTTAACAGCGCCAACAACAGCAGACCAGTCGCCGTTCGCAGCAGCGGTAACGAACTGGTTAGACTGACCAGTGATCAGGATTTCGATTTCAGCTTCTGGACTTGCTTTACCTGCCAATGCAGTAGTCAAGAACGGAGCGCTGTTAATCTGAGCCAGACCAGGAACTGAATCAACCATGTGATTGACAACGTTATCCAGATAACCAGCAGCAGTGATCGTCAGGTGGATAATGTCAAACGGCAGTGGGTCAACGTTAATGCTAAACGCACCCTGATCATCAGCCTGACCAGTGAACTCTTTGCTCTGCACCGATACGATGATATTAGCATTCGCAACAGTGGTTCCCGATACAGTTGTCTCTTTAAAGACAGCGTGTACAGTAGGAACTGGCATCGGTTGCAGAGGCTGTGCACCGGCAGTGAAGTTGTAACGCGCAGGTACGAAACCATCAGCAGTTACAGTGATAGAGAACACACCTTCTTCAAGGCCAGACATGTCCACAGTGAACACACCGCTGCCGTTAGACGCGCCGGTCCACACGTTACCGTTCTGCTCAACGATCACGATTGCGTTCGGGATAGTCACGCCGTCAACAGAGATTGCACCGGCAACAGGCGGAGTGTTCAACTGAGGCATCTGAATGCCTTCACCCGGCGTTGGCATTTCTTCTGGGTTCAGCAGCATCAGACGTTGCGTTTGCAGCAGCGCTTTCAGTTGGCTACACGCCAGCAGATTTTCCAGAGGCGCTTGCTGAGTCAGGTCGATAGCGTTTTTAGATGCAGGGACAATGATATCCTTCATCGCAAAGTTATCGCCAGGGCATTGGAAGAAGATCTGACCCAGAGGTTGAGTCTGGTTGATGACAAGCATCTGAGGCTCTTTCAGAATGTTGCGCTTGAGAATAGCGCGATACTGATCGAGGGTAATAAAGTTACTCATGAGAGTCTCCAGAATTTTTAAGGTTTTGTAGCGACTGGCAGAACGTCTGATACTTACGAGGCGTCAAGCGCAGTGCCATACCTAAATTAAAGTCGGAATTGGTTATTTTGCCAACCATCTGATTGAATCGTTCTTCGTCGTCAAGATACGCAAGCATCCACGGACGGTAGTCGTTGAACGTCTGAATCAAATAGTTGTGGACCTGATCGACAATGCGGGACCGTCCTTCTACATACGCAAAAGAGCGGTCACAATCAGAATCATCGATCCCGGCAATAAACATAGTAAGACAGATAGCAGTGCGGGTACGATTCTGTGCGCGTCGAATCGTGTTGTCCAACTGCTTTTGATCCATCTCTTTGAGTTCTGGGAAGAGGCCACGTTTGTAATAAGCGATCTCCTTGTTAGAGATTGAACGGTCAGCAGACTCTTTGCGGTCAAGCGCCATGCAGCCTGTCGGGGTTTCGCGTGTGCAATACTGACAGGTAACGATTGGGCACTGGCCACGAAAGCGAAACGGTTGAGGCTTCTCTTCCATCTCAGGACAGTTGATGATCGGCCGTGTGTCCTGCACGACACGAACAGGAATTGCTTGTACTTTCGCTTTCTTTGTTTTGACGACAGCCTTCTTTTTCGATACTGCGGTCGCTCGTTCTTTCTTTAACTTCGCCATTTTCAATATCCCACACGCACATTAACCTAGTAAGGATATTTACAGATTAATTGGTGGACACGAACGGGAAACCAACGGAAATTGAGTACAGAGTTTTGCCGTTTGCATCGCATACCGAAGGGTCACGGTAGGTGAACACAGGGTCGGTCAGTTGCAGAACGAACTCTCTGGTCTGTTCGTTGTAGGTGCGCTTGAATCCCACCACACGGTATTCGTCAATCTGCGCTGCAATCTTAGCGCGGAAATCCGCTTCTGGGAAAGTTGTGTCGCTGTCCGATACCACAGTGATTAACGTTTCATAAGTTGCGCGGTGTTCTGTATTCACGCCAACTTGGCCTTGATCCAGAAACTCAACCTTGCCATACGCGCTGAGAATCTCTTTCACTACGCGTAACAATTCAATCTTTTCCATATGTCCTCACAGTACAGGTGCGTCCAGGAATTTAGGCACGTACACATCAATGATGCGAGCGAAGCCAGTAAATGGTTTGATTCCTGAATGGCGGTAGAAGGTGTAGACGCCAATAAGGCTGGCATCAAATTCGTGAATCGCTTTGCGACTCTTTTTGGACGTCAGGTTATGTTGTGCGTAATAACCCTTGAGGTCCATTGTACGGTTGAACGCGTTCTTCCACTGGCTCGCCGTAATCAAATCGAGCGGGCATTTCTTTTTGAGAGCAAAGAACGATATGACACCAAGCATCAGACTGATTGCTTCAATGGTGTTACCACCTAGACCACGCGACTGAAAGCGCTCGAAGCACATCGCGTCGAATGGTCCGTATAGCTTCCACATCAGCTCTAACTCAGCCAAGAACTCCTTGGTGGGCTGTCGCATGTCGTGGTGCAGATTCTGGATAGGATGTTGAAACATCCGCGTCCCTAACACGGTAATGCGTTTGTCCTTGAACTCCTGAACAGCCAACGCAAAGTTAACCTTGCCCGGGTCGCCTGAAAGAATACGCATAAAAGGCTCCGTGTTTTAACGTACTCTAAATAAGTATTTACTAGGGTCAAGGTCCTAAATTCTCCACACTAATTTAAACCACACAGAGGAGAACGATTATGAGCTGGATTGAACGAGGACGCCCTCGGAATGCTTACGACCGCCATAAGACTTACGAAACGGAACGTGTCCAGCAACGCCTCGACTCGGTGCAGAAGGTTGTGCAGTCGAAAGTGGAACAGGCATTGCAGGTGGACGCCACCGATATCATCATCTTCAAGAAAGCGAAGATGGGCCTAACCTGTAGCTGCAACAAAGTGGACAACGATATCTTCGACGAACAGGTCGGAGGTATGAAGTCGCTCGGCCGTGAATCATCTGCGATGGACGCTGGTGTTAAAATCGGTACGGTATCGAAAGGCATGTTCGGCGGTGGACGCCAAGCAGTGTCACTGGACGATATCGACGACGGTATGAACGCAGTTATGGACGCTGCTGACCTCATGGGCAACGGCGACGAAGAAGTTTCAAACGGATGGGATGCAGGTAACAACGTCAACTGTGGCATCTGTTTCCGTCAGGGTATTGTGCCTGGGTTTATCAGCACAGGCTTCGTGTACAACGTTATGACGCACCACCACGCAAAGTCATTGACAGCGTACACGCTCGATCAGTCCACCAGCCCTGCGACGTTTAGGCAGGTGCGTAAAGACGGACACGTTGATTTCGATCAGCTTATTCCAAAATACTTTACGCAGGCGACTTATTCGGTGAGGCTGAATGAGAAGATGCTGCCTGCATTCCCTCGCCCTGTGCTGGTTATCAATGGTGTTGAGCAGGAACTGACTGCTGCAAATCTGGAGCCGTGGCGAGGTAAGCATGTGACTGTCCGCGTTAAAAGCGTTGAGGCATTCACACACGCAACGATCATCTTCGATTTAGGTGTGCCGGCTGTTAAAGGCAACATCAGCGAAGAAGCGAACGTGTTGAACTACGATCAGGAACTGACTGTCGGTAACATCACGATAGTTCTGCCTGCACGTAGCGGCGCTATTGAGCCTGAGGACATTCTCGTCCTGCCGTTCAAGAACTATGTGCTGAAAGTAATGGAAGCACCTAAGAAGCGTACGGCTCGCAACGAACAATGGGAATGGGTGTGCACCACTCGTCCTGTACAGCGCAAAGAGATTGCGTACAACATTTTCAAAGGCTATAAAATCCGATAGGAGCAACCATGAAAGTCAAAATCAGCCTGAACAGCGAAGCGAACGGCGATATGACCAATAAGCCACAACCAGCGTCAGACATTCCTGATAGCTGGCCTGACCCGAATAAGCTGACAGGCAAGATTCCCTTCGACCCTAACCAGAGCGAAACAGCGGACGATATGTTCGACCCTGATAAGGCTGTTGAAGGTGACCCTGATTTACGCAACGGCAACACTAAGCCAGGTGCAGAAGGCAAAGCGTCACGTCCTGACGAGAACTTCCGTGCTGGTGGGCGTACAACGAATCAGGTTGAATCGACGCATAGCACGAACGCGCTTGGACAGCCTGTGCGTTTCACCAAGAACGATATCATGAGCGGCGGTATGTCGTTCAAAGACCTGTTCGGTGACATATTCGGCGATATCTTCGGCAATCGTCGTGTGCAAAAGGCGATTAGCAGCGCGTTAGCAGCGAATGATGGCGTGTCTGTATCGAAAGGCAAGTCTAAAGCAGCCAAACAGCGCTCTATGATGCTGAAAATGATTATGCCGGAGCTATCGCGTGAACAGGGCGAGCGTTTAGGCGCTGCAATGGAAGAACACGACGGTGAAACAGTGAAACGCATTCTGACGCAGATTGGAGTTAAGCTCGGGAAGCGTGTTTCGCAGAAAAAGTGATGATCGCGGAGGAAAGTCCTTGATTTTATTCGGGTTTTCCTCTGTTTTTCATAAAATTCATCTCTAATCTACAGTTGAGTGCGAGTTTTCGAAAAAAAGTTACATGGTATTTTTGACCCAAATTCAGCCTAAGACTTTTCGCTTTTAAGGCATCTACGGCGTAATCCCTATACGCGTGGAGCTTCATACGGCGATCTACGAAGGCGCTAAATTGCTACTCCGGATACCCATTAAAGCCCTATTGTCCTTGATGAATCTAGCGCTATCTACCCGCTATCCCAGCCCGCCTAGCTGCTAGTTGCCCAGCGAAGCTATGAGTTAGCTGTTGCGGTGAGCAGGTCCCCTGGTTGGGAGGGGCGGATGGCCCTGTAGAGGTGTGTATGGGTTGAATACGGGTTAGATGTGACTCTGTTTTGTACCTAAAGCAAAAGAAAATGGTCGAAAGCACCTAAAACTGTAAAAAACAAGAGCAAGAAGCACTTTTTCTGGAGTATGCAATGGCTTCTCCGTATTTAGTCAAGAATCCCACGTATCAAGAGATGTTTCCGATACAATGGGTTCAGCACCACGTAGTTTATGCCTGTCCTTACGATGGGCCTAAGAAATTCGAAGCGGAGTACAGACGCCAGATAAATCTGTTCTTCTGGCATGTGCTTCAATTGTCAATCTATACGCCAACAAAGAGCAAACAGCGTAACGCTAAGTTCGGTGAGGTTTGGACACCTTTCCCTTCAACGTTCGGGCGTAAAGTGTTGCCTATGGTGTTCGGGGTAAAATCTCAAAGGGGCGGACCTGTATCGCCTAACTTTGCAAAAACAGATCAGCATTTTAGCAGAGCCCTTGATTGGTTGCTCGAAAATGTTCTCGAATACAAAAGCCACATATTCAAAGTAGGTAAGGCTGGTGTGTGCCGTCGCTTCCGCATAAAACCGGGAGTGTTAGGCTGCATGTACCCTGAGAATCCGCAGACAAGCAAAGACCTGTTGTCGGTAACTCGCTTGTACAGTCCCCTGCGTTTGGTCAATGAACAATATGGTCAGACGATTAAGGACATGCTGGAGGAGGCAGTGAAGAAGCCGTTCAAATGGCCTCGACACGATCTCACCGCGCTATGTTCTAACAGGGACCGTGAAGCGAAGAAACTCTATACGTCCGTGCTCAACAAGTTGGCTCCGAATGAAATTCTAATCGATCCCATTCTGGCTTACCTTGAGCATAAGTCGTATATGAAGTCGCAGCGATCACAGGGGCAGTACCATCATGTGCTGTCGAGTCTTCAATCTATCCTGAGCGGACCTGTGCAGATTGTGCGTGAGCATCCTCTGACTATTCGCTACATGCCTGTCTACCGTCTGGCGAAGATTGGTGGACGATTGTTTGAGAAGGGTGGTGGCTTCCAGTCATTCCCTGCTGAACTTAAACAGGAGTGCAGTGCGATAGGTACTAACTGGGATATGTCCAGCAGCCAGCTCAACATTCTGTTGCGTGAACTCGAAACACACGGGATTCATTGTTCGTTTATGGACGACGTAACCTCCGTTGACGATATCGCACACAGGAATGATTTGCCAAAAGCTGCGACCAAGATTTGTTTCTATGCCACGCTCTTTTCAATGGGACAACTTGCCATATCGTATAAGAGTCGTGTCTTCCAGGAACTTACCAATCACATAGAGTTCCGGAAGGTGTTCGACTTCTTGCGTAAATGGAATAACAACGCGCTGCCACTGAGCGTAGCGCTTAAATCATTGACCGATATTTATATTGACTCGGTCCGCGAGACAAAACATGGCGAAAAAACTTTAACGTGCAAGTCTGGCGTTAAGTACGATCTCAAGAAAGCAAGAATATCAGAACGTCGCAGACGAAAGGTGCTCAACCACATTTTCAGCGGCATAGAGTCTGAGTGTCTGTTCCGTCTTATCGTGGATGACACGCAGGTGAAGCATGTTTATTCTCTGGAACATGATGGCGCTTTAATGGAAACGGTCGGTGACTCGGTTCATTCTGACGGTGCGTTATTCCTTAAGAAGCAATTCTCCGACCACCTTACATTTTTAGAGGACGCAGAATGAGCCCTATTGAAATTCTGTTTCGACTTGAGTTCAAGTTATCTCAAAGTGCTGTGCTCCCACCAACCGAATGGCCAGAGTTGCGTTCTAAGAAAACCGTGAAGCGTCTAATCCAAGATTGTCCGTTAGAATTGATTGCTGTAAAGAACAAGCGTCTATTCAAACAGTATGGAGAAGTGCTTGCTGCTTTTGATGCAGCGCATCCCCTGACATCCTTGCAGGCTCTTAAAGAGAAAGGCACGTATCGCGTTTGTTTTGCGCGTGACCTGTTCTCCATGCTTTACCCAAAGCGTTCTGACACCTTCACTAAGTTGCACGACGAAGTGTGGCAGAAACATGTTACCGATGATGAAGACTGGCAGGCAGAGTTGGAGAACGCAGAGTTCGCCGCGATGTATGGCCATGTGTTCGATAAGTTCTCGGAGATGGGTACAGCGAACGAGCTGGTGGAGAAAGCAGACTTCCCGTGGCACCACCTTAACCTTAAGCCAGTATAAGGAATAACGTATGACAGCTATCGTCAAAGATATTTCAGTACACCCTGATTTTAAGTTCCATCGTCGAGGTATCTTTGACGAGCAGGACGCGCAACGTGCCGAAGCCAAACGCAAGCAATCGGCTGCGCGTCAGTCTTACAAACAAAACGCATTCGGGTTCCTGTATGTCGATAAGACTAACCCGTTTGTCCACAGTCCCTTTACCCCTACTCCTGAGAAATGAGGTTACAATGAATAATCTCGCACACAGCATAATGCAAGATCTTGCTGGGAAGTCCTGCTCGGTAGAAGCCCATGAGATTAAACATCCGTATATGGGTTTTCTCCAGATGTGCGCCTCGCCTTCGATTCTGGTGGACGCACCTCACTTTTTTGTTAGTCAAACCGATATCCCTGACTTTGCAATTGCTTATTTCGGAGCAGAGCCGTATGAAGGTCTGTCGGAAGTTAGCGCACATCAGGTTAACTCTCTGTCTGACCTGCAATACGAACTCGACGAGATGAAAGACAGCACTGCTCCGAAACTCATTATCGCCGAGCTTGCGCATCTGGGCCTCGATCGTCCTGCTGCTCTCCAGTTGATTGCCGACTACCTTGAAGACGGTGATATGTGGGACGAGCAAGTTCTTATCTCGGTCGAAGCTGCAATCAGTTGGTCGCCCCCATCGTTTGAGCAAGCTGCCGCTCGTTCGGAAGGTCGTATGTTTAGACAGGGCTACACAGCCGAAGTCCATACGTTCGATATCGTTGATCAAATCCCACAGTAAAGGTCGTTATGAAACACAGTGAAAACGATTACCTTGTCGTAAGGCAGGGTAACAAAAACCATTTGGTACTGGCTACCGGTAACACTGTTGGTCTGTTGGCTAACACGATGGGTACGCCAGACCCTGAGACAATCAAGTTCAGTCCTAAAGCAGGTGACGTGCTCTGCGTACTCGGTCCTGATCCAGAACCTGGTATGTCAGTGTGCGGCGTAACGGTAAGACCGTATGCGTCAATGCCTGTCTACGGTGGACTGCCTCGTCTGTCTCTTTTCGGGCGTGAGTCCGAAGTAGCAAAAGCGTGTCGTATCGGCGTTAAGAAACTTCCGAAGGTCATTGAGAAGTACGGCCTGCAGGAAGCTATTCGTCGCTGCAAACAAATCAACTTTGTCCAGCAGTCAGGGTCGAAGACTCATGCGTTCCGCAGCAAGTTCAAGAAAGATGAATGGTCGGATGAAATGACCGTGTTCGTTGATCGTGACAGCGTGAGCGTTGACGTGTATAACCGTCTTATGATTGCTCTCGGTGAATCTGTGTGGACGCACCTGCTGAGTTCCAAACGCAAAGTCCGTTGGATGATGCTGTTCAACAAACTGCGCAACGTCCACAAGATCGACCAGAAGACGCTTAACGATCTGATGGAAGATTTCCAACGTGCTGGCGATGCGAAGGACGTGAAGAACGTGGTCAGCGAAGAACTGCTTCCGTTCGTCGATCTTATCTTCCGCACAATTGCCCGTCAGTCTAGCATGAGCGTCCGTGAACTGGAACTGATTGCGGCTAACGACAGTCAGGCAGTTGCTGAATTGTGGCCAGGTGAGATTCAAGTTGCTGAAGGTCGTCCTGACCTGGACAAGGCAATCATGAAGAATCCTACCACGCTATTCGCTAACGTGTTTGCTCGTCACATTGACGGCATCGACGTAGGCAAGACGCTGCGCAAAGCGATCAAGAATAGCCTGAAAGAGATTCGTGGTGCGGAGTAAGTGCAACGCCTTACTCGCATCAAAGCAGAGCACCTGTTAACGCGTCAAGGGTTACGTTCCGCCCTTGACTACTTTGATCAAACAGCGACCTCTCACCCGCTCTACACTCGGGACTTCTCGTTGAATGTCGTATTGACTTCACATGCAATGCTAAACATCGAACAAGGCCCGCAGTTAGAAATAAACTTGCTGCTCGCTTCTCTTTTCCTGCGTATGCCCACGAAGCCTGATTACGATTTCATGCACACCGTTGCGGCAGCGCGTAAGTTCTTCAAGCTGTTTCCAAACATAGGCAATGAAGACCGAGTCATCTCATACATCCTCGATCAGGAAACAGAAATGCGTCCTGTGACTGCGATGGGTAACGTGCTGCACGATGCCGAGATACTCACGTTCCTCATTCAGCCTCCGTCTTCAATCATTGAGTTCGTTCATCAAAAGACAGGCAGGGATGTTATTGGCTCTCGCCTGTTCCTCGAACGAATAGTTGTATCGCAGACGATGTACACATCTCTCGGGCGTGATATGCTCCGAGACCTGAGTGCTTCGATACTGGTTGATCTGAGGGCATAGCCATGAGCGAGGATGATTTCCACTTTGAGTTCGGAGCAGACGATGATAGTGGCTACTATATCGATCAACCTCTGCACATGATCGTGGACGGAGAGGACGCAATCGTTGGTCATCTCGTCGATTCTGGTGATACTGTTTTAATGTACGGAGGTTACTTCATTGTCGATGAAGATGATTGTGAAGACGCCACCGTTCTTATTGAGGTTCCAATCTTCAAGGTTGACCCTCTGTCCACTATTATCCTTGTTACGAATGCCGATGAAATGAGACTGCGCTTCAACCGCGAGTCGCTGACGCTGGCATTCATTAACGATATTCCTCTGGTAGTTAAGAGCACGAGGCATTAATGATCAAATACATTTTCTTTGACATGGACGACACGGCGTTCGACACGCACAACTTCATGTTGTGTTTCCTGATGAACTGGGGAATCTATCCAGGCGTTGACACGTACATCACACCAGAGAACGGCGGTGAGCCTTTCACGGAAATGCTGGCTGATGGCCGCTTCATGTATCAGGCTAACATGCGTGACTACTTCATCCAGACAGTAGCGATGTTGGTGCGTGACGGATTCAGCGTAGGCATTTGTACGCATCGTGGTTACCATGCGAAGGGAGAACGCTTCACACGCAAGGCACTGTCCAAGCACCTGTCGTTGTTCGATCACATTCACTGCCTCGACAGCCGTGAGCATCCCGACAAGGTTGCATTCCTGAATGCGACTTACGGTGAAGGTACTTGGATTCTGGTAGACGACAATCCAGTTACTGCCGTGCGTGATTCGTTCACTCGCGTTGGCGTTAACGTCACTCTGCCGAAGAACGTGTTGCTGTTCAACAAAGGATGGAACATGCACATCAACCATCCGCACCGAATTAGTTCATTTGATCGCCAACATTTCCTGCAAAACTTAGTGCCGATGTTGAACTAAGAATTGTCTGAATATTGCGAGATGTTTCTAATTTGTTACAGTACAAAACAGCGCATACGGAGTTTGCGTTGACTGTTTAGTTCGGCCTGTTTCTTTTGCCGAATTGGGGATAGGCCGAACTCTTTTTTGTACAGACTCGGCCAGAGTCACCCTAGGCCGTTAAGCGTAACACCGCGTTATCGCTAATGGCCGATAGCGGCTGCTCTTTGCTGCGCGTACCCTGCTACCTGCTGCCACCGCGCTGCAAACAAAAGAGCGTAAGACCGCGAGCGCTACCGTGCTGGCGCATTCGAAAAGCACGGGGAGAACACCTTCTGCCGACCGTCATCGGTGAGAGGGTGAACTCCAATAGGAATTCCAACGAGTCCCTATTGGAGTTTAAGATTTGTCTGACTTTATTCTTTTGTGACTACTCCAGTAATCTGTAAAACTAATTCAGAGCAACGAGAATTTAATTGCAGGAGAATAGATGCGAGTTAAACCAAGCTACCGTGTTGTCGCTGACTTGATTGAAGCTGACGGTACGTTCACCACTCACACAGTTCAGAGTGGCATAAAAGATTATGATGAAGTGGAACAGAAACTTGAGTCAATCAAGAATGATCCACCATCTCACTTTAAGCAGTTCTTCCGCGTGGTACCACGTTGGGAGTTCAGCTTTGCCTAATCGCCAGCGCCCACTGCCGATGCGTTATCATTCCAAACTTTACTCTTACACGTAAGGACCCTCCGTTTTGGATGTGGTCCTTTCTTTTTGTCTAAATCGGTGCAAAAACTGTAAATAGACTGAGTAACGCATTAGAACTAAGGGCGAATTGAAATGGCTAAAGAAGAAAAGAAAAAGAAGAAGGCGCGTAGTTTCGACGGTGACAAGCCGAAGAAAAAGAAAGGCGATTCTTCCGAGTCTGTTGAACTGACCACGATTAACTTTGCTGATCAGTTTAGACCGAAACGTATCGAAGACTATGTGGGACAAGACCACATCGTTAAGATCATGAAGGGCTGGCAGAAGTCGAAGACAGTTCCGTCTACGATGATCATCACTGGTCATCTCGGTTCTGGTAAGACAACGTTCGCACGTCTGGTGGCTAAGTACATCAACTGCGAAACGTTCAGTGCCTGTGGCAAGTGTCGTTCATGTGAGATGCACGACCGTGGTGCACACCCTGACGAGCAAGAGTTCGACATGGGTGGCGATGCTGGTAAAGTGGACGGCAGCCAGAAGATTGTGGACAGCGCACCGCTGAGTCCGATGTTCAAACGCCGTGTGTTCATCTTCGATGAATCCCACTTAATGTCCAGCGCAGCAGAATCCAAGCTGTTGAAAATCACTGAGCAACCACCAGCTCACGTTGTATTTATCTTCGTAACCACGAACCCTGAGAAGATGAAGAACACGATGATCAGCCGCATGACGCAACTGCCTATCAGACCTATTCCGACTGACGTGATTCATAAACGTTTGGTCGAGATCAGCGAGCAACTCTCCATCCTGCCGAAGAAAGACAAAGCGCTTGATAAGGCTACGTCTGCACTTCATCAGGTAGCTGAGTATGCTGGTGGTCAGATGCGCGGCGCAATCACGATGTTGCAGAACATCTATGCGTCGGTCAAAGGTGGTGAGGAGTTCGATAAGAACCTCGTTGCCGAACTCGCAGCAGCAGATCCAGAAATCGACATGGAAGCGAAAGCTGTCCAGATGATTGGTGCGTATCTGTCGATGGACCTGATTGCCGTAATTCAGTTCCTGCGTGAAGCGAACAACCCACGTGCAATCGTTGCGAAAGCTCGTTGGATTATTCACGGCGTGTTAGGGCATTATGCCGAAACGAATAAGTGGCAGTCGGCTGGCCTCAAGATGTTCATGAACATGACCAAGAAAGACAACATCAAAGTCAATCTGGTCAGCATGGTCTATCTGCAATCTGCACTGGCTGATGCCGAAGTGGCTTTCAACTCAACGTCCGTACCAGCAGACATTATGCTGGAGTCCAAGGTGCTTACTCTCATGGCTGATATCTATGAAGGTAAGCTCGCGGTTAAGATGGGCGAAGACGACGAAGACGACAAGCCTGCTAAAAAGAAAAAGAAGAAGAAGTAAATAAGCGAAAAATGGGTGGCCTTTGTGCTGCCCATTTTTGTTTCAGAATTGTCTGACCGTACACTAATTTCATAACACAATTAATCATACAGCTCTGGAAGACAATATGGAAATCTTTGTATCATTATCGAAGATTACAGTAGGGTCCGAGGGCATGGCTAAAATCGACAGTCCATGTACCACGCCTGACCTGAAGAAACTCGCATCGCTTATCTTCGGTCTTGCCCGCTTCGACCAAGATGTTTTTGGTTCAATCACAACACGTAAAGGCCCACTGAGTGCGGTGCGTGAAGGTGAAGAGGGTGCCGTCTGGTTGCTGGGAGATGTGCGTCTTAAAGATTCAAACGACTTCTTGCAGTTCATGAAGCCAATGCCGATGATGAGTCCCAACGGCGCTGGTGACTTTTATATGACGCTGAACGTTCCCCAGCGTCCTGCGCAATTCCTGATCTGCCCTAAAGGTGGTCACTCCATTCTGTGGTTCGCTAATGACAAAGCTCTTATCGACCACTATGCAGAACGCGAAGCACGTCCAGCAGTTAAGTCAATGCTGACGGGCAATCGTGGTAACGCATCCGTGATTCGTTCGTGGTCTGGCGCGGATATCGAAGACGAAGAATTACTTCAACTTCAATCCGCATGAGGAGGTGATCCCCATCTCCTCGCTCACTACTGCGAGGTTAAATAATCGTAGTAGACCTAACCAGTCGGGTGCATAGCGCGCCATTCTATACAGGGTGGCCTTCGGGTCGCCCTTTTCTATTTGAGGTCAGTATGAAAATACTCATTAGTTTGAGTGTGCGAACCAGCCCACTTGAAGACACCAAAGTATCTTTGGAGAACTCGAAAGATGATCTCAAAGGTGCTCAACGCCGTTCGCAGTTAGCACGTAAAAAGCTGAACGAGAAGCAGTCCGACGGTGATACGAAAGGCGTGAAGTCCGCCCGCGCCGAAGTCGATGCAACGCGCATCTCGGTGAAGACGCAGCAGGACATTGTGCGCACCAACCAGCAGCGTGTGTCTAGGGCTAACGTCGTTGATCGTTTGGTTAGAGAGTGGAATCGCCTTGAGAAACTCAAAGGCACTGAGCAGGACACGGATGCAGTCAAGGCACAACGCTCTGACTTGTCCAAAAAGATTATCGAAGCGCGTAAGGCACTGCGAGCAATCAAGCGTCCTAAGTCCACGATTAAGAAGATCAAGAAGCCTCGGAGATACTGATGGAACTCACTGTTGACCTTTCGAAACCTGAACGCAACGTGCCTACGCCTGAACAGGACTATGCAGAGTTGTGTAGGATTGACGATAAGATTCGCGATCTGACAATGACTCAGCTTGAAGCTATGCCTGCTGTTATCCATCTGCTGGATGACGAGATGGTGTGGCCCAAGCGCTTGCGTAGACAGCTCTGTCGTCGTATTGGTATTGAAAATGAAAACGGACCTTTCTATGCAGACCACTATCTGGATAATGGGGTGCGTAAAGTATTCGCAGGGGCTGCCTAACGGTGGCCCTTCTTTTTGTCTATAGCCGTTAAAACTGTAAATAGCGAGTATCATCCATACACTATACATAGGCCATCACTATGGAACGCACCATTCATATAACCGTAACCAAACGCTGGGCAGTCATGCGCAATGACCGTGACATTCATCCTGTTACAGGCCAAGAGGAAAAAGTTCCTCAGTGCATCCACATCTCCGACAGCCCTCTGACTGATGATCAGATGAACGAGCTTCGCGCTAAATACAACAACCCTGAACTCTGGGTAGAACCAACGGCGGTGTTCCACTAATGCCTAAGATTAATCGTGACCCAATTGCACTTCCACTGTGGCGTATCGTCAAGCCTGTTGAATCTAACACCCGTGACGAATCCATTTCGTATGATGTTATCGCCGAGTCATCCACGCCTTACACTCAAGACGAGATCGATGTGTTTGCGCAGACTCACGGTACCAATCTTGTGCAGGAAGAAACTGTCGAGTATTTCTAATGGCCAAAAAGAAAGTACAGCAGCACGGCATCGGCCTGAAAGAGATTCACTTGCGCGACGTTGGCGTGTACAAGGAACTCGATATCACGGGCCTGGACAAAGAGGGCTTCGCAACAATCTGCGGAAAGAACCTCGATAGCCCTAACGTTAAGGATAACACGAACGGCGTAGGTAAGAGTATGCTGTTCGCTGCGATACCTACCTTGCTGTATGAAGCTGACCCTCTTGCAATGAAGAAGAAAGACAAGGGGAACATGCTCGGCAAAGGTAGTTCGATTGATCTGTCATGGAACTCGCCTCTTGGTGGCGTTGTGCGTATCGTGCAGACAGCCACGAAGTATCAGGTGTACTACAACAAAGAAGACCAGAAGGTTGGTCGTCAGGACGTAGCGCGCGGTTGGGTGCAGAAGCACTGGCCTCTTTCTAAGGAAGAGTTCTATAGCTACTGCTACATTCAGTCGCAGATATCGCATCCGTTCCAACGCGCTACACCAGCAGAGCGTTTGGTCTATCTGACTCGCCTGTTCAACCTCGATATCTTCGATAACATTCGCATGGCGTTGAAGAAGAAACTGGACTTGGCCAAAGACGCCGAGACAGAATCGAAAGGTCTGGCTGACATGTTAGACGTGACGCAGCGTAAGCAGAACGCGCTGTCCATTCACGCCGAAGAAAAGAACACGCTGAAAGCAATCATCGAACATCTGGACAAGATGAAAGCGCGGCGTAATCGCCTGAACGAAGAACTGCTGGAGCTTAGTACGGCGCGTAGTAATGCGCGTAAGTATGAGAAGCTGAAACACCAGCTGGACACTCTCGGCATTGAGACAACTGATCTCAAAGGCGAACTGAACGACCTGCGTGGTCAATTGATTGATCATGACAAGTACGATGATTATGTTGAAGCGCTGGAAGAGTACGAACAGGAACTCTCCGACGTTAAGAAACGAATCAAAGCACTCGGTGACGTTGCGGACCTCGATAACAAAAAGCTGCGTAAGCAACACGGCAAGCTGGTTAAAGAGGAAGAAGCGGCCCAGGAACTACTGGAGAAAGTAGATGAACAACAGGAAGAGTACGACGACTGGCGAGAAGCCTGTGCGAAGCTCACCAAGCGACTGTCTAAGCTCAAAAGTCCTAAACGAACTCAGGAAGAGGCACAAGATGCCCGAGCAGAGTCCAAAGCAATAGTTCAGGCTTATCGTGCGTTTGAAGAACACGATCACGATGGTAACTCTTGCCCTACCTGTGGCCAGGGTGTCAACCTCAAAGCAATGGCTCGCGCTGCAACCAAAGCACAAGCGATCATTGACGAATGTATTGAGGCTATCGACTACCACAAGCTGAATGCCGAACTCACTGCGTTGCAAGACGACAAGGTGAAGAAGCCGAAGCATGACCGTGCTGCCCTTGAGAAACAACTCAAGAAACTAGGTAAGCAACTCGACGCCATCGAAGAACAATTCGAACAGGCGAAGAAGCTGGAGAAGCTGCAAGCACGTAAGGCAGCGCTCAAAAAACCTAAAGCGGTTAAGCAGCCTAAGAAAGCTCGCAAGACGATCAAGAACCGCATCAAGGACCTTGAGATTCTGAAAGACCTGACTGCTGCGATGAAAGCTATCGGTGAGCCAGAAGATCCGTTCTACCTGCTTGATGGTCGTTACAAGGATATCGAAACGAAATCCGAAGCACTGCGTAATGATATCGACAAGAAGGAACGCAAAGCGCAAGGCATCCAGATGCGTATTCAGGAGCATGAACACTACGAGGAAACACTGCGTGAACTCCGTGGTAAGTTATCCAAGCTCCAGCCTCTGATCGATAAGCGCAAGGTGTTCGAAGTCCTGTATAAGGCATACTCGAACAACGCTCTCAAATTGAAAGCGGTCGAAAGCCGATTGAAGCAGATCGAAAACAAGCTGAACGAATACTCCAGCCTTGTCTTCCCTGAGCCGATGCGTTTCGAACTGTTCACCACCAAACAGGGTGTTGGTGCTACCGTGACTCGTATGACTTCTAAGAAGACTACGGACATTGGTATCATGAGTGGTGCAGAGACTAACTGCTTCCGACTGTTGTTTGCTGTTGCGATCATGCCGTTCATCCCTGCTAACCGCCGCACGAACTTCATCATCCTCGACGAGCCTGATAACAGTTGCAGCCCAGCAGTGAGCGAGCACATCGTTGAAAACTTCCTGCCGATACTCAAACAGATTATCCCGAACATCTACTGGATAACTCCGAATGACGTTGAGCACTTCTCTAACAATCAATGGACAGTGACCAAACAAGGTGGAACGTCCAGTCTGTCTCGTAAGGTGATATGATGATCTTCGGTCAACTCAATCGTGATTACGAAAAGAATAGCGTACCGATGGACCCTACGTTCATCAATCGCAATCCACAAATCTTTGCGAAGTACGAAGTGGTCGCCAATGTTAACTGCATGTCAGAGGTGGAAGAGGAATACTTCACCTCTCCTGTGCATCGTATGCTGCGCATGAATGCCAGAACGCGTAAGGTGATGCGTCCTTCTCTGCGTGTGTACATGAAAGACCACCAGCTTATCTGTCATCCTACGTTGGCGACTAACATCGAACGTACTCTGCGTGAGTATACGGCCAAAGCACTCGACACGGTGGAGTAACGATGCCTGTAATCGCTGTGACACGCCAAAGCCCAGAGCAGGTGCTGGGCTGGCTCAAAAAGAAAGGTCAGGCAGATCGTGTGACGTTCGTTCCACTGAGCGGCACGATTGACCCTTCGAAGAAATATCGTAAGTACCTGTTCGTTGTAGGTGCGCGTGAGTACAGTCGCAACGCCGTAGCAATCCGAGACATGCCTGATCATATCGTGTTTGTGTTCGGTCACTCGGAGCTGTTGAAGCGCTTCGGCCTTGACGTTGATCTTAAACTCGACGACATGGAACCCCAGCGGGGTAAGTTGCAGCCTGTTGGTCAGTACCTCGATGATCTCAAGCGACGTGCGATTGACGGCAGCCTGTTCTACAGCCTGATGACCTTCATCTATACGCTGCCGTCCAAGACACACCAGAAGCCATTGACAGCAACGATCTGTAAGTGGATATTCAACGGTGGTCGCAAGAACATCGAGCGCGAAATCGACGCGATGCCTATCAAGCTGTCTGCTGTCCAAAGGCATACGCTGATGAAGATACTGGCGAAGCCTGTTGCTGAACGTTTGTGTCAGGCCTTCCTCGATCTGCACAGTGGTGCGTGTGAGACAGTAGGCGAAGCAGTGGTCAAACATAACGTGCAGGTGTTTGAGATCGGTTACATTCGCGGTAACGTGGAGAAGACTGCGAACATCACCGACACCTACGTTTCTAATCAGGGAGTTTGATATGAGTCGTAACATTCATGACGTTGAACGTCACGATACGTTGATGGTGCAGACCGATCCTAAGGCTGAGCCCATCTGGAACGTGTGTCCTGGAAAAGGACTGGGAAGTATTGAACACGCTTCCTTCTATGCGCCTTCGAACGCACTGAGTCCTCGTCAAATGGCCGAGCTGTCTCATGTGCGCGAAAGCATGAGCGGCTACTCCGATGAAGACCTTGAGTCGTATGCTCGCATTGGTCGTAAGGCACAACTCGCACTCGACCTACGTCGCTCTAAGTCTTCTATCACTCCTGCCCAGGTGGACGCGGTATGTCAGCCGACTATGAAACGCTAATGCTGGTTTCGATACTCGCGTCCTTCATGATGCGTCCTGTTGTGCTGGGTATCAATCTGACCGAGACCAAACGCACGGTATACATCATGGCCGTCTCCTTATTTCTGATAGTGTTCTGCAACGAAGTTATGGAGATGACAACGTGGCATGTGTTCACCTACGTTATGTCGTTCACGATGATCTCTGCCGTGTACGATGGTGCGTATGAGGGTGGCATGAAGCACTATGTCAGAGGCTATGTATTGCAGTACGGTTATCTGTCGCACATCGGTATTATCTCAGGCCTAATCGCTTGGGCTACGCGTTGGACATTCTAAGGGGCTTCGGCCCCTTTTGTCGATCTTGGAGCTAATTTTAGGCACAAGCGCGTAGTACATTCGACAGACCATTGAGGTGACACACCATGCAATACATAGCAACACTCTTTGGCTTGGCCTCGAAAGAAACGAACATGCCTAACGTTCTTTTCTTTGATGCAAGAGACGGCATCACCAAAACTCAAATGCGGGATATGACCTTTGCGAAACAGAATGCGCACAAGGCTCGCTCGGTTCTTGGCGTAGGCAGTAAGCTCAATCCAGTCGCAGGGCAGCACGGAAACAAATACTTCCCAACTTTTGCCAAGTACGCCTCAGATAAGAACTGGGCGCCAGCGACCTACGATATCATAATGCAAGAGAACACCATAGGTTTCTCTATCCATGTGTCGGACCCTGAGACCACAGACTACCAAAGCTATGATGCCACGAGAGCTGAGTATTTCCCTGACTACACAATTCGGAAAGGCACGGTAATCTTTAACTGTCCGTTTGATGTTAAGATGCACTTCCCTAAGTGTGCTGCTGCCGCAACGTCTGGTACAAGCAGCCAGTACGGACGCTTCCCCAGTACGCTGCATTTGAAAACGTATAACGGTTCTGTCACCACTACTGCACCTACAAACTCTGACCAGTTTAAAACAGGTTTCGGTTTTCCGTCTATTGCACCTACTGATGTGTACACGACTACGGATGTTAACTTCCAATATGCCATGGCAATGAAAGCCTGTTCTGTTGGTACTGATGGTGGTAACTTCGCGGACATGCACCTGCCGTACAGAGATGATGGACTCTTCTGGGCTCCTAGGGAAGCTGCTGATGAAACAGTCAATCTGGCGTTCGGCCTTTTCTACTGGAAAGCACTAAACACGCTGGTCATGCTGGATGATAATGACTATGACGTGCCCTCTGAACTCGTTCCAGGAACACGCCCTGCATTTAAGTTCAAGGCTACAAGATTGTCCATCTAACGCTAATTTTAGTACGTCAATAAGAGGACCTAATATGGACGCTTTAACGTTTCGTAAGAACGCCATCGCAGAAGTAATTGATCGCGAAGGTGGCTCAACGTACACGAATCGAGCGGCTGACCGTGGCGGCCCTACTCGTTGGGGTGTCACTGAAAAGAACGCTCGCGCATATGGCTATAAAGGCGATATGCAAAACCTGCCGTATGAGATTGCGTATGCTATCTACAGCGCTAACTTCTGGGACTTCTGCAAGTGTGATGAAATTGCGAAGTTCTCACAAGAGCTGGCTCTGTGGGTATTTGACTACGCGGTTAACTCAGGGCCACCAGCTGCGATTGCTGAACTGCAAGACCAGTTGAACATCCTGAATCAACGGGGTAAGTTGTACCCTGATTTTGCACCTGCTGCGAATGTTGGACCTAAGACTATTGCTGCTCTCGCCGCATACGTCAAAGTGCGTGACATTAAAGTATTGGCTTACGCCTACAACGGCTGCCGTATTGCGAAGTTGAAAAACATCGCGAAGGTAGATGAAACTCAAGAAGATAACATTTATGGTTGGTACCAGCGTGTTATCACAATCACCAAACAAGTTGGAGTACACTAACCATGTGTCTAATCAAACTGAATCTGGACGAAGCTGTCAAATCCACTTCCGCCAACGCAATGGCGAGCGTGTTCACTGGCCTGTCGAAGAAAGAGTTCTTCGATCTGCTGGATGATGGTATGCCGTCTGACCTCTCTGGTCCCGAAGATATCATCGACTTCCGTTTCATCAGCTACAAGAACGGTGTCGCTCGCTTTGGTATGGTCACCAAGGATGAAGATGAAGATATAGGCTTCAACGTATCTGGCATCGAAATCCGCATGGAGCCTGAGTTCGATGACGAAGCTAAATACTTCTCCGATTTGGCGAAAGCTAGACAGGCGTTGAAAACCCTGCGTTAATGGAAATCTTTGTTTCCTTAGCTAAGGGAATTCAGATCACAGCCCAGGCACTGCAAAGTGTCGTGGGCTTTCGTGTATTGGATCATCGTCTGCTACGCGAAGACTCTGGGTTCTCCTACTACGCGCTGGTTACCTTTGCACAGGATGACTCAGGTGATTATGATCTGAAAGTCGCCAAACTGATTCGCAAAGGTCTTACAACGCATAGCTTCAAGCTCAACAATATCACGACCGTAAGCGAAGGGTATCAGTCGATCTTCGAAGCCTCGATGGCCATGGAACGCTTGAGTCCTAACGGCAAGTACATGTCGCAATCGTCCCCACCTCCAATTCAGAGTGTGGTGTTTTCTCTCGCTGATTTCCGCATTCCACTAACGCCAGACTTGCAACCCAAGATCGATGCGTGGTGTAACACACAGACAATCAGCCCGCTGCGTTATGCAGTAGTGAATCCGAGAACTGAATCAATCGAGGTTGCTTTCAAAGACGCCTCAGCACACAACTCGGATATCATCGAGCAAATGCTGCGCGACTCCCTATACCGTGCGCTGGGTGATTACTCCGCAGGTAAAAACTTTGATCTGCCCGGCCGAGCGCTGGTGTAAGGAACAATAAATGGCTCTCATTAAAATCAGTCTGGGTGATTCGGTACTGTCCGAATCAGCCAAAGCACCAGGATATAAAGTTGCCAAAGTTGGCGGCGCTCAGGCTCTGGTTATCAACAGCGCACACAAAGCCGCTGTCGGCAAGTGCATCACTAACGCACGTAAGGCCAAAAAGCTGGCAACGTCCGCACTGAAAGATCGTATCTCACTGATCTCACTGACAACTAAAGTTAAGAAAGAAGAAAACCCTACGCGTAAAGCCAAATTGCGTGATCAGATAAAATCTCTGAAAGCTCGATCTTCTGCTAATGCAAAAGAGGCCAAGTCTCTGCTGCGTGAAGGTAAAGCTGCGATGCGCGCCGCTGGTTTGAGTTCTCTGTCTTCTCCGCTGAAAGCAACCGATATTTCTCTCGCAGACACCCCGGGCAGATACCTACGCACAGTGACTGCGGCGCAGGTTGATTCTCTGGTTGTGACGGGGCGTAAAGGTTACATCAAGCCTAAGTTCCTGGCTGCTTCTAAGTTCGAGGCGCTTGGCCAGAAAGTGTCTACAGCCAAACCTAAGGGTAGTGGACCTCGTGCTGCTGTTAAGCGTGTTCAGAACGCCAAGAAGTCTAAGGCGCAGCAGGGCATGAATGAGTCGCCTTTAGACAAAGTACCAGAGAAAGCTCTGCGTGGACCACGCGCATCTGGGAAAAAATCCGATGGAGCTCAACTGTCGGCCAAACGCCTGGGCAAATAACAGTTGCAGGTCTTCGTCAGCCTGAGTGCGCCCAAAATCTACTATCGTGGTCTTGCAGAAGACTGGAACGATGAACATGCGAAGAAGCAACACATGACTTGGGTAACACCAGATCGTGAGTACGCTGAATTGTATGCAGAGGATGGGCGCCTCTACAAATTTCACGCGGACCCTGGACGCTATGCCAGCCTGAACTTTCGTTCTCTCTGGACTGAGGTCAAGTTCGCTGAGATTCATAGTCGGGTCAAAAAACTTATCATGGAAGCGTTTCAGGATAAGCGTGTTGGCCGCGACGAAGCTCTAACATTAGTCTCCCGCCTTGATAAACTCAACCAGCTCATTCCTGCAAGTAAACACAAGCGTGTCTACATGTGGTGGGACGAGTACACCGAGATTAGCAAGATCTTACGCCTCGCCGGATATGACTCCATTAAAGGAAATGAAGGCGATAACCACGATGTGCCTACGTTCGGTATTTTCGACCACACGCGCGTCAAAATGATTAAGGATTAAATAGATGGCTCTCATTAAAATCAATCTGGCAGGAGCAGTAGAGTCCGTGTCCGCAAAGAAAGAAGATGCAATGTATGCGGTTAAAGGCACTCAGCTTCTGGTGAGTAAGCGCGTAAGTGGCAACTTCGAAGAAGCAACCAAATGCTTGCGTAGCGCGAAGAAGTATATCACCTCTCATATCTCTCAGGCCCAGAAACTGCCTGCGATGAAAACGAAGCTGGAAGGTATGGCAAAAGGTAGTGACGCACGTAAAAGCTATAAAGCTAAGTACGACGTTGCTAAGGCCAAAGTGGCTATGCTGAAAAGCAGTGCGCTGAACTTCATGACTCGCGCTCGTGACGAAATGAATGCGAACGCAGGCCTGTCCAGTATCGTTCTGCCTTTCACTTCTGCTGACGTAAAAGCTCTCGACCTGAAAGCTATCTCTAAAAACGCTATCGGTACTTATAGCGTTCGTGGTGGTACGAAGTTCATGAAGCCTAAGTTTGTTAAGTGGGCAGAAGTGGCCGCAGCAAACGGCGTTAAGCCTGAAGTGATTGCTGCTAAAACGAAACGTCGCAAGATGGCGTCTGAGGTCCAGGGCAAGAAGCGTACCGTTCCTCCTAAGAAACGTATGCCTCGTCCTTAACGACTGACTGCCAGATTAAGGAGTAATCATGTTCCAGTCAAAACGTCTGCTCTTAGTACGACGACGCACGGTGCAGATGATCAACTTCGGCATGGGCAAGATTATTGAAGAAGTATGGTTCGACCCAAAGAAGAACCGTAACGTGATCAAGACAATCATAGTCTGACACTATTAAGGGCTTGCATCGAGAGGTGTAGGCCCTTTTGTGCTATGCCGTGGTCCTACGATAAAACCAAGGTATATTCATATGCAATATTTATCCAGTTTCACCCCTCTGAATGAGGCGGTACATCCAGCAGTCATGTTCTTTGACGATCATGATGACCTTCCTGAATTTGCCGTAGACACCATCGACGATACGTTGCGTTTAGCGCGTACGGTCTTAGGCACCAACAACCAACTCAATCCAGTTCGTGGCCGTGCGGACGACAACTACTATCTCACCTTCTTGAAGTACGCGAAAAATGGTGAGAGCCCTTATTCAGCGCCTCCAACTATATCTACAGCTTCATCAAATGTAGGTGTTATACACCACCATGTTTCTAATGGAGGTGACGAGTACCGACAAGGTCCTACAGCGTACTCCTATCAGGCTGCGCAGAACCGCGTGTCTGTATTAAATCCAGGATATGTAGAATCAATCTTATATCCTACATGGAAAGCAGAGGACAGCGGTACATTTCTAGGTAGAAGTTATTCTGTTCGTGGTCTGTATTCGGACGGCGCCACGCTATCGACAAAAAGTATACCGTTCACTAACAGCCCCGCCGGCGGTATCTTAGATATCTCACCTGTATTTTCTGACGTGACTGATTCTGTTTTGTTTGTCGATTGCCTGTCAATGTGGACATATCCAAACAGTGCTTCACAGAACGGAGTACACAGGCCGTATCAAAATTCGGGGCCTGTCCAGTATAGAGCTACTGGTGAGAATCTCACTGCTGAGAATGAGGCCATCAATCTGAGTCATGCTGTTATGGTCATGGCAGATAATGTCTTTATGCGTTTGCTTAAAGGTGTTGATTTCGAAGTGGACGTGTACCTGACGCCAGGTACACGTCCTTACATCCAACTAAGCAAATCCACTATACACATCTAAGGAGTATTCTATGTGGAAATATGAACAGTCAACAGGTCGCCTGTCTGACAAGAATGGTAAAGTAGTAGCTACGGGCTACGCAGGTAAAGGTGAGCACAAGAACAAGCCTGCCTCACAGAACATCGTAGGTACAGGCCCTCTGCCTCAAGGTCGTTACACCATCAACGCACCTCGCACAAGTCAGAAGACAGGTCCTTACGCAATGGACTTAACGCCTGCGAAAGAGAACGTGATGTTTGGTCGTGCTTCGTTTCAGATTCACGGAGACAGCATCAAAGCTCCGGGAACTGCATCGAGCGGCTGCATCATCATGCCCCGCAATATTCGTGAACTCGTATGGTCTTCTGGGGATCGCGAACTTGAAGTAGTGGTCTAAGTTAGGAGCACATGGACGTGCTTATATAAGGAACATTTTATGCAATACATTGCTGCTCCTGGAAATGCTTTCGTAGTACCAACATCACCAGAACTGTTTTTCTTCGACGCCGTACAGGATAGAGTCGACCTTGATACGGCAGCCACCAGCCTGACCGCACTTGAGACTACGTTGCGTGACGCACGTACCGTCTTAGGTAATTCCAAGAATACTATGATCACTCGTGGTCAAAAGGATTCTGTCTACTACTTGACGGAGCTTGCACGAAACATAGGCAGCACAGAACTGCTTAGGCTTGGAAGTTTGATAGGCCCAGATGCTCCTTACTACGGCGTTCACGCATCGTGGTCTTATGGTATGGGCGTACCAAATAACAATAACAGAGTTATCACGCTTGTTCCGAGTGCGTTGCAAGCTGCGCGTACAGGCTCTATGCCTATGTTGGGTGTACGTTCAGGCATACCATCTTCTCGAACGTACACGGTGACAGTCACAGTTCGCACAATGAACACGAGTTTGGTGTTGGAGAACTCATATTCGTATGGCTACTACGCACCTCCGTCGTCTCCATCCGGAGGCACTGTCGCACAAGGCGAGAACAACACGTTTACGATAGCGAATAACGTAACCCATTTCGCCTGGCCTGCAGGTGTGACTATTTCAGACACAGGTTATGGCCCTTCGGTAGTATACCCTAACGTAGAGGCCGATGTTCGTGGGATTAGAATCAAACAGCAAATAAAGCCTTCATCGGAAGTGTTTAACCTGACTGATGCGTGTTTGAGTTTCCCTAAAGTTCTGGTCCGGCTCAAGAAAGGTCTGGACTATGTTGCGCCTGATGATTGTCAGGCTGGCATGTCGTATCAGATTGACTTCACGCCTTCGCGCCAGGTCTTCTTGCTTTAATGCTGTAAATGACCTGTATGGAAAAAATATCCTTTACAGGTCATCGTCCGCAGTATCTAGGCGGCTTTGGCCCTGAGGCAAAACGTCGCCTCTATACTTTCGCGCACAGACGAATGCTACGTCTTGAGGCAGACACTGAAATTTGGGTTGGTTGCGCTCTCGGCTTTGACATGGCAATCGCCACTGCTGCTATCGAGCAAGGACACCGTGTTGTGTCCTGTTTGCCTTTCTTAGGATTCAACAAGCTCTGGAAAATGTCGAGCATATTTGAGCTTGACGGTCTGTTGAACAAAAGCCATGAAGTCCGTATCGTGACGTCCAAAGAGGACTGGGTACATATGGACGGCCAAGAGGTGTTCGCACTAAATAAGCGCAACCACTACATGGTCGATAACACTGACCGTCTTGCTTCTCTTTGTTGTGGTGCTCCTTCTGGGACACAGAACTGCATCGACTATGCGCTTCGTACCGGTAAGTCGGTCGAGTACTGGTGGAAAGACTGGCAACGATATAACGAGCGCCTGAAAAGGACATGATATGCAATACTGTTGTGCTCAACCTGACTTTAGGAAGTTTCCTGCACGGTCTGATAGGCTGCGCTGGAACTTTCTGTACGACTCCTCGAAAGGGGAGATGGATATAAACTCTGTTCCAAATATGATGCGTACGGCCAGAGCCTGTCTATCTGCTGCAACTATGTTGGGAATAACAACTCCTGTTCAAGGTGTTGCAAATGACGGCACGATATACGCGAACACAATGCCGTTTCGTATGGCTGCTGATTACCCTGTGCCTACATTGACTGCTTTGTTTTCCTCGAATACCACTGTTGTCCCTTACCCAAGAATAATCTCAGATGACCCTGCGTATACATACGCGACTGTACCTAGTGGCTCTACTGGTCAGACGCATACCTTATATACGGTGACAGAAAAATATAAGAACAGAACGTTCACCGTTCGATGTGCTCCTGTATACGCACAAGGACTTGGAGCCTCGTATTATGGCAACACTTCGAACTCTATGATGAATGGAGAGTCTGGTGTGGAGTTAGACCTGACCATGCGAGCACCTCTTTCAAATATTAGTGGTCAATATAACTATGCTATTCAGGACGTCGTGCGTAACATTGATTTTACTCACGGCGCTGTTCCTAGATTCGTTTACTTTGGGGGACCAGTTATGTCTTATCTTAGACAGGTGCATATTCCTCTTAAAGAACATACGTTGCGCTTTTTGAGTTCGGACCCTCCTGAAATCGTGAATTTAGATCGTATGATTCACGTTCAAGACAGCACAATGTTTGTGCTGGACGATAAAGACTTTGAGCCTAGCAAGACTGATATAGAGCCAGGAACAAACCTACGTGTCGCGCCGAAAGGTTGGACACATTCGTTGTCTTTATGATGAAAACGCTCCTAACGGGGCGTTTGTCATTTCAACGCTAATTTTTAGCACGACATTCAGAACAAAGAGAACATCATGGAATTAATGGTTAGCTTATCGGCTCTGCCTCCTTCAATGTATCGCAAATACAGAAAGGGATGGAAGCCCAATCCTACGCTGCTCAAGCTGTTTGAAAAGATTAGCGGCAAGAAAGGTCACAAGGCGATGCGCATTTACATCGACGCCAAGACCGACGCAGTGATCAAGAACGTCACGCAAGGTGTTGTAGCGCCTGTTGAGATCGTTGATGCTCTTATGGAAAAGAACATCGTGCTGGTGGACTACGTTGCTGGCACAGGCAAGGACTCGCATGGTCGTATCGTTAAGATCGGTAAGTACCTTGCGAAGGACCCTGACCTCAAGAAGATGTTTGACTCCGACCCTAAGCGTAAGTCACTCGTCAACGCAACGCGCAACCACCAGCTGATCTGTATCTCCATGCACCCGTATGATATCGCAGGCATGAGTACCGATCGTGGTTGGGTGAGCTGCATGAACTTGAAAACAGGTTCAAACAAGAAGTACGTTAAGCAGGACATTGCTGGTGGTACGCTGATTGCTTATCTGATTGAACCTCAGGATAAGAACATCAACAAGCCTATCGCACGTTGCCTCGCTAAGCCATTCTTCCAGCGCCAGAAAGCGAAAGCCTCTGAACGCTTCGTAGGCTCAGAGAAAGTGAATGCGCTGTATCTGGTTGAGTTCGCATATCCAGATTCTAAGATGCCTTTCGTCCACACGCTGCAAGATTGGTTGAACGAACAAATCAATCCATTCATCGCAACCACAGAACGCAAAGGCGTGTTCGAACTGGGCAGCAAGCTGTACGTCGACCAACGCCATGACACATTCGACTATGACGTTGAAGGTCCTATGCTGCGTAATGACGTGAATGGTTTCGTTGAGCGTCTGGTGACTACTAAGTCCAAAGACGCAGAAGACTCCGCTCTCCAGTACATGGAACGTCATCCTCAGATTGCTACTATGCTGGCGCAGAAGAAATGGGGACAGCCTCGTTTCTATCAACGATGTACTGCGGAACTGGTGGCAGGCGGACACTTCACTGAACTTCGTCGTTTCTTTGATGTGCTGTTCAAAAACTTCGTGCTTGACGATGCCGTTATGTCCAAAGTGTGGGAGTATCTGTCAGGAAAACCACAAGCGCTCTCGATGTTTATTGACGCTATACCGAATGCCCAGCGCGATAGTTTCCTTGATGCGAATCTCGGTGAAATGGACCTGTATCGTGATACGCAAAGCGCTATTGTTAACGGTGCATTCCCTGCCGCTCTGTCTGAGATTTGGTCTTTCGCCAAGTACTCCAAGAACCCCGAGCAGATGTTCTGGTACAACGCGTGTCGTATCAACTCGGCTCGTACACAGACCCAGTACGTGGACGAGGAGTTCGGCGAAGAAAACAGTAGCTCCTATCGTGACTACGTGTTGACGCCGGCCATTGCATCACTTGCTGCACAGAACCCAAAGTGCCCTGCTGCGACACTCGAAAGTTTGCGCCGACACAAGGACATGCTGACAGGCTCTTACTATCGCGTGGCGACTCGCGTATTCGAAGGTGAAAAGGTCATATCTCTCGACGACCGAGAAGACTTCAATCCTAAGATGAAAGAGGCTTTAGCGAACTTGACTAAGCCGAAGCTGACTGCATCGGAACGAGCCAAGCTGCGCTACAAGGTCATGGGCGATGATATGCTCCAGCAGGCTGCGGAAGAACTCTATCCTGATTCTTCTAACATGTCTCGCTCTGCTATCTACTTGCTTGTTGACTCTCAGCAATCTCCTGAGGTGATCAGACAGGCTATCATTAACCGTGCTCTTGAGCTAGGCATGCAGGAAGCTCTGGAACAGGTTGACGAGATGCGCGCCGACGCTAAAGCCTACAGGGCGAAGATGAAAGCCAAGAAATAAAACCAAATGGGTGGCTTCGGCTGCCCATTTTTCTGTAAATAGCAGTCATTGAAACCTGCGGATTACACTGATGAAAAAGAACAAAGTAGCGGCATTCCTCGAAGCTCTTGTGACTGCTGACTGGCACTTCGAAGGACTCGCTAATCACTTCCCTGTCGATCACGTTGACCGTCAACTAGAAACGATTGACCGCATCTATCAGTATGCACTGGAGCACGGCATTCGCCACGTATTCGTTCCAGGTGATATCACTGATAAGTTCAAGATGGACGACGAGACTAAACGCAAGCTGCTCCAGTTCTTCCTCAAGTACGAAGGTATCATCGACACTTGGTACTGTGGCGGCAACCATGACTGGGCGGATATGTCGAACACCAGTATGGACCTTATCAAAACATTCTGCGAGTGGGACTTCCTCAAGTCGCTGCACATCTACCTCCGTCCTGAGCAGGTAGAGATTGACGGCATCGTTGTGAACTTCCTGCCGCACCCTGCACAGGAAAGCATTAAGCATAAGAAGCCGTGCCTGAACTTCTGTCACGTAGAAGCTGTTGGTGCTCTGGGTGACAACGGTCGTCCCCTTAAAGCGAAACACGATATCAGGGTTGACCCACGTGACTATACGATAAGCGGTCACATTCACTTGGCGCAAGTACTGGAGAAGAAGCGCTTCGAGTATTGCGGCTCTCCGTATCAGAAGACCTTTGGCGAGGCGTTGCCGAAAGGATTCATTCATATCCGTGCTCAGTATAAGAGCAAAGAGCTGGTGGTTAAGCGGAAGTTTGTTGATAGTAAGCCTGGCTTTAGACTCGAAACCGTTATGATTGAAAACCAAAAGGATTGGTCACGCCTTGAGGTAAACCCTGCGATTCGTTACCGTGTTATCGTTAAAGATACCGTGTCGATTCCCGCAGATATTCGTACTCGCGTCCCAAATATTTCCCAAATAAATTCCACGAATAAACGCGTTGATCTCGATAATATAGATACAGTTGATGTTAGCGAGTTAACGCTCGCGGACATTGACCCACGCGATGGCCTAAAGGATTACCTGAAGGCTTCGGGAATTAAAAAGTCTTTGCGAGTTAGTGCCCGCAAGGAACTTAACGCGGTGTTATCTGAAATAGGGTATGCTGCAATGTAAAAAGTTTTTAGGAAATTTCCTGCACAAACCCAGGAAGATTATACTAATTTTTACATGCTGATTTCAAAAACTTAATGTCCACAGGACGAAGTTTCAATTGTAACTTGAGGATACAACCATGGCCGTACAACGTAAACTGACTTCCCCGACCGACCCGGTTAAAGGCGGTTCCAAAGCTAAGAAAGCAAAAGGTACCAAAAAGCCTGCTGCTAAAAAAGCTGCTGCACCTAAGGCTGCTAAGCCGAAGAAAGCCGCTGCACCTAAGGCTGCTAAGCCGAAGAAAGCTGCTGCAAAGAAAACCGCCGCCGAGAAAAAATTCGACGGTGAGCGCTCTACCCACCTGCGTAAGCAGAAAGCAAAAGGTAAAGCGAAGTCTATCGAGCAGCGCCTGAAAGAGCGTCTGGCTAAATACCAGGCTGGTCTGAAAAACACTGCCAAGTCTCAGGCTACCGTACGTAAGCTGCTGCTGCGTCGCCAATCCGTTGCGAAAAGCAACCTGGCTGCCAAGCAGAAAGCAAGCTACAAAAACCTGATCATGAAGCAGAAAGCTCGTCTGGCCGCGCGTAAAGCTCGTAAGCCTGGCATCAAAGACGGTAAGCTGGTAACTCCAAAAGTTCAGCCGAAAACCGTAACTCTGGTTAAGCCTAAGCTGAAACCAATGCCGCGCCTGAAAGGTGGTAAAGAAACCACTGCTAAGGCTGTGAAGCACACTGGTACTGCGGCGCAGAAAGCGGCTGGTAAGAAAGCTGCTAAGACCAAGAAAAAAGGTAAAGTGACTGTTTAATCGACCTGGTCGGTAGGACGTTACGCAAACAAAAAGGGGTGGCTTCGGCTGCCCCTTTTTGTATTCCAATGCCTAAAATTTGTAAAGTCTATGCGAGAACTATGTCGGGCAAAACGGCCCTTAGTCGCTAATTTTTACTCGACATGAATACTAGACCCAGTAGAGGATGATCATGGCTAAGACTGCCAAAAACAATGAAGTTAGCAGCATCAGCGCATCTGTTGACTATGGCTCTGGGAATATGACTGCATTACGTCAGGCGCGTACAGCGAAAGAGTTCCGCAACGTGCTCGACGCTGTAATCTCTCAGGCCACTTCGGTCGTTATCCCGAAGAAACTCCTGTCTGTTAGTGCTAGCCCTAAAGCGGTTGAACTCGCAGACCTCGAAGGTACTATCAAAGGTAAACAGGCCAAGGCTATCGATCTGAATCAGGTTATCGACCTGTCTAAGATTGATATCTCCGACGTCCGCAGTAAAGCGCAGTACAACAATCAAGTGAGCCAACTGTCTCAGGCGATTGGTGAACTGTCCGTTGCTTATCAGATTCTCAGCAGCAAGACTTTCAGCGCATTCAAAGATCAGAACGCAGCCGCTAAGTCCCTGTTGAGCGTCATCGAGCAGGCTAAAGACCAGCAGCAAAAACTGGTACGCCTCATGAGCATCGACGTTAAGAATGGCGCGCCTAAAGAGCACACCAAACTTGCCGCAACGATTGCGAACTACCTGTCGAAGATTCTGAATAAAGAAGACTATTCGAAGATTCGTACACGTACCTTCATCGCTTCTGGTACTGACCCTATCTGCTTCCAGACCTATGTGTTCATTGATAACTTCGTGAACTCTGACGGCCTGCATTACCCGAACTACGCACTGGTGCTGTCTACCACGATCGCGGTTGCTTCTGGTATCAGCGAAAACTTCCTGACTTCGCTGGTGGATGAGAAAGTTCCTGGCTCGTTCCCTATGGGTCGTCTGATTGGTACTGCTCCAGAAATGAAGCGTACTATCAACCAGCTTATGGCTGTTGACGGCTTCCTGAACTACAGCGAGCGTAAACCGATTAACCGTACTACTCAGAACCTGCGTGACACCACTCAGCTGGGTAATGCGCAGCACATGATTCGCGGTCGTAAGAAAGAGATCTTCGACAACGTGCGTGTGCAGAACGATAGCCTGTATGTTCGTCTGGTACCGGGCCTTAGTCCTACCGAGAAGAAAGAAGCTATCACTGAAATCCTGGGCATGGCGTCTACCGTACTTCGCGCAGGGCGTGGCGGTAAGAACAGCGTTATCCATCAGATCGTCAACGGTCGTAACGGACGTGAACTGGTTAAGATCAGCCTGACAGGTTCTGGCGGTACTGCTAAGGGTGTCCTGACTCTGCGTAAGATTGATGAAATCTCAGAGGTCATGGGCCTGAACCCAGCGCAGAAACGTTTGCTCAAGCAATCGGTTAAGTAATGCCGTTGACGCACTTCAAGGTAGATCGCACATTTAAGCCGAACACATTCAGCGGGCAGTATCGTCCGCAACAAATGCGTAACGCCAGTCCATATGTGCTTGATACTATCGTGCGCCAAGTCCTCGGTTATTTGATTGAAGCGCAGATGCCTTTCACAAAGGCGCTGAACTTCACGCTGGTGAACGTGTACAGCACCGACAACGAAATGTCGATGGGTTATTCGAATCGTCCTGATGATTCGGTGATCATGATTGACAGCGGTATCTGTTTCACGTTCTGCCTGAAATCACGAGCAAACCGTATTCTCCCTACTCCTATGACTCAACTTGGACGCGGGAAATACTGGCGCTTGTGGGGCGAGGACAATAACAACGAGTACATCACTATCGGTCTTCCTCGTTCTGTTATCTTCGGACTGAATGGTAACGGCGTTGAGATGTTGAACGTTGTGTACAACACTGTGGGTGCCGTCACCCGCAACTACGTTCAACTGGTATCGAGTTCGTCCTTGACTCCTTCTCAGAGCGTTCGCGATCTTGCATCGCAGGCGAATCAAGTGAAGGACCTCGCTGTGTCGAACCTGATGCGTACCGTGCCTTACGACGAATGGCACTTCAACGCAAACATCTGGAAAGACTACTCGGAGATGCTTATCTCTGACGTGATGCGTAAAGACTTCCCGCTGTATTTCTGCATCTACATTCTGCCTGGCCTGTATCTTCCTAAGGTTGGCAAGTCTGGTACAGCGTACATCGACAAGACCGTGGTTGACTTCGTTGCGAAAGGCCTGATGAAGATTGCTGCTTCTCTTGCATCGCCGATGGTTGACCAAAGCCCTGAACTGCTTGCTGCTCTCTACCTGCTGCTGACTCCTACACAGGACACTAGCGACATGGAAGCGAGTAACGTGGAGCGAACGAACTTCGTGCGTAGCTACTTCTACAACCTGAGTCAGAACATGCAGAACGTTCCTGAGTATCAGGCTAAGGTAGTGCGTACAGCGAACTCCAACCACGTCGCAATGGCGAGAGCGCTAATCGAAGGTGGGTATAACGATCAGCTACGCAACTTGATTGAGTATCTGGGACTCACTAAGGCAGACTGATATGCGCACAACAGAAGGTAACGTACTGGTAGTCGAGGAAACGTTCTACAACGACCTCGACGAACCGCTGTACCCTCTATCGGATGACATGGGGCCTGTCGTAAACCTCATTGATCCCGAAGATAAGTCAGTGCTTGCGCAAGTAGTCGCAACGCCTGGGGAAATCCCTGGCTCGTGGACTGCTGACGTTGCTATACCAAACATGGGGTTGGTGGACGATAAGCGTCTGCTGCTCTCTTGGCGCTATGAGTCCGAAGAAGGAATCATGCAGTCTCGTCAGGAACTCATTGTTGAGCCACTGACTGAAAACCGTGTGACAGATATCGTGTGCCTGTTCGGTGACGACGAAACGTTTGAGATGACGTTGCCGTTTCACTATGACACGCGTGGCGATAAGCTGAAATTCCAACTGGCGCTCAATAACCAAATCATTGCATCTGATATCGACTCTGGCGATTCTGGTGTGAAGATGGTCGTTAACCGAGCCAAGACCTGTGTGTTCCAGATTCCTGTGTGGGTTGCTGTTCGTCGATTGGAGCCTATCAGCTTAATCGCACAGCACACCTCGAAGACTCGCAAGACCACGAAGATGTTCACGTACAAGCTCTGGGTCGTAACGCCGCAGATTCTCATTGCAGCGTCGATGGTTGAAGACCATATCAACAAAGCCCGAGCGATGAACGTTATCCCTGAGTTGGAATACACTCAGGCAGATATCATGAACTACCTCTACCGTGGCCTTGCGCTGTTCAACACGATTGGTCCTCGTGTTACAGGCTTCAACGGTACGAACATGCAGGGAACCATTCTTAACGGTTGGGTTATCTGCGCGTCGTATTACGCGCTTGCTGCTCAACTGCAAGCAGAAGGTCAGTTGGCGTTTGACTTCACTGGTCAGGTCGTCAACTTAAACATGGACCGTACTCCGTCTATCGAATCTGCTTTAGGGCGTATCGAGACCGAGATTCAAGGTCCTGTTACAAACTTGAAGAACAAACTGTCTAAAGCTGGAATAAACGACGGTGATGGTTCTCAGGGTGCCAATGCGATTGACGGGGCACGTTCACTCGGCAAGCTGGGCATCACAAACAGCCCGACCACCAAATGGGCTACTGTTGGTAACCGCAGTATCTGGGTCAATGCACGTTATCGCGTCACTGGCTAACCCTAAGTATACTAATTTCATATTGTCGAAATATTCAGGAGATGACAATGAAGGCTTTCATCAAACAGATTGACCAGCTCACCGATAACCAGAGCGTGGCCATCGTACAAGTAACTCACGCACAAGGTGAGAACATCGCTGATAACTTCGGCGCTATCGTGTCTGCTTCGTGCAACCGCGAATACCTTCCTGTTCAGGGTGCTTCTACTCTGATCGAAGGCGGCAAGACCACCAGCTTCGTGCGTACCATTCTGAACCGTATGCAGGATATTATCCCTGTGTCTCAGATGGGTGACGAGTTCCAGGCGCTGTCCAAGAACATGTACATGGACAAAGGCGAACGCATGTGGCATGTGCGCAAGTCCGAGTCTGGTGAAGACGTTCTGGTGCGTGATAGCTCTGCGAACGACAATGCTGAACTGATCGATATGATTCGTTCTGTCAGTGGTGCTTCTGGCGTTAACTTCGCTGCACAGCGTCCTGAACTGGCTCAGGCTATCCTGCGCAATGAAGCGATTTTGGCTGCTGCTGTTGGTGGTGACATGGTCAGCTTCGTGTCTAACTCAGGCGCGTTGAAGATTGGTTTCGTTGCGGCTAACGTTACTGACGACAACACCATGCTGGTGGTTGATCAGGAAGGTACCGAAGAACAGATTAGCTCCATGTCTATGGTTGCTGTTCTGTCTGGTGACGAGCTGGACCCGAACCAGTTCCCTGCGGTTGATAGCGTGTCTGCCGCCGCTGGCGTTGACGTGTCTAAGCTGTTGAGCTACTACGCTCAGGTGTTCCGCTACAGCCCTGACTACTACGGCAAGGTTGCTGATATCATCAAAGGTCACAGCTTCTAATCAAACCCTAAAGGGAGCCTCGCGGGGTTCCCTTTTTCGTTTCCACAGAGGATTTTCACATGGCGGCCATAAGCTTGGATGACATTGGCTCATACGCCCAGCCTGTTAAAAAAGCAGGTAAGGCGAAAGTTAAAGCTAAGACCACCGCCGTTAAAGCTAAGACAGTTAGCAAAGGCGTTAAGGTCAAAAAGAAGAAAAAGCGCGACCCTTCGAAAGATATCATGCCTGGTGTGCTTAACCCCGAAGAACTTTACGCTGATATCGCCAGCTCGCAAAAGGCATTGTCCACTCTTGACGAGAAGCCGAAGAAGAAAAAGAAGAAGAAGAAAGAAAACGCGGTAGATACGATCAAGAAGACCAAAAAGAAAGACAAGGCTAAGAAAGGCATTACCGACGTGGCTGTTCTCGAAGGTCAGTTGATGGAAGTCTTGGACGAAATCCCTGACGTTATCAAACAGGAGAACGACCAGATTCAAGAATACATGACCATGTTCAAGCAGTGTCAGAGCATGGCGCGCATATGCGAAGACGCATACAAAGATAAGAAACAGAGCCGTGATATCTACGCGCTTATGCAACTGTACAACCAGATGCGTGAGATCATCGCAGACCTTCGTGCGCTGCGTGACGTAGGTCAGCTCGGTGAGATTCTTAACGCTGAGGTACTCGGTCCGTTCGCTGAGTCTGCTGGTACTATTCTGGTCGGTGTCTTCCACCAGATTAACGCATGGAACAAAAAGAATCTGCCTGTAGAGTTGATTGCTGCGGCATCGAACTCCACACAAGGTATTATCCGCCGTGCTGCTAAAGATGTAGAGCAGTCCTATCAGGCAGGCCTTGAGAAAACAGTGCAGATCTTCTCCGCCTCTGCATAAGTCTGTAAATAACATTGTATTTAGGAGATTGACATGGCATACAGACCGAGAGGTGGTATTGCAGCAAGAACTCAAGGAGGACGTGGACGCAGCCTGTCTACCTCTCAGCGTCTTGCTGGTGTTACTGGATTTGAACGTGCTCGTGCAGGTACTCACGTCCGTATGGACAGAGCAGACTGGACTAAACTCAAAATGAGTATCATCGACGAGCGTGGTTACTACTGCGAACGTTGTGGTAAGCCTACACGCGAGCTTATTCTCAACCATAAGATTGCACATGCCAATGGCGGTTCGAACATGAAGCATAACCTCGAGCTGCTTTGCTATACGTGCGACAACAACCAAATAGGAACCGCTAACCGACGTGGTTCTCGTTTACTTCACGGGGGTAGAAAGTGAGTCGTTTGAAACGCTATGGCTCCGAAGTAGGTCTAAGCCTACAGACCTTCCCTGACTGCGTTAGTCCTGAGTACATCGAAGCGTGGGGTGCGTTCATCACGACACAAACCGCAGTCGATCTATTCCACTCACTGCCTCAGCCTCTAGGGATGCAGCGTGTGGTTGAAGGGTTTATGTCGTCGCTCTCGAAGACCAGCACCAAGTATCTCTTGCGGCCTGTCCCTTCTGTGACGAAGCACTCCCTTGATCAGGCTAAGGCTTTGCTCAAGATTCAACAACAGGACCTACGCCAGTGGTTACAGCGTATTGAGTTCAGCAACAAGTTCAGACTCGCTGAGGTGCAAAGCCGCACTAATAGTGACTATAACCGTGTGGCGAACTGCATCAACACCACGATCGATATCTATCTGGTGTATGTACCGCAGACAACTCGTGGTGGAATCCCGAAAGTCGGGGAGCTACTGCACAAGCAGGTTCCTTACTGGTTTTCGAACAAACAGCCTAAGGCGTTGTTCAAAACTGATAATTTGACTAAGAAACTGGCAAAGTCTGCGATACCTGTGGTGATGGACACTTATCCAAATATCCAACAGGCGATGCTGGCACCTCGTGCTTGGCATCCGTGGAATATTGATCTTGGCGTTGATTGTATGCGTGTCAAGGGCAATGCCATTGCGTTGCATCTACAGTCCCGACGCCTGTGTTGTTTCCTGTCCACGTATAAGCGTCATGCTGTGGAGAAGCGACTCAACACTCTGGTCAAGAGCATTTTTATCTAGGAGAAGAACCGTGACACACGACGTAAGTACGCGGCTCCATTCCTTACTGTCTGGCATTGCGCTGAGTGATAAGCGATACGCAAATGCTGCACAAGGGATTATCGAGTCCATCTCTGAGGCGCGAGAGCCTATTCAATTGCCTCAATCAGTCCTCGAACTGATGGGCACTTCCAATGTCCCTGATATTGCTCCGTATGATCAAGCAGACCTGCTGCTGATTATGGACGCATTGGGCAAAGCACTGCTGTACGTGCAACAGACACCTGACACCACACCTGTGGATGATGGTCTGTATCGTGTATACCTGTCAGAGTATCGTGCGCAGTATCAGTCACTAACCAACGACCAACTCACGTCTGTGTTTACGCGTGATAAGTTCGAGGGTCTGAAACCACTTCGCGCCTATGCTCTGGCCATCGTGCTTTCTGATATCGCTGCGGACCGTCGCCTTCCAGTACCTGAAGTGTGGACGTCTGTGATCGACAAATACATTAAACTGGGTGAATGATGAATCAAATGATCAGTACCTCAGCAACCGCCACGCAGCAGATCGCCGATACCTTCAATCAGGCTCTTGCTGTTAAAACGTTGCCGCCCGAGTTCGACGGAAAAATGTCGAAGATGTATGCCACAGGGAAGTCTCGTCGCAACTACGAAACTCTCGCTGTGTTCACTGCATCAACCGTCGCTCGTATCTATGCCGCATTCGACCTGATCAACTACATCGTTGTTAACGGTGCAGAGTTCGAAGACATGCTGGAGGTCGCACCAGAAGACTTCACCAAGCGTGTTAAGGCGAACATCGACCTGTCGGTGATGCGTATCAACATGACGCTGAATGGCGACAAGCTGAGCCGTGAGATTAAGAGTTCTCTGGCCGAGCATCTGTCCGCGTCGTCTGGTGCTATCATTGAAAACAGTACGCGCTTCCCAGGCGGCCGTGATATCATCATGTCTGGCACACCATGTCCTACCAGCCCACTGGCTTCGAACGGTAACTTCAACGTTCTGAACAACCAGGGTAGCGACCGTCCTCGTGTAGACAACGATGCGCATTTCGAACGTGCTAATCTCCAGACCTACAGTTCTGAGATCGCGCAGGCTGCTATTCGCATTGCGAAGACGCTGTACAAAGATATCTTCGGCGTGGAGCGCACCAACTCCAACGCGTTTGATACGAAGATGGTTCGCATCCCTCTCGACAAAGACTGGTCTGTATATAACGCGGCACTGCGTTCTATCCACCCAGCAATGACTGGCATTGATATCGACCTGTTCCGTAATCTGGACAAAGGTACTGCCGAAGCACTGGGCGATTTCATGACGATCGGTATTCGTCCTATCCCAGGCAAGCAGATGATTGATCGCAAGATTCAGGCGATGAAGATCAGTCCTGATACGCCTGTCGATTTTAACGCAGTCGCACTCGCAACCGACATTCGTGTTGAAGGCGGCCTGATCGTTAACTTCGAAAAGGAAATGGTAGAGTACATCAGTCAGGGCGCTGACACGCAGACCATGTGTCTGTATCGTTGGTTCCAGGGTTGGGCGAGCTACTACTTCCGCGTTGCTGGTTCGACTCGTACGGGTATTACCCGTGCTGCGCGTATCCCGCGTTACGTTACCTCTGCAACCACTCTGCCTGAGTTGAAGAAACTCCGTGAGAAGTTTGGTTACGTGGTTAACGACGTTGTTGCCGACGACAATGGTCTGACGATCATGCCGAACGGTACTCTGGCTGTGCTGCCTCGTCGTGAAGATATCGACATTGAGATGGTTAAGACATACGAAGCCACGCTCAACAACGTTCTCGATGACCTGTTCCAGAAAGGCGTGCCGCTGTCTACTGACCACGACACCCTGCGTACCAACATGTTCGCTATTCAGAACGGTAATCTGGACTTCGACCGTGACGTGCAGACTAAGGCTAAGACCCTTAACCGTTTTAGCAACGTGTGTATCGGTATCGACCCTGACTTCGCGCTGATCGTGAACACCTCCAATGGCGGCGGCCTTGACGTTAAAGAAACGCGTACTGTCGGTATGAAGTCACCGAACGCTCTGGACGTCGCTGACTCACTGGGCTACGACTTCGCAGAGCCTGGTGAAGCGCCTAACTTCCGTTCAGTCGCTAACGTGATTGGTAACATCCATCACAATCAATCGTCTGGTATGATGGCTGCGTATCGCACATCAAACGACATGATGATTGAAGCGGCGAAAGCAGAATCTGGTGCGGGTCGTCTGGTGGAGGCTGTGTCTGAGAGCACCATCAAGTATAACAGCACCGAAGGCTCCAACATCCACGAACTGATTCAGATCATCGCGTCTACCTGTCAGACGTATGAGTTCATGCTCCGGAACAAACAAGTTCCTGACCTGAAAACTCTGATTCAGCAAGCGCGTGTCGCAGTCGGCATGGACGCAGAGAATGCTTCGTTGGCAGAAAGCCCGATGGACCAGAACCTGTATCAGAACCTGATTGAGAACGACTTCACGGTTCCTGAGATCTCTGACGAACGTCCTGCGATGACAGTGCTGCGTATCATGCTGCGGGTGCTGAACGATGCTGCTGGTCTGCGTGGCTCTAACCTGATTACGACCTCTCTCAATGAGATGGGAAGCATTCAGGCCGCTACCGAATCGCTGCCGTCCCACACTCACTACTTCGTGATGGGTGAATCGTCTAAGCTGGCTGACATGGCACGCCTGAACAACTACTTCGGGGGTGCGGTGTACCGTGAACTGACTAACGCGATCACCAAGTCTGACCGTAAGAAACTGTTCAGCTCTCTGATTGACAGCGACACTGCACCGGGCTCTGACCGTCTGCAACAGATCATTCTTCCATTCGCCGCGCTGTATAGCGAAGTGATTCCTAAGTCGCTCGAATATTTCGAACAGGCTGAGGTGGAGATTGAGAAACTGAAACCAGATAGCGGTATCACGATTGACGATATCCGTATCCCTGGTTTACGTGACGGTGCCGCGTTACTTCCACATCAGGTTGAAGCGCACAAAACGTTGCGTCGGCGTCCACGCTTTGCGACTATCTTCATCGCGCCTGGTGGTGGTAAGACAATCATCGGTCTGTCTGACGTTGCTGCTCTGATTAAAGAGCTGGATGACCTCGGCGAAGAAACGATTCGTCCTCTGATCATCTGCCCGTCTAACCTCGTAGCGAACTGGTGTGACGACCTCCACAAAATTGTCGACGGCTGGAACGCAGTGCCTATCACTGCTGACACAGTTAACACGTGGGGCGAAGACCGTATGTACGATGTGATCCAACAGGCTCCTCGTAATACGCTCTACATTGTCGGCCTGAGCTTCTTGCAGACTGGTACGTTCAACGTTGACATTGGTGGTGTGCGCGTTCGTATTCGCGGCGCGGTAGAGTTCGTTAACCGCTTCCGTTTCAGCTACGTGCTGCTTGATGAATCACACAAGGTGAAGAACTTCTCTGGCGGCCAGCAAGGCTCTCAGGTTCACTTCAACACCAAAGCTGTATTCACTGCTCCATCTGTTCGCTATGCACGTATCGCTACTGGTACGCTGGTAACGGACCGTGTGCGCGATATCGTTGGTCAGGCTGCGCTGATGACGCCTGCTATGTTCGGTGACTCACTGGATGTTGCATATGATGGTGCTAAGGACGATATCGAAATGATTCGTCGTGCTCACTCTCGTATGGCGAACCACACTGCATTCATCTCGTTCAAGCGTAAGCACTGGGCGTTCATGCTGCCTAACCCGATTGATACCTTCATTCAGGTTGAGATCGATGACCCATCTGTACCGAACTCTGCGCTGCACCAAGAGGTGTATAACGCGATGTATGCACAGGTGCTAGAGAAATTGCAGGAAGCAGCCAACGCTGCGAAGCGCAAAGCCTCTGCGGGCAGCGATGACGACGATGAAGATGCTGGTGGCGATGGTGACAACGCTTCTGACATTGACGAAGACGATATCGAAGAAGGCGATGACCTCGGAGCACTGTTAGCGACTAACGGTGACCTCAACATGTACTTCCAGCGTATGGAAATGATGTTGACCGACCCTATGGGTGATGACGTTGCACGTATGACGTTTGAAGCCGCTGGCGTCACCAACTTCACGTCGGCCAAAGTCCTGACCATCATCGACCGCATCAAGAAGCACTTCGAAGTGCAGCCTGAACGTGACCAGATGGTTAGTGAACAGCAGATCTTCGAATGGAAGCCTGGTGTTGTTCCTCGTGAACTGGACATTGCTGTATTCAACGGTCAGAAGTATCTGGCTCGTAAGCAGTCCGAAGAGTTCGCTCGTCAGACACTGCCTCCGTCAATGACTCCTCCACCAGAAGATCCAGATTACTGGAAGCCTGAGGTGCAGGGTAAACTGATTGTCTTCACGCGTTACGTTCGTGCCGCCAACGCTATCTACAATGCTCTGCCTGAGAACTACAAGAAAGTCGCTGTAGTGTATCACGGTGAAGTTGGTAAGCTGGGCCAGAACAAAGACGCTAACCTCGACGCATTCAAGACGGACAACAACGTCCAGATTCTGATTGCGAACGAACAGGCAATCTCCGAAGGCCACAACATGCAGATGGGTAGCCGTATCATCCGCTGCGATACTCCGTGGTCACCAGGTACATACGACCAGTCTACTGCGCGTATCTTCCGTCCTGACGTTGCTGCTGCGAAGCTCGACGAGAACGGTAAGCCTGGCGATATGGCTCGTGAAGTTGTGTTCATCGACTGGGTAATGACGAACAAGACCCTCGAAGTTGGTAAGGTCGCTCGTCTGATGTGGAAGACACTGGAGAAAACTCGTTTCGACGAGAAAGGCAACCAGCGTTATGAAGCACTCGACCAGTTCAAACTGGCTCCAATCAAAATGAGCGCCAAGCTCCTGATTGACAACAACACTCTGGCAGACTTCAAGGATTACTTCCTCGCGAAGAAAGAACTGAACGATATCGAGTCCCAAGAGTTCCAGGAAATGCGTAAGACGACGATTGCAGCAATGCAAGCCTTGCCTGCCACTCCTGCTCTGAACGACTTCCGTGTGATGGAGCAAACTCCATTCGTTGCCAACCAGAAGATCCCTGACCGCTACGGCTGGGGCCTTGAGCGTCTGCTTGACTGGGCACGTAACCGTAACTTCACAAGCGGCGAAGGGCTGAAAGACTCTCTGAACCGTGCGCCTGTCGTTACTGAGTACGGTAACGGTGTTGTGGTGTCTGTGACTGTGCGTACTGTTGACGGTAAACTCCGTGCAGACAGTCCTATCAGCACCGTGCGTGTGCGTCTGGCTGGTACTGGCGAGACCGTCAGCTTCCCTGCGTCTAAGGTTCACATCGCAACGAAAGTTGATAAGTCTGACCTCAAGAAGTTTTTCGAGGTTCGTAAGCCGTGGGCGAATGAGAAGGATCGCAAACGTGCTACCGCCGAAGCTAATCGTATCGAAGTTGAAGACACGATTGCGGACGAGACTCAGACGGCCGATACCGTTGAGACAGAGAAGAAGGTCGAGGTACAGGAGCGTAAAGCTGCCCGTGTTAAGAAACGCGTAGAGAACAAAGAGCAAGGTAAGCCAATCAACGAAGGTGTTGCTGAGGCTGCTGGCCGTGTTCGTCGTCGTAAGCCTGCTGACCTGCCTGTGCTGGACAACACAACTCGTCGTAAGAAACCTGTTGCTGCTGCTCTGGACGACATGGGTGGTGCGGACATGGCGCTCGAACTGACGCCTACCGTGTACAACGGCTTCGTGGCTATTTACGCGAACGCTACCGACCCTGATTCGAAAGCTCTCAAGGCCTTCGACTTCGTGGAGTTCGGTGACTACGTGTATTACGACTGCGCCTACTATGAAGACTTCGAGAAGCTGCTCGACTTCATTGAGATCAAGAAGAAACTGTCCTTCGACAAACTCTCCGAGAAACGCCTGGAGTTTGTTCTGGACTTCTTCGACGAGTCTACGCCGCGTATGGGCTTTAACATCAAGCTGGCTCTGAAATCCCAAGAGCAATTGAAGCAGTTCTTCCTGGTACGCCACAAGGCAGCCTCTGATAAGAAACACGTCAAGGCATACCCGATGGTGATGGAAGATCGTTTGCGTATCATGTTCGACCTGAACACTAACCCGCAGATGAAACGCTTCATCGGTACGAAGATTCCGAACACTCGTAAGTTTGGTACCTTCGACTCCGCACCTGGGATGTGGATTGGTTTCGTGAAAAATGTCTCTGGCGCTAAAGCACGTATCAATAAGATCGTGAAAGCAGGCTACAACGTCACGAACATCAAGAAAGTGACGACGGCTCTTGAGCGTCTGAAACTGACCACTTCGAAAAGCAAAGCTGTGTAATTGAGATGGGGCTTCGGCCCCTCTCTTATTAAGAGGACTATGTATGCTCAGTGCATTCTATCAAAAGCTCCAGTTGATCATGACAATGCTCGGTCTGTATGACGGACAGTGCGATGGCGTCTGGGGCCCGAAGTGTATCGAAGCGAAACGTAAGTGGGAGATGATGGACGAGTTCGAGCCAGCTACTCCTTCAAACGGTCTGCCTTTCAACGGTCGCGGTAAGCTGCCGAAGGGTATGAACTACATGCACAAAGGTCTGGACATTCTCTGGGATCAATGGGACCAGCCTCGCGCTGATGCTATCCTCGCAGAGAAAGGCAATCTGATTACGGTTGACCTTATCCACGAACACGCTGTCGGTGAAGTTGCCAAAGCGCGTGTGGTCGCTGCGCAGGAGCCTGTTGCTACTGTAAACACTATACAGCAAGCACCACTGATTGCTACCGTTCTTAACACGCAGGTAGAAGAACCAAAGCCTGCGCCAGTCGTTGACGAGGAAGAAAACGACGTTGAGAGCGAAGAACTCACGGAAGAAAACACCGCGCCTGCTCAAGGTAAGCACAACTCCAACTGGACCAAAAAGCGATAAGGAACTGCTATGTACGATATGACAATGAACAGCGGTTCAGTGGTGTCAATCTCCGCTGCTACAAAGGCGCAGGTTGCTAACGCTGATATCCTCTTTGGCAAGAACGCCAAAGTGCTGATCAAGCGCATCGACGAACTGGTGAAGATCAAAGAGCTGGACACGTCTAAGCTCGAAACCATTCTCGATATCCTGCGCGATACTGACGCGACTACGGCCTTCGCCAAGAAAGCTGCGGGCAAGAGCGCTGTCACTGCGATCAAGAACCTGTATAAGGCGAAGACGCTGGTGGCCACCATCAACGCGCTTCGTGCTATTAAGGTCAAGCCTGAAGCTGCGAACGCCACAGCGGGAAAGCCCGTACGCGCAAGTAAGACCGCTAAGCCTGTAGCTTCAACAACTACATTCTCACCTGCGTTCTCTTCCTTGCGCCGTCAAAGTGCTCGTGACTACGCACCTGAGTTCATTCGTGCTGTTGAACCTGTGGCTGGCGCTGGAGAGTTTCTCCATGCTACCGACAAACAGTTCTCGTTTAAGTACAAGAAACTGGAAGTCGCGGTTGTTATGCAGCAGAAAGGTTGGTTGATGACCTTCATCGGCGATCATTTGAAGCGAGTCAAGAAAGTTCAAATTCATCTCGGTGAATTGCGCTCTATTCAAAACGTCATCAAATTGCTGTCTACCAAAGACGCAACTGATGCGCAGATTGCCGCTGCCGCCAAGAAAGGCGAACGTACTGCTGCCGAGCTTCGAATGTAATTTAATCCAAGAGGGTGCCTTCGGGTGCCCTTTTTCATTTCTAAATCTGTAAATAACAGCCATCATATTGTGATACACACTTTGATAGGACTAGATGGTGAACAAACCAAAGTTTATAGCTCTCGACTTCGACCCGCCGGAGCAGTTTGCAGACATGCAGACCTACGACGGTGTGCGACTTTTAAAAAGCGTAAGTAAAAGCGCTAAAGGCGGCAAAGCACTACTCGTCCTTGATCACATGCCATCCGAAGACCTACGTAACGGTAAGATCTTTACCTCGACCGAAGGTGAGTTGTTCCTGAACCAGATGCAGTATCTTGAAGATACGTTTCCGGTCAAGACAACGCTCGACGATTGGAGCTTCCTTGTTGTCTCATACAACATGTTCAAGACGTATGAGAAAGGTGAGCAGTTCAAAGAGGACGCAGACGTTGCATTCGCCGCACGTATTCGTGAAATCATTGTAGACTACAAACCTGATTACGTCCTGACATTCGGTAAGGCTCCGTTCAAGGCACTGAACAACGAGAAGATTCAGTTCTCGAAAGACCACTATGAGCATTGGTATGGCGTAGAGATTCCCACGAAGGTTAAGTTTGAGGGTAAGAAGCATAGCTTCATCCATCTGCCGAACGTGAGCTATCACACCGTGCTGAACCCAATGCACATTGCTGGTTCATCGTACACTCTCGGCTACATGGCGCGTTGGATGTTGCCTTGGCTGAACAAAGGGATGCGCTATAAGATCGACGAGGTTACGTGCGGTAAGAAGCGTAACTGGGACCTGGTGTATGTAACGAAGGTCAAGCAACTTGAGAAAATCTTGAAGCGTATGAAGCGCGCCAAGAAGGTTGCAGTCGATACCGAAACAGAGAACCTGAATCGTATCAAGAATAAAATCTTGACGGTGCAGTTATCCTCTGACGGTCAGAAAGCGTATGTCATTCCAATCTATCACCGTGACAGTCCGTTCACGCCGAAGGAACTGCGCCGCGTAAGTGAGATGCTGAAAGACTACTTCGAGGATAACTCCAACAAGTATCAGATCTACACCAACGCGAAGTTCGACCTGAACGTAATGCGTTCTAACTTTGGCATTCGTAGTTATGCAGCGAACGTCTGGGATATTCAGGCGGGTGAGTTTGCGAACGATGAAAACGCGAAGTCATTGCTCAACGTTACTGGTGCTGGTTACTACAACTTAGCGAACCTGACAATGCAGTACGGCTGTCAGGTGTACCATGAAGTATCGTTTGGTAAAGAGATGCGAGCGACGATTGCAGACGTTGACTTGGACGAGAGTGTTCAGGAATACGCAGGCCTCGACGTTATCGTGCCGTTCCGTATCGCCGAGAAGCAGATGCTTCGTGCGAACGATATCAAGTACGCCAAGTATGAGTCTATGGTCAGTGAGCAAATCTCCGACCAGATTCATGCGTTCTCGATTCTGGAGACGACTGGCGCTGGTGCTGATATCGACTACCTGTTTAAGCTCAACCTGCCGAACTCTCCAATCAACGAGGAGATTCGAAACGTAGAGCGTGAGTTCATGAACAGCCCTGAGGTTAAGGCTGCGAACAAACTGATTTGCCAAGACGACAATGTTCCTAAGATGGGTCTTATGGGCAAAGTCGAGGTGACTAAGTTTGATATGTCGAAGTCAGAGCATAAGCAAATCCTGTTCTTCGATGTGATGAAACTCAAGCCTCTGAAAGAAGGGGAACAGCTACGTGAGAACGGTAAGAAGACAGGCAAGCTGGACAAGGACTTCCAGGCGGCGTATGCAGATATACCGCTTGTGGCTCTCTACTCAAAACTCGGAAAAGCCTACAAGCTCAAGAACGCCTACGTTAACAGCCTGCTCAAGCTCTGGGGCGAATCGGAAGACTTCAAGCACGACAGGTCAATCCGACCTACGTATGGTTATCTTGGAGTTGTAACGGGTCGTACCTCAGCGTCTGACCCGAACTTGCAACAGGTACCGAGTCGTAGTGAGATGGGTAAACTGATCAAGCGTATCTTGATTGCACGTAAGAACCGTTTACTAATCAAGGTCGACTACTCAGCCCACGAAGTAAGGGGCTGGTCGATCATCTCTGGTGACCAGGGCGTTGCAGACGTATTCGAGCAAGGCCGTAAGTTGCGTCATCGTTTCCGTACCGTACCTGACCCGTGGATCGAACACCGCGTCGAAGCAGAGGGTGACGTTCACAAAATCAACGCCGCATACTTCTTCGGTATTCCAAACGTAATGGACGTAACCAAGTCCGTACGTAACGCGGTTAAGACAGTTATCTTCGGCTTGATTTACCAGCAGGGTGATAAAGGTCTTGCGAAGTCTACTGGTCGTGACGTGAAAGAGATTGCAGAAATCAAAGGCAAGTTCTTAACACGTTTCCCTGTTGGCTTAAAATGGTTCGACAAGATCAAGAAGTTTGCACACGAGAACTTCTTTGTTGAATCGCCTGTCGGTCGTCGTCGTCACCTCTGGGGCTTAATGCTGCCTGAGTCGCATCGTGAAGCTAACATGGTTCACGCAGCCTGTGACCGTCGTGCAGTAAACAGTCCAGTGCAGGGCTTCGGTTCTGACTTGATGATGTCCGCGATTCGTATTCTGGACCGCATGAAGTATGAATACTGGAAAGCTAACGGTGACTATCCTGACTTCGACATGAACGTATCGGTACACGACTCCTTGACCGTAGACTGCGATTACAAATGGATCTTCCTTGCGCTCGATATGATCGAACGTGCGATGACCAGCGCAGTGGTCGAAGTTGTGCAGAAGCGTCATGAAGGGTTTGAGTTCACGTCCGTGCCTGAGATTGACTTTGAAATTGGCGCGTCAGAGAAAGATGTGCAGGGCTGGAACTTCTCGTATGTTCAGCTCCGTAAACTCGTTCGTGACGGCCTGATGATCAAGCGCGATGAACTTGGTGAGAAGGACCTTGATGTTGACAAGACTGTTGACAGCATCATGGAAGACCAGTATCACCTCATGTCCGATTGGATGAAGAAACAGCTTTGGGCCAACAGCATTAAGATTCGCTCGATGGACAAAGTCAATCCTCTCACCAACAAAGACAAGAAGAACGTCGAAGAATGGCTGGCTGAACTTCCGAAGAACACCAAGACCTTTGAGAAATATAAAGCAGAAGAAGCCGCTAAGAAGGCTGCCGCTGCTGCCGGTGATGGTGCTCCGAAGAAAATCAAAATCAGTAAGTCAATGCTCAAGAACGCACTCAAGGGGATTGGTAAGAAATGACGTTAAGCGCCGAAGATATTTGTTCGTTTCTGAACAGGCATCTGGTCGAGCGTCCTGCATTCATGGGTGCTGCCTTGAGAACATCTTGGCAGCTTAATCCTCAGGATGTTCCTGACGATATCTACGTCCACCAGATCGCTCCAGACTGCCACAGCGCTGACTTCGTTGGCCTGTTGAACGGTCTGTTAATGCCAACAGGTAAGCGCCTTGAAGCTGTAAATATACAGGGCACACTACAATTTGTTTTAGAGGATAGAGATGAAGACTTGCCGACTGCCGAAGAATCCCGCTAAGAAGTGCAATCTGACATTGAATGGTACGTTCCTGTCGGACATTCTGAAACGTGTTGACCTTGTGACACGCTTCTCTGAGTCGGACGATAAGTTGACGCATATCCACTTGCTGGTAACGTACAAGTCTGACGTGTTCGTGCTGGGCCGTACGCCTGATACCTTCGTTGCGTATCTGGTGCCGGGCGCAACTGCCGACGAAGATACGATCATGAACATCGATCCTATTCAGTTGACAGGCTTGATTAACAAGCGCAAAGAACTGGACGTTGTGTTTGACGGTAAGACGTTGAACATCAGCGAGCAGAAAGGCAAGTACAAAGCAGAAGTGAAACTGCGTCCAGTATCTGCCGAGCAAATCCCGATGGTTGAACAGGGTCTGCATCACCACATTGAAGGTGGCCATGAGATGACGCGTGAAGTAATCGACGCGATGACTCAAGGCGTTAAGCTGACTCGACTGAAAGATACCATCACTGGTCAGACTGTTATGTGTCGTGTTATCTGCGACGGTAAGAGCCTGAGCCTTGTCAGTCCGGGTCACTGGACTTCATCTCGTTATCGTTTCGAGTTGAAGAAGAAAGTGCCTGCGTTCCGTTTCAGCATGACAGGTGAGATGTTCGACCTTGTTTATCGTTTCTGCGGTGAAGAGAAGGTGACGTTCCACGTTGACAGCACATCGTTTGCTGCCGAAGCCGAATCGTTCGTACTGACTCTGCCTCCAATTCAGGCCAGCGATGAAGACTATCGCTACATGGACAACATGATTGCACAGCTCGGCAAACCTATTCTGGGTTGCGTGATCAAGGGTGACCTGTCTGCACCGTTCGCCAACATCTCGACGTTGATTGAGAAGAAAGGCAACACGAACGCGAAGCTCCACGTGAAGAAACAAGAGTTCCGACTCAAGTTTGGTAACGATAGCGGTAGCGTACAGGACAGCCTGAAACTGGCGAAGCCGATTGAGAAGGAGTTCACTACCTCTCTCGATATGCGTATCATTCGTGAGTTGCTGCGTAACATCGGTCGTGAGGAACGCCACAACATGGGCTTCCACGGCAGCAGCATAAACTCATTGAATGCGTTCAGCCTGAACTATAAGTTCGACACGCACACGCTGTTGTATTTCGGTTACCTGCCTGCATGATCAATTTGATCGTCAAGAAGAACGTCCTCATTGGGGACGTTTCATCTCTCATACACGATGTACTGTATGAAATACCGAATGCACCGCGTGGTCGCCGCCGCTTTTGCCTAATTTATAAAGCTGTGTACGGAGACGAGTTAACGATTGATAGCGTTGCTCCTATCGAACATAGTTACCACTTCCGCCAGTCTTACCTACGTCTTGCTGATACAGTCGTAGGTTCATTGCTCGAAGTGTCTGCCAAGTGGTGCACGTTTAACGATGTGTCTGTGGGCTACGCTCCTCCACTTGAAAAACTCTTTAACTTCACATGCCCGATCGAGGGGCCGTCTGGGGGTCTGTTGATTTATCGTGACGAGCATGGTAGCTTCTTCGCTATGCCTCACAAGACACCAGACAGTCCTCTACTCGTAACGGACAGAGGTGATTGATGGATGACCTAAAACGTATTCGAATAAAGGTCAAAGAGGATAAGCGCTACAAGAAGTTGCGCGATATCTACAAGACCAATGACCTGTTCCAGATGCCTCTCGCAGAGTATCAGGACGAAGCGCGTAAGTTGTTTAAGATGCGCAAGGTCAGAACGCTGAATGTGACTGGTGACCCTAACGCACTCAACAAGGTGGCTGAGTCGATAATTCAAGATCAGTCTTATCGAAGCCGTATGACTGAGATCCTGACGCATGTTAACGCAGCCTCAAAACTGTTAAATGACATGTTGGAGCGTTTTCAGGATTACGCCTCGGTGACGTACCAGAAAGATCTGAAAGCCGTCGGCGCCGCCAAAGAGCGTGAGCGTTGTGTCAGAAACATTATGGCGGAGTATTACCGTTACGCTGATAGTCTGGACCTGCTCAAGGAAGAGCTTGACCTGTACATCAAGGATATCGACAAGTGTGGGTTTGCTTATCGCGCTCTGGTCGATGTGATGAACCTGATTAATCAGCGTGAGTACGGACTGCCGAACTCAAGGAAATAGATGTGACTGCCAAAGTATTGGTCGATAGCCGTCTGCATATTCCCGTTAAGCATGTAGACGCTGACAACATCATCAAGAAGATGACTCACTACGAGTTCGACAACGCCGCTTGTAAGAACTGTGAGTTTCGTTCTATACGTCCGTCCGAAGAATGCCGTCAATGTTCTAAGGGTGGACTGGTTGATATAACCGTGCTGGCCAAATACTCTGACATTAAGGGTAAGCGTTACGTTTCGATTCCTTACGGCGAGATGCACCGCTTCGAACGTACAGCAGGGTTAAGCCTGAAAGAAGTGAAGTTCGTCAACGGTACAAGTCGCGTACCGTATGACTATAAAGTGAAGTTCACTGGCAAGCTGCGTGACTATCAGGAAGAGCCGTTCGAGAAGATGTTCGGTGAACTGTGTGGTGTGTTCAAAGCACCGCCTCGTTCTGGTAAGACAGTTATCGGTACTGCTGGTGCGTGTCACTCTGGATTCCGTACAGTCATTATGGCTGACCAGAAAGACTTCCTCGACGGTTTCCTTGAGACTATCGAGCAGATGACGAACCTGCCTGAGTTGGAAGAGAAGCACGGTAAGAAGCTGTATGGCTTCCCGAAGACTCTCGACGACTACAAGAACTTCCAGATCATCCTCGTTACTTACCAGTCGCTTATCTCGGACAGTAAGAACTCGAAGAAGCGCCTCAAGTTGTTGAACGAAAACTACGGTACGTTGTTCGTCGATGAATGTCATGCTGGTAACGCGAGCTGCTACAGTCGCACACTGGCCTCTCTCAAGATGAAGTATCGTTTCGGTCTAACTGCAACGCCTAAGCGTAAAGACGGACGTCACTACCTGATTGAATCAATCTTCGGGCCTGTGATTGCAGAAGCGTTCGTGGAAGAGCTTGTGCCGAAAGTAACTCTGCATAAGACCTCGACTAGGGTGCAGACCCGTGCGCAGTACAACGGGAAAGCAGGCTGGGTTCGTTTCTGTAAGTTCCTCGCTAACCATCCTGATCGTAACGACAAAATCTTTGAGTGGGTTATCAGAGACCTCGATGCAGGGCGAAGTATCGCAATTCCAATCATGTTCACTGATCAGGCGCGACGGCTTGTGCAGCGTATCAATGAGCATTACATGGAAGAAGTTGCGGCAGTGTTCCTCGGTGGTGCGAAAGAGGCGAAGCGACGTAAGCCAATCATTGATGCAGCGCGTGAAGGTAAGATTCGTTGCGTCGTCGGTATGCGTAAGCTGATGCAGCGCGGCCTGAACGTTCCGAAGTGGGACACGTTGTACTACATCATGCCGATGAATAACGAGCCGAACTGGAAACAGGAGTCGTGTCGTATTCTGACGCCAATGGAAGGTAAGCGCACTCCAGTCATTCGCATGTTCATCGATCAGAAGATGGACCGCTCAATGCAGTGTGCTCGTTCCGTTCTCAAGATGTGCTGGAAGTTTGGTTACGCGAAAGCGAAGCGTACTCCGAAGAAACTGCGTGACTGGATGGGAGTCGTGTCGAGAGAAGAAGCGCTCGATGGAGAACTGCCTGACTTCTTTGAACCAGAAGCGCGTGTGAAAGGTCAGCCGTCTAACTTAGGCATGAGGAGATTCTAATGGACTTACTCACTGGCGCTCGTGAGTGTCGAAACGATTTTGAACATATACTTCGTTCGGCATTCCGCGCTGCTGGCTTCAATGTTGTTGACCGTGCTGTTTTTGATGTGGCCTCCGCTCGGCTTGATATCACCGTAACGGCTCACGTCAAGGGCGCAGCCACCAGCACGGTCGATGCAACCTATCTGGAGTACGAGGCTGACATTCCAGCAGAACTCATGAAGACTCTCGGTAAGACGATACGTTTTGTGTCGTGTGATTGCATCGAACCTGTTGAGCCTGCACATCCTGCTGCGCCTGCGCGATGGAAGTTCCGTGGAGTTGTTCTGGAGAGAGGCGGTGTGCCTGAGAACAACATGCAGACAACTTATCTGGCTATGCAGGGCATCTTCCCTGACTTGCCTCCACTAAATTCACTCACTGACGAGCAGAAGAATATGATCAAGAATCATATCACTATGCTCGCGGACTATCTGAGGAAATAACATGTTCAGCGATCCGATTTTCAAACTCATTACCGATACGCTACGTGCGCACGACAATATCATCTTCGATGGTCAGTACGATGTTGAAGGTGGTGAAACGTTCCGTGTGCAGTTCGTTGCCAAATCTCCTGCGCCTGACAATAAAGCGGATATCGATCTGTCCGCTGTGTTTGCGCAGTTCCCTGATGGTTTTGCGGTACAGCGTGTTGCTGATATCGACCACACCAAAGTACGCAGTCCTGTAGGCGGTCCGGGCAATCGTGCGGTGGACGAGCATCGCGGTACCTTCCTGCTGACCGTGACTAAGGCCAACTGGCAGGCAGGCGAAGAAGGTGTTGTTGGCTCTGACCCAGAGGCGAACCCTGTAGAAGACGATTCGCTGGAAGACATTATCCAGCGCTATCGCAAGCTGCCCGAAGCGAAGCAGAAGATCTTTATTAAGTTCGCGCGGACGTTCCTTAAAGGTGTCGCTCTCTAATTTATAGTCTGTCTCTTTTCAACAGGCTATAAGGAGTTTATGATGAAAGAGCGTTTACCCTTCACTCTTGAGATGGACCTGCTAAAGAGTGAGGCAGTTCGTGCGTGTATGCGCGTAGAAGAATGGGATGGAGATGTTAGTGTGGGCAATCCTGATCAGGTAACAGAGATCAATATGACTGTCTCCAACTATATCCATCCGCTGTCCGTTGTTGGGCAGTTACTCATTCTCATTCGAAACACTCTGGAGGTCACTGACGTCCTGCTTGTGTCGCACAATGAGCGTGAGTACGAGAAAGATTCTACGCGCATTAGCGTTACAGTATTCCCGCGCTTTAAGGAGCAAACTAATGCGTCTTGATCAGTTACAACGCCACATGAATGAGCACGGCTATGCACACGCCATCTCTTATCACATGGGCGTAGACCATCTGGACTGGATTTCCAAAGACACTGACATGCAGGCCGAACACTGGCGTAAGCATTCACTGTCCTGGGAAGTGCCAGTGGACTACGACTTCGACGGCTGGGCGAAAGATATTGCCGAGAAGTTGAAGCTCGAAGCTGCGTGGCTTGAATATGAACCTACTCTTGGCCAAGACGCCAGAGGCAAGTTCATGCTTTATGGCTATCGCATCCATCCAAACAAAGATGCCGCCTCTGGTTGGAATATCGTGTGGCAATACACGTATATCGATCCAGAACTGGCACTGATGTAATACTGAGGAGAACACCATGGAATTCCGTACCGAGTACAATCTCACACTATCTCTGTGTGCAGGCCGAGCGTTAGTTAAAGCGCTTGTTGAGTACCATGAGACAGTCTTGGGTAATGCGTTCGCGCCTGGCGCGTTGCCGAAAGTGTTTGATGTTCCTGGTGTTCTCCACCTCGATAACCTCGTCATTATTGAGAGCCATGAGTATTGCCAAGTACCAAATCCTATTGAACGATTCGCTCCCAATCAACCAGAGCGAGCCGACAGTCTTCGTTGGTACACTCCTAGGTATGACCCACGACGTGAGGCTGAGCTTGAGGAACATGTATTGAACGTCAAGTTCGTCGTGTGGCAGCGCTCTCCAGAATCTGTAAATACCTAACATGAACAACGGAGGGTATTGTGCTAACATTTGACTTTGAACCTGCTGTAGCAAAGCAGATGCAGACGCTGGGCGTTGACCCACAACTATTATTCGGTAAGCGCGAACAGTTTGATGTGGCAGAAGCCGCACAGGACTACAAGTCCATGTCGCCTTACTTCAAAGGCAAGGTGGTCGGTAAAGCGAAACAGCTTACGCACCTTGCTCGGATGATTCATAATCCATTTGGAACTGATCCTCGCATCACGGTAATCAGTAGCTTCCCTTCGGACTATCGTGCAAAGATGGCTGCGCTGTCTATCTTCAATGCTGCCGTTGAAGATTCAGAGACAACCGCATTAAAGCCACGCTGGGTAACGCTGTATGGTGATCGCTTCGACTATGAACAACTCAAAAGCAAGCGACCATCGTTGTTAGTGTTGACCAACGTAACACTGGACAGCACCAGCTATAAGATTGAACGGCTGCGAGATATCCTTGAGATGTTCCCCAAGATACCTCGCATCGTAGTGACAGGCGGTAGTCCAGACCCGCTTGAATTGTTTACCAAACGTATTCATCTACAGGCGCACACAGGGATCTCGATTGGTCCTGCGCATGTGGTATCAAACCTACTCGAACTCATGACTGCTTCTCTTTAAGGAAAAATAATGTTACTGAACGAACTGAATGCGCTGCTGAACAAACACCGTGACGATCTCAAACTGCCCAGCTTCCGTGTTGAGGTGTCAACGTCAGGCAACAACTTGCAGTGGTTGCATAAGAACTTGAAGCGCAACCCTCAGTGTCCGCCGCGCATTGCAGAACTGGTAGCTAAACCAATCTCGGAGCTTATTCGCCCATGACAAATACTCAGTTGATGGTTATCCCTCAACTCCCTGTACCGTACACCGACTCTACTGAAATGGTGGACGTGGTGGAACAGTTTGAGGAAGACACAGGCGAAACGCTTGAAGAAATCCTCGAAGAAGTAGCCGCACTTGAACTACGTTATGGCGCTGACTGTGAGCGTGTTACAAAGCTGGTGGACGGCCTGAACAAAGAGCATCGTCCTATCATCGCCGAGATTGAAATTCTGAACAATCAGGTTCAGGCGTTGATGATGGAGATGGCTGACTCTGATGACCTGGAAGATCAAGCCAACGCAGAAGATTTGAAGAAGGTCATGGACGAAGCGTTCGTTGAAGATACTGAGCACGAAACTCAGGACAACGAAGCAGACGCAGACCAAATGGCCGAGCATGAGCAGTGGTCTAAGACGCACTTGCGCAAGAAATGCAAAGCTATCTATAAGGCTATCGCACGTATCACTCACCCTGATAAGTGCCGCAACCTGCCTGTGGACGAAGCACTGCGTCGTTCCAAACTTTTCCTATACGCCAAAGACGCATTGGATCGTTTGGATTATGAGCGACTGGATGCGATTCATATTGAATTGCTGAGAAAATCTCATGAACCACTTAATTTAATGCAGCGTCTGTTACGTGCTCGTGAGCGTCGTCAGATTCTCTACAAGAAAATGGAGCGCCTGCGCCAATCGGAAGAATGGTCGCTCTATATTCTTTCGCTGCACCATGGGGAGAGTGTGGCTTCTGATCAGTACCGCTTATCACTGGAGCAGACGTTGGCGGGCCTGCGTCAAATGCTTGAGCATATGCGTGGTGTCCAATCTGGAACGAATCACAATAACCACTGGGTTTAGTCATGACTACACTTGTTGTCTATCATCAAGGATGTGCTGATGGTAGTTTCGCTGCTGCCATTACAGCACTTGCATACCCTAACGATACTCTCCACTTCTTCCCTGCTGTTTACGCGAATGACCAGGGAGATATCGTTACTGCCGACGGTACTAAGTTCGAAGACATGAAGGGTCTCGAAGGTATCAAACTCAGCGACCTGACGAAAGACGCCGATGGTAAGTTAATCGGTGAACCCTCCGAGTATACGCGCGTTGTCGTTGTTGACTTCTCTCTGACCGAGCGCCAGATGGCTGTCCTGACTAAACGCTACGGCGGTAACTTCAAGGTGCTCGACCACCATGACTGCCGTGACCAAGAGCTGTACGCTAAAGAGTGTGCTGCGCTTGACGTATCTCCGTTAGGCTTAACATTCAAAGCTGGTGGCAGTGGTACGTTGCTTGCATACATGGCTCATGTGTCAGAGTTCCAACAACACCAATACGCCTGCACTGATAACATCATTCGCAGTGCGCAACTGGTATCTGACCGTGACTTGTGGATTCGTGATAACAAACGTGCCTTCGCTTTCTATGAAGGTTACGTCAAGGACGTGTTCAAGGAAGTAGAGAAGTGTGGTCTGGTCTACACTGAAATGCCTCCTACCGTTCGCGCTGCATACAAGATCATTCTGGCAGGTGATATCGAAGCAATCATTGCTCAGGGCTTCATTAACATTGAAGCGCGAAACGAAACGATTCGTGGCCTGATTGATACCAACAGCTTCTTCTCGGAACCCAATCATTTGATTGGCGTTAAACACGCAGTCGTGCCTTGTGATAAAGGCATTGCGTCCGAGACAGGCACGTATGTCTACGAGAACTATGACCATTTCCAGACAGTGATGCTGGTGCGCAAAGGCCATCGTGACCCTACCAAGGTTTACGTTAGCTGCCGCTCTAAAGGTTATCCTGAAGGTCATATCGGTAGCGCTCGTTTCATCGCACGTTCGCGTGGTGGTGATGGTCATCCGAGTGCTGCCGGTTTCAATATGCCCCTGGAGGAGTTCAACCAACTCTATCCTGGCCTGAAACTGGACTTCGACTCAGTAGGTTGTGATTGCTAAAACAAAGGGGTGGCTTCGGCTGCCCCTTTTGCGTTTCTAGCTGCTTATACGATAATTTCAGACAGTCATATAAGGAGACGAAACATGCCCGTTAACTCAACGCATTCCTCTGCTGGTGTCTACACTGGCGTACGGGATCTCTCCGTTGGTGCAACGTCTTTATCTACGTCCGTCGTAGGCATCGTTGGTCAGGCCCGTCGAGGTCCTGTCAATCAGCGTGTTGATGTGCGTAATAAAGATGATTTGAAAAACATCTTCGGTGCAAAAGATCCCAAGTATGGCCTCGGCTTGTATTTAGCGCTGCCTGTGTCAAAACAGACTAACCAACTCAAATACGTCCGTATCACTAAGAACGCGAAATACGCGGTCGGTGTCGTGACTGTGGATGACGCATCGGCTGTTCAACCTGTGCTGCGTATTAGTCCATACACTAACGACGATGGTGACATTGTTGGTGTGGACTCTCCAGATCAACTGGGCTTCCTGCCTGATGACCCGCTGAATGAAAACATTCTCGGCTATGTCATTCTGGAAAACCCAGGCGACTGGAACAACGCAATGGCCTTGCAGATTCGTCCTGCTACGCCTCGTGGCCTCGACCCGTTCGATGACCGTAAGTCGTACAACACGAAACTGTTCTACATCGACGAGTACGAAAACTATCAGAACGGCAGTGCTCCGGTAAACAGCTACCAGTGCAGTCTGTTTGATTACGCCGATGAATTTGAACGTCAGTACCGTATTGATTACGCGATGGAAAACGAAAGCTCCAACTTCCGCTTCATCCGTAACCCGTACTTCACTACTGATATCGACTTCTTCACCACTGACTTCATCTTCTTCCAGGGTGGTTCAGATGGTGACACGGTTAGCTCTGACCAGCTGGCGCAAGCGTATCAGGATTACTTCGGTGACCCTGAAGAAGTTCGTGTGACGTTGCTGATTAGTCCTACACAGGATTACATCATCCACCGTGGCATGAAAGCGGCTGCTGCTGCGCACATCAACTGCTTCGTTATCTGCGGCATCCCATCGGCCGAGCAGTCTGTGTCTAAAGCGATTCGCTATCGTCGTCAGACGTTGAACGTGAACGATACGAACATGGCACTCTACACGCCTGACATTAAAATCTTCGATGAAGATACTGGCCGCTATCTGTGGACAGCCTGTGTCGGTCAGATCTGTGCTGTGTTCGCGTACACTGACAACAACCGTGGTACGTGGTTTGCGCCAGCGGGTATCACTGCATCCAGCCCTCTCGACTTCTTGGCTATCGCGCAGAAGTATGACCAGGACGACCGTGATGCTATGACCCGTGAGCAGGTCAACTACATCCGTAAGCTGCCAGACATTGCTGGTGGTGGTTACGCGGTGTGGGAAGCCAGTACGCAGTATAACATGAACTCTGCCTTCCAGCAGATTCAGATTCAGCGTATGGTCGGTTACGTGCTTGAAGTATGTCACCGCACCTGTAAGGTTGGCTTGTTCGATCCGAACGATGCTATCCTTCGCGGCTACCTGCAGGGTATCGTTGAGAAGTTCCTCGAGGAGATTAAACTTGCTCGTGGTCTTCGTGGCGGTGCTTCTGGCTCGCAGGGCTATCAGGTTGTTTGTAACGAAGTCAACAACACGAACCAGACTATCGCTAACGGCGACCTGATTCTGGATATCGTGTTAGACCCGACGCGTACCACTAAGCGTCTGATCTATCGTTTCAACATCAACCCGTCAGGCAGTACCTCCACAAGTCTGAGTCTGTAACAATAAGGAGGGCTTCGGTCCTCCTTTTTTCGTATTGTGAGGTTCTATGTTTACTTTGACCATTCAAGGTAACTTGGAATACTGCTTCTCGCTGCGTAACAAGGAGCTACGCTTCTTGGTCACGATGGACAATCCGCCTCTGCGCGGTACACTCCAGATTGAGAACGCTGCGGGTACGGTGCTCAAGAAACTTGATATGCCTACGTCTGGTACAACTGCCGCTTTCGACTTCACTCTGCCTTTCGACACAGGCGAGCATGATATCGTTGCTAAAGCATATAACGTCAGCACGGTCCTGAACTCCACGTCAAATGCGGTACGAGTGTCTGTGCCATTCAGTGGTGAGTACGGCCCACGCTTTGGTGTTCACGAAAAGGTGTTGTCGCTGCTTGACTACAATGACACCTTCTTCCGTTCGCTGCCTACCGTATTAGGCGAGTCGAGTCCTCAAGAAGTCGTCTGCCCTGCCAATCAGTCCACATCCGATAACAACCGCTTCTTCTACGTGGCTTGGCCTAAGCGCTTGCTCTACGGATATTTCCAAGAGAAAGCACAAGGCTTCTCTGGTTCGTGGGACGGAGCTATGGAGTTTAACGACTTCAACTTCGTGGGTGCGGCAGAAGTATCGCTCGGTGGCTTTGATTATGTCGTCTATCGTAACGACTTCCCGTTCGATAGTCTTGACTACGTGTTCCGCATTAAATACGGTTCCACCAGTACGAAGTCAGGTGACCCTGTATAATTTTAACTACCGCTTCTGGTAAACGGAGAACACAATGGAACTGAAACTTGAACAGTTCATCAGTAACGTTGAGTTGCTTACGAATATCCACCAGCAGAACAAGAACCCGATCATGATTCGTCTTCCACTGGAAGGCTCTCAGTTAGGTCTGTTGTTCTACTGCTCGTATGCAGTTCCGCGTTACGTGGTCCTTCCAATCAATGCGATTTGGATTGACTACAACCCTGAGTCGCCGACGTTCGGTACCGCTTTCAAGCGTACCTCGAAAGACAACTCGGACCCGTACAAAGATGTTTGGACTGCGCTGTATTTCTACGACGACGCAATGACCGAACAGACGTATGACCCGAACGATCTGCAAATCATTAACCGTGCGCTGCCGCCTCTGGCCACCAGCGTAACTCGTGGTGTTGGCTATCTGTCTCATCCAGAAGCTGAATCGCGTGTGCTGATTGACGGAGATCCAACGCTCTCTAACAATCGTGACCCGCTCGACCACACGCACCCTGAGAAGCCTGCCACCATGATCAGTATTAATGGTAGCTACGGCGAAGAACACGTACCAATCAAAGACCAGCTGGTTCCTCAAGTGAATCAGGTAATGGTCATTGAAGACAACACTATTCAGTGGCGTAAGGTGCGTGAATCAGAACTCGGCCAACCGACTGACTAAGGAGCGGTTATGACCACACTGAATGATATCGCCGCTGCTCTGTTGAGCGTCACGGGTTTTATGGACGACACGTCGAAAGACCAAATCGTTCGTCAGATTAACCCTACCCTCAACATCAGTTGTACGCACATCGTCGCGTCAGCAGAACCTGTTGGTGTTGTGTTGCCGATGAACGTCGTCTGGCTGTGCATGGTACGCGATAGTGTTTTCTATCGTAAGTTCCTTGCGCGTAAGTCTAAGACGCCTGCTGGTGGCTTCCAGAACACCTGGGAAGAAGTTGTTAACTTCAACTCATTCTGGGCACCTCAGTATTACGACCCGTCTGATATCAGTGGTGGTGACACAATCCCTAATGCGTCCGTTGACGAATACGGTATTGCTCGCCTGACCGCTGAACCTGCTTCTGTTGGTCGCCCTACGTTCGTGTCTATCAATGATCCACGTAACACTGACAAGCGTACTCCTCTGCCGCATGATGAAATGCACCCAGAGAAGCCGCTGGTAGAAGTGAAGACCGTGCAGGATAAAGTGAACATGGACGCCGATGTAGGTGACAACGGTTCTACGTTCATTGCTGACACTAACGTGAAAGCATCATACGGCCATCTGATTGCGACCGACATTCTGGAGAATAATGAATGAGCGTAACCACGATCGACGGCTTTGCTAAACAGTATATCGGTCTGGCTCGTACACGAGGTCTGACTCCACGTAACCCAATCACTTTCCTGTTCCGCCCTAACGCGAACGATCAAACGGAAGTGCATCAGGTTGTCGTGTCTCTGACTGAGCCGTCCTTTTCTGAAAAGCCGTATAACCTGATTTGGATTGATGCCAACTCAGGCAGCCCGCAGTATATGTACGTGCTGCGCCGCACCAGTAGCGTGTCTGATGGTAATCACCGTGGCTCTTGGGTTACTGTGACAGACTACGGTCAGTTGTTCAGCCAGAAGCAGTTCTTCCGTCGTGTGGTAGAGAACGCCGCTGACCTGGGTATCGAAGTGGGTGATCTGGAAATCGCACACGCGACCACCAGCCGTCTGGGTAGCGTAGTCACTAAAGACGAACCTGCCTCTGCCGATGAAACCGTTGCTGTGTCCAGCTCTGATACACGTATGAGCAACGCACGTTATCCGACGAACCACGATCACGCAGACTATGCGCGTACCATGATTCGTTTGAACGCCACTGCATTCGTTGAAGTCGCAAGCTCTAACGAACCGCAAGAGGGTTACGTGCTGGCCATCGTTGATCAGGACCCTGTCAACCCGAACAAGTTTATCGGCAAGTGGGTGAAAGCCTCTGCTGATAACGTCGAGTGGGAATCTCCTCACTTGGTGAACTTGCGTATCAGCCTGCCGGGCAACGCGAGCTACATGTCGGATAACAGCACGGTCAAGCTGAACATCGACGCCGAGTGGTCTAACAGCATCGAGCATAACCCTGCTGGTGTTGAGTGGTCCATCGAAGAAAACGTAATCGGTGTGACGATTGATCAGGACGGTAACGTTACTGCACCTGACCTCGCTGCTGACGTTGTGTTGAAAGTGACTGCGCGTAAGCGTGACCCTGTGTACGGTAACTGGGTCACGGCCACCTACAACCTGCTTATTAAGAACACGTTCATCATCGACGACGAGCTGGTATCTATCGCTATCGTTGGTACGGACACCCTGTTCTTCAAGCAGAAAGAAACGTACACCGTGACTGCTCGCTACAAGTCTGGTAACGTCGCCACTATTATGCCTACGAACTTCGTGGCTGATAAGGTGGACGCACTGGGCCTCGTTGGTCTGCAAGGCACTGCGAAGAAAGTCTCTGTCGATACTATCGTCAAGCTGACTGCAACGTATGTGTACAACGGCGTTACCTTCACGGCGAACAAGAACGTAACGGTCAAGGCTCAGTTAATCACTCAGCTCGAAGTCATTGGTGCTTCTACCATTGTCTCGCAGCAGAGCGCGAGCTACACGTTCCGTATTACTTGGTCGAACGGCGAAACAGAAATGATCACGCCGACCTCCTTCGTTGCTGCTCCTACAACGTACACCACTATCAGTGGTAACGTAGTTACAGCGCGTAAGGAAACGACCTCGAACCGTGATATCGTTCTGACTGCAACTTACATCACTGCCGATCAGACAGTGACTGGTAAGAAGAACGTCACGATTCTGAAAGAGACCGAAGCAGTTGTGCTGACCTCTCTGGCCATTCAGGGTGCGAACACAATCCGCAGCGAAGAAAGCGCGAACTATACGTTCCTCGCAACCTACTCGGACAATAGCACCAAGCTGATTGACCCGCTGACGTTCACCGCCGACCGTCTGGATGTTGTTACTATCGTGAACAAGACTGTTAACGCAGGTAAGGTGTCTTCTGACATTCCTGTGAAGCTGTCTGCAACGTACACGGAGAACGGCATCACTAAGACCGCAACTCTCGATATAGTTATCGTTAACGTTGTGCCTGTAGTTGATCTGGCGAGCATTAAGATCGTCGGCCCGTCGTCTGTTCAAGAGAAGACCACTACCCCTTACACGGTGCTGGCTACATACTCTGATGGACACACGGCAACTATCAGTCCTAACGAGTTCCGTCTGCAACAGGCTTCAATCTATGCGGAGTTCAACAACTCCAACCTGATTGCTGGCGCAGTGCCGATTGCAAACACCAGCGTAACGATCTATGCGTCGTACACTGAAAACGGCATCACTAAGAACGCCACCCTGAACGTAACCATCGTCGGTAACCCGCCGGTTGTGACTTCACTGGAAGTTCGTGGTGCTGACCAGATGAATGAAAACACCGTGCAGACCTATACTGCGTGGGAGATTCTCTCTAATGGTTCAGAGCGACAGGTAACGAACCCTACGTGGTCTGTTATTCAGGGCAGCGCGATTGCGAGCATTGCTCAAACTGGTGTACTGTCTGCTGGGGAAGTAACTCAGGACACAACTGTTCTGATTCGTGCAGCCTACGATGGACGCAACGCGCAGAAGTCTGTGCTGGTCAAGAACATCATCGTCATCTCATTGTTGAGCGTACAGCCTCTGGCGCCAGCACCTGTGTTTGACTTTGGTACAGCGGCTGCGGTAACCCGCGACCTGCATAGCACCTTGACGTTCTCCGATTCTTCTACTCGTGAGGGTACAAGTGGTGAACTCAGCTATACGCTTTCCGCCAACGCTCAGGAATACTTTGAGATTGTTGCTGGTGGAACTACTGGCTGGCGCATTCGCACCAAGAAAACACTCAATGGCTTCTTCGGTTTGCTGACCTTCCAGCTTAACGTTGTTGCTACTGTAGGCAGCGTGAACAAGACTGGTAGCGTACAGTTCACTGTGACTGGTCCTACTGATGAAGTGAGCACGGTTGAGATCTTAGGGCCTGATTCAATGCCTGAAGGTACTGTGACTGGTGACTACTGGGTTAGCTACACGCGTATGTCTGGTGCTGTTGCCGAATACGGCAATGCTCCTACGTGGTCACTGCCTCAAGGCGCGGCCTACGTTACGCTGACTCCTGGTACTCTGGCTTCGCGCACCAAGCTGACCTCGCAGCCGAACTCCATCACGCAGAACCAGACAGCAACGCTTCGTGCTGCTAACGTTGTTATTGACGGTAAGACCTACGCACCTGAGAAGGTTGTGCAGATCATCAATAGCGCGGAAACAATCACCAAGCGCGAACTGATTGGTCCTACTGCTGTGAACAAAGGTGAGACTGGTACGTACATTCTTCGCCTGACGTTCTCTGGTGGCGGCACGGTAGACCTGACGCCTGTTGTTACGCGTAGCTCTGGTTCTTCTACAGGCTTCACGTTCAACAATAACAACACCATCACAGGTAACACTGTGAGCACTGTGCAGACTGCGGTCATCACTGGTACTGCTTCGTACAACAGCGTGTCTCAATCGGCAACGTTGACTGTAACGAACACGCCAGCTCCACCAACGCCTGACTCTGTGACCATCACTGGACCTGCTTCAATCATCGGCGGCGTGACCACTGCATACACTGCAACGGCAACTCTGTCTGATGGTACTACACCTGACGTGACTGCGAACAGCGGTACAACGTGGTCGGTAGCTGTGAAGTCTGGTACTGTGACCGGCCTGAGTGTTGTAGGCGGCTCCTTGAAGTCTAACAAGGTTACTGCTGACGCCGTTGTGACAATCACCGTGTCGTTTGTTCTGAACGGTAAGACTGTCACTGCAACGAAAGATGTTACGCTGAAACCAGAACAGGTTGCTACTCTGGGTGCTCGCTTCGGTTCGCACACTAAGATTCGCGCTGTGTCTGGCTATGACGCTGCATTCGTTGCAGGTCTGCAAACTGCGCTAACTCAGACAGGTGAGCAACTCCTGAACTGTCCTGCGAATACCAGTACGAGTTCGAACGGCGTGTACTTCTACGTCGCGTGGCCTAAGTCTCTCGGCTATGGTTACTTCGTCGAATCCGCACAAGGCTTCGCTGGTTCATGGGATGGTGCGTTGGAGTTCGATGACTTCAACTTTGCTGGTCCTGCCGAAGTGACTATCAATGGTGTCGATTACGTTATCTACCGTAACGACTTCCCGTTCGATAACCTGGCGTATACGTTTAAACTGACCTACGGTTCATCGAACCCAAGTTCAGGTATCGCGTAAGGAGAAAGAGATGCCGGTATACATGACTTCGTTCCTGTTGCCAGCATCCGCAGCACTTCCATACCTCCTCGAGGATAAATATCTTCGTGGAGGTATGCGTTGCGTAGCCACAATGACGGAACGTGACACAATGTCCGTAGGTAATAAAAAGCCTGGGATGTTGTGTTACGTCACCGAGACCAAGAAGATGTATCAACTTGGTGCTGACAACGTGACGTGGGAAGAAGCGAAATTCGGTGGTTCGAACTATAAGTTTGAATCGCCTTTCGTTACTGCTGTGGATGAAACAGGTTTGACTGTTGTAGGCCTCGACCCAAGCAAACAAGTGCCTGAGCCTGAATATGCGGGTATGACCCTCGTATCTGGTGCTAACGGTACGATGTTCTGGGCAGACCTTAGTGGTAATGAAAGTGCTGGTGTGCGTAAGACTGTGGAGTATGAATCTCCTGCGTACATTACCCCTGGTCAGCAGGTTGATTTTGACTTGCAGATGAACAAGACGGTGATGCTGCTTTCGGTCAAGCTCAATGCCTTTGACATTGAACTCTCTGCGTTCCCTACTGCGCAACGAGATGACAGAAACCCGTATTTATTCCGCTCCACTGCTAATTTTCTTGAAGATGATGGCGTGTTTTCAGATGTGGATAGCGAGGGTAATCCTGTTATACGCAAGCTGCGCCGATATAGCTTCCTGTCCAACAAGGACAACACGCCTGCGATTGCATGGCGTATGAGGAATATCGGAACGTCGCCGTCGAAACCGAAACTCACTGTAACCTATCTGGTAATGGAGTGATTGACATATGGCTATTCAACGTGTAAACGCCACTAAGCTCATTGGTCTGGAAGCACTGACCCGTGACCTGGTGACGAAAATGGTTGCGGCAGGTTTTGAACTTGTCGCTGTCGATGGTGTCGCTGGTACTCAGATTAAACCTGACGGTAAAGCATTTTACCTGTTGGCTTCTGACTCAGTGGACCCACTGTTTGCTACCCAGCAATGGGGCATCCTGTTCAAAGCAGATAACGACGCCAAAACTCTGGCAATCAACATTCTGCCTGACATTCAGGTGAGCGAGACTGACTACGCTGCGGCTAAGCGCTCTGCAACTGTTGAGATCGGTCGCCTGTCTAAAGGCGGTCAGATTGCAAACTCATTCATCGATCTGGTTGCTGACTGGAAGATGGATGCAACTGCCGACCTGTCTGCGTACCCACTGACGTATGACTTCATCACTACCGACCACGGTATCGCACTGCATATCAACGCAGAAGGCTTCGACAACACTGGCACCGCGTTCAGTTGGTTCGTTGCGCAGCGTGGAGTACAGGCTGGTGATACTACGCCTGGTGATCACAGCCCACTGTTCTGCATCTTCTCATGCGGTGGTGGTCTGGCCGGCGACCCTGACACCATCAAGCCAGAAGCTGTTCAGCGTTACACTGTTATCGAAACAGGTATCTACTCTGCGACTGTTCCTCTGTCTGCTGTACAGGCAAGCCCTGACGCAGCACCAATCATCAACCCGCTCCAGCAGGTTATGATTGCAGAAGGTAACCGTGCGATCGTCCTGTTCCCACAGATGATCAACACCCAGCGTTATGTGTACTTCGCTACACTGGACATGCTGGGCTATACCTCTGCGGACGTCCTGTCTGCTGGTTCAGAGATTCAGTTGAACCCGCTGAACGCGACCAACAAAACTAAGTATCTGGGCATGAACGCTAACGGTAAAGACAACCGTGGTATGCGTTTGATGCTTCCTGTCGGCACTGGTGATGCGGCTTAATCTTAAGGGATAACGACTCATGAACAAACTGATTGTGAAATCTGGCTTCACCAGCAACCTGAAAATGTGGAAAGCTATCCTGCAGGATATGCTGGACAACGGCTTCCAGCTGGTGAGCTACAACGGTACCATCGCGGGTGAGATCCCTTCGACTGACCTGGCGTCTTTCGTTGTTGAAGCGACTGATACCATCGACCCACTGGCGGGCACGGGTGCTGGTAAGCAGCGCTGGCGTTTAGCCATGAAAGGTACTGACAAACGTACCAACCTGTACTGCGCAGCACCTGAGCAGATCTCTGACACGGGCACCATCTCTAAGACTGGTTCTTCTGCGGTCAGTTCCAGCGGTATCCCTGAATACTCCGGTCAGATTGGTGCTCGCTTCGCAGGCACTACGGGTGGTGTTGTAGGCGACACTGACGTATGCTTCTACCATCGCGGCATCGCGGGTCCAAGCAACAGCGTGTACTACGGCGGTACGATGAACTATCCTACCAATGCCACGAACAACACTGCTGGTACTGCAAACCCAGACAGCCTGATTTGGGCTGACCCGGAAGCGACTCCGTTCACGTATCACCTGTCCTTCACTGACCACGGCTTCGCGCTGCATATCGGTGTTGAAGGTCGTGACTCTGATGGTTGTCGCGCAGCGTGGCTGGTTGTTCAACGTGCTATCAACTCTGATGGTACTGTTGTGGTTGATGGTAAAGCACCTCTGTTCTGCATGTTCTCTGTTAACGGCGGCGGCTCTATCAACAACGACCTGGAAGTTCGTCCAGCATCGTTCAGCCCTGGCTCGTTCCAGATCATGCGCTTCACAGTGCGTGAGGCTGATGTGAACGCACCAACTCAACCAGTACCTGCGCACGTTCACAGTGCTGATAGCTACGCGGTTATTAACCCGTACCAGATGGTGCCGTTCTCCGAAGATAACCACTTCGACTTCCGTCTCCCTGCTGGCTTCAACACCCAGCGCTACAGCTATCCGTATGAAATGGATATCGTGGGTTATGCGTCTGCTGACGTTATCTCCAACGGTACCCTGATCGACGTGCAAGTGTACAACGAAATGGAAGACGACGGCAGCACTCCGAAGAAACGTACCTACAAAGCTCTGACTGCTAACAGTCCGAACAACACTGGTATGCGCGTATTCTTCCTGCAGGGCTACAAAGCACCAGAAGTATCAGGCGGCTAAGCCTATTCCTCACAGGGTGGCTTCGGCCGCCCTTTTTCGTTTCTACATCGTGAGGTGAACAATGGCTGAAATGATTCCTGTCGTATCTGCTACAGGTGCGCAGTCGTGGTCTGGTAGCGTCACCGCTGCTGGTCACACTGAGGCACTCAAGTTCCGTGTTGTTGGCGGTACGTTTGCAGATGCTTCCACAGAGAAAGATATCACGCCGAGTTCTGGTTCTGACTATGCTGTTAGTCTCATGGCTACAGTCACGGTCTCTGCCGCTGCTACGCAACCTGTTCTGCTGTATTACCTTGACGGTGATCTGTGGGTGCTGGTGCATTCACTGTCTCGCATCTTCGTTCGGCCGCAAACGAAAGAGCTGGACTATCGTCTTGTCACAAAGGGTATGGACGCAATGCCTCTGGGCGCTGCGCTCAATCCTACCTATGGTGGTCTTGTTCTCGGTGGAGGTGTACGCATCCCTACCACGCAGGACATGCAGCAAAGTAGTGTAGCGAAGTTCTCGGACTTTGAAAGTACGTTCTTCGATTTAACCAAACCTGTTTCAATCGTTTATGACCGTCAGGCGCGAGTTCTCTATTACATCCACACTGATGGTGATGCTTCGAATACGAAAGTGTTCGGCAGCATGGAAGGCGTTGATATCGCAGGCTATAAAGTCAGTTACGACACGAACAATAAACGCAGTGCTGTCGTCTTCCATACGTCAGGCCAGATCGATGTTCTTGATGAAGCGATGACGCAGTACGGTGAGCCTAAGCAATTGGGGTACGCGGTTAACCGTGTTATCTGTCGTCGTGCTGGCGTTGGTACAAACACCGTTGATAGCTATGTGGCTTTCGACCAAGACGGCCGTGCGCATTACTTGAATGTGAGTTTCGTGGAGACTTCGGTCAAGTCTGATCAGTTCTACGTTAACGGCTCTGACAGTTATGATGTGCTGTCAACATTAGACGGTAAGCTGGTGGGCGGTAACACTGCTGCGGCTCCTGCCTCTGTCTTCTGGTATCAGTTCGTGCCTAGCTCGCTGTTAGTGCTTGGTCATGACGGTACAAACATCTACCAGTTCAACATTCGTGATAACGTGCAGAACGTGGCGGCGCGTCCTCTTGTGGCTAATGACCTCGTGGTATTCAACACGACTGCTGCGTGGACGAACAAAGGCGGCAAGCTCGTTGCTGGTATGGACACGAACGGATCCAACGCTCTGTTCAACTTCGCCTCGACTGATGCTCCTACGCAAACACGGTCGAACTGGCCTTACGTCGAACTCATAACGCCTCCGTACACACAAGCCGACACGTATGACCGCCTGTTCTATTATGCAGCGCGACCGACTACTGGTTTGAAGCACCTGGCTATTCGTAACTACGATATCGTATGGCCTGACTTGAACGCTGTCGAACTCGGACCTGTCGTCAAGTTCAAGGTGCTTGTGGATGCAGGTGACCCAGATATCCCTCTGCCTATCACGGCTCCTGACGGCGTTACAGTATCTGCCACGATTGACGTTACCACGACTGATATCGTAGACGGCAAAGAAGTTACGACTGTCACAACCGTCCCTGTCACAAAGGTATACGACGGCCAAGAAGTCACGATTACATTAAGTCACGCGTATATCACCAGCACATCGTTCCCGATCACAATCGGTCATACTGTTTACCAGTTTGAGATGAAAGCTGACGACACGCCTAATGCTTTCTCGTGGCAGAACGTTCTGGGTATTGAAAACGATACTTGGAACCGCACCGAAGACGTTACGATCAGCGGTATCAACGTTGCTGTGCCTGTCAGTGTGCTGGTGGACGGTGTAGAAGCATATGACCGTGTGAAGATTTTTGTGGACGGCGTAGAGACAGCAATGCCTGTTATGCTCCGCAACAATCAGAAGCTCGGGTTTGAAATTCTGCATGACAACGACACGACACGTATCAGCGTAAATGTAGGGCAGGGCAGTTCTAGTTTCAACCTGTTCACTATCGTTGAGGCGCAGTTGGACGTAGGGCGTCACTGGGCATACGCACCTATCGGCAAGCAAGTGCAGTCGGACGTGTTGAAGAACACAGGCACCATTCCTCTGTTGTTGACTATCACTGACACCGACGCCGTGTTCGCAAACGGATTGCAGACAATCACTCTCGCAGTCAACGCAACCACCAGCATTAAGTTCACGCCGAGCGAGAACAAGCAGTACGCTGTTAAGTTCCGTTCAGAGCAGTATGCGTATGAGTGGTACGTGTGGGCAGACAAAGAGTGGCTTGGCACATTGCCTGCGACTAAACGCGCCGAGCGTTACGTCATGGGCGATAGCGGTACGTTCTTCATCGACAACATCCCAGATAACTTCTGGACGTACTTCACGATTCCTGCAGGCATGTTGCTGGACATTGATGGTGTGCGTGTTGTGCAAGAGCTTGATACGCGTGGTGTGTACAAAGAGCAGGGCCTTGTAGTTGGTCCGTTCGAGTGTGCAGAAACGATGCTCAAGATCTATGGCTTACCTTCGCACAATCAACCGCACACGTTGCAGTTCGGTAATGCGAAAGCAGGCTGGCTGTACGACATGACGGTCGACCCTACGTACACCGCGTATGGCACTGACGCTATTCAGATGTTCGACCAATCGTATCTGAATGCTACCACAGATGCTGTGTCTGTCGTTGACACCAAGACCTACATAGCTGCGTCCTGCCAGAACATCGTGCTTACGCCTGTGTATGATCGTGACCTTGATGTTCAGCTACAATGGTTTGATTTCAGCGATGCTACGACACACATTGCCGAATCTGTTGTCCGTACTGTTGTCGCAGGTGAGCGTGATGTAGTTCAGTCCTTCAAAGGGAATGATTTCGACACTGGTCATAAGGACTTCGTGGATAACTTCCGCATGTTCGACTTGATTCAGGGGTCGGATATCAAGATGGACAGTATCCCTCTGTTCACGCATGTGGATGCGCCAGCTCTGGCCTCTGATAACTTCCCGCTGTTTGAGCCTATGCTTGGCCAGAAAGACGTTATCACTACGACGCCTCTGTTTGCATTCATCGGTACGAACGAAGGGGCAGCGACTGACACGTTCCCTCTGTTTGGGTTTGATGTAGGTACTGTCGATACTGCTACCGACTTCCCGCTGTTTGAAGCTGTCGTTGGTGATACCGTTGTCTCTGATTGGTTCTGGCCAAACTTCTTCACTGATGTGGCTACGGTCAATGATACGTTCATCAACAACTTCGTTGAGCACCTGGATGAACCGCCTCAGTATTTCGACCTAAGAGAGCCTGAGTATCGCACAAGCATTAAGGCGAAGTCCGACCAGATTCGACCCCGCTTCTTTGATATCAAAGGCACGTACAAAACGCCGCTTCTTGATGCGCGTAAAGTTGAGACTAAGGGCGCGTTTGCTGCTGATGCCGCTGCTCCTGCACAAGTCGGTAATGGTGGTCTGTTCCCGCAGAAGATGTCCGACGCAAGTTACGCCGAGCAGTCTACTGTGTATCATATCGGTTGGGCACGTCCACTATTCCGTCCTGCCTATCTGACGTACAAGGTAGGCTCAGCGACGGCTAAGTATGTCGATCCTGACTACCACCCTGCTGTGTTGTTCATGCCTGAGATTCCGTTCACACGTTGGACGCAGCCTGCTGTTGTTTATCACTATGCACCGTCCACGCCTGAGCGGATGGAGCATCCTGTTAAATATCCAGTTGGACCTGCTCTAGGTGAGTTCGAACAACGCAAGCTGATCGCTGCTCCTGTCGATATGGCTACAGCCAATGCCCAGAATACTCCGACCGTGTATCTGCATTTGATTGAAGGCAAGTTCATCCACGCTGCACCGCAGATTAACACGGATGTGCTTGAACCAGATCTAATCAAGGCACCAAGGATTATTCCTGTTGCGCGTACTCCAGGCAAGCCTGCTTCTCGTGCTCCGATTGCTGTTGAGATCAGGAAGTCACGTAAAGCAGACAGCAACAAGACCTACACTGTCGTTGCTCCTGTTGTGGAAGCGTGGACTGTTGCGCCTAACCACGGTTCGATTGATAAGCCACTCGAAGAAGGTTATTTCGAAACAGAATTGCTGGCGCTTCAAAACGCTACGCAGGTCTGGGGCTTTGACCCGACTATGGTATACGCTATCCAGCAGGTCAATGGTTACTGGACGTGGGCACAGATTACCGTGTGCGAAGAATCTTGTGGCTCTATGTCCTGTGCTGCAAGAGGGTATTTAAGCGGGGGTTAATCCCCGCTTTACCTTGCGTAAGCTAATTTCAACGAGTGCTAGTACAACATAGAGAACAACAACATGATACTTTCCGTGTCCGCATCTCATAACGATGCAGTAACGAAGTACGCGTGGATGAAGTATAAAGGCTCACGCGGAAAAGAAGTATCCCAACGAACTCATAAGCGTATGATTCGTGAAGGAGATACTTTCGGCATTCTCCCGCTGCGTAATGGCGGACGCTACACGCTCATTTTTGCTGATATGCCTCACGTTGACTTCCCTCTCGATAAGACCACTGGTCTGTTCCTGATGGAGCATAGTTCCAAGCTGCGTAAGGTGCCTGATGTTGTCAATCGTGAATCACGCACGAAAACCGCTGGTGCTAAGACAATGCAGCGCCAGATCAATCGTGTGCAGTTCGACGCCGCTCGTTTCGCTCCTAAGTCTGTGAAGTCTGAGGCTGTGTATGGCGTTAACTTCGACAACTATCAGTGGCGTATGGTGCCGAGCATGGAATACCCTGTGAAGACCTCTAAGGGTATGCTCAAGCTATACAAGAACGACATGATTGGTGTGCGCTACTTGCGTCAAGGCAAAGGCGGTGTAGTCATTAACACCGACGGTCTGTTCATCAAAGTCGATGACGCTCAATACGACTTGCTTGTTCACGACACCAACATTCTGCCTTTCAATGATTGGCCGAAAGGTGAAGTGGACGTTGATACGCTCAAGGCATATCGCAAGCAAGTGCGTCGTCACCGCAAGCGTTCTCAGTTGGAGGAGGAAGAAGCAGTACGCCTCGCCAACAACGCTAAGATTCTGGAGCAGAAGCAGCAACGCAAAGAACTCCAGAAAGAAGCACGTAAGACCGCTGCCCAACGTTCTGCTGAGATGAAAGATCTACGCAGCAAGGTTAAGAGCGGCGAGATTGAAGCACCTAAAGCAGAAGTCCGTACTGTCTATGCAGATGGTATCGACAAACGTGGTAAGCGTGTGCGTGTTATCGAGCATGAAGAACTGGACGACGCAATCGAAGAACTCGATATCGAACTGGACTTTGACGAGCAGAAGCTGGAAGACGTCCTGTCTCGTAGCCCGTTCGCAGGTGACATGTACAACATCGAAGACTCCATCGGCTCTCTGTTTGGTGGCGATGATTCACAGGACCACGAAGAACCTTCGCTTGACCTGTCTGACATTGACGAACCAGAAGACGACGAAGAAGATGTAGCGCCGCCTAAAGTTCGTGCTAAGGTTAAAGGCAAGAAGCCTGTCGAAGCTGATCCCGAAGAAGAGGAAGAAGAACCTTCTGAGGTGGAAGAAGTCGAAGAGGAAGAAGTCGAGGAAGAGGAGGACCCTGATGCGGAAGAAGATACTGACGATAGCGATCCAGACGCTGCTGATGCAGAAGATGGGGATGACGAGTCCGACGACGAATCCGTGGATGATGCCGATGCTGACGACGAAGGAGCTGATCCAGAAGGTGAAGACGGAGCAGACGAGGAAGAAGAGGAAGATGAATCCTCTGACGCCGCCGACGCTGTAGACGAAGTTGACCCTGAAGAAGACCAGGACTCTGACGTTGCTGCCGCCGAGCAGGAATCGAAAGAGACTGCCAAGAAGATTGCAGCCGCTAACCAGTCTACTCCAAGTGCTCGCGCAGAAGAGGCAGAAGAAGGTGACGTGTTGCAGTTCAAAGCAGATGCGAAGCTCAAACGTGATTGGGTCGTGGTTCGTGTTAGCACTCACAATGCTTCGGATAACATCGTTATCTATACGCTGTACGATATCACCAACAGCCCTGATGAAGTACGTCAGGTCCGCGTGAACCGTGCGCGTAAACAGAACCTCTTTGATTATGCCGAGCATGTGAAAGATATGGCGCCTAAGCTGTTCAATCGCGTGTTAGACATGACCGAAGACTACCCGGTCAACAAAGACCCTATCGCCAGCTAAGACTGTAAATAACAGTGTTGATGACGATCGGAGAAAACAACATGCAAATCTCATTGAAGCGGCTCGAAAGGAATCCTGATAAGATTCTGGACACGCTCAATCTGACGCAGACAACGAAACTTGTGGCGCATCTTGATGATGCGTTTCACACTGATTCGGAAGGCTTGATATCGGATGCGGTCTATGACCATATTCGTCGCTACATCGACACGCGCTGGCCCAAGTCTAAGCTGGCGCGTAAGGTCGGTGCGCGTGATGATTCTGATGTTAAGCTGCCTGTTCCTATGGCGAGTCTCGATCAGTATACGTTTGGTGGTAAGCAACTGTCTAAAGCTCTGGCCGAAGATGTTGACTGGGTTCTTACGGACAAACTGGATGGCCTAAGCATTGAACTCGTTTATGAAAAAGGCGTACCAGTTAAAGCATTCACTCGTGGTGACGCTACAAGCGGCAAGGATGTTTCTCAGCATCTACCCTCCATGCGTATCCCTCAGAAGATACCTGAAAAGGGTACGGTCGTCCTTCGCTGCGAAGCGCTGATTCCGTATAAGACGTTCATGGCTAAGCTGCATGAGTCTGCTGGTGGTCGCTTCAAAGCTGCGCGTAATGCTGCGTCTGGCCTAGTGCGTAACTTCGAGACAGCCAAAGAGTTCAAGTATGTCCATATGGTATGCTTCGGAATCATTGGCGGTAAAGGCGCTACTGATAAGCAGTCCAAACAGTTCGCTCGACTGGAGCGCTGGGGATTTGAGGTAGTGCGTCACTTTGGTCCTATGCGTTTTAACTCTGAGGATGAACTCATTCCTTGGTTGGACAAGCGTATCGCCAAAGCGAAGTATGAACTCGACGGCGTTGTGATGACGCGCGATATAGCGACTCCAAAGGCCACTGCGTCGAATCCAAAACACGCATTCAAGTTCAAGATGAACGTTGAGTCGGACACGGTTGTCGTGACTGTCAAAGACGTTATCTACCAAGAGTCCAAGTACGGAGTCTTGGCGCCTGTCGCAATCTTCCCACCTACTATCATGTCTGGTGGTGTGACTGTCGAACGTGCTTCTGCGCATAACGGCTACTACGTCGAACACGGCTATCTCAAGCCTAAGGGCAAGGGTGTCCTCGGTCCGAAGCGTCCTCTGGGAATTGGTGCTAAGGTTAAGTTGATACGAAGCGGTAAGGTAATCCCATACATCATGGAGATTCTCAAGCCTGCTAAGTTGCCTACGTTGCCCAAAGTGCCGTACAAGATTAACGGCGTAGAGTTTGTCGCCAAAACGAAATCGTCTGCTGCTGATGCTCGTATGCTCGGTTCGTTCCTGAAAGGGCTGGACGTCGCTAACACAGGGCCAAGTACCTGTAAGCTGCTGATTGCTTCTGGTATCAAAACACCAGAGCAGTTGTTCGATGCTTCAATGGGTGCGTTGCGTGAGATAGTTGGCGACTCTCGCGGCCGTCAGTTAGCGAAAGACCTCAAGGCGCTGAAAGCTGGTGTGCCGATGAATACGTGGTTGAAAGCTACAGCGTCATTGTTTATGCGCGGTGCTAACACTACGTTCGACAAAGTTGTTGATGCCATTCCTAACCTTGAGTATTACCTCAAGCGTGGTTACACTGCTGACCTGACGTTAAAGATTAGCGGTATGCACGGCATTGATAAACTCGGCCCCGCTATCGCAGAAGCTGCCGTGAAGTCCTACGAAATGGCTGCAAGTATGGGCGTGACTCTCGTTGCTCCGAAGAAGGTGAAAGTGGTTAGTGCTAAACTCAAAGGCATTAACGTGGCGTTCACTGGCATTCGTGACCGTGACCTGATGAAGCGTATCGTTGAACTCGGTGGGACTGCTTCTGATAGCATGAAGTCCGATACGACGATACTGATCGCAAAAGACCCTGGCTCTGGTTCTGCGAAACTCCAGAAAGCGATAGATAAAGGCATCCCTGTTATGGGACTCGCAGAGTTTAAGAGCAAGTACAAACTGGAGTAACTATGCTCTCTTTGCCTTGTACGTTCGACTACTGGCGCAACTACAAACCAGTGGCTCCGAACTTTACGGTGCGAGTGCGTAACTCAGGTCAAACTGAGATTCCGCTCGAAAAGATCTTACAAGGCGCTCGTGATGAAGTGACGTTGCACAGCCCGACAGAGGGTGTACTCGATAAGGTGCCGGCTCAAAGGGGTTGGCGCCTTTCTGCTATTAAGGTCAATGACCCTATGGTAGGTACTGTGCGTCTGAACTATTTCAACGATGCGTTCCTCTATAACCCACGAAGCGGTTACGTTGGCACAGACTGTTTCTCTTACATCCTGACCAACGGGACACAGCAATCGGACTCAGGCACGATTACCTTTGATGTTTATCAGTGGTACACGTATCAGGTCCTGCTGTATCGCCTGAACACGCAGAAGACATACCATCGTTTCACTGCGAAGCCGTTCATGAAATACGCTACTGGCCAAGAGCAATTGAAGCCTGTTAAGTTTGCGCAGATAAGCTGGTACTACAACCAGTACCGCGCAGAGACAGACAGCAAAGGCGTAACGCGTATCTACAAGCGCCGTGTCATTTGGCAATCAACCGTTGCCGACTACACCTCGTATTACAATCGTCAGGTATACGCACCGACCATCATCAATAGCGGTGAGGAAGTTCGTGCGTACACATACTTCGACGACTCTATCGGTTCGGGTTTCGATGGCGACTATTCGCATCCGTTCGTACCGAAGAACTCACAAGGCGACATAGAACTGGAGATACGGCTTTACACTGAGGAGAAAACAGTGTGGAGTCCTTACTTACAGCGCTATATAACACAAGTCGACCTGGACCAGCCTCTCATCCTTGAGTACCGTGTGTCTGATATCTACGGTAAGCAGTGGTGGGATAGCGGTAACGTTTTAATATAACCCAATGAGGCAAACATGAGAATCTGCGTAGCGGCTATCTGTCGCAATGAAGAAAAGAATATCGGTGAGTGGTTGAAACACGTTGCCTGTGCTGATGCTATCAGTATCGTTGACACGGGCAGCGAAGACCAGACCACGAACATCATCTCGGCGTTCGTTCATCCTAACATCTATCACACGTTCGACGTATCACCAGAGCGTAACTTAGGTGCAAGCCGTGAACTGGCCGCTACGCCTTTCTCGGAAGACGACCTTGTAGTGTGGCTTGATATTGACGAGCGCTTCGATGACCCTAATTGGGTTGAGGCGCTACGCAGTACGCAAGGCATCAAGAAAGCAGAAGCTGTTTGGATTCTGATGCGTAACGGGGACAGTCACTACCAGCAGATGAAAGCGTATCGTCGTCGCTCTTATTTCTGGAAGTATCGTGCGCACGAAGTCCTGTCCTCGCGTAAGCCTGGACAACAACTCAAATCGGTTGAAGCGCCGTTCGCAACTGACCACTATCCTGACCATGACAAAGCACGTAACTATCTGCTGGAGCTTGGTCTGGACGTTGGTGACTATCCGCATGATGATCGTTGCAGTTTCTATTATGCGCGTGAACTTTGCTACTCTGTTGCGTACTACGAACGTCCTGACCTGCTGGAAGATGCGCGTCGTGAAGTTGATCGCTTGGCTGGTATCGCTAAGTGGCCTGACTACGTTGCGTTGGCCAACATCGAACTTGCTAAGGCTGCGTTCAAGCAGGGATTCATTCAGGAAGCTGTGTGCGCTTGCTATCGTGCTATCGCGTTTCGTCCTGATCGCATTGAATGCTACGCGATGCTGGCCGATATCTTCTACCGCCGTGGCGATAACATCAATGCAATCGGTCAAGCTATTCAAGGGATTGAAGCGTCTAAGCAGAATCCAAAAAGTTTCTTGTTCGACCAGACTCCTATTAACTTGGACCTGTGCTATGACCTAGCATACTGGGGCTGCCGCAATCTGGGTATGGTTGAACCTGCTCTCAATTACCTCGCTAACCTGGCTGCGCTGCGTGGCCTTGACGTTAACGAGGAGATTATGAACTCTGGCCTGTTGCAGTATCTACAGGCTCCTACTCAGGAACAAACAAATGACAGTAGCCCGATTGACAACGAAGGGAGTGCGTCGTCTGACGAAAACTCCGGAGCCGAGCCTGGTGAGCAGTTCGGAGCAGACAACAATCAAGTTGAGCGAGTCGCTGACGCCAGCGAACAAAGCAAGCCTGATTAATGCGTTCGAGCTTGCTGCCAAAAAGAAACTCGGACAATCTATCACGCCTGAAGATATCCTGAGTGTGGCGAAGCGTACGGTTGTTGCGTCAATCGCCAGTCGCATCTACACTGAGATTGCTAACAGCACCGAGAAGCAAACGTTCCAGACACTGGCGCGACTTGCTATCGGGATGTGTGAGATCTACGCCAAACGCGCGGGCCTAACTGCTGGTGATCAAGGTACGCAGATGCCAGTCATCCTCGGCGGTTACTTCATCAACCGTGTGCTTAACGATAGCTCCAGCACCATCGCACAGATCAACGCTATCGACCTGCCTATTGAGCAGAAGTTCGCTGCGCTGTTTGAATCGTTCTGGTCTTCACTCGACATTGAAGCATTGAAAGAGAAGATGATGCCTCGCTCTGAGTCTGCTGCGCGTGTCACGTTCAAAACGCTGAAAGCCTCTGACGTGTACAAAGGCACTGAGCAGGTAAGCTATGCGGTGAACGCTGGTGGCCGTGTCTGCGGTAAGATCAGCTGGGACAAAGCCTGCGGTGAATGCTCTGACAAATCCACTGGCTGGGTCGTAACGTTATTCGACGGCTTCAATGAAGCAGCGTATCGTTCTGGTCGCGGAGAGAACGCGCATGAACCGTTCACTGCCGTCCATAAGGGTGAAGTCAAATTGCAAAACCCAAGCCGTATGACTCTGGCTCTCGCTAAGTCATGGGCGCGTGGTGCGCTGCGAGGTTAACATGGCTCAATTCTCTTTCGCGTATAACATCGCGGATATCGTTACGTTTTACCACGGGCGTACTCTTGACGGCAGTGCGCGTTGCACATTGCGCGGCACTATCAACTCGATTCTGATTGGTGCTAACGAAGCGATCTATATGATTCAAAGTCGCTACGCTATGCACCCTGTGACCGAGACTGATATTGTCAAACCGATATTCAGTACGAAGTCCTTCGATGTGTTCTACCCGGGCGTCGAAGTCATTGCCTTGATGAAAGATTCAGGCAATGAAGTTCCTGCATATGTTGAGAACGCAGTAATTTCAGATGGACGCTTACGTTACTGGCTAAGCACTATGGATGGACTCAACGCGTTTCAGGTTGAAGAAGCGTGTGTGCGTCTTGCCAATGCAAGCCACGATAACATCAACAATTTCCAATAGGGAGAACACGATGGATCAGTCCATTCGTTCCGAGTCGTTTGATACCTCGGACATGGGCCTCGTCGGACTAGGCGCGATTGATATGCACAAAGAAGACGTTAGCCAAACAGCTAAGTCTATTCGTGTTGACCCTTCGCGCTTAGGCATTCAGTCAGGCTCATTCAATCTGGACGTGAACGTGTGGTTGTCGAAAGCAGCCGAGCAGTACAACACCTCACGCAATATCCGTGACTACGTTATCGTGCCTGTACCGGTAAACATCACCGAGCTGCCTAACACGAACGGCGACGCATTCAGCCTGGAAGAGTGGTTGACGTTTAACCCTGACCAAGGCCGTCTTGCGTATCAGACGTTCGTCGGTAAGCCTACGTTTATCGAGCACAACAATAAAGATTATCGCCAAGCAATGGGCATGATCTTTGACTCGAATCTGTCTAAGCTCCAGAACTTCCGTGGCAACCATGCGCGTCTTACTCTGCTGTTAGCGTTCGACCGTACACGTTGTCAGGAACGTTGTGACCGCATCCTGAGTGGTGAGCTTAACACGTATTCGAAAGGCACAACGTACAAGGCCTACAAGTGCAGCATCTGTGGTCAGTTGGTTACTCCTCGTCATCGTAACTTCTGTTCGCATACTGCATTCAACAAGCCAACGTACCTCGATGGTCGTACAGGCCGTCTGGTGTATCGTGACTGCAAGATGTTGACTGGCTTCGAATGTAGCTCGGTTGATGATCCGGCGTTCGCGTGTGCGGCAACGTACAAAGAACACCTGTTAAGGATGGCGTAATGATCGAAGGTCTATTCATCGTAGACTATTCGTACTTTCGTTATCTAGGGCCAGACGCCATGATCTCAAACGGTGTGCATCTGCATACACGCGAGGTTGTGGGTCTGCTCAAGGTGAGTGACGACCTGTACTACATAGCCCATCCTAAATACGACATGGCTTATGCAATCAGTGGAGAAGACGGCGACAACATCATCCAGAATAGTCGCCCATTCACTGCTAAGCCTGACGCCCTCTTTAAGCCTGACTTTGACTTCACTCCTTACGAGGAGAAGAAGAAAATGGCGGAACCTAAGCCTAAACCAAAGCCAGTGCCTGTCAAAGCGCAACCAGAACCCGAGCAGCCTGCATCACCAGCAGAATCAACACCTGTGCCAAAAGCACCTATTCTGCGCCGTCCGAGTTCTACTGATATGCAGCCTTCGCTGCCTAAAGAAATCTTGGATGATCCAAATATGGATGCTGCTGCTCGAAAGGCGGCTGCTAGGCGTATGATGGATATGAAAGCGTTCGGTACCACTGAGCCTCTTATCTATGCTAACGCTATCTATCCTGGTGGTACGGCAAACAACTACGCTATCCAGAAGATACCTAAATGCGGTAACGTGCACCTTGAAGTATTGGGCGCTGATGACCTCATTATTGGGGGTCGTAAGATTCTGCTTGATGGTATCAGCCCTCCTGATTATGTGCTCAAAGACATTCAGGAAAACGTTATGCCTGGCATCGGTCTTAATGTGCCCCTGCCATTCAAACGTTTGTATGTGGGTATCGTTAAACAGGGCAACGATGTTGGTGGCTCGCATATTGCTACATATACCGTGTCAGGATTCCTGTATGGTGTAATTTCAATGAGTCCGAAGCAGTTGGTTGATTTGTTTGGCGGTTATAACAGCCGTTCATTTGGCCATGCAATGACCCACGAATTGGCACACTTTGTGGACCATACGATGATACGAAACGTTGACCGTATGAAGTTCGATCAGGCCATTCGCGGCAAGAAAATCCACCCGGATTCACTCGATGCCCGGGCCATGAAAAGCGTGCCTACGGAACACTTTGCGACACTTGCAGAGCTAATGGTTTGGGGTGATAGTATGCGTAACGTTTACTCGTTAAACGGAGTAGAAGTGGTTAATAAATACTTCGAAAATCGCTATATTCCACAAGCTGACATTGATAGCAGAAAAGTTTAAAAATACCTGAATTTTTTCTGCAATCGTTAATTTTAACCTGTCGATTCAACGACTAAAAATTCTATGAGGGTTTTAACCATGCCAAAGATTACCCAACTCGCGGGTATCCTGTGTGTCGGTCAAAACCATAATCAGGCAGTAGAGAACTTTCGCCGTACTGCACTTGGTCAGAACCTGATGATTTTCGGGAATACTGCCGGTGTAGGCTTTGCTTCGCAGAGCGGCGCGGACCTTTACAATCCAACTGGCGGTGAAGAACTGCTGGTAGAGCATCCTGATTTGGTTGAGAAAGCCGAAACCGTGTCGCAGTCATCTGCGGGTGACGTGAAAGCTCACTACACCATCTGTCTCGATGGTTGTGGTTGCCACGTTATCTCTGACAGCTCCGCACTGGTTCAGGGCTCCTGCCCATCGTGCTCTGCTGACCTGTCCGAAATCACCGACGAGCGTGTTACTCAGTTCCTGGCTGAATCAGCTTCTGCTGACGAGCAAATTGAGCACGAAGGTCTGGTTGCAACGGGCGAGACTGCCGAAGCTGCACAACGCAACTTTGCGCTGGCTCTGAGCAACGCACACACGTTTACCGCGCTGTCTGGTACTGGTAGCTTTAATGCTGCGACTGCCGCTAACTTCGACCCGTACACCGGCCAGGAAGTTACTGCATGTGAACCGCAGGAAGCGCCAGAAGCTGTAGCCGCTCTGTCGTCTGCTGGCGATGAAGTTGAAGCGCATATCTATAGCTGCTCCGCTAACTGCGAACAGCCGTTCACCGTGTCTTCTGATGAAGAACCTGTGTTCTGTGCGCACTGCTCTGCCGCGCTGATCGATGAACCTATCGAATCCCAGTCTGGCGATGACAGCGACATTGATATCGTTGAAGAAGACGATCTCGATGACGACGAAGATCTGGACGATGAAGACTTCGACTCTGAATCATCTAACGATGATGAAGATGATATCGACGAAGAAGACGACCTGGACGACGAAGATCTGGATGAAGATGATCTGGATGACGAAGACTTCGACGAAGACTTCGACTCTGAATCCAGTTCTGATGACGACGAAGAAGACGACGAGGACTTCGATGAAGATCTCGACGACGAAGACTTCGACGAAGATCTGGATGACGAAGACCTGGACGATGAAGATTTTGATTCTGAGTCTAGCTCTGACGGCGACGAAGATCTGGATGACGAAGATCTGGATGACGAAGAAGAACTGGAAGAAGACGACCTCGACCTCGATGACGAAGACGATTTCGATTCTGAAAGCAACGCCGTCAGTCGCACCTTCGATAGTCTGTCTACCGCTACCGCACAACACGGTACGCTGGACCCGTCTCTCGTCAGCCTGAGCCGCGCCAAAGGCAAAGTGAACACCGTTCACATGTTCTATGACGGCGAACCTCTGGCCCGCGCTACTCTCGCTTCTGTATCTAACGCAGTCGGCGAAGAAAATGCGGTGAAATCTTTCGATACTGATAATTTCATCCGTGCCGTATCGCACTCTCTTAATCAGACGGGCGTTGCTGGTACTTGTGATTCGTTCGGCTTTATGCCGCACCAGTTCGAAATGCCGGTAGACAAACTGCTGGTGGCAGAATCTGATGCTCGTATTAGCGAAGCTACTGCGAACGTTACTTCAACCATCGAAAACGCTAATGCTGCTTACAGCGAGCGTCTGGTTGCTGCTCTGTCCGCTTCCCAGCTGGGTGTCACCAAAAACTTCTGGGGTGATGTACGCAACCCAATCGTTGATAGCATTGTAGGCTCACTGTCTGCTGCTGGCGTTAAAGATTCACGCCCTCTGATTGAACGTGCATTCATTGCCCACGGCAAAGACTATCTCACTACCTCGCTGTCAAAAGCGATGGACCTTATGAGCAAGTCCGAAGTCGCACAGAACGAAATTTCTGAGTCTATCGACGCTGCCGCAGGTACTGTTACTGCTGAACGCGCGTCGGTTGTTCAACAGCAGGTTACGACCGCTCCGGTTAAACAGCCTACCGCTGCTGAACTCCTGTCTCAGGACACCGAGTCTGTTCAATCCCAGAGTTCAGCTTCCACTGGCTCATCCTTCGACGACAAACTGAAACGTCTGACCTTCTAATTGAAGGCGGACAACAGTTAATCGCACAATCTCTCATTGGAGAAACTGATTATGTTGTTTCAAAACGCTACCGCAATCGTACAGACCCAGGAAGCTGATCTGCTGCCGGGTGAAGTAATCCATGAAGAAGGCGTTGCACTGGTTTGGACTCGCGAAGGCGGCCACTCCTTCCTGCGTCTGTCTACTGGTGCTGCTGACGAAGTATTCGCCGGTTTCGCTCTGGCTCGCTCCATGCCACCAGCGAACATGAACCGCGTGGAAGAGTTCGTTATCGACGCTACCAAAAAATTCACTGCATCCCGCGTTCCTAACGCTGGCGCACTGCTGGTTAAAATCGACGGTGCTAAAGCAGATCAGGAAGCTAACGCTGCTCCTACTGCTGAAGGTAAAGTCGGTGTTCAGGGTGCTGACCTGTACTTCCACGCTGACGACATTGGTAAGAAAGTTCGCATCCAGTATGCTTACGAACTGACCGTGACCGAAGCGCGTTCGTACACTGCTGATGCTCCTATCGGCGGCCTGCCTTCTAACGTTGAAGGTCGTATCGCGTACATCAAACTGGGTAACGTTGCTACCTCTATGTTTGATCCAACCGCTGACTGGTCTGCTGACAACGTGCTGCACCCTTCACTGGGCCCGAACGGTCTGCTGACTGTTGGTGGTAACGGCACCGAGCTGAAAGGTCTGATCATCAAGCAAGCGCCTACTACTGAGCGCGGCTACCTGATCATCGAAACCACTTCCTCTTACGGCGCTTAATCGTCGCGCACCGTGACTGTTTAGTATCTGAAAACTTACGAGATTAATCTCAGGAGCAACTAATGAACAACTCTTTAATGCGCGGCGCTAAAGTAACCCTGCGTAACGGCGCGCCTATCGAAGACCTGCGTTTTGGTGGTAAAGGTGAGCTGGCGCTTTCCTCTTCCACTGGTGAGATCAACGCATCAAGCCAAAAAGACCTGCTGGGCCAAATCACCAAGCTGATGGGCGCATTCCAGAACGGCGAACTGGTTCACTCTACCTCTGCTAACGCAGGCGGTCTGAGCGAGCAAGAGAAAATCGAACTGTTCCAGGAAGCTGTAGCTGACAGCTCTGGCGAAAAGTGGGCTTCTCTGGGTGCTTCTATCGTTGCATCTATCGAAGACCGTGCAGAACGTGCTGGCCTGCTGCGTAAAGTTTGTAAAGGTGCTACCGTTCGTCAGGGCGATATCGCTCGTATCGAACTGAAAATTCACCAGGCGGAAGCGATCATCGCAACTGGTCCTTCTGACATGGGTTACTACCAATTCCGCGGTCGTGTATACACGCCTGCTGAGTTCGAACTGAAATCCAACATCCGCGTAAGCAAGATGGACCTGGACCAGATCAACGGTGACCTGCTGGACCGTGCGCAGCAAGACGGCCTGTCTTCTATCATGGTTGCAGAAGACCGTCTGTGGAAACGTGCTTGTGACCAGGCAGTTGGCGTCGCTAACCCGATGACCTTCGTGCACGGTGACCTGACTCCGCGTCTGCTGTCTACTCTGAAAAATTCTGTATCGAGCTGGCCGCTGCCAGTAAGCACCGCTGTAATGGCGCAGGACTACTGGAACGATATCGTTGGTAACGATCAGTTCAGCTCTGCTCTGGACCCAGTGTCCAAGTATGACTTGATCACCACCGGTCGTCTGGGTACCCTGCTGGGTATGGAACTGGTAACTGACGGCTTCCGCGCTCCAGAACACCGCGTTCTGCAAGACGGCGAGCTGTACGTTCTGGCTGACCAGGACTACCACGCAGTGTACACCACTCGTGGCGGTACTCAGTCTACTCCTACCAGCGGCGCAAACCAGGGCAACACCGACCGCGGTTGGTTGCTGTCTAGCACCTTCTCCTTCACTCTGGCTAACGTGCGTTCTGTCGCCAAAGCTGTTCGCGGCTGAGCATAGTGCAATGAGGGCAGCATAACGTTGCCCTCTTAACTGAGGACCAAGCATGAAGACTTTATCTGGTTCCTTAGCTGCACTGGCAATCGTCGCAGCGCGTGACGGACAGTGGATGGATGCTTCCCGCTTGCTCGCTCAAGCTGCTGTGGCGCCAGACACTGAGGACTTTCTCTGCTGTGAACTTACTGATAACTTCGAAGCCTCGTGCCTCGTTAACTCCGTGAGTTCCGCATCAGGCATGAACGAATCCGTCGCTGCGTTATCTGCTGCTTTAGCGCTTAATGCCGAGGAAGAACAAGTCGCATCGTTATACGGTGATGACGAAATCATTAGTCTGAACTCCTCCGATGGCGAGGAAGAAGACGAAGAAGATTTGGAAGAAGAAGAAGACGATACTACGGTAGAATCTGAATCCTCCTCGTCTTCTCTGATTCGCTTACGATTCGACTAGCACCCGATTACGGGTAACCAAAAGGGTGGCTTCGGCTGCCCTTTTTTCGTATTTGGAGCGCCATATGAGTGCTAACATTTCTGGGCTGCTCAAGAACAGCACATCGCTACGAGCAACCCTCTTTGGCTTTCAACGCCAATTCAGACAAGGCTTCCAGTTAAAGCGTTTTGTCTGGTCGGTGCACAACAACCCTAAGCAGGGTATTCGTGCGACGAACAATCAAAGCACTGACTATCCTTATGGTTGGTTCAAGCTGCCTAACATCGCATTCAACCGTGAAGAATCTGCTAACGTGAAGACCATCGCACGACACGGTTCTGGCTGGGCAATAGGCACGGACGAAGACGGGACGAACGCCATTGTAGTGACGAACTATTATTTCCCTGTGACACTTACGGGCTCTTTATTCTTGAAGTTCATGGACGTCAACCAAGCGCTGCTGTGTATTCAACAGCTAATGATCGCGGGCCTGACCGACTTAATGAGCTTCTCTATTGAGATGCCTACGTCCAAGTGGACTGTGCGTGTTAAACTCGATGACTCTTTGCCTATGCCTAACATTGATGACCTCGATGAAGGCAGTACGCCAGGTAGCTTCGAGCTGGAGATTCCAATCACCATCATGACTAAGATTGGTTTCAACATGGAGCAGGCGAAGATAAACAACTACGGTGAAGTTACCGAGAACGTTGAAATCGACATTGACTTTGGCCCACGCGCTGCGGCTGCTAATAGTCAGGACGAAGAGGAGATTGACTGATGTACACACGCGAGAAGTATCGCAAGCTAGACCGTACGCTTGTCGTTGATAGCCGTGTACGTACCGTGTCAGGTCAACAGAACGCTGTTATGAAACGACAGACGACTGCTGTGGGAATCCCTGAAGACGGCCTGTACATGCAGCAATCAATCATCGTCGGTCCGAAAGGATATCAACTGCCTGAGATTAAGGGCCTGCTGTATATCGACACTGCGGAGCCTATCATCTTGCAGTTCGGTGCGGGCCAGATGATCATCGAAGGCCAATTCACTCTCACTGGTAAAATGGCGCAATCGGTATTGGTAAGTGACGTAGAACAACGCGTTAATGTCATTTGCTACTGACAATACGCTAATTTGTTATAGTCGTTTCACGATGCCCATTCTCATGGAGATTCACGATGCTACAACCTAATCACCCCTCTCCGGGGGTATACTCGCAGGAGAACGACCGCTCGAACCAAGCGTCACTTGTCCAGTACGGCATGTGTACTCTGGTTCTGCCGTTCCCGCGAGGTCCTGTGGGTGTGAACACAACTGTTACCTCTAAAGACGAAATCGACGCTCTCTTCGGTCCAGCAACTGGGAAGTACGCTAACAACGTTCAGAACGCAAAAATTCTGATGACGAAAGCTACCAGACTGAACATTACCCGTGTCGCTCTGTCCGTGAAGTACGCAGGTGTGTATCTCACAACGTATAACAACTTCGCCACCTGCCGCCCCCTGGGTGATGCTGGCCTGGTAGACCCAGAACAGATTGCTTTCTCTGATCGTGATATCTGCCTGATTTACGCCATGTCGCAGTATGCAGACGCGAACAACATGTACATCACGTTCGAACCTGACGTGTCTGATGCGCTGGGCATTAAGTCCATCATCAAAGTGTACCGCGTTGGCTATCTGACTCCGCTGGAAACGCACGTGGTGACTACTCGTTACTACAAAGATGAAGCTGGTAACCAGTTCTTCATTGAAGACGTTATCAACGTTGCCTCGAAGTACATCCGCGTTAAGCTGAACGAAAACCACTACAAGCTGATGGAAGACCCGAACTTCGTGGTTATCAACTCCATCGGCGGTGGCCCTGCTGACCCGACTGCACCGACTGCACCTAACGGTCAGTTCACTGGTGGTAGCGACGGCGATCTGATTGACGTTGATCACTCAGACCCAATCATCGCTAACCGCAGCCTGTCTGCTGTTCTGACTGCGTGGGATAACTACCGCGACTGGGAAGACATTCAAGCGGGCATCCTGTGTGCTGGTGGTCTGGAACACCCTGTCATTGCGAACAAGATCGATGAACTGTCCGAGAGCCGTATGGACTGTATCGCAACTCACGGTGTGCCTGTCAGTCTTCAAGCGCGTGACGCTGCTGTTGCGTATCGTCGTGGCAACAAGCCTTACAAAGAAGCCGAGTTCTCTATCATCGGTTCTTGGTCTGCGCTGTCGAATGCCGACGTTAAAGCGCGTGACAACACCAACGCTCGTGACTTCTACGTGCCTGCGTCTGTGTGTATGGCGTACTGCATGTTGACTGCCGACCAAGTTGCTTCATGGCTTGCTCCTGGCGGTATGCAGCGCGGTAAGCTGGACTTCGCAACTGACGTGCGCTATCGCTTCAAGCAGAACGACCGCGACATTCTGGTTGATAACCAGATTAACCCGATTGCTATCTTCGAAGGTGAAGGTATCTTCATGTGGGGTGCTGATACCACTTACACTACGAAGTCTCCTCTTCAGGATATCGGTGTGCGTCGTCTGCTGGCAATGCTTCACGCCTCTGCTCGCGCTAACAACCTGAGTGCCGTGTTCGAACCGAACGATGACATTCTGAAACAGCGCCAGAAAGCTGCGATGGAAGCAATCCTCGAACCGATTAAACTCGGCCGTGGGTTACGTTGGTATGCAGTCGAGTGTGACTACAAGAACAACACCGCAGAAGACGAAGCGCGTGGCGACCTGATCATTGATATCTTCCTTGACCCGACTCGCTACACCAAACGCATTCACGTAACGGCTATCGTACCGCCTGTCGGTGATATCCAGTACGCGCTGCAACTTATCAACTCTGGTGCACTCTAAGGAGCTTTTAGATGCCAAAGGTAACTCTGGACGAATTTGCGTCTACTAAAGATCCGTTACTCGATGACAACTTCGAGTTCCTGATCCCTAACCCGCCTGTTGGTGGGTCGGACTACGCGCGTACTCTGCGCCTGATGTGTAAGACAGGCATCAAGCCAGGTTCTACTTTGGAAGAAGTGTTGAAAGAAGCGTTCGGCCACCAGCTCAACTACGCTGGTCGTAAGATCTTCTCTCACGCGCTCTCTACCGAGTACAACGAAAACTCTGAGATGGCTGTGTACAAACAACTGGAAGACTGGCATGAGTTCGTTCGTGCTACGCAAACCCAGTTGGGCGCACGTAAAGCTGACTACGCAACCAAAGCTCTGTTCCGTGTGTTTGACATGGACGGTTCGGTTGTAGCGGAGTACAACATCTACGGCGTGTGGCCGAAACAGGTACCAGACCTGAACTTCTCTGGTGCTGCGCAGGCTGTTCCGGTATCAATCGAATGGTCCTTCGACTACGCAGAACGCGTGTAAGAAGCACAAGGGCCAAGATTCGTTCTGGCCCTTTTTCGTTTTGGAGACTCTATGCTTATTTTACTGAGCGAAAGCGCACGTAAACCTGACGTGTCTATTCAAGACTGCGACTGGTATCGCTTCGAAGGTAAGCGCAAGGTCAGTATCGAGAACAAAGAGCACGAGGCCGATATCGAAGAAAAAGATGTGTTCGGTATCGTGGCCGCAAAGCGCAACAAGTTCTATGTGCTGCATAAGGATGATCCGTCTGTCGTGTTTACTGTGGATGCTGCTGTTGCACGTTCACTGTTAGGCCGCAGTCGTCCATTCACAGGAACTGTCTCTGGCATTCGTGTTAAGAAAGCCTCAGACAAGAATACTTCTGCGCGTGAGAAGCTGCCTGCTGCACCCAAAGAACCTCAACCAAAGAAACCTTTCTCAGCCGTTCCTGGCTCTAAAGCCGAGAACACCAAGCTGACTCAAGAACTGCATAAGGTCAAGTTTAAGAACGCCGGCCGCATTCAGTTCCTTGCACGTATCCCTATGCCGACTGGTGGTGTCTACAACTACTACGATGCGTCTGAAACGTTCGAGGGCTACAAAGCTACTCAACGCACTAAGTGGGAAACGGACTACGAGAAAGCCGTAGTGAAGCAAGTAGAGAAAGGTGGTTATCTGGTTGGCGCAACGTTCCTCAAGTTCGATAACGATGTTCGACCTGTGCTTATCATAGTAGAGGAATAATCATGCCGCTGCCTACGCTTGACGACCTGAATGATTCTTCTGCTCCTGGCCTTGACGATCCCTTCATGCAAGACAAGTGGCGTGTGCGAGAATTTCCTATTATTGGTAATGTGACGTTAAGCCCGTTTGCGTGTGAAGAAGTAGACCTGCCGTTCTCTGTCTATCAATCGAAATCGAAAGAAGTGGCCACGGTGCAAATCAACTGGCCACACGGTTCGAGCGTAGATGGATTCAGTCTGCTGTTTGGCCTCGACCAAAAGCTCGCTGTTATGAAGTACATGACAGCTTGGCAGAACTTGATTCAAAACCCATACACTGGTGGCTTTAGACTGCCCTCTGTGTATAAGAAAAACATTATCATTGAGCTATACGACAACCAGGGGCAAATGGTTGGCGAACAACAGCTCCGCAACTGCTGGCCTATCGGCGGTCAAAGCATTACGCTTAACGGCACCGGTGGTCGAGCTATGTGGTCTGTTCAAATGGCTCTTGATGTTTCCCGTCCTATGATGTGAGATAAGAACAATGGAAATTCAAACAGCGAGTTTACCGTCGCATGGTTACAAGGCACAACTTCCTGAGTTGTTTACGATGCGCCGCTTTGGAGGCAAAGAGAACCGCGCTATTGCGAAAGCGATTGATGCGAAGGATATGAAGTATATCCTGCTCGATGCCTTAGCGCCGTGCCTGTCTATCCCTCTCGAAGAACTGACAGTGCCTGATGCTTATGCGCTTGTCTTCCAGCAGCGTATGTGGATGAACACCGTGATGCCTTTGATGACTCACTGGCGTTGCAATAAACCGCTGTTTGAATATTCCGACGGCATCGTGAATGAACTGCGTCCTGAGGGCGGAGCAATCAATACATTCCCGTGTGCTGCAAACAACGTCGGTGTGGTTGATGAAACCTCTCTGACTGTAGCGCAACTGGTGGCCGAGCATGAAACGTTCGACCTGCCGCGTATGCGTCACTACGAACGTGCTTCGGAAGATATGTTTAGCTGGCACGTAGCGCACATGGGCCGTGACTTCGACCGCAACGTTGCGAAGCTCGAAGAACAGGAAGACCTTGCGCTGTGGCTGCAACTGTCTGAATGGGTACTGGCCTCACGTCACGGTGTGCTGACTGATATCGAACTCACATGTCCTGCATGTAAGCGCAAAAGCACTCGCGCTTGGGATATGAATCCTGCGATGTTCGTCCGCTAATGTTAGAGATCTATCTTCCATCAGGCAGGTCCGATGCGCGTATAGAACAGGTCACTGCGGACGCAATGTCCAGCCTGTTCAACGCCCAGAAGCATAGACTGCCTGAACTCTTTGTCGATACGCTGCAACGCTTCACCAACGTGAAGATCAGAGAGATGTACCTCGAAGACTTCCGTTACATGCTGGCGATGTTCGACAGAAATAGTTGGCCGCAGTCGCACCGTCTGTACGAATGGCGATGCACACAAACGTTCTTCGTTGATATGCGAGGAGAACGTTTCTACGACAGGCCACGTGGTTGCAAATTCGTAGAAGTAGATTGCAACATGCTTAACACCGAAGAGGTCATGAAGCAGAACGTAGTGGCTCACAAATGGCGCGACCTTCCTCAAGGCTTGCGCCATCCTACCGTTCAACGCTGGATTGATGCGGAGTTACTTGCGGAAGATCGTGACCGCACTCAGGTCATGAACGCGATGTACATTGATAGCGACCTGCCTCTGTTGCAGACGCTGGACTATGCAGACCCTATCGAACTGATGAACGCAGGAAACCATGTGTATGTTAGTTGCGAACTGTCTACTGTCCACAAGTGCAACAAATGCTTCCGCACGTATAACTACAAGAATCCGATCGATATCTTAGGTTACTTCCGTGTGTTCTCCGATACGTCTATGATGAACATGACGCTGGACCTCGCCAGTGCCAAGAACATCTACGTGCCGGACAATATAACGATCAACAAATTGCTGTACTGGCATAGTGCTTACGTTCACGATAAGAACAAGGCCGAAGAACAGCGAGCGCTTGCACTGGCTGCACAGCGAGGTCGTAGAGGTTAATCATGGCTAAGCCCCAAGAGAAAGAACTAACCGCACTCGAACTAATGATCGAACATGCGGATAGCGTTAGTTCCTCCGTCGCTGGTATGCCTAAGAGCAAACGTAAACGTAAACCTGCTAATGACTCGGTAGACGATTACGATCCAGAGATGTACGACGAGGACGTTGTATATGTGGGGCCAGGCTCTCGCGCTAAGAACCGTGCTGCTAAGGCCTTGCGTGAGAAGATGGCCAACACGCGTGTGCGTTACGTTCAGGACAGTAGCAACGACTCTACTCAACCTGCACCCCGCGCAGTAGCACAACAGCCGAATCCTCGTGAAGTAGAATCCGCACTGGAAGACCTGTTCATTGCAGGTGAGAAGTCTGGTGAGGACATTGTATCTGCCATCAAAGAGGGCAATGCAGTCTCAACCAAGACGCAGAAAGCCCTCGAAGATTGGCTTGAGTGGGAGAAGCGCGAAGCATTCAAAGAGAAGAACCGCGCCAAGTCTGACCCACACGGTAATCAGCCCGGTGCGGGTGGACCGAACACAGGTCCTGATGCAGGCAATGATCAAGGTCCTGATAACAACAATGACGGTGGCGGTCCTGATGTAGGTCCTGATGAACGCAATCGTCGTCGTGGTAGACGTTATGGACGCAATCGTGGTGAGCGAAGAGGTCCTGGTCGTAACCTGCCTCGTCGTAGTCGTTTCGGTAAGATTAAAGGCAAGCTGGGTCTCGCTCTCGCATTGGGCGCTGCTGTTGGCGGTGGTCTGTGGTTGAAGAACCGCGCTAACGAGAAGTTTGAAGAACAGAACGCAGAGAACGAAGGTGCAGGTGCACCTAGTGCTGCGCCTACTGAACAAACTCCTCAGCCTATCGTACAAGCACCAGAAGTACAACGCGCAGAAGAAGCTGCTAAGGGTGATGCACCCAAGCCTCCGTCCGAAGCGCAAGATGCTGCTGTAGCTGGTGCAAGTCTGTTACTTGCGGGCGCATCGAAGAAGATTCCTATCATAGGCCCTGCTCTCGGTAATGGATTGACGTATGCGAACGAGACTCAACACATCGACGCAGACGAGACACTTACAAAACAAGAGAAGTCGCATGAGAAGAAGAAAGCTGCCGGCTCTGCTATCGGTGGTGCCGCTGCTGGTGGTGGTGGCGCTATTGCTGGTGCCTGGATTGGTGGCGCGCTTGGCTCCGTGGTTCCTGTCGTCGGTACTGCTGCTGGTGCTGCTCTTGGCGGCCTGCTTGGCGGGATACTGGGTGACTACTTCGGAAGCTCTATAGGTGAGTACGTTGCGGACAAGATCACCGATGAATCAGACAAGATGCTTGCTGATGGTGAGAAAGATCGCAAAGAGAAGATGGACGAGTACAACGACACTACAGCCGAGAACCAGAACAAAGCGAAGTTCCCTGCTCCGTCGATAATGCCTTTCAACTTCGGTGGTATGGGTGCGATGCCTGGCTCTGGTGCTGGTACTTACGCAGGTCCTATGAGAGCACAGCCTGCTCGTCGTATGGACAGCAAACAAGTAACCGATATCGCTCAACGTGCAATCGCAGAGGGCGGTCTTGGCTCAGTATCAGAACAGTTCGAGTCTGGCGGTCGTGGTGTTGGTACAGTCTCTACTGGTCAGGGCGATGCCGGTGGTGTGTCTTACGGTAAGCACCAGCTTGCTACGAACAACGGCAGCATGATGAACTTCCTGAACAGCCCTGAAGGTAAACCGTTCTTACAACGCTTCGGTGGCCTTGCACCAGGAACAGCGCAGTTCAACTCTGTCTACAAAGACGTGGCGAGTAACAACAGCGCCGAGTTCGATAAAGCACAGTCGGACTATATCACGCGTACTCACTATGCGCCACTCGCTGCGAAGATGCAGAACGAGGTTGGTGTTGACCTGACGAAACGTGGTGCAGGTGTCAAAGAGCTGATGTACAGTACGGCAGTCCAGTACGGTGCAGGCACAAGCGTTATCTCCAATGCACTGCAAGGCAAAGACGTTAACGCCATGTCCGATGATGACCTGATTAAGACCATTCAGGACTACAAGGCATCGACGACTGATCGTTACTTCAAGTCAAGTTCAGCGCAGACGCAGCAATCTGTAGCGACCCGTGCGCAGAACGAGAAGGACGTATTGCTTAAGGTTGCAGAGGCGGAACGCAAGAAGAAAGCTGTAAATAAGCCTGAGACGGAAGCCGAGCAGGATGCGCGTATTGCGGCAAGATTCCCAGAACTGAAAAAGGGCAGCGGTGAGGACTATTCGAATACTCAGGTTGATAGTAACCTGAAGAATGTTCCAGACCTTACAGGCAAAGGCCCTGAGCTACCACGCTCCAGTCAAGAGGACTACGATAAGCAACTCAAAGAACGTGTTGCCCTCGCTTCTCCTGATGTGAATCGCATTACGCCTACTGCACGGCCCGAAGCACCTGTAGAACGACAACCTCTCGTTACTGAGGGCGATATCGCTCGAACAGAAGCACCTGCTGCTATAGCTCCTTCTGCACCTCCTGTTGATACTGCTAATATGCCTAAAGGCGGCGCTGTCTCTCGACCTAGCTCTAAAGGTACGAGTAGCGCAAGCCCTGCGAATGGTCACTCACTCGATTCGATTCCAATCTTCATGGACGACCCGATGATGAACATGATAACAATGGGCTATATGTGATAAGGAGTTTGTGTGGCTAACTATTTAATGCCTGCCGATGGGGGGCAAGCCACTGCTATAGGTACTGCTCGGTCGCGTGACGATATCATCTCTGTCGATAACATGTACCGAGTCAAGATCTATAACAAGAGTGGTACTATCCAGTTCACAGGGTTCATCCCGCCTGACTTTGCATTCAGCCTGTCTTCCCAATGGGATGCACCGTTCGCTAACACGTCTGTTGCTGATGTGATAGGTGCTGGTGGTAACGCGGTAGCTAATACGTTCGGCGGTAAGCTCGGTGCTGCTGGTTCCTTCGTAGGTAATAACGCAGGTGCTATGGATAAGGCGCTCAAGTTTGCGGGCGCCAGTTCAATGCACAAGTTGGCGAGTGCTCGCGTGTGGGGAGGTCCTAGTTATCTGACTGTGGAACTCCCTATCTTCGTTGATGCCTATTCCGATACGAAGACCGAAGTAGTTGATACGACCATCAACCTTCTGTCTCTGTGTGCTCCTTCTGAGAACGGTGGCCTGTTACTTCCACCTGGCCCAAGCCCGTTGAAGTCTGTCAGTATGGAGACTATGACGATTGCGGCTTCTGGTGCAAGTGCTGATGCTGCTAACGCCGCGATGAATGGCATACTCGAAGACAGTGAAGCCTTCTTTGTTGATATTGGTAATTTCTTCTCCATGAGTCCGTGCGTAGTCGATAGCGTGAATGCTAACTTCGACAACGTGTGGGAAGATGGTACAGGGAATCCTATCAGCGTTGACTTCATCCTTCAGGTAAGTAGCTACTTCGCTGTAACGAGGGAGGACCTGCGTAAATGGCTGAAACACTCGCAGTAATCGACAAGTGGGGGATTGACCCTCTGTCCATGAAGTTGTTCGATGATGTTGATGCAGCGCAGACGGGAACGTCCAGACGCATTGACGCTTCAATGGAAGGCAATCCCCAACTATTGTCAGTAGACAGCTACGGCAGCAACGTCTACTGGAATTTCATACTGGTGGCGAACGCACTGATGCACCCCTCTGAGCTTAAAGCGGGGATGCTCGTTCTGCTCCCGCAAAAGCGGCCTAGTGCTGCAATCAAAAAAGTTAAGAGGACGCAAATATAATGGCAATGGTTAACGGCAAAATTGTTGGTGAGACGGCGAAGAAGATCAAGAGGGCGTTGAAGCGCGATAAGCCTTTAGCTGAACAGGCGGCTGAACTCAAGCGTGTCAAAGAGAAGAAAGCCAAGAAGGCGGATAAGCCCCTGACAGGTAAAGACGCTGAACTCAAGCGACCGAAAGAGAAGAAGAAAGCTAAGGCAGAAGAACCGAAGAAGACTCGCAAAGAGACTTCCGAGCCTGAGCTGTTTCGTATTCAAATTGGTCCGCATGGCTTCTTATCTGTTGACCTCGCTGACGATGATGCCGGTAACCGTGTCGTTGAAGTGCGTAAGTGGTACAACACCAAAAACGATTCTGAAATCAAGCCAGGTCGCGGTGGCTTTAATATGCAGGCCAAGTCTTCTGAATTGAAGTTGCTTGCAGCGAAACTTAAAGCCATTGCGATTGAGCTTGATGCTGAGGGTTAATCATGGCTGACCAAGCTACATCTGGCGGCGTAAAGGACCAAGGCTTCTTTGGTCTTTTGTTAGACGGTAAAGCACCGCCGTCTATGCCGAATCTTATTCGTTCCGTCCATGTGTTTGAAAACACATTCGCTGTGCCCTGCGCTCTGATCGTATTCTCTGACCAGACGAACGTACTACGCTCTACCCACGCGATTGTGGACGGCACGAAGCTGACATTGGTAATGGGACCTGATAGCGAATCAGCGTCTACTTTCACGTTCTCTGTTTTTGCTGTAAGGGAATACGGTGAGGGTGGTTCCCAGATGCTTAACGTGCTGTGCGCTCTCGACGCTCCTGCTTTCCTATTCGACACGCGCAGTTTCTCCATTCGCGGTACATCCCTTGACGCATTAAAACAAGTGGCCTCTTTCGGAGGCTTGACTCCTGACTTCGGTGATCTGCAAACGAAAGATATCATGAGCTGGGTATCTGCTACGTGCTCTCCGAAGAAGTTCGCACACGAAATCGAACAGCACATGTGGGCAGGTGAAGAAGCCCTGCCTAAGATGTTCATCACTGCTGATAAGCGCATGGTCGTGCGTGATATCAACAAGCTGTTTGACGAAGACCCTAAGGCTTACTGGCTGTTCAACCACAAGCCTACAGGCGATAGTCCTATCTATAACCTGCATGAGTTCCGACCGAAGTCCATGAGTGGTATCTTCAACGGCATGTCGAACTACGGCGAGAAGCTGTTGTGGGCTGACTCGAAAGGTAAGACAAACGAACTGTCTACCGTGACCGTCAAAGGCCGTGACCCTCTGAACATTAACAGTGACACGCGTGGTGACATTGCTGGTGCGCGTAAGGCATACGCCAGACCTACCAACGATATCAACATCCACGACAAGTACATGGAAGCGTACTACAACAACAAGCGCCAGTCGATGGCTTACACCGAGACAGCCCGTGCTCTTATATTAGGCGGCTGCCCAGAAGTCGATATCTTTGATATTGTCGAAGTGACTGCTGGTGTGATTAACGGTAGCCGTGAAGTAGAAACTGACGTTAAGGTGTCAGGCAAGTGGCTTGTCATTGGTCGTACTCGCGTGTTCACTGGAGGCATGTATAGCGAAGCATTCCTGCTGTCACGTAACTTCACTCCTGTTGAGGGTACGTCAAATATTGGCGGTGGCGCTAACATTATCCAGACTCCGTTGTCTACTGTGGCCAACGTTCTGCGTCCGTTCCAGATTAACGCGAACATCAAACAGGCGCTCGATGGTTCAAACCCAATCGACTGGATATCGCAACAACATGATCTGCAACTCAACGTCATGCTCGATCAGTTCCAGACAGACTCTGAGGCATTCAAATTCCCAGAGCTTGCTGCAAAGTACGGTGAAGGTGTTGACTACCTGAATGCGCTTATGCAAGAGTTCAACATGGCCAAGTACCTGACAGGTATCTGTAACGTGCTGAACAGTCTGGAGAAGTTGAGCGTCAACCTTGCTATCAACTACAAGGGCGGCATACTCGATGGTCTTGCTTCGCGTCTGGACAGCATGGAGAACATGCTTGGCGGATTCACTAATGACGTGAACGGCCTGATCGCTAACGGTGATATCCCTGCTGAGTATCTCGACGGTCCTCAAATCAACCAGCGCTGCGTCAGTAACAAGCTGGACGACATGAATCGCATGATGTCGGATGCGCTGCCGGACAAGTGCCTTGATGCTATGTCTATCAGCAAGCTACTCGGGCCTAGCACAAACCTGAGCCAGCTCATTCGCCAGCAGGAAGAGAACCTGCGTAACTTCCTGTGCTCACTCGGCGATGGTACTGTAGACGGCTCAAGCAAGAACGGTACGCCTGACGGTGAGAAACTTGAAATGTATATGCCACGGGTGAACAAATGATTCCTCTGAATAGTGTGAACGCCAAGAAAGGCATTGACCCTCAAATGGACTATGAGGCTATCGTTATAGACAACAACGACCCTCGACACATCGGTCAGATTCGTGCGCGTATCATGGGCTTGACTGATGACATTGCCGATGAAATGATTCCCTGGATTCGTCCTGCTGTCGGTCATCTCGAAGGGCTCAAGGGCGGTAATCAAGGCGTTGTGTTCGGCTCGTCATTCATTCCGACGCGTGGCGCTAAAGTCAACGTGAAGTTCCCCACTGGTCAATTGCACGAAGGCATGTACAGCACCAACGTGCGTATGACAGAACAGGATATTCTGCCCGAGTTCCTTGTTAACTATCCGCATCGTATTGGTGTGCGACTGTCTACAGGTACACAGTTGATTATCGACCGTCTGACTAACGAGCACTTCCTCGTTACCTCTGGTGACTTCAACATGACGATCATGGGCGACGTTAACCAGACTATCGTAGGCAATCAGCAACTGGTTATCACGGGCAGTAAGGGCGATATCCCTGACTACATTCTGAATGACCCTGTGATGACGCCTAAGTCCTTGAAGCCAGACCCGAAGAAGCGCATCAAGTTCAAGGGTACAGCCAAGAACGACGCAGGCAATCAGTACACTAAGATCACAGGCAACCAGACTGTTGAGATTGGTGGTAGTCGCAAAATCACGGTCAAAGGTGATGACGTGCTTGACGTGAAAGGCGCCGTTAAGATCGATGCAGGTCAGGAAGTAACTGTAAATGGACAGACTATCAACCTGAACTAAAGGACGTACCATGCTTTCTGTAGCGCACCGCACGATGAACTTCGCTTACCTCGAAAACGGGGTTCCTCGTGTCGTCACTGCTCGCGTGTTACTTCAATATCCTATGGGCTTGCAAAACAGCGCGGCCCATGTATTGTCGAACATCGCAATGCAACGCCGCAACATCTTCGTTATCAATGACGAGGAGTTCGAGTTTCAATCTGGTAATCTGGTAACTGATCATGTCACATGGAAATACTCCGACCGCAGTATCACTGCAATCCCACGCGCCGAAAAAGACCCGTCGAACCGTAGCTGCATTTGTTGCGCAATGGCTGACTACTTTACGCGCTGTATGCAGAGCTGGCTCCGCAACCGTCGAAATGAAGCGGAACTCATTACTGTGGACTTGGTCGTTGCTGATCATGAAGATTACCACTACGTCCAAGACACGGCACCAGACCTGGGAGCGAAGTTTTACCAGGCGTCTGTCTTCGTGCTGGAGTCCAGCTCCAATACGTGGTCTAACATGGGTGTGCTCTTTACTGATAAGCATCGTTATGATGGCCATACCATCTTCATTAAAGAAACAGGCACCAACCCCATCAGTTCAACGCATCTGCACGTCAACATCGCAGATTTTAATCCTTACGGCGGCCATGGCGATGTGCATAGTTTCGGTAATGTGGTCAGCCATTTCTCTGATAAGTTCAGTGTTTTCAACGGTATTCTGAGCATCAAAGGAGAGGGCAAATGACATTCGACGTGTACTGCTCGCGCAAGCCAACACATGCGGAGTGTGAGCGCATCCACCAGCTTATGCAACGAACAATGAAGAAAGTGGGCAAACCTTTCTTTGCGCACACTCTGGTTATCACAGGCGCTGCCACTTCACAGGCTATGGCCGCGCTGTCGCATATCGGCTGCAATGTGTCTACGCGTCCGCCTAAGCATCGTATCAAACACGCTGTAGTTATCGGCGGTCCAGCTCCGAGCGACTTTATGAAGAATCGTCGTCAGGTGCTTATCTGCCCAGAAGACTAAGCACACTAATTTAGCTGAGACTATCGTATAAGGAGACGTCCATGCTTTCGCTATCACAAGCGTGGGGCACAAAGTTTTTCCCCACTGCCGTTGAGCCTGAATCGCTCGCAACTCTTATCTTTGCCTCGGCCATGAACCTTACTGGCGCTCGCTCTCTGTCTGAGTCTGCTGCCCAGTTCAACTGCAATCGCGCTGCTGCCGTAGCTCGACCATTTGCAGAAGTCGCCGAGTTCGTTCAACGCTGCTACAAACAGCACCCTGAATATGATATCGTTATTCTCGGTCATGGTGGTATGGCTTCTCATGCTGTCGTATCTAACAGCGAAGGCCAGATCGTATTCGACTCCCACGAAGCTAGTCGCACACAATACTTCCCAGGCTGCATGTACAGCTACAGTATGGGTGCTGCTGGTATCAACGAAATCTCTGTGCAGGCTCGCGTGTCGCTCTATGATGCTTATCAGGAGTTACAGAATCAGGGTCTGTGGAAAGACAACGCTGGCTCGTGGGACGTTGACCTGCCGAGAGGCCTTGATTCATTATGATGATCGACGTGTCATTGTCCGCCAAGCTGCCTAGCGAGAAGAAGCCTCGTAAGCAGTCTGGCGTCATCCCATATCGCAAGAAAAAGGATGGTACGGTTGAACTCTTGCTCATCCGTACAACTCACGCAGGCAATTGGGGTCTCCCAAAAGGCGGCGTTGAAAAGGGAATGACTGCACTCGACAGTGCGCTTAAAGAAGCAATGGAAGAAGCTGGTGTTCTTGGTAAGCCTAAAGACTTCGTAGATATCATGCGTTACGTCAAAGGCAAGACCGGCCGTGAGCAACACGTTGAATGGTTCGTCATGAAGGTCAAGACCATGTTGACCGAGTACGATGAAGCCCTGACCCGTGAACGCAAATGGTTTAAAGCGGATAAGGCACTGCGTAAGTTGGACAAGAAACTCCGACCTATCGTAGAGCAGGCCCTGGACATTATCGACTCGTATGGCCTATAAGCGGCGCAAGGCTGAACCCCTTCAAGCAGTATTCAAATCAATGAGCCGTCCTGATAAGACGGCATTTCTTACCGAAGCTGCACAACGCTACTGGATTGACAAACGCTATTCCTGCCACGTTGAACTTGGTCTGATAAAGCATGGTAACTTAAGGGCTGACGTGTTCTGCCTGAATACCAAGTGTGATATGATTATCACTGAGGTTAAGAGTTGCTGGGCTGACTTCAACACTGATAAGAAGTGGCACAAGTATTTGCCTTTCTGTATGCGCATGTACTTCATCATTGACGAGCAACTGTTTGAAACTCACGGCGATAAGATCATTGGTCGCATTAAAGAGTTAGGCTGCGGCCTAATCGTCGTGAATAAGTTCGGCTCTGCATTTGTCAGAAGCAATGCCAAGCGAAAGACAATGAAGAACGAAATCGTGGCGAAATTGCTCATTAAGGCCGCATGGCGTGGTGGGCGATTTGCCTAAGGAATCATTATGAACTCAACCTATCTCTTAGTCGAAGGCCCAGAGGGTAGCGGTAAATCTACTGTATGTACTGCTCTGTCTGAAATTCTCACTCAACGTGGCGCGAAGACTTTGCGCTTGCGTGAGCCTGGTGGTACGCCGCTCGCTGAACACATTCGTGATGTTCTGCTGTCCAACACCAACACCCTTAACGAAGGTATGGACCCGCGTACGGAACTGCTGCTCTTCCTGGCCGCACGTTCTTCCACCATGACTGCTTATGAACGCATTCTGGAGAACGAACCTGATACTGTCATTATCGCAGATCGTGGTTACCCATCCACTTACGTTTATCAGGCAGGCGAGTCGGATGTTAACGCGCACATCTATCAGCACACTTGGGAGGCACTTGCTCCTGAGAATCGTTTGACCGTGCTGCTGACCTGTGGTTATGAAACTTCCGTTGAGCGTCGTAAGATTCGCATCGGTGGTGAAGACCGCATTGAAAAGCGTCAGACCAAAGAAGTGTTCGAGCAATACAATCAGCGCTACCTCGAAGTGCCTGGCGGCTTTGATTTGGTTATTGATACAGAAGTCAATTCGGTGTCAGACGTTGTTCGTCAAATTCTCGCCAAGCTCTCATGAATTTAAACCTGTTCTCGTCGATGCCTAAAGCTCGACAAGAGGCGGTACTGAAAAAGATTTGTGAAGACAACGCGTTCATCCCGCAGTTCGAACAGCGCTTCCTGACTATGGCGTTGTTTGCGGTGCGCAAGTCTCGCAACCAGAATACGGACGTCTTTTCGTGCCGCCCAACCAAAGGCCAGCACATTGCTGTTGGCTATAGGATTCAGTACGTCAAAGGTAAGTACGTTGCTGAACCGTGGTGCTTCGTTGTCCCTGATGCAATGAAGTCTATTGGTGAGGAGATTAACACTCGGCCAGACAACTCGATTTACTTCGGGTCTATCGTTCCTGAGAGTCTGATCGAACAGCACGGCACACTGGCGTACAGCCTGATGCTGGGCAATCTCAATCTGCTCAAGCAGAACGCCTTCCGCCTTGTTTCGTATTAGGGATTTATATGAATCTTATTCAAAAGCAAAACTCGGTCATTCGTGATCTGAGTATTATGCCGATGACTGTTAAACAGATCGGCGATGCGTTTATCGGACTTAGCTCCAACAACGTCGCATACGCATGGCGTCATGGCGAAATCTTTGACTTCGCTGCTGGTGACGATATCGCGTTTCCTGCTCTAAGTGCGAACATCATCGAACGCATTAGCGGCATGAACTTTGCAGGTAAACATGAAGACACAGGTAACACTGTATTCATGTCTGCATCATCTGCCGTGCATTTGCATCTCGGTGAACGTCGTAACAGCTATGCGGTTGCATCCTCTGTTGACCTGATGCCTGCCGTGACTGACTTTGCTGTTGCATTGTCTAACACAGGCAAGGCGCTGGAGATTGCTTCTACTTCTGCTGCCCGACAATATGCAACCTATCAAGGTAAGAAAGTTATTGTCGATGACGCCAACGACGAGTACGACCTTGTGTTGGAGAAAGGCGACAAGTACAGCATGGTTTATTTGAACCGTGACCGCTACGAACTGCGCCTGAAAGACGAACCGAAGATTATCTTCATCGTTCGTGGCCACCAGCGTGTTGCTAACATCATCGGCCAGACAGAGTTCACGAAAGCATTCGGCTCTATCGCTGACGATAAGAAGAACACCTTCCAGCCTGTAGGTCAGATTGGTCGCAACATGGCTACGCCGTTGCAGATCAAGAAAGACACTGTTATCTACTCGTTCCGTAAGAAACACTATCTGCCGCAGAACCTCGCTGTTCCGCTGGAGAAGATTCTGGACGGCGCTGAGGTGCAGAAGCTGATTGGTGCACTCAAGCCTGTTGTCGCTAACAAGGCTATCGTCAGCGGTAAGCTGGTGGGCGTTAAGTTACCTCCGCTGCAAGGTGGCATCAAGGTAAACTCTTCCAAGCCGATTCAAAAGAACGTGCAGGTTGTTTACGGCGCATTCTTCCCTGTGTCTGCTTCCCAGCCGAATCGCAGTCGTGTTGTCTTCGGCAAGACTGTAAAAGAAGTACAGACGAAAGCAGTTGAAGCGGTTGGTCGCATGGCTGTGCCTACGGACTACTACCTGTTCAGCACAACCACCAGCGATGAACTGTACGACCAAGCGAAGTCTGGCTCTGTCATGATTCGTGCTACTGGCGTGCTCCAGCACACGTACACCAAAGCGAAACACGTATCCCTCGGTTACATGGACAACCAGACTGAGATGCGTGACCCTGTTAAGGTTGACGTGCCTGAGTTGAAGATTGCGGCTATCAAATCCAACACGAAAGAAATCGTGAAGGAAGTGACGCGACTTCTGGCCGAAGGTTATTTCAACACAGGCCTGCACATGTCGGTGCGTCAGCCAGCAGAAGCAATCAGCTTCGAAGGTACATTCGACCCACGTACTCGTGACCAGTTGACTGGCGTTGCTCGTCGTATCGGCGCGTACATGAAGCAGAACGGTGTCGAACTGCCTGCAGGCGTTATCAAGATTGCCTTTGGTACGAAACGCGCTGAGATCAGATTTAATCTGCCTACGCTGTCTGGTGATGCTCTGAAATCTGTAAATAAGATTCAGACAGACGAACCGACAATGGACGCACCAATCTATTCGACCATCAAGCCTAAGCAGCCTACTGTCGAAATCATCGCATTCAACCGACACACTGGTTACGTGACGATTCGTGCGCAGCGTGGTCCTGAGCTGTACTCTGACCCATACGAAACTTATTATTCGAATGTGGAACGAAAAGCCTTCTAAAATCTGTAAATAAAAATTGCAGATAGTAATATCAATATGTCTCAAGGGAGAGGACTCATAGCGGGCTTCTCTTGATGTGAAACCTACATGCGGTTTGTGTAGGCCTCCAGCCGGTTTGAGTTTGCGCTCTGTAATCGTGAGGACAACCCCGGCACCCACGTGATGAATATATGCTCTGTCGCTGACGCTCTCAAGGCCCAGCAGGAACCATGCTGATACATACTTGGCACGGCATATACCTTCCAGGCACGTAGACTGTTGGAGCGGAAAACTCAACGCTGTGGGCAGTCTAATAGGGATAGCAGTATCGCAGCAGACGCTGCCTGATGTGCATAGGCTTTCACCCTGTGTGCATTGGGAAGCGATGACCTCCAGGGATTCCTTCATGACAGTTCCATCATTATCTGATATGTGCCTTTCGCTGCCTAAGCGGATTGAGAATAAACAGCACGTCATCCAGCGGACGACTCAACGTGTTGTTTTCACATGCAGGGAACTAAGAGTCTGAGAGTGATAAACATCCGCAGGTCCTCATGGGTATCACAGGTAAGCTGCCTAGTGATGCTTTCAGGGAGTAAACGAATGTAGACGAGATACTCAAGTGATGTTGGGCGACGAGCGACTCTACATTTGGCCAAAGCTGTTCACAGCCTGTTGCATTCTGCCCTTAACAGATTGCAATGGAGTGTGTCCGCCGTCCACTGCTGTTGACGTGATGCCATAGCTCGACCCCCTCGTTCACAATAGGGTGTGCAATATCTTCGTGGAATGATTAGCAGGGCATTCGGGTCCACGAAGGTTTAACGCACAAAGAAGCGAATGTTAAAAGTGCGTGAACCCCTGCAGATCACCGATACGGGACCTCCTTCGCTTCACTTACGCTGTTAGGGCAATCGGAACTTCCTCCTTCCGCCGAGTGTCCTTGATGTGTGAGTGTCGTGCGCGGCTTGCCGCAACGTAGGCGGTAAAGACAGAGAAACATTCTGATACTCAAGTGGAGTTTAGGCGACGAGCAGAATAAAGTAACCGTCGATCAAACGTAGTCCTTTAAAGTATGACACAAGGAGCGAAACATGCTTTTGTTCTTAGTGTCGATGCTTGCAATAGCGATGCTTGGTCTATTGCTTGCATGGTCCGAGAGTCACCTTCTGTCGGTACCAGGTGTACCTTCACTCTCGAACACTCATTCCGGCTTAACAGCGAAAGCTGATAGGCACTTGCATCGGGCGTAAGGGAATGACGACACAAAATCCAAGCGTACAGAAACTGGGTGGCCATTAGGCTGCCCGTTTTTGTTTCTGTCTCGTAACAAGCTAATTTGTGTCTAACAGAGGAGAATAATCATGGGACAGAAAGCTATTCGCCTAGGAGCAGACCAATCTACAGGCCATAGCGGTTACTTTCCTGTTGTCGCCGCGCAAGCGTCTGCTAACGTGATGATCAACGGTAAGGGAAGCGTGAGACAGGGTGACTCATATATGCCACACTGGAAGCCAAAGAAGCCACCGCACGTAGGCAAAGCTACTTCCAGTTCGAGTGTGCGTGTCAACGGTAAACCGGCCCAACGTGCGGGTGATGGTAACAGTTGCGGAGACACTGCATCTAACGGTAGTTCTAACGTGAGATTTGGCTAATGGCAGGAATCGGAATCAGATTAATAGACGTTCCTATCAGCGAGCGAATCTATTGTGATATCAATGCGTGGATTCAACTTGAGCCACGAGATAACGTGCAGAACATGGACAGCATCGTCCAGAAAATTCTGATGGTCATCGGTACCCGTAAGAGAACGCGCAAGTGGCGAGAGTCCTTCGGTGCTGATGTGTATAAATATTTGTTTGAGCCTTTCGACCAGACAACTGCCGAATGGATTGCAACGTACATGCGCCTTGCTCTCGAAGACAGAGCTAACGGTCTGACTAATGATGTGACCAACGTCCAGACAGCGTGTACCATGAGCGATCAATATGAGCAGACCTACGTGTGTGTTATCACGTGGCGTTGTCCTAAGCTCGAATCGAAAGAATCTGTCACGTTCGCTATGAGGGCACAGTAACATGTCCATGCTTAACACGTACACCACGCACGAGGAGTTTGCTCGTGACTTCCTTGAGCGTATCAATAGCTCCAGCTACTGGACAGACGCGCAGGTAAGCTCCTTAACGTCATTGCTTGCTGATGCGCTTGGCGATCTTGGTGTAACCAACGCCTATGCTAACCTGATTGCAGCGCGTGAGGCATTCAGTCGTCTGGCCCGACGTAACACCAGTGTGCTGGCTAATGCCCGTTACTTGGGTGTCGATATCGGCCGCAAGTCCGTGTCTACTGTTACCGCCTCTGTCGTTAATCTGAGTAGCGTCAAAGTCAGTTACGACAAGTACACGCCATTCACTATCGGTAACTTCAATGCGCTTCTGGCCGAAGTAACTCAATGGGAACCCGGCGAAGTTAAGGACGTTGACTTCGTGATCGCTGACCTGTTCACGTTCAGCCAGATTGTTCCTGCCACTGTCGATTACATGTCAATCCGACTTGGCACAGAGAACTTCCAGTTGACCGATGACCTCAGAGTTTGGTTCGAACATCCGACAGGTACGCGCATTGAATACGTGCGCTTCGACAAGTGCCTGTTTGAAGCCTATGCCGAACAACAAATCTTTCTCGATGTAACGACAGACGAAGGTGACGTTGAGATTCAATTCGGTGGTGAGCAATGGGGCGCACAGCCACCAGCGGGCTACACGCTGAAAGTGCAGGGTATCAAAGCTCTCGGTGCCTCTGGTAACACAGACAGCATCGGCCTGAAGGTACAGTGTCTGTCTAACCCACAGCTTCAAGGTAAGACTGTCAGCGCATGTCTTGGCGGCTCCGATGAAACGCCTGTGGACTACTATCGCAACTACAGCCCTATCGTTGGTCGCAGTCGTAAGAAACTGATTCGTCGTGACGAATGGAAGGCAGCATGTGCGCTCTATCCTGACGTTGCTGATGTGGTGGTACAAGGTCAGGCAGAGATTGCTCCTAATGATCGTGAGTGGCAAGGAGTTGTGCGTGTGTGCGTACTGCCTCGTAACACCAGCACGTGGGGAGGCATCAACCCTAACCCTACCTCAGCGCAGTGGACTAAGTTTTTAAACTGGCTTGCGCAGTATCACAGCCCACTTGATGTGCAATCGTGGAACCCTGATAAGCTCCAGATTGACTGCACCTTGAACGTAGCGCTATACGCTGATGCACCAGGCACACGCGAATCGAATCAGGCTGTACTCGAAGCGTCCGTACTTGAGTTGTTCAAGCGTCGTCCTGGTCTGCTTGGTAAACGTCTTGCGCTGTCTGACATTACAGACCGTGTGCTGTACGACTGGACTGATGTAGACCAGCCTAAGCGCAGACCAGAAGTGGACTACTGCAACATTCAAAGTCCTGTTCAGGATATCATCCCTAACACGGTCCTTGAGTATGTGGCGCTGCGTAACCTTCGCATCAACATCACCTACAGCGAAAGGAAGATGAACCAGTGAAATCAAACACTCTAGCCTTCAACATTGACTTCATCGAAGGCAATCCAGCGTGGGCAGAGTTGTTCGGGATTCTCGATGCACATAACGACGAAGAAAATCTGGCAGTCATTCAACAACTGCTGGATATTCGTCGCATCACGGCAAACACAAACGACGAGCTGGCCGAAGCTGCTATTCGCCAGCTTGGTATCAACATCACGCGTGACCTGATGCAGTATCGTTTGCCTTCGTTGAAACGTGTCATCGACTGCTTGCCTGACTGGCAGCAAGTATCTGGTACAACTCAATGGCCTAAGTTCGTTGGTATGCTGCTCGGTGGTCAGTTCGACTCTACTCGCCTGTATACCGCAGACTATCAGACGTTCGTGCCTACGCCTCTCGGTGTTCTTATTCAAGATGGCGGTCAGTGGTATAAAACAACCAAGGTTAATCTCGAAGTTGACGCGCATCTGATTGATGGTGGTATCGACCTGACGATCACGAAAGACGCAGAGAAAGACGTTGTTAATGCGCTGCAAGAAGTAGGCATGACGCAACAGGAAGCAGAAGATTGGTTTAACAACCACATCGGCTTCGAACCTGTGAATAACGATATCGAACAGTTCACCGCACGTAGCGCAATGTTCCAGCGTCGCATCGCAGACCTGTTCTATCAATGGGCACCAATCGAAGAAGTATTGGAAGGTGTCTATGCCACAATCAACCTCGGCGCGAAGTTATATCTCGGTGCTCACGTTGTTGTCGAACCAGTTCGTCGTTTCAACGTTGGACGACCTCTACAATCATCCGTCGCATTCATCCAGCCTGAGTTCATTCGCGGTGGCGAGTGGACTACGTTTGGTGCTGTGGTTAAATACAGCGACAACACGGAAGAAACGGTAGAAGTATGGGTAGAAGACTCGGATTGGATTGCAGAACGTGATGGTAATGCTGTGCGCTTCAATGAGCCACTGGCCATCTCTGTTATTCATCTGACGCTGACGTACAATAACACAAGCCAGCCGCTTGAGTCTCGTATCTATCCTATGGGTATCGAGCCAGACCCTGACGAGCTAACTATCGAATGTCCTACGCTGTTTGGTAATGCGAGCGCTAAGGTCCGTGTGTACGGCAAGTATCTCGCTACAGGCGCGACGAAAGAACTGACTGACAGTGGCATGATTGCACTGACTTCCACTCTCGGTACGTTCAATGGCACCACGCTGATTCTGCCTAGTGTTGATGCAGACACCTCGATCGATATCAACGTCAAGTATCAGGGACAGTTTGATATGTCCCAGACGAAAGAGTTCGACGTGAACCGCAGTGTGAAGGACCTCGTGCCTACGCAATTGCGTATCATTGTTGACGACGAGATTCCTCAAGGCGAAGACTTCGAACTGCGCTATGCTGTGACGTACAACGATGGAACCTCGAAGCTGGGCGTCGCTCAGGCACGTACCACCAGCGAACACACCGAGATTGTTGAGAACGTCCTCATGTCTAAGGTCATGCGCCAAGACTACATGACGTCCGTGTATGCAGCATTCGGTGAAGGTGTTCCTGTTGAGGCAGTGAAGCAGGTAACGTTGAAAGCTCCAGAGATTAATCTGGCGACTATCGACCTCGTTGTTCCTGAGACAGTTGTTGAGCGTGAGATCATTCGTCCTCGTGCTATGGCTCTTTACGTGCTGGCCTCTGCTACTGCCGCCCAGATTGCTGCGCGTGACCCTGCGATTGTCGTAGCGTACACCGAAGTATTTGGTATCTGGTTCAGTAGTCAAGACACTGCGACTAACGTTATAGCATTGCCTCGTGTTGACCAGCAGACTGGAGAGTTTGAAGCACCTCTGGTGTCAGGCGACGCAGTTCCATACGCGCTTAACTTCTCGTACATTGATGGGAGCACGGCTGTAACGTTCAACCGTATCATTATGGTTAATGACACGATCATGATACCTAAGTCGGTTGACCTGCGTAGCTCTCCGACTATCAGTAGCGGCTCCTCGCTGATGCTGCCTGTCATGTGTCTGTGGAACAACGGTCTGTCTTACGCGGCTGCTGGCTCTGTTACGGTTGAATACATTCCGTCAGATAGTGCAAAGGAAGAAGCGCGCCAGCGTACAATCCGATTGCAACAACAGGCAGTGGAGCAAGGACAGGACCCAAGTCAATTCGACCCCGACCATCCTGACTATGCTCGTTGGGTTACGTTGAACGTTAGCTTCTCGTCGATTGACGTGTTTGACCCTGTGATGAAACGTAGCGTCAAAGAATATGTGCTGTACTATCAGGGCGACCTGCATGGTTCTGCGCGTATCAACATGACGTATGAGTTCGAGGGCACCAAGCTCACAAACTATCGTGACCTACAGCTTATCCCTACGCGCTCGCTGGTGGACAGCATTACGATTGAATGTCCAGACACCATGTACGAGAAATCACGCACGTTCGTCCGTCTGCTTGCGACCTATGTAGATGGCTCACAGGAATATGTGACTGCGGCCGAGTGGACAGGTAACTGGCCTGACAAAGACACTGACGAATATCAGTTCTTGCAGTTCAGTCCTGCACGTTACTCTGGTATGTCTATCGTGGAAATCATTGAAGGACGCACTCCTTCTGACTACAAAGACTTCCGCGCAATGGACGTCAGTAAGCTGCCTATGTTCAATGCGATTGGTAGTCTCGCTGACCTGGACAAAGCGTACTACGACGGTGCGATTCTCCAGACAGGCAAAATCCTGTATGACTATGACACGTATACGCAGGTCATTGCCTCGTTCTTCCGTGTGAGCAACAAGATCGACATGATTGTTTCGCCCGCACCTAAGCAAAGCGTGAACAACATCGTCAACAGTCGTATCGAAGGTGCAACGCAAATCTCTGCTGGTGTGCTGTCCGAGTCCTATACGTTGGTCAACACGTACAAGACTGGCGGTGTGATGCGAACGCTTGATGGTTCGTATGCCGAAGAAACGCCTAAGACGTTTGATCTCGAAGTTGATTCTGAGTGGGCAGTGGTGCAGAACTACTACACGCAGGATGGACCGAACAATACGCAGGTGCTCATGCCTACGACTGATATTGTTGCGGAGATTGACGCCGAAGGTTCTCTGACGCCTAGCCAGAACACGAACGGTGCTGTACTCATTCGTGCGCGTTACACATGCGACCAGTATCAGATTGAGAAGACGCTGCTGGTGTTCCTCGTGCAGGCCAACACGTACCTGAGACAGATTGGTATCGTGGGCCCTGATATTGTTTGGGACGTGTCTGATCGTAACCCTACTATCGGTTATGAGAACGGACGCTGGTACGTGCCTTACTCGCTGCGTGTTATCATCGACCCTGACGACGAGTTCCTCTCTACTGATGCACTGTGGTCGATTGGTGACGAGACAAACGTGGACGGTGTGTCTATTGACCCGCTCAATGGTCACCTGTTTATCGGTCAGTCGCAACTCTCTGATGGTCAGATTGGACTTCGCGCTGTATTCACTAAGCAGAATCCTCTGTCACTCGCAGACGAGACAATCACTGGTACGCGTACCATTCAGTTGCAAACGCAGAACACGATTCTCAACGGCTATATCGAGAATCCTGCAGGCAACATCAACCCTAATACGGACTATCGTTTCATTGCCTACTACGAGCGTCGTTCTGGTGCTGGTGGTTCATCGTCTATACCTGATGCCAACTCCGTGAAGTTTAAATGGAATGTCATTCAGTCTGTTAGTGGCTTCACGCTGGGTCAAGACGGTACGTTCCGTTTCCCTGCATCGAAAGACCCGCAGACTGTTAAGGTGGAATGTATCATTACCGAACAGCGTACTGAAATCAGTTTGGTGCAAGAGATTACTTGTCCTGGCACTGGCTTCCCCCAAGACCTTACAGTCGGTGGTTACACCAATGTGCGTGACGATAGCTCTATGCAGATGAATGCACTGCTTGGTCGTACTGGTACGTTTGTCAAAGAGGATGTGAGTGCTAAGTGCCTGTGGCAGATTACGAACAGCAAGGGCGATGTGGTTGACGTGCAAGGCATATCAATCAATGCTTCTACTGGACGCCTGACTATCGGCCTGTTGTTGAACGACACTGAATTTGGTGTGAAAGCTCTCTACACCGAAGGCTCTCAGCGTCTACAGCAAACGCACTTCATGAAGGCTATGTCCTCATACCCGCGCTTCGGTATTGCACCGTTCGGTATTACTGGTGTGAGTATCGCTATGGCGCAGTTGACTACTCGCTTGCGTTCGAACAATGGTGGCCAGTTCGTGTTGTCTACCAAGACAGACGAATACGGTTACTTCGTTGTCAGACAGTCTTACGGTCAAGCTGTCTTTGCAGCAGCCGCAGATGGAACAGGCGCAGTAAACAAAGGGTGGCTCGGGTTCGATGGCGCTCAGTGGCCTGTCACTGGAGACAACGGTAAGAAAGGACCTATCGTCGGTAAGATTGTTTACGATAACCTGACAGAGAACGTCTTGATCTATCGCACCAATGCCCGTGCGTTCGGTACGGCCGTAATCACAGTGCGCTATCAGTAAAATAAAGGGAGTCTGGAGCGCTTGTTCCTGGCTCCCTTTTTCATTTACGCTAATTTAGAACAGTTAAAACCCAAGGAGTTCTTTGATGGCCACTGAATCTATCTACGTTGACGCATTGCGTCTAACGCCTCAGGGAGAACAGGCCGTTGCGAACGCTAACTCTGGTGGACTTGCAGTTCAACCAGTGTCGTTTAAAGCAGGTGACTTTGTAGGCTCAAACCCATCAGTGGTTCCAGAGCAGTTACTTGGCAACGAGCTTGCGTCGGGCGCCCTGTCATACGTTCAGGTACTTACCGAGAACAGTGCCCGATTTGTATTCGATATCAAAATCAACTACGTCGCTGGCGAACAGATGAAGCGTGTGGGTGAGCTGTTGATCATGCTCTCTGATAACAGACCTTTCGGTCACGTTGTCCTTGAAGAGCCTATCATCGCTGTACCGAACTCTATCAATCGCGTGAGCTTGCTCGTACATATCCAGCAGGACATTCAAAAGATTCTTGCTGTTAAAATGGCAGACTACACCTCTATCCCGAGTGTGGCTACGCTTGAGAACTTACCGAGCCTGAAAGACAACGTGTTCAACGCCGTATCGGTTCTTGATATGCACGTTAACTCTGATGGTTCCAAGTCTCCTGGCGTTGCGTATCGTTATGGCGCTGGCTCATATTACTGGGCATTCAGCGAGCATGACCGTTTGTTCAGCGGCCAGATTACGACTGCTGGATTCATCAACGCCAACACGTTTAAGATCGCCAGCCTCGCGGGTACGTTGAAAGCGAATGAGGTTGTGCTGATTCAGACGATTGCTGGTACTGGCGCTGGTGCGTGTCGTCACTTCAAATTCGTTGGCGGTCAACTTGTCAACCAAGATGGACCTATCCCGTTCATCTCAGCGCAGACTACGATTGCAGTATGGCGTCGAATCACTAACCCGACGACTCCGACTGCTGGTCTGCCTTGGCCCGATCAGAACGATGTGCCTGATACATGGGCGCTGATGCGAGGCAAAGACGCTAAGCCTTACTGGGCACCTGTTGGCGGCTCAGCGCGCCAGACTACAGCCTCGTTGTTCGTGCCTCCGGGCAAGATGCTGTTTAGTTCTGTCGTGACAACTGCGACGCCTGATAAGATGCGCTATGCGCTGTCCGAGATTCTTGATAGCTCGACTGATCTGTTAGTCGGCACGTCTGGTGTCTTGCAGCCTCGTACTGCATACAGCGTTGTGGATGATCAGCTCCTGCTCTCGTCGTTCCCTGAACAGCGTCTATCGCTTGACCTCAGGCAGTTCCGCGTTGAGCCTTCTCAAGGCCACGTTGTGTTGTTTGAAGTCTACGAAGGCACTGGCGATGGACAGACAGCAACGTTCAGCTTAGGCAGCAAACCGATTGATAGCGTGGACATGATCTTCTGCGTCGTCGGTTCAACTTGGCAGCCTACTACGGTCTATAAGCTGAATGCAGGTAACAAGGTAACGCTGACCGAAGCAATTCCATCTGGTCAGAAGTATTCATTCTATGTGGCCCGCTATGAAGAACGAGCCAACTGGTCTACTCGTATTCGTGTTGCTCAGTATCGCCTGCCTTATGATGCTGATACATTTATTCTGCCTACTACGCCACTAAATAAAGCGCACTGCGTTATGGCGATGGGCGGTCTGACTGTACACCCGCTTGACTTCACAGTGGCTGGTAACTCGTTAAAAACAACGTCGCCTATTCCTGCAGACACACTCATTGAAGTAACCATCTTCGAGAACGTCATGGCAGTCGGCTCAAAAGATAGTTCAGTTGATGGTGTTATCATCGACGCTATCCCTACGCCAACAGGTTACATGTTCAAGCGTCAAGGTCTGCCTCCGATTGACGTGCCTATTGCTGCTCCTGCTATCATTCAGGGTGAAGGTATTGTGATTAAAGGCACTTGGCCTGAGATTACGATCAGCAACACACAGGCACTCGCCGAAGAAGCTGACCCGAAGAACATGTACAACATCCAACAGAATGTCACAGATTCGGAAGAACTGACCATCGTTCAACGTATAGACTTCTCTAAGGGTGTGATGCTGACCTGTATCGCTGACTTCCAGTGTCAACTGGGTCCAGGCTTCGCGGCCACCAGCGGTAAGGAACACATCGAGTACGTGCTCTCGTTCAAGATGCCGGGTACAGCAGAAGCTGAATACGGGCGTGGACTGAAAGGCACAGGCAGCGCAGGGTTCAACGTTGTTACTTCCGATGCTAGTCTGACAGAAGTAATTGCGTACTCTAACGTAAGCCTGACGCAGATGTTCACGGTGCTGAAAGAGAACCAACCACAAGGCTTCATTGATATCGTTGCTAAGGTGCGTATCACCGATTCGCAGATCACTAGCTACGGTTCGAAGCTGACTGGTAACTTGTGCATTAAGGTTGAACCGAAATGACAACACTGTTAAAACTTTCGCAAGTCGAAACAACGCAGAACGATGAAGGTAAATCCTTAGTCGGAGTTGACGGAGGTGTTAAATTCGAAGCCTCTGATGTGGCAACACTGACACAGCTCGCCAGCGTAAGATTTAACAGCAAGACAGGTGTATTGGTTTTCATCAAGAAGAACGGGGAGGTGCTAAACGTCCCTGGGCTTCCGACTGTTTCCATGTTCGGTGAAGGTAAGTCTGGGCGTCGAGGCGCTCCAGGCTCTCCTGGTCGTGACGGGCGAAACGGTCGTGATGGAGAAACTGGTCGCGTTGGTTGTCCTGGCGGTGTGGGTAACAGAGGTAAGACAGGTCCTGTCGGAGACCCTGGCCGAGACGGCGAAGATGGTCCTGACGGCGATACGGGTCGTATGGGACCCGATGGTCCTACAGGCCCTGACGGTAATACAGGCCCTACAGGTCCAATCGGCCCGCGGGGCAATGACGGTCCAAGCTGTATCGCAGGTGCTACGGGTGCAACCGGCCCAGCGCCAATCACTACAGCAGTGCTATCGTCTGTTCAACCTCTGGATAGTAAAGTGTTCGTGTGGTTATACCCTACGACGAACGTTACGCCAGCACCACCGCTTCCTACAATATCACCTCTTGCTGCGTCAGTGTCGAGTCTGTACCTGGTAGGTCAACGTACAGTGCAAGGCTCTGATGTGTTTACGTCACTGGCATATCTACCTGTCAATGCGCGTGGCGGTGTCGGTCCATATAAGTATAAATGGACAGTCACTACCACAGAAGGTGTAACTCTCGAAGCTACAGAGACAAACACCTGCATTGTTAACTTCTACCTGCGGCTTGGTCTTGGTGCTGATCGTATTATCAAAGGCACCATCACCTGCGTCGTAACTGACATGGGACAAACATCGCGTCCTACAGCTACAGCGCGTTCTGCGTTGACTGTCGTTGCGCGTAACCCTGTCAACACTGCAACATCTGGCTGTATCGTGTTTGGTTCCGTTGTTGAGACTCTCGTTGGTCCGAAGACTGTAGAAGAACTTCGCGTTGGCGATGCTATTCTTGGCTATTCGAATCAGCCTAAAGAGTTCAGACGTTGGTCTTCGCCTAGCCTCAAAGGCACAACTGTGTACGCAACTGTTAAAGCGTTGGTTCGCGGTCAAGAGGACCACTTCTATGTTATCAACGGACAGAAGTTCACGCACGAACACCCTGTTTTGATTTACGACGATACTGCGTGGCGCTATGTTCCTGCGCGTGATGTACAAGCTGGTCAAACTGTTCTAGGCCGCAACGGTCCTGTCTCTGTCTACGAGATGCGCCGCGTTGACGATAATGTGCAGACGGTCGATATTGACGTTGACCCATTCGACTGCTACTTCGTCGGAGATGTGCTTGTGCATAACACGGATATCGTTGCAAAAGCGGAGAAAAAGTAATGAGTCTGATTAAAGTAAGTACCGGCCTCATTCAAGCAGGCTCGTCCTCTACGCCGACCGCTGTTCGTGCTTCTAAGGGAACTCTTACAGTCAGTCCTGCTGATGCTGATGTACCTTCCGAGCTGACAGGCGACTCCTCGTTCGATGCCACTAGCGGTATCTTGACGCTCAAGTTCGCTAACGGTCAGACTGTCAAAGTGAATGGCTTCCCTACTGCTTCTGATATCCCTGAAGGCCGTCAAGGGGGCAGAGGTGAGACGGGCGCTGATGGTAAAGACGGACGTGATGGTCGCGATGGGAATCCGGGTGAACCTGGGTGTGACGGTAACGTAGGGCCCGATGGTGAGCAAGGTATCCCAGGACCTGATGGTCGTGATGGTCTACCCGGCCCTGTCGGACCTACTGGACCTGACGGTCGTACTGGACCTATGGGACCTACGGGCCCTACTGGACCTCGTGGCGGCACAGGCCCTACAGGCAAGACTGGAGCTACAGGCCCTACTGGTGCAACAGGTGCTGCTGGTCCTGCTGGTCGTCTGTCTATCATCGTTAGTGCTACTCAGCCTGGCGCTGTTGCTGCTGGTACAATCTGGGTTGACCCTACTAAAGATCAAGGCACTACCTGGCCGTAAGGAGTAATCATGGTAGAAAAAGTTGATATTGCGCTAGTCAAGACCAACGCATCTGGTCCTGTACTAGCTACCCAAGGCGGCTTAGTCGTCGATACGACAGAAGATGACAGCACTCTTAACGGTTCATTCGACCAGCAGACTGGTGTGCTTGCTATCAACATTCCCACCTTCGGTAAACTCCAGATCTCAGGGCTGCCTACGATTCACAGTATCGGCTACGGTCCTGCTGGTGGCGTAGGTCCTTCAGGTCGTGATGGTCTTGATGGTCTGATGGGCGGTGATGGTCGTCGTGGTACTGATGGTTGCCCGGGTCCTCGTGGTACTGACGGCAATCAGGGTAAGCAAGGCTACGTGGGTAATCGCGGTCCTGCGGGCCCGACGGGTCCTATTGGTCCTACTGGTGCTCCCGGCAATCCCGGTACAGTGATGGTGTTTGTACAAGACACCGATCCTGCTATCGATCAGGAAATTGCTGCTGGTGCTATCTGGGTTCGCCCATAAGGAGAACATGTGGCACGTTTTCGCGTTCGTAATGCTGCGAATAACGGTTGGCACGATTGTGTTGACACGCCTATGTTCATACGCACACAAGAAGGTGACTGGACTCCTCTTACTCCTGAGAAGTTCAGCGTTCGTAATCAGTGGGGTCAGCGCTGGCATCTAATTGATGACTCGTTCGATCCCACTTACGATGACCCTTGTTCGAACCTCGAAACAGGTGCGTGTGGTGGCGGTCCTACATCGACAACCAAAGGCTCTGGCAACGGTATCGGCTCCGGTGGCAGAGAGAAATATGATATTCTTAAAGGCTATCCTGCTGGGTTTGATTTGCCTGATGCTGGGCGCACTGGGTTCGGCCTTATTAACTCATTTGCTCCACCTACTGGCAGATCTATCAATCGCCCTGGTATTAAAACTATTGAGACCTACGACCCTGTCGGCGTGGCCTCGCGTTCAGGGCTTGGCACATACGCTAACCCTAACGTTCCGTATGCCTCAGTACATGGCCGCGGTGCTACAGTCACAGAAACAATCTATGCAATGCCTGCTATTGAGGGCTACGTTGAGCTGATGATTGCGTCGTATGCTCCTGCTGGTGCGAGCGTTGACGTGTATCACATGGGTGTGCGTGTTGCTTCGACGTGCGGTAAAGTAGTTGGTCGGTCACGTATCAAATTCCAGTTCGACCCTGACGCTGCTGACATGCGTATCATGGTACGTGTGCGTACAACACAGGGTTACGGCTGGAGCTTAGAAGTCTATCCGCCTCGTCTTGCTGCACCGTCTGACCGTGGTGGGTTGGCTCTCGACAGCCAGGCTGCATATGACGTTATCAACTTCCCTGACGTTATTCATCCTGATTACATCGGTAGCCCAATCTTCCCTGCACCGTGTCACGCTACTGTCTGGCCTATTACCGAGCGCATTCAGAACTCCTCAGCCTTCGAATACTATCACTTCGTTGGTTGGACTGCGGGCTGGATGTATCTCGACTATACCTCATGGGAAACGTTTGACTTCATCGAGGTGTATCAGTCAGGCCGACGCATTGCGACAACGTTGGACGCGAAGACGGGCGAAGGTTACCTGTACTTCTACTTCGACCCGCAAAACGTCGCGTGTGATATCATGGTGCGCGTAGTCAGTAAAGACTTCGGTAATGCTGCATCACTGGCGAGTTGCTTCTACAGCCTGTATTGCCCTGGCGAACGTGGTGCGCGTGAATACATGCACCCTTGTCAGAGTTATAGCGTCTACTCTGCCGGTCACCCAACAACAGAAGATAATTTTGCCTTAGGAACTCAAACGGATATTCGCGCCGAGCTTATTGTTTGCGTAGCGAACTCCTTTGATACCAAGTTCGAAGTGTTCGACCAGAACATGAACCTGCTTGATACGTCAATCGTTGTTGCAGGTCGTACTGGCACACTGGAATTTTGGAAATACCCTGAGCATGTGCTGCGCTCTAACATCACAGTGCGAGTGACGGCGCCTATCGGATGTGATTGGTCGTACTATGTGTACTGCCCGATTCAACCGCCACATATCAACGTGAGTGACTTCACCGTTCCTTATCGTTGTGTGACGATTGAAGGCGATAACGCGCAGCCGCCTGTTGCTGACAGCTTCCCTTGGTACTGCTATCAGATTGAGCATACTGGTGGCCGTGGCTTCGGTGACTTCTGGTCGCAAGTGCGTTCTCCTGATGGTGACTACGGTGTACTCTGGGGCGGCTCGAAAGGTTGGTTCAAGTGGAACAACTTCTTCACGCGTCGTATCACTCAGATCACTGTTGATATTCGCTATTCAGGTAGACAGGGTTCTTGGCATAGCGGCCTTGATTGGTATGAGCGTTCTAATCCAGGAGCTGTCTTCCACCCACTGAACAACACTTCGATTCAAACATTCACCATCCCTGTTAACGTAGCGATCGGTGAAGAGATTTGGTTGTATGTTAGTTCTGGATGGGATAGAGGTGACGGCATCAACATGGACTACATCGCAATCACCAACGTGGTATTTGAATAAAGAAGGGGCTTCGGCCCCTCTTCTCGATCTAAGGACATAACATGCTGCAACAAAGTTGCCTGTACGCACGAGGCATTACTCCTGTGTTCAGCGGTAGCCCTGGCAATGGTTCCGAGTCTGCTGTCGATGCTATGGCAGTCGATGCGTCACGCTTCACCTCGTTTGTTGTAGATGGCCACTCTCTCGCTTACGTGTGTGGCTTTGGCGCTATCTACATGAATGGTCGTTTCGTTCGTGAGGGTAGCCCTCTCGTCGATGCTAACTATGGCTGGTTAGGGAACTTCCGCAATAAGAGCGTTAACAACATGGGTGCGTTGCGTCACTTCCTGACTCAGCGGGGCTATAACGCAAACATTACGAACGGCAGTTCGATGCTTGTCATCTCCGACCTTGCTCCTGTCAATGATGATAGTGCGATGGAGTCGTGGGGACAGCTTGTCGGTTATATGCAGCGCATGCCTCTGGACATGTTCGCACATAGCTGGCAGGAGATTAACGCAGGTGCATACGGCTACAATGGTGACTACCGCTACTTCAAACAGTTTAGTTGCGTAATGCTGCTGCTGTCTGCGACGAACCAAAGTATGCCTACGCAGATGCTCACGGCTTTACGTGAAGCGCATCGCAACGGCGTCAGTCTTATCGTGATTCAAAAGAACGCGTATGAAGGGAACGTGAACTTCAACGCCATCTTCAACCCGTTAGGTATTCGCAGTAACGGTCAGGCATACGTTGTCTCTACCTCTGCTGCTCGCGCTAAGGCCGTTAACTCGTTCGGCAATCACATTTCGTGGACGAACGTGCCTCAGCTGCACAACCAGATTAACTATCGTCTGTCTGCTATCTATCAGTTCACTGGTGCAGCTCCTGCAGGACCTTCTTCGCTAGGTGGCCAGCCTGGTACATGGAAGCAGATGTATTGCGGACAGGTCGATATCCCTGATGATATTGTGGTTGACCCGCCTGTTATTTATCGCAATCCATGCTGCGTAGAACCTGGTTCGGCGTACGGTGTTAACTTCGATGTGACCACGTTCCCCTACAAGCCTGATGACTGGGCAGCGCGTCTTGCTGCTGGTGATGTGTCTGTCAGTTGGTCGAATCAGAATGGCCAAGCGTTGCAGGCACGTAGCAGACTGTTCTCGCATGTCGTTGGCTATCAGCGCTATCTTGACACAGGCGATCACGGCTACACGATATATAACGGTGTACAGTACAACGACTCTCGTGGCCTAAATGTCTATAAGATTCGTAAGTCTGATCTTGCACTTCTTGAGCGCCGAGCGTTTGACATTCACGCATCTGCCGAAGGTACTAACCCAGGTGTTGCCAATGCTGCCGCATGTGCTGCGTTCCTCAACTCGATTGGAACCGACTGTTACGTCTTCGTTGTGTCGTATGATACTGCGGACGTTAACCGTGTGCAGGGCGGACTGCCTGCTGCTATGTATCGCATCGGTGCTTCACGTCGTGTGTTCCAGGGCAGCCAGTATGTCTACCGTGCTGCGTACTGCGTATTCGGTGAGCCAGGTATCGGTGAAGGTTCTGCCTACACTGAACTCTACTGGGGCCCTAAATCAAGTTCGCCTGACAGCTACTACTCTGTAGGCTTCGACTTCGATTCAGGCAACGTGCCTTACTGCACAGGTACAGATCGTGACGGCACACTTGCTATGGGCATCACTGGACTGTTCGACAACACCAAGAGTGCGCATGAGTCGTACTACAAAGTGTTAGGCGGTATGGACGGCGGTAAGACCTACGGCATGAAGCACACGGTAACGATTCGTGATAACCGCTTCAAGAAACTGCCGATGTATGAAACTAAAAACTTCGTCGTGTCTGTCACTAACCCATGCTTCCCTGTGCCGAAAGTTCAATCGCACGACTGGGTTCACCGTGTTAACCGTGCAGGCAGTAACTACGTTCGCTATGCGTTCAAAGACTTGAATGAGTATCTGCTCTCAACATCTGATGGTGCAGGCCAGAACGAAATGTGTACATCGCACCTGATGATGAACTGGGATATGTTCGCAGGTATAGGCTCAGGGACTATCTATAACTCTGCTGGTGCGTCACACAAAGTCTACTGCGGTACGTCTAACGGTAACATCAATGACCCTAACTCTCTGTACATCAACACGACAGAAGAAGGGAAAGTGTGGCATGTGTACGAGCGCCCATATCAGCTCATCACGGAAATGCCTGAGCGAGATACAAACGATTGGCAGGTTGTATGGAAGTGGAGTGGCTATGGCTCACAGGGTCATAACATTCAGATTGAAGCAGGCTTCGAGTACATCGTGTTTGCGTATGATGCTTATGGTGAAGTTGAATTGGCTGAACGTCACTTCTTCGTACCACCAGCAGAGTATCTTCCTAAGTGGGGTTCGAACTTCTACAGCCGTGACTTCTCAAACTCTACCACGTTTACCGTTGACCGTGCGTTACGCTGCAATGCGTATTGCGAGAAGTCAAGCAATGACGGCTGGGCGAACGGAATTATGATGATCATTCGTCGTCCCCTGTTCTTGACGACAGGCGCCGCAGACCGTACTGGTTGGGAGTGTATCTTCAACAATAACGGCACTGCTATCCCACGTGGGAATGACTACATGATTCCGTGCGTGAAAGACTACCAGTACATGGTGCTGTGTTCAGTTGGTGATGGTGCATATTCTTCTCATCACTTCAACGCGTGGCGCGGCGCATTCGACATGGTGTGGGAAGGATTGTTTGAAGCTGACTCTGGTGGACGTGCTTCTTGGCTGTCTAACTTGCAGACACTCATGGCTAGCGGCAACAGTGGCGGACGTACTTTCGATGCTTACATTGATGACTTCCGTTCGAACCCTATCGGTGTGTTCCAGGTGTGGCGCCGTCCTATTCTATGTTGGGAACCGAGTGAAATCGAATAAGGAGAGCGTATGCCTGCATATGCACGTTTAGCATTCAAAGACCCGAGCAGAGACAGATGGGTAGCTAATTTAGCATACGGTGGGACGAAGGTTCGGTGGCAAGATACGGACGGAACGGTCCGTTGGATTCGTATGACTATCAATAACACGAAAGTCAAAAATCCCGAAGCCGGACAATCGGGCCAACCTGATTGGACAACACTGACTGGTTAGGAGTTCACCCATGTCTCTTACAAGAATTAGCCCATCACTTATCGACGGTGGTAAAGACCCTGTAGGTAAAGTGCTGGGTAAGAAGACGTCCACGGCTGTTGCGTTCATTGACCCGCAAGAAGCCGCGAAGATTCCAGGTGCTCAGGGTGCTCAGTTCGATACCAATACAGGTACACTTTCAATCATCTGGCCAGACGGCAGTCAGTCAAACGTAATTGGTTTGCCTACTGCTGATCAGCTCAAGTCTGGTCGTGAAGGGAAACAGGGTAAAGACGGCTTACGCGGTCTCTCTGGTACTAACGGACGCGATGGTCGTGACGGCACTGATGGCTGTCCCGGTCCTCGCGGCCCCCGTGGTCGTAATGGGCCTACTGGTAACACAGGTCCTGTAGGTGCTACAGGTAACACAGGCTCAGTCGGTCCTACTGGAGCAACTGGCCCTACTGGTAGTCCAGGGCGTGACGCAGCGATTGATGAATATCGCACAGCGCAAGCACTCGACCCAGTAACTGGTGCACCTATTGCGAACGCGTGGATTGGTAGCAATCGAAATATGAACACAGGCTTCACCCACAACATGGGTCGAGTCGTGAACAAATCGACAACTGACACGCTGCACGTTATCTTCAATAGCCCGTTCATCAACCGTTGTATCAGCCTTCACATTACGTTTGTGAACGCAGCAACGAACCAGTCCAAGACTTTCACGCTGTATAACTTGGACGGCACCAGTGCGATGAACGAGAACGCCTTGTTAGGTGGCTTTACCATTAAGTCTAGCGGCACTAACACTGTCGGCTGGGACTTCTGGTACACGGCAGTAGGAGACTAACGATGCCTATCATTCGTATTAACCAAGCGAACAACAGCATCGTTGGTCGTGTTAGAGAGAAGACGGACGAGTCTTGCATTGAAGTTAGCGATGACCTGTTTGGCAGAATCCTTTCAGACCCTGCCGCTTTCCGTTACTACCCTGAGACAGGTCAGATTGATCTTGTTGAAGGTTATGATACAGCGCCTCCTGAGTTCGACCCCGTTGCGCTGGCGCAGTTCGTTGCTGAAATCAACCAGAACATTTACGTTCCTGAATTGGACGTTGAGGTATCTATCTCGGGTGATCTCGGCAATCATCTGCTATTCGCTCTGGCGCTCGCGCAGTATGCTCCGCAGACTATTGTGTGTAACACCAAAGGCAGAATCAGCACTCTCGTTGTCGATAAGGCTGCCGCCTCTCATATCGCTAAGGCCTTCTCCGATACAAGTTCTTCACTTTTATTATCGTTAGGAGTTTCGGATGAGCCAGTTGACTAACTACGTGGACACGTTGATTAATCTTGCCCAACAGCAAGGTCTGTCAGCGTCGAACGATATTGCGTACAAGGTAGGCGCAGACGTTACGATCATTCTTTCGTTTGCTGAACCGATTACTCACGTATTTCCACTAAACGGTCTCTGGATTATCGCTGATGGCGCAAACGCTGGCTATAAGAAAGTCATGCGTCGTAAGTCGAAAGCAGCTTCTGCTCCGTATAAGAATACGTGGCAGGAAGAGACTGATTACAATACGGTGATGACCACTGTTCAGATTTGGGACGAGTCAGATTTACCTGCTCCTCAAATCATTAGCGCAAGTGGTGGACGTCTTACCGGTAAAGTTCTCGCTCGCACAGGCGTAACCGTCTTTGACAACGATGAACTAATTCCTAAGTCCTATACGGACGGCGTTCGCACGGCGATGAACAACTCGTTCTTCACCATGTTCAACAACATGAACCAGCGTGTTAACTCTAACCTGTCTGCTATTCGTGTGCTGCAATCTGATGCCGAGCTTCTTGAGAAGCGCGTTGAGGTGTTAGAGACTGCGACAGACGAAGCGCAAGTCAAAGGGTTAGTGTTCGTGCAGGAGAATGCCGATACAGTGTGGGCCTTACGTCATGGATTGGGTAAAGGCGCAGGCATTCCTTACGTCACTGACGAGAGAGGAGAAGTGCTATGGCCCGAAACGGTCAATCCTGCCGAGGCCGATCCAGAAAACGTGCTCTTGCTTACCTTCTTGGAGCCTGTCTCTGGGGTAGCACAGCTCATGTATATGCCGATAGCGGAGACGAACGACCAGCCATAACTTGGGAATCCTCTACACAACAGTGGGGAAGAGGTGCAACAGTAGCCTCAACGAAAAGTCTCGTGCAAGACGGCGTGATGATCGTTACTCAGTTCTCGGCAGGTCCTACGTTGGGTAGTACGTTGATTCGCTCTGTAGTCGATTCGATTGACGAGCGGTTCGTTGTAGTGCAGTACCTACCAATAAGCCGTGTGCTCTCTGATACAGAGTACAAGGCTTCACTGCGTACCATGCAACTCGTCGTCCAGATCACTAAGCCTCGAATGATACTTAGCCTGGACGATGACTACATGAAGTATATGCCTCCGAACATATACGCGCAGTACAAAGATAAGTTCTTCATCGCAAACAAAGGGCTGGCCACTGTCGGCCGTCCTTCTTGCGAGCTTATCGACATGGTAACGAAACGCACGTACCAGCCCGATGCACCTATGTACATTATTCGTGATGACAACATAGCGCACATCGAGTCGGCACGCGCTCTCGGCTCCTGCTTGAAAGATCTTGGCCATGACGTGTCGTACTTCTCGGCAACAACTCAGGCTGATCTCAAGTCGGATCTGTTTGAGATCTCCGGTTTAGATAAGGGAGTTCTCGTTAGTCTGGTCAACACTGTCAATGATACGGAATTCAATAAGCCAGTTGGTTTGGACGCAATCAACAAGCTAATCAGAACCATAAACAGGAAACACATGGACATTGGTTTCGTTCGTGCTAACCACAACCTTAGCATGGTCATCGTCCCGATGTTGGGCGGCCTTGACCCGAACGAGAAGACGTGGGCTAACATGCGCACGACACCCAAGCTCTATGTACAGGCAGCCAGGCTGGACATGCTCGATGGTAGTTTAGTGTACAAAAATATGTTTGCGGAGATTAGTGGTGTATTGGAGGAATAAAATCCTCCGATAGCTTGTGGTTCGCTAATTTCAGTCAGATGAAAGGACCATGAGGTAGAACCAGAAATGCAAGCCAAGCGAATTAGGATTGCCATTGTGGTTGTCATTGCTATCGCTGTGGTGGGCTTTGTGATCACTGCCGTTAGGAGTGTTAACCAATCTCCTGAAAATTTAATTCTCAAGGAAGATGTTAGTTGCTTGTCTGCCATTTGTGTAGTAGATGGAAGATACGGACAGAGCTGCTTAGAGTTCAAGCCTCGGATGGCGCACACGTACAAAACCACTGACGTAAACGAACCAGGTGCTCAACGAGTCATTGTTGATCTCAACGATAACACCTGTAAGGGTTGAATATAATGTGGGCGGAAATTTTAGACAAGTTGCTTGCGTCCAACTACGCGACTGTCGGTTCGGTTGTCTTACTGATCGTGGGCGGTGCCTACGTTTGGTGGAAACTACTGCCTCAGCTGGAAGAACTGGAGCAAGTTAAAGCACGTAACGCAGAGCTGGAGAGCGGCATCATTAGCAATCCAGACAACGACGAGCTACAGGCCGACTTGACGCAGATGATGAGGATGATTCAGTCAATCTCTGATTCCGCGCCAGTCGATAATTTGGACATGAAAGAGGGATTGAACTCTGTTCTCCGCGCGATGCAGCGTTTCGAACGAATCATCTCTCAGCAATCCCGTGACCATCAAGGGTCTGTCGATCTCATGCGCGAGGTCCTTGATAAGTTAGGCGGCAACCAGCAAGAACTTGAGAAGCTCGGGCTTCGGTTGCAGAGTATCTCCAGTTCTCTATATACAACTCCTAACGCTCAAGGCAACACGGAGTTGAATGATCTGAGGGCATTGCGATGATGGGCTATTTGAGGAATAACATAGGGTTCCGACGATTCACCGCCGAACGCTATAGTGATTTCTACAAAGCGAAAGCCTTCATGCTTGGTGAGGTTCTTGACTCAAACAGGCATGAGTTCTCGGCAGCCGCTAGAGAAACACTGCTTCAATACCTATCTGCATCAGAGTCGTGGTTACGAGACATTGAGCGACGTTTCATTTCCACGGGTAGAGGTGTCGAGGCGTCCGATGACGTTACCGACATCCTATACTCTTTCGCAGATACAGAGAAAGAAGTGTTGGGCCTTATGGCCCATCACCCTGAAGACTTCCCTGCATTGTTCTGTGAGAGTTGGTACGAGATGCGTACCGAGATCAGACCCTACGTTGATCAGATTCTCACACAACAATTTAGGCCTGACATGTTCGAATCGTTCAGGCTGATTGCGGAGTTCATTATTGGCTATATGAATTTCACACTCTTTAATTTGCATGAGATAGATTACATCTTGTGTAAGCGGGAGCGGCCTTTCATATACGCTGACAAGATTGACCTGAACATCATGGAACTTGGTCGGGTCAGTTCACCTGTGCTACGCCTGAACGCATATAAGCGACATGGCTTACTTGATGGGTACGAAGTGCCTATGCGAGTGAAGTACAATATTGACGATAAGTATATCAATCTAACGGAAGAACGTGTCTCGGCCTACCAAGCACTGCGTTGCAGCCTTGATGACTGTGATAGTCTGTACTTCTAATCCCACGCAACAGGAGATTTATAATGCGTACTGGTAATCTTGATTTAATGCTCGGCGCCCAGATTAAGAACTTCCGTCCTGAGGTTCTGGCTGCTGACCCTGTAGTTGGTGATCTGGTTGCTACCCAGACAGCACGTATCTGGTACAACAGCACCGAAGACAAGTACAAATACTTCAACGGCACTGTGATCAAAGAGCTGGGCGGCAGCGGCGGTTCAGTAGAAGGCGTTATCCTGGCTGACGGCTCTGTGGCAATGACTGCTGATCTCGAACTGTCTGGTCCTGACCAGTCTGCTTCTGCTGACAACGCGGCTGTTTCTAAGAAACACGTTGAAACCGTTGTTGCTACCAAGCAAGACAAAATCGACGGCCTGACCGAGAACGCAGTTGTTATCGCAGGTGCTGATTCAGAACTGCAAAGCTCTAGCGTCACTGCTGCCGAGCTGGGCTATCTGTCCGGCGCAAGCTCTAACATCCAGTCTCAGATCACCGCTGTTAGCAACAAAGCTAACGCGAACGAAACTGCACTGGAAGGCAAGCTGAATGCTGCTAACGGTCAACTGACTGGCGACCTCGATGCTAACGGTAACACCGTTGCTAACCTGGCTGCTCCAGCAAACCCGAACGATGCCGCTCGTAAGATCGATATCGACAACGCAATCGCTGGTATCGACTGGCTGAAAGACTCCGACGGTATTCAGACCGACGGTACTCTGGAACCAGTTCTGGAAAACGGTAAGCAGTATCTGATTCTTGATGCTGACACCATCAACCCGAACTTCGGCTCCATCACCGGCCTGACCGATAACATGATCGTGTCCTACAACGGCACTGCATTCGTTATCGTGTTTGACCCGACTGATAGCGAAGCTGGCGGCGCTGTTACCTGGATTAAAGATATCAAAGAGTATCGTCGTTTTGACGGCACTGTTTGGACTACCTTCGGTGGTGCATCTGAGTTCAACGCTGGTGACGGTCTGGAAAAAGCTGGTAACGTTGTCAACGTTAAAGTTGGCGCTGGTATTCAGATCACTTCTAACGCAGTGACTGCTAAACTGGACGCTAACGGCGGTCTGGAAGATAACGCTGGTTCTACCCGTGTTAAACTGGACGGCGCTACCCTGTCTCGCTCTGTAGACGGTATCGCAATCACCGACGGCGGTGTTGGTTACGAGCAGATTGCTGCTGCTGTTCTGGGCACCGGCCTGAAACAGGACGTAGACAACAGCAAAATCATCGTTGACGTTGCTGCGGTTAAAACTGCTGGTGGCTTCATCGACGCCGAAGGCGGTGCAGTCGAAGCGCTGACCCTGACCGGTACCGACCCTCTGGTTGATGCGTCTGTCGTTAGCAAGAAATATGTTGACGACGCTATCGCTGCTGGCTCTGGCGGTTCTGCTGGTAAAGTCTATCAGTACGATAAGACTGCGAGCGGTGACGTGGCTAACACTGCACACACCTTCACCCACAACGCTGGCCACAAGTTCGGTGTTGTTACCGTTGTTGATGACACTGGCTACCAGATCATCCCTGATGAAGTTGTGTTCATCGACGCGAACAGCCTGCGTGTTGAGCTGACCACCGCGAAGAAAGTTGCGATTGCATTCGTAACTGGTACCAACTCTTACGTTGAGCCAGAAGCGTAAGCAACAACGACAGCCGTAACATAATAAAGGGGTGGGCTTCTGCCTGCCCTTTTTACCTTTCAGGAGATGATTTATGAAAGTCGTTGGGACTTTAGACTTAGAGTTTGGCTCGATCAAGAACTTCAAATTTGATGAAGTGCAAGACTGGCCGACTAACCCGCAGCCTGGTATGGCTATCTTCATGGACAAGCGTCTGATGTTCTGTGTGGAACTTGCTGACCTGCCTATCTGGGTACCGCTGACACAACAGATGACGATGTTCCGCTACTCGCAACCGTCTGCATCTAGCCGTTGGGAAATCGCGCACAACATGAACACGGGTACGCCTGTCGTTCAGTGCTACGACGAGAACGGTGATGTTGTTATGCCTTCCTCAATCCACTCGCAGGACGCCAACACAACTGTTGTGCTGTTCCCTGAACCTGTCGCAGGTACCGCCGTGCTGCTGTCTGGTATCGAAAGCGGTCTGCCTACTCCTACCGTAGCATTCACTGCCTCCTTCACTGACGAAGCTGTGTGGGTCGTTACTCACAACCTGGGCTACAACCCAGCAGTGCGTATCATGCAGGGTACGAAGGAAGTGCAGCCGAAGTCTATCGTACATGATAGCACCAGCCAGCTTACAATCACGTTCGACGCTGCACAAACAGGCACCGTGATTCTGTATTGATTTGGAGGTCTGTATGCAGATGGCACTTCTTTCTACAGATAGTGTTCTGCGATACGCATCGTTTTTCGATGAAACAACCTCAAAGGACATTAAGTCTCTTGCGGATTGGAGGGCGAAGCAGGGTGAGGCTCGCGCTACAGTGTACGATATGACGGGCAGGACGTTCCGGCTGAATCCAATCAGAGGTAGATTGGGCAGCACGTACTTCCTCACGAAATTGTCGTACATGTCGAGCGATGTGGATTTCAGCTCAGACGATCAGTTCTCACTCTCCGCTATCCCCATGGAGGGTGGCACTAAGGAATACTCTCGTAGAGGTCATACGGCATTCTTGAGTGACATTGGACCTTCTTGGGCTGGCGGCTATGGCGTTACGTTTGGTACAAATTCACCGAGCGCAATCTACCTTGTGCCTGATGTGGTGCGAGCATTGGATGTGAGTGTGCGTATCTCGATACCTCAAGTGGGTATCACCTCATACTTCTATGCAAGCTCCTATCCGACGTACACCACTATGGCTGTGACCGCTGTCTCTCACTTTGATGCGTCAAACTCTCAGTCTGCGGCTTTCGGGCAGACCTACGAGAACTATAGGGGCCAGTACCTGTACTACAGCATTAACGCAGGTCTGACCGTTAATACGAAAACTCTGCGAGGCATTACGTTCAATAATGCAACTAGGACAACGAGCTTTCCAACGGTCACAAGTGGTCCTGTTGACAAACGTACTGCAAGTCTGCCTGTTGCTGCATCAACTGACGAATCAGTGAACCTCGCGTGGGCTGCTGTCGTTGTCTCCACCGGGACGAATGACCTTCTGATGTATCGGTTGGACGCGAGTGACTTCACAGTACCTGCTGATATGATTCCTGGAGATGTTTACCAGGGAACATTCGCAGACGCTCTCCCGCTGATCCGCCGGCCTGCGGCAATCTACAATCTTTAATAACGAGGAACTTATGCTCAACTATTCGATGGGGCGTTCTTACAAACAAGAAACGCCCGCTGCTGAATGGGTGATTACGCACAACTTCGGTCGTATGGTTGCAGTGACTACGTGTACGATGCAGCCTGATGGTAAACTCCATCAAGTGTTGCCTCTGGACGTTATCATTGTGGATAACAATACCATCAAAGTGACTTTCCCGTACCCTGTTACGGGCGAAGTGCGAATCGCCTAAGGAGATAAACAATGTTAACTTATGGTCTACAGCTCGCGGGTGAACAGGCTCAAATCGTTCGTGCTCCGGGCGACCCGAACTCCTCTGGCCCAACCTTCCCAGCGTCACCTGTTAATGGACGCGTCTGGTACCTGACTGCTGTATCTGGTCAGAACCAACCTGGTCTGTATGTGTTCAGTCAGGTGCGTAACAAGTGGGTTAATCAACTCCAGTCTGTAAATCCATATGACGTAGGTCTGTCTGTTCTCAAGCGTTATGCTGGTGGTCAGGAGATTGCGCGTTACCTGTCTGTGCGTACAACTGCAATCGCCAAAAACTTCGCAGGCTCTATGGCTGCGGCTGACGTTGCTGCGACTGCCGCTGCTGTTTTCAAGATCAGCGCGTATGACTCTGCAACTTCCGCTGTCATTCAGCTTGGTACTGTATCGTTCGGTGCTGGTTCGAAGGTTGGTGTGTTTGCACCTTTGGTTGCGTATCAAGATCAAGAGATCATTCTTGTGTCTGGTGACCAGTTGCGTATCATCGCACCTGACACTGCTGATACAACACTGAATGGCGTTGCTATTACTATCGCTGGACGCCTCTTAGTGTAACCCGCATGGCCTGTATCGTAATGGTACGGGCCGTTTTACCTTGTATCAGAGATTTTCAAGGAGTTTAGATGCTATTCGTGTCGGCTGCACCTGCTGCTATAAAGAAGAAGATGGAAGTGGCCAGTCAGAGAATGTTCTTGTTCTCCGATAACGTCGAACCGCCGCTCGATACGACGCCGATGTTTGAAGTCCTGACCAAGATTAATGCTTCTCGTGGATTCTGCGCTAAGGTCAACACGGACCTATCCATGTCATGTGTACGATCTGCTGGCTGGCGTGGTAGATCGCTCTATTACAACTACGTGCCCGCATTAGTCGTACCAAGCACAGCCATTGAAACTACTGCGACAACTGTCCAGCAGACAATCTTTGACGTGTTCGCCAAATACTACAGCATAGGCCGAGCAGGCGCAGGTACGTGGACTACAACACCTGCCAGTCTGATTACTGTCGTCAATGACAAGGCGCCTACGAGTCCTCTCGATGGTGTGATGATACTGCCTCCATGTGACGGTACACCGCTGACCTCTATCTCTACTGGATTAAGCACCCAACTCTCCGTGTCTCTCAGTAGCTCGCGTTCGTGGAATACAACCACCAGCTTGGGCATCGTTACAGGCAGACATGAAGAAACCATCACGACGATAGCCACGCATCTCCAAGTCACGGAGTTGAATCCTACTGCTGACCGTGCGACGCTCAAGCGAACGGTGTTGGCTCAGTCGAGTTCTTCTTACGGGACAGACAATGCGACTGTTGGTCCTCGCACTCTGTCAATGTCCACGCAGAACTACACAGTGACAAGAAGTCCGTACAGTGAGACAGTAACAGGCTCAAGTACGACGTACAGCAATGGACCGTTGCGCAGTGCTGCTGTAACTGACACGAACCTAATCTACGGAACAGGCTCGAAAGAAGACACACCTGACTATGCGCTTACGTGGGGAATGATGCCTATGGTAGGTCAAGAACCAAACGTGCCGATGTACGCTCTGATCGTTCAGGCTGATGACGATTTTGAGCAGACAGGATTGGCCCGACCTGGAGTTAAGCCTGTTATGAGTATGAAGCAATTGCCGGAACTGGCGATGACCAAGAAAGTTCTAATGTAAGTCTAAGGAGTTGATATGCTTTTTGTATCGAACGGAGCGCAGTTGTTGGAGAAGAAGATAGCGTTAGCCAGACAGCGCATGTTCTTGTTCTCTGACGATGTGCCTATACCTACCAACCTGTCTTCCTTTCAGGATATGTGGGAGAAGACCAACAAGTCGCGTTCGTTCTGCTACCGCATAGATGCGGACGGTAAGATGCAATGCACAAGAGGAGCGGGCTGGTCGGCCAACAAGCTGTTCTATAACTATGTGCCAAACGTCAGGCGTGATGGTAGTTTTGATTACAACGCGTCCTCTCGCAATGTGACTGCATTCAATCACTTCTGTCGCTACTATGCGATAGGAAAAGATGATGACAGCTATGGTGCTATAGGTTCTGTTGGTAGTTTGCTCAACACTGTCACCAACGGCAACCCTACGCCGACTGTACCTCCTCTACTCGATATGGTTCTGCCTCCATTTGATGGTTCGAGCTATTCGCTGGGCATGTACTCTGTGTCCGACAGTGCATTCAACCCAAATTTATCCGAGGGCGGAACGATATACGGTGGTGGAGGTAGTGGTATCGGTCGCTGGACACGCGAGACTTCATCGACGTTGCAGACACTTGGTCTGACCTCGCTCGACTACAAAACAGACACGGCAACGATATCCGCGTACAACGCAGGTGTTCCTTACACAGGAGCAGGCGCAGAGTACACGCACACGGCATATTCGTTCAAGGAAGCGCCACGCATCTTCCAAACGTTCCGCACTGCTGTATATGGGACAACGTATTTCTCAGGAGGCGGTTGGTCGTACTCAACCTCTTACTCGTATGGCTCTTACGGCAGTGCTTACGCTTCAACTCTATTCTATTACGGAAAAGGCACTCACGCCGATACGCCAGACTATCCCATCGCTTGGGGTGCTATGTCTATCGCGTTTGCCTACGGTGCTCCTGTTTACGTTGTTGTCTCTCGTGCCGACATAGATTTTGTTCAAACGGGATTGGCTGGTCCAAACGTTAAGCCTGTTCTTTCACGCAACAACCAGCAGGAAGCTATCATTACGCGAAAACATTTGATGTAATAAGGAAATTCTATGCTTTTTGTTTCGACGGGTGCAATAAAGATGCGCAACGATATTCCGATAGCACGGAAGTCGTTATTCATGTTCGACCAGATTGATATGTCGCAGATTAAGAGCGGCCTTGATTGGGTTGGAGCATGTCAGAAAGCAAAGTCGTGTGCGTGGAGTAATGACGGCCAGACTGTTAACTGTATGCAAGCATCTGGTGTCAAAGACAATAAATACTACCCAGCGTTGAGCGGCGCGCTCCGAGAATTTCAAACACCACCTAGTGGCTACAACATGTTGTTCGACGATACGCTAAATGGTGATGGGTTGGATATGTCATGGCGGGCAGTGCGACAATGTTCCGTGTACGGACGTGACGAGAGCACCGTAAAATATCCAGAAGGTAAAGGCAGTAACATTCGCGCTGAGGTGTCAGACAGCGAGACCAATCAATATTTCAAGCCGCGCTATGCCTACATCCATCCTGACTTCATGGGCGCTAACATCTCGTACTACTCGTTCGTTCCAGCTCAGGGTGTGCCTACGTCCTCGTCGTCCTCAAACGTAACGACAAAGACTAACTGGTGCACAATGTCGTGGAAGCAGGACGGCACGTATACGAAAGGCGCCAAAGAGGAATCCAATCCGCTTACTGCTAACGTTCCGTATGCGTTTCTGTCCGATACCGGTCAGATGCGTAATGCTGCGATACTTGGCATAGTGCCGCGCATGTCTAGGTCGCAAGTTATCTTCCCCAACGTGTGGTACTACGTGTACAATGGACCGATGACAAACTTCAAATGTTCTACTCACATGTACGGTCAGATTTCTGGTACAGTCGCCAATACACCTGACTACCGCTTAACGAAAGCGGCATGTCCTGTGTTCAACGGCATTAGTTTTATGTGTGAGGTATTCGACGTTGGTGATGGCACGGCGGATATCACGCAGGACGCGGACTGCGTTGTAGGCCAACAGTTTAGTCTAAGCATAAAAGACATTCCACTCCCTGTTATCGCGGACACGTACCACCTGTGATTCCTAAGTGAAATGAGTTTTCAGTAATTTAACGCGAGTCAACTGGAGATATAGCAATGGAAATAGTTTCGTTCCCTCTGGTCGCCAACGGCATCACGATTCCAGAAGCAGGCAAACGCCCAGCATCTGATCCGCCGTTGAAGTACGGCCTGTCCAACATGCAGAAAACAATCTGCTTCGCCAAAGTTCCTGACCCAGCCAACATCGTTGTTGCTGACGGTACTACAGTGCAAACAGCAATCGGAGCTACTGCGGTACTCGACCTGACTAGCGCTAACATTAACCCTGTGCGCTGGATTCACGGCCAGGGCAATAAGTATCGCTTCCGTCTGTCTGCTACCCTGCAAGGAACATTCGCAGGTGACCTCGCAACTCTGTTGAGCACGTACAACGTGATTGTCTTCAACAAAGATATTGCGAGCACTCCATACGGCGGCTTCCTGATTCTTACTATCGGCGCCGCTGGCTCTGGTGCAGATTTGATTCTGACCTCAGCTAACCTGCGTAACGGTAAATTCTTAGCAACCGTCGTCAAAGATTCTAAGGAGTTCTAATGCGTATCTTAGGACACAACTTGCTCCCTTTCAGCGTACTGAATCTGGGAAGTGGTTGGGCGTCGGGTGCTGCTACCGGCATCGTTGCTAACTGCTTCTTCTTTGATACAGCAATCGCTGATCAGGGTGACTTCTCGCAGCACCTGCTCGACTTACGCAACCTAACCAACAACGCTGTGGCCGCGACGCGTATCGTACTGCATCCTACTACAGAAGGCCTGTTGCCTCTCGCTGATCTACAGGAAGGTTGGAAGGCACGTTCTGGTCATGTGTACGAGATCAAGAACGGCGCCACTATCCACTACCCTTCGAAAGCAACTCCTGTAGGCTATAACGGTGCTGCATCTGTTCAGATCAACACTGCATACGCCACCAGCAATGATGCGGGCAACAAAGCACTGTGGGGCATTGGTCCTGCTGGATATCGCGCATGGGATTACGCAGGTGTTCCGCATGATAGCCTGATGCCAGGCATTCACCTGTCTACCACTGACCTGACGTTCGACTACGATGTTACCATCAACGCCGTGCTGTCTGCTGTGGGTGACATGACTTCTGCCGCTGCTGGTACGATTGCCCCTATCGACGGTGCTGGTACAGTAGGCACTGCTGTTGCATGGACTCTGGCTGCAAATCAGGAAGGTAACGCGATTGCTACTGCTATCCCTGCAGGCAAACGCTATCGCTTCATCCAGACTTCTGGCACTCGTCGTGTGCTGCCTGTTACTGCGTCTGATGTTGGTCGTACTGCTGCATACAAAACTATGCGTAGTGCTCTTGTTGTAATTCAGGACACCAACTACGGCGCTCTGGCTAACGGCAACTACATACCGACTTACTTCGCATGTGAAGTAGGCGCAATCGGTAGCGGCAAACCAATTGAGTTGTTGGCTACAGCACTCGGCCCTGGTGATTTCGCTTCTGTTGCCCAGCTTCGTCTGTCTACCGAGGTATAACATGAACTATAAGTTATTCGCAAACTCTGTCGTGCCTCAACTATCACGATTGTTTTCTCATGCCACGGCAGACGACAAGTCCTGTTATCTGGTTAAGCTGAACAGTGGATTCGTTGAGGCAGACCTGAACAAGTGCCTAAACTTCCAGGCTGCTACAGGTGCTGGCTATGTGTTTGATGCTGCGCTTGCTGCGTCGAGTGGCATCTGTACCGTGCTTGCTAAAGGCACAAACTGCGTCCGTAGTATCTCGCGCACCAAACTGTCTATCTCTGACTGCCAGTTGACTGCTACTGCGGAGGGCGTTCCTACTCACCTGATTCTCGGTGGCATCTTACCTATCTGCCTGCAGGTCGGGCCTGATGTTACGCTGCTCTATCCTGACCTTGTTGTTCGCTATGACCCGAACGGATACAAGACTCAGGTAACGATCAATGCGTTCTCAGTAAATCTGACGCAGATGTGGGCGGAAACTTCCGAAGTAGATTGGCTGACAGGCACCGAGCAGGTTGCTTTCTCATTCAGTAACTTCAACACAGGCTCGTTCACCGATCTCAACGGGAATGCGGTGGCCGTTACAGGTAACGCCAAACCTGCTGCTGATGGATTGGGCGTTGACCTGGGCACTAATGGTCTGATTGCTATCACGACTGTTGCTACGTTTGACCCAAGCAAATCCTTCACCATCGAGTGTGACTATCACCAGACGGGTAATGCTGATTATGCGGAGTGGTCTTTGTTCCGTTCCAGTACGTCACTGTCGGACCGCTTCACGATCTCTTTTGACAGATCGAACGAAAGAGGTTTGGTGATCTGGAACAACGTTGGTGGCGGTTCTGCTGGTGTTAAAGTTGCTCGTGCTATCTCACCTTACGCTGCTCTGTGGGGCGGAAGCGTTGTGCATCTCAAGTATGAGTACGACGATGTTACGGCAACACATACCGTATCTATCAACGGAGCTGTGGTCGATACGTTCACGTACCGTGTACTCAAGCCTGTCGGTCAGGGTGTGCAGATTACGGGTGGCTATGGTGGCGGTAACGCTGCGTACACGCCTATCATCGACAACTACGCATTACGCCAAGGAGCCTAATCATGTTTGTGCCAGTCATTGCATATGACCCAGATATGTTTGCGGACTTCGTGTTCGTCATGTCGCAGCTTGAAATAAGTTCTGCCTCGCAGCCTTATACGCGTGTTACCAACGAGTCGGTTTCCCTCGTGCCTGATCAACGTGTTAACGACGTTGCCTCAGCAGGCTACTCGGCGAATAAGTGGACGTGGATGCAGCGCCAGCAGATTTCTGCGAACGACCAGATCGCTCTTGTTGCTCTTGTCCTCGGTCAGGTGGCAAGTAAGTTCACGCCGCGTACCTTTGCATCAAATCTCGCGGTGCCTCGTCAGGATATTCCGCTCGTTAGTGGCCAGTTCGTTACGACGCAGACAATCGACGCGCTGTTTGATAACATCGTCTTCCGTGTAACTGTTGGTGAGCTTGACCTGTCTGACACTAAAGCTAACAACAAATCTGTAGCACCGGTGGTGAGCTAATGAAGATTATCAATAATCGCATCATGGCGCAGTCAGTTCTAGGTACAGGTGCAAACACAGCCACGTTAGTTAATGACCCTAACGTTGGTGCTGGTTGGAACATCTTTGCTTTCACAGGTAAACTGCCTACGTCCAAAGAGGGCTTTGAAGCAGCCTTCAATAACAAATCAGTCGCGGATATGTTCAACAAATCCATCGGCATGATTCGTGCACCTATTAGCGGTCTTGAAAACGGAAACGTTCTCACTCTTGCCTTGCAGTCTCAGTATATCCCTAAGGGAGCTTCGTACTATGGGACCATTGGCAGCGCTAACACTGTGGTTTATCAGCTTGTGCCTCATCGTATCGTGCGATCAGATTATACTGATCGGAGTATCGCAACACTGATGGGTGGCGGCAGCTACGCGGTTCCTAATGCGCGTCTTGCAGGAGCAGCGATTGACTTCGAGTTCGATACGCCTGTGACAATCAAGTACCTCAAGTACGGGTCGGCGCCTACTAACGGTTTCGCCCTGCTTGCTGTTAGCGATGAAGGCGTAGAGTCCGCTCTCGGCACAAGTTCAGTCCTTCCTGGTGATGCTAACTGTCTGGTGCTGTCTGCTCCTGTCGCGTCTAAGAAATATCGTTTGAAACCTGATGGCGTTGCTGCGCAGGCTCCGATGATTCTACTGTCTGCTGTGGATGTACCTTCGTCCTCACCGGCAACTGCTCCTACATGGGCAGCACTGGCGCACTGCAACACACTCACGCACGGTGATATCAACTACAGCGACGAGATTATGTTTGCTGCCGATGCTGTTGGTACGCAGGGTCCGTTCAAGATCATTGGCGATATCATCCCAGCTCAGAAGACAGTCATGTACTGTCCTAAACTGCGCTTTAGCCAGAGGAGCAACTAATGTACGTTTCAAAAGCTATGCTCAATATGCGCGGTGATGCTCTCGGCTCTGTGGCTAACCCTGCTGTGGATTCACCGTGGATGCCTAACACTGTTGTCGCGTTCAACGCAGGTACTGTTCAGGGCGGTGGCAGTCCTATCTCTGCTGAACCTGCTGGTGCAATCGCGTTCTCTGCTGGCACAACAATCCCTGACACTACGTGGGCAAACCAAGCGCAAGCACTGTTTAGTCTGAACACGTTGCGTACATATCTTGCCGCTAACGTGCCGGGCTGCGTGATGGACACTACCATGGCCTCTACCGGTAACGTGCGTGTCGTCAACTTAGGTCAAGGCAAGCGTATGCTCGACCTGAACAACCTGCTCGGACGTTTCAGCTACGCGAAGCCTTTCAATCGCATGTACCTGTTCATCAGTCAGAACACGACAGCGCTCGCACCAGCAACCGCAGGCATTGCATCTGTCTTCGAGTTCACACCTCAGGATTTGATTGCTATGGGCGCTCCGTTAACGGACAACGGTGACGGTACTTTCAGCTTGACGGGTACTATCAACCTCAACAACATCGTATGGAGCTAACATGGAACTTTTTCCTTACGCGAATTTGAACATGGGCTCCGTTATCAGTTTAGGTCTTCTGTATGATACAGATGCTCCTGAGAACGGTGAAAAGTCACTGCATAGCGCTATCAACGAAGCCATTGCTTTGCGTATGTTCGTGCGTAGCGGCCTGACCACTTCTCCAGGCCGCTTGCAGTATCTGCCTTATGCAGCTCCAGGATTTGACACAGCACGCCTATATCCTGCGTGGATTGAGCTGACCAGCAGTGCGCTCAATCAAGGCTACATGGCTCCGCTGAAAACGAAGACGCGCATCATTCCGAAGATTAAACTACCACCTCTGGACGCTCGCTTTGCAGGCACTGCTAACACATATCTCGAAGGCATCGCTACATGTATGCTGGCGCATCGTACTGGCATAACTGGAGATAGCTTCCTGGTTAACATGGCAGGCCATAACCTAAGCTCCCAGTATAACCTGACGCAAGAGGGTTGGTTCCTGTGTGCTGAGTATGACTTCGGTGCGGAGATTGAACTGGGTAGCTTTGCAGCGTTCTCTATGGGAGCGGCAGCGGCAGCGCAGATGATTCTCGGTACACAGCAGACCTACATTCAGGCGCTGGTTGATGACGTATGGACGGATGTTATTCACACGTATGACAATCTGCGCACAACTGCGAACAACACAGTGGTGCTGTACGATCTGCCGAATACGTTTAAAGCCCAGAAGTTTAGACTAGTCAACAAGGCTGTCACATGGCCTTGGGGAACTACAGGCTTCTATCCATTCGCTCTGCAATTCTACGGTACGTACACAGGCATCAAGCCGCGCACGTTAGGCAAGTTCAAGCACATGACGGCGCTACAGTTACAGTGGGCCTCATCCTACGTGAATACCAGTGGTTGGACATTCAATGTGCCTGCTGCGCCTGCTACGGTTCAGAGTCGCTACTGCACAATGTCACACTATTCTATCACGGATGACCTCAAGCAGGCCGCGAACTTTGATATCCTGATGCAGAAAGCACAGTACAATCTGACGACGTTTGGTCTGGTTGACGTGCCGACGTTTCGCGTTAAGCTGTCCACAATCGTCGGGAGGGGCGTATGATTAGCAACAAAGGTGCTTCACTCTCAGCAATGAATGCTGCGTTCCCTGCTACCGCAATCGCAGTTAACACGTTGCATATCGGTCTGTTTAAAGGCACACGTCCAGATCTAAATAAGATCTTCAACATTATGGCAGCCAGCCCTGCTCTTAACTTCCAGACGGTGCTTACCACTCTGGGTGTGTTGCAGGCGGACTACCTGGGTTCCGTTGCTTGTTCTGCGATGACGCCTATCGTTAACGTAGGTGCTCGTACAGTGACGCTGCCGTTCGGTGGTATGGTTAGTACGCTGACAGGTGTGGCAGACGGTACGCCTACGTACTACATTGCACGTATTTGTCCTGCGAACACCTTAGCAACGTGGGTAGGCTTCAACTATAGCGCAGCCCTTGCAGGTCCTGTGTGGATTGGTACTGTTGGTGCGGAAGGCTCTGATGCTGAACTCCAGTTCATTGGCGGTCAGATTAAGACTGGGCAAGCGTACCGCTTCCTCGATCAGACTATCCAACTGTAATGCTGCGGGTGGCGTCCTTGAACGGGCGTCACCTCATTAATTTGAACTGTCTTTAAACCAAGGGCATGATATGAAAATTCTACCGATTTATCAAAACACTCCGACCGTAATGTTCGGTGCTTTCATGGAAGGGAATCTTCCTAACCCTGTCAACTACGACATGCAGACTGTCCTGAACAACATGCTCAGTGGACGTGCGTTCTTGCAGACTCAGCTGGGTGCTGGTCAACACCAGTTACTGCCCACTACAGCGGCAAGTCTCCAGTGCTCTCCATATCCGGCATGGACTACCGTTCCTGGTTTTCGTGGCAAACGCGTTCTGCCAAAAGTAACGTTCGCCTCATACAGCACGTCCTATCAGGATCTTGTTGATACAGGTATTGCGAGTGCGCAGCAGCAGCTGGATATGCTGTTCGCTACAATCCTGTGGCACCGTGCTGCGTCTACTTCAACGGCCACCATTGCTCCGTGTACTGCTCCTCCTGCAGGTGCTTCTGTTCCTACAGTCAAGACGAAGAACGCTGATGGTTCGTGGACTCTTGCCGAGTACGACTTCGGTGCCGATGTAGTTGTCAATTCTCTGGCTGGCCTGACGCTGACTACCGCAAACAACAACCTCTTCACTAACGTTGCAGCAAACATGCTGTTCTTGCAGGTGCAGAACGGTAGCTCTTGGACGGATGTGACGAACCTGCAGGCTAACCTGTATAACACTCAGACGAACGTTGAGAAGTTCTTCCAACTGCCTGCTACTGTTCAGGGCCGTCGCTTCCGTATCGTATCGAAAGCCGCAACCAACCCGTTCTTCATCGGCATCGGTACGTTCGCTCTGCACTTCTATGGTGACTACGCTTCGGGTACTTCGCTGCGTACTCTGGGAAAAGTGCAACACGCTGTTATGTTCCCCCACGGCTTCGGTACTGCATACGGCATGCCTGCTATGTCTAATTCCATGGCACAGAACTCGTACGGGCGCTTCTTCCCGCACTACGGTCTGACTATCACTGACGATATCAAACAGGCAGCGAACTTCGACCTGTTGATGACTGACACCACTGCTTATCCAGGGCAGGAGCAGGCTGTTAGCTCGTTCACTGTATCGTACAAACCTATTACATTGGAGGTATACTAATATGCGCGTATCTAAAGCATACAACTCGTTTGGCGCCATGTGTGCAATCAATACACGAATGCCTCCTTCCTCTAACACAGGTGCGAACAACATCCACATTGGCTTGTTCTCAGGCACTATGCCCACCGATGATCAATTGATGGCGCTGATTACCACCGTGGCCAATGGCGTCGGCTGGTCTGCTGCTGCTATCAGCGGGTATGCTACTGCGGCGAACTTCTTGGGTGACGTGACTTGCGGGATCATGAACATCCCTATGGACATTGAGAACAACGTTATCCAGTTGCCTTTCAGTGCCCAGCAGAACTTAGCGACCATCGCTCTGTCAGGAACTCCTACGTGGTTCATGATGCGTCTGAACACCACTGCCTCTGCTGCTGACACGTTTGCAGGCTTCACAGTTGCAGGCTCAGCACAGGTTATCATCGTCGGTACTGTTGGTGATGAAAACTCTGCGGCGGACATGAAGATTCTTGGTGGTACCGTTACTGCTGCCCAGCCTCTGCGTCTTTCTGACATGCGCATCAAATACTAAGGAGGCGCTCAATGTTAGTCTCTGAAAAAGTTGCGCTGTATCAGCTATTGCAGACGGTAGGCACTACAGCAAACACTCATGGGTTCGCTGCATTCTTCCGTAATGGTAGTAGCAACAACGTACCTAAATCGTTTCTCGATCTAGTGGCCACCAGCCGCTGCGCTATCGAGTATAAGTACCAACAACAGACAGCCGATCCTAACAACACGCTCTGCCGTGTGTTCTCTCGTGGTCGCAGTCTGATGCCTATTGGTGGTTATGGTCAAGGTCGTACTGTCTTTGACAAGACTACGCAGAAGAACGTCCAGACCGTTGCTGTATATCCAGAGTACAGTCGTCTGACGCTGACTCCAGGTGTTAGCAAATCACCTCAGCAGATTATGGCTATGGTTAGTGCTGGTGCCGAAATAAATCCAAGCGTCGCTGGTACGTGGAGCGCTAACGATGCTCTTGAGTATGACTACGGTCGTACCTTGCGCTTCCGCTCGCTATTCATCCCAACCATTGCAGGCATTAACGCAGGCAACGTTCGTCTGGAGTATCAAGACCCAACCACTCTGGTGTGGACTCGCATTGTCGTGGTTGCAGGCATGAACGACGGTCTTGACTTCGTTGCACGTAAACTGCGACTGACCATGAACGGCACGGCAGCCTCCGATAACATGATCTTCACTCCGTATGCTGAACGTGGTAGCGACTTCGTTGTTGCTGCGCTGTCTCATGTGGTGCTGGTACCTTTAACTCAGGCGTATGCCGCATCAACTCAGAGCTACATGAGTCAGTTACAGGAGGACTACTTCGGTATCGTTCTGGACATTGGTACTGACCTTGTGCCAGGCACTGCATCTATCGGACAGTTTGGTCAGATGGCTGTTCCTGACCTGACGATTCGTATCGCAGATAACTTCCTGGAGGGCGTGTAATGAGAATGCTACCTGCTACTGTGAACGCCATGGAGCGTAACGCATACAGCGCCCTAGTACAATCGGCTACGCCTACTGTATTCACTGCGGTTGCTAACGCCATTCTGTTTTATACAGGGGCCATGCCAACCAAAGCTGAACTGAACGCACTTATCGCAGAAGGTACGCAGCTCACGAGCACCAACGCCCTGTACCATCGCCCAGGTCTTCTGACGACTGCGCGTGTTGCAGATTACGTTGGTGGAGTTACGGGCAACAAGGCGGCCATGACACTGAACGCTAACAACGTTCCTGTGCTGTTGGCCTCAGCGTTAAACATGCGCCTCAACGCAACATACTCGGACTATCGTGCGAGCTACTTCAAGGCAGACGCTACGCCTACTTGGTGTATCGTTCTTGGTGGGTCGACTACCACGATTAACGTGCAGACTGGTGTTACTGATGTGCCTGCCGCGTTCATGGCTGTGTGCTCTGTCGGCGACGAGAACTCCAATGCAGACTTGAAGCTGGTGGGAGGCAAAGTCTATAACAATAGCGCTGCGCCTGCGGACCAGTCAAAAGCTGTTATCGTCAACGACCTCGTTTTGAAATTCGCTTAATAATTTAAGTGAGTCAAAACTAAGAGGATGGTATCATGCAAGTATCAGTAGCCCTGTCGGCTCAGCAGTATCTCAGCGTTAGTGCTGATAAATCATTCCTTCAACAGGAATATGCGACTACGTTCAACGGCCTGTGCAGCAAGTACGAGGTGAACCAACCTTTCGAGCTGGACGATGACCGCATGAAAGAGTTCTTCTCCGAGCTTACTTCTACGTGGAAAGAGCGTAAACGCGAACTGTACAAAGAAGGTCAGATTACCGCTGATCAACTTTGATCTATAGGGAGGGCTTAGGCTCTCCCTTTTTCGTATCGGGGTGTGTATGCAATACAGTTTACCTGCTCGTCCTGGACGTACCGCATGGACTGACTCTCCTGACTTCTATACAGAACAGCCTATGTCTAATGCAGCTCTGACAATGCAGGACCCAATAGGAATCTCTATCGGTGGAGGTGACTTCACCATAGAGGCATACTTTCGTGTGTCTGACGTGACTAATCCGCAGAACCAATACAGCACGTTCTTGGCATTCGACCGTCTCAACAATGACGGCGATGCTCTTGATCTGATGTTCACCGATACAGGCTTCGGGGCATACGTGGCTCTTGTGTTCAGTTGGGACGGCCAGCAGCAAAATAGCTCCAATCACCCTAACACGTTCACGTTACAGTTAACGCGCACGGACTTTAATAGCCTGACGCACATGGCTTTCGTTCGTCGCTCGGGTACGTTGACCGCATACATAAATGGCGTGCCTGTGAAGCTACGCAAACAGTTCAACGCCTATGTGGACGCAGTAGGCAACGTGAGCTACGTGCTCAATAACATCGGACCACGGCGCAACACACGCAAAGGTAATACAGGAGATATCTCTAAGGTGTATACGCAAACAATCCTTACAGGTCTCTCCGCTCGCGCACGTTATCAAGGAAGTTTCGACGTGCCTGTTATGAATGTAGGTCCACAACAACGCGCTACAGTGTTCATGTAGCTTTTCTTTGACGATACGGAGTATTGAAAATGGGTGATATCGTACCAAGCCTACCGCCGATTCAAATCGTAGCCTTCTTGCTTTCATACGTTGGCGGAGTCTTGATGAACTATGTGATCAAGACCAAGCGGGAAGGCCTTAACTGGAAAGAGTATTGGACTTCGAATCCAATCTCCTCCATCGCCGCAGTGTTCGTGTCTACAGGCATGTTCATCGGTATGCTGACAGCAGGACAGACTGACCATCTGACCTACTTTAGCCTTGCGTTTACCGTTGAGAACCTGATTAACACGCAGACCACCAAGGCTACAAAGAAAGAAGAACAAGAATAGCGGGGAGTGCTGATTATGTCTAAGGCTATTGAGTTGTTTAAGAAATACTGGAAGGTTTTCGCATCTGTTGCGGTGCTTATCGTTTCGGCGTTGTTGCTACGTCGCCCTAACGCCAAGCCCTCGACTACGACAGGTGAGCAGAAAGCCGCTGAGAATACGCGTGAACAGGCAATCAAGAACCAAGTCGATGACAGCAAGACTGTTAATGATGCGGTGAAGGACCTGAACGAGCGGAAGCCTGAGACTGTTAGTAAGCCACCGTCCGAAGATGACAGCATGGAAGAGCTGGTAGACAGGTACAATAAGCTATGAGAATAATCACGTTACTCCTGTTGTTGCTCGTTTCTGGTTGCAGTTCGCTGTCAGGCATTAACGAGCAACACAAAACAACCATGCAGGACATTCAGCAGATAAACAAAGTTGAGTGGACACCCGAGAAGGTACCTGCGAAGCCGACTGTTAAGATCAAAGTGATTGATGACAGAAAGGTGGCGGTGCTGGACAATAAGGGTATGGTTGATTTGATCAATCTATACAAGGCGGGAGAAGACCGTACCGAAGAACGCAACAAGCTGATTGATGTTCTCAACCTCACGATTGATGAACGCAACAAGCTATTGCGTTTGGCCCAAGCAGAAGAAGTGAGGGCTAACGGTTTGTCTGAGGATTTAGTGGCAGAGCGTAAAGCTCGCATTGAAGACCAAAAGGCAGCAAACTTCCAGCTGTGGATGACACGTATCGCAGCAGCCATTGGTATTGGATTAGCGCTATAACGCGAAAAGGGCGACTCTCTTGATTGAGGGCCGCCCTTTTTCATTTCTACAGAGAATTACATTTCTGCATTCAGCAGATCGACCAGGTTGTCAGTGCGACGAATCAGGTATGAAACCATTTCGTCTACAGCGCGTACCAGACCGATTTTAGACAGGCCTTCAGGCAGATTAGTGTCGCCACCAATCTCTTCTGGGACGGTGCCGATAAACGTTTCGCCCATGTAACCCAGGTCAGCCTGAATGTTGTTGTAGACAGTGTGCAGATCTTCAACCAGAGTACGCAGGTCTTCTGTCTTACGGAACATCAGGCCCTGTTGCTGCGCACGTACAGCCATGTCGCTGTCAGGGAACGAGATACCCATCAGGTACTGCATCAGCGTCACAACAGGAGTTACTTGCTGCGCCACAACAAACATCGGGCTGGCAGAACGATCATCGCGGTACGCATCCCACATGTGGTACGCAATACGATCAGTGAACGCGCGAGCAGATACCAGACCGTTGTTTTCATCTTCCGCTTCGTGTTCGTTGCGCTCGTCGTAGGTTAGTACTTGGTGCATCAGATTGCCGACGTGATTGTTGTCCAGCACACCGAACGCATACAGAGCACCCGACAGATTGCCCATAGAGTTGATCAGGCTTACAGTGCGTGAAGCCAGGCAATCAGCAACAGGCAGATTGTCCGCAACGTTCTCTTCCAGAGACAGAGGTACGTTCAGACCAGTAACGCCTTCGGTACCGATTGCGCCTACAGGACATGGACCAGGACCAACGGCGCCTGTGCAACCACTTTCATGGTGGCCACGAGCAGGAGCTACCTCAGCGCTGTTCAGACGATCACGTTTTTCCACTTCGTGCTCTTTGTGCGCTTGCTGTTCTGCATCGTTCAGATATACGCGCTCGAACTTACCTTTAGCGCCACGAGCAGTGTAGTACGGGCGGCGTTCTTCGTCGAAACGAATAACAGTGTTTTCAAAATCAATCACGACTATTTCTCCAACAGGATTAAGGGTAGGCACGATTACTCGCCGAGCAGCGTGTTGCGGATTTCAGCGACCAGTTCGTTAATCTGGTTAACGGTGTTGTCCATGTTGTCACACAGGACAGAGACTGACGCATACAGACTGCCTGTACCATCGTTCGCCGCAGTTTTCAGTTCAGCAGTAGGACGTTCACCCAGCAGAGAAGTACGCAGACGTTCCAGCTTGCGGCGAACATCACGCAACTGAGCGCTTGCGGTATCGGCAGCATAGAAGAAGCTACGGCCGTAAGAAGTTTGAGAGATGTTGCCAGTCGCTTCTTCCTGATCATCTTCGCAGTCTTTCTCACCGCAATCAGGACCGTTGATGGAGGTTTCCAGCATACGTTGCAGACTGCGGATATTAACAGTCACCTGAGAGGTCAACACTTCAAGGACGTTCTCGGTGATCGGGAAATCTTCGCGGGTGGAAGGAGTTGGTTCGTACAGACCCAGACGACTCAACACGGAAGTCAGGTCTTCGTTAGCTACACTGATGTTAGTAGCACGAGCAGACAGAGAAACCGCAACGCTACCAGCAGCAATAGCAACATTCACCTGAGAGTACGCAGGTGAAGCAGATGCGGCAGCGATAGGACGATCGGAACGAGCAGCTTTAGCAGACTTAGCGCTGTTATCTACAACACCAGAACGAGAGCCTGCACCGCGAGTACCGCCATTAGTAGAAGCCATGTTACTTTCCTTACATAGTTGATAGTTAGATTAGACAGATAACTTTAGCAATCAGTATTTACAGATTTACGAGCTTGCGATAAGCGCGGAAGATCTCTTGCGTCAGGCCGTGACCTTTAGGGTTCGAAATGAAGCGCATGATAGGCGTCAAGTCGAACAGGCTACCAGCACCAACCAATGCAGCACCTGCATCAACCAGAGTCAGTTTATTCCGACTGAACAACAGCCTGACAGGAAGGTCACTGTTATTACGCAACGTGGAATAGTATTGCTCGTACACGGCCGCGCAGATGATCTGGCGTTGCTCTGACTGAACGTAACCTTCAATGACACCCATGAAGTCGGCCATCTTTAGGTCGTCGTTGATCACAACTGACCACGCGTCAGGCATCATCAAATCAGTCTTACCGCTTACCTTGTCGTGCTGAATAAGGAACTTGCGCACAGCGATCAACGGACCGTAATAGAACTCATGCTCGGCTTTCTGCGCCAGCGTTTTAAGCAGAGCAACGTAACCTTCTTCATCGCCACCATGCTGCATATGACCGAACGTGTATGAGAGTGGATGACGATTCTCATACATGTAGCGCGGAGTATAGATCCACGTACCGTTCAGTGAATCCAGACCGATACTGCAAGTGTTACGCAACTGGACAGCGCTGTGTTCATGCAGGTCAGCAATACCTGACAGGAACTCAATCTGACCGTCGATAAGTTGCTTCGACACCAGGTCTTTGTGATCAGGCAACGGGCTGCCGATCTGCATTTCTGATAATGGACTCGCCATTGATTTTCCCCTCAGCTACGAGTTGATTTATTTCCGTGCGTAGCCGACGACATAGTGACTTCGCAGTGTTGTACTTAGGCAACAGGTCATCCATGCCATTCACATCCGTCCACGTCAAATGACGACGGTAGATATCGTGGCAGATGCAGGACAACACCGTACCATGAAGACGCTTACCACCAAGACGCTTCGGTCCGTAGTATACAGTTTCAACCAAACCAACAGCAGTACCGTCGGTGGTATCAACAACCATCTTATGGACGATTGTCTGCGTTGTTATCAGCCAGTCTTTCAGATCCATGTTCAGTCTCCTGACCAAGGGCGGCATCGACAACATGACTGATACTTTGCCCAGCTGGTATGATGTTATTATTCAGCACTTCGAGATACTTCCCGCTGCGCGTTGATACCGTGATCAGGCTCTGCACTTCACACGGTAGAGATGGTTTATTTTTCAATAAAGCGCTTGCTCTTGTAGTCCCAGCCGATTGCTCGATAGAAAGCCCAAAGGTCATCGTGAATCTGCTTAGGCAGGTTAATGAAACCTGGCTTCATGTTGATGCGTAGGAAGCGCCTGTCTGTTTCGACAAGTTGATCCCACTCATGCTTACGTTGAAGCCAGAAGCGCATAGCTTTTGGGTCTCTGGCACAGACCTGACACATACGCTTATCGAACGCTCCCATACTGACGAGCGCTTGATAGTCGGACTGCTGTGTGTCTTTCTCTGGACGGAAAACGTGAACACGTTGAGGCACATTATCCACGTACTCAATCGCATACGTTTCATGTAGCATTAGCGTCCACGTCCTTTGAAGTTCTGCCGTGCAGGCTTCGCATTGAAACGCTGATTGCCTGAGTGACGACCAACACGGTTGTGCTTCTGTCTAACAGCTCTCAGGTTATGATCAGGCTCTTTCTCGATACGAGGAGTGTCCAGCTCAAAGAACCCAGTCATCTTATCTCGAATGGCCTCGGCAACTTCGATAAGACCTGACTCACGTACCTCAAAGCCAGACTCCAGCGCCAGATGCCGAGAGAGTGCCGTGTTGTGTTTGTTTAGCACCAACACGATCTTCTTGTCACGGGTAGCGGAAGACAGATACGCCATAGACTTAATCGTCTTCCCACCGATTTGCTGATTTTCGCTTTCAAGCATCAGAGCCAGCATGACAACGAAACGAGGTTCGAGTGTTTCACCTTCTTCAAACACCGCGTCAGGTAGATCACCTTCGTGCTGTTCACGAATAGGGTCAATGACAGCACGGCCCTGTTCGAGGTACGACTCAATCGCCTGATAAGTCAGAGTGTTAGCCTGCTTATCCTCGTGTGCATCATGCGCCATGCGAGCCGCTTCAATAAAGACACGTCCCTTCCAGTACGCATCCACATCCTTCGTCGTTAACTCAAGATGTAGCCCAGCATCGTTCTGCATCTTGCCCTCCTTCGACACGAATTTCCATAGGCACTACGTTATCAGCAACAATCGCTTCGGAGCTATCACCGACAAAATAGACGTTGTTACCGCGACGCACCAACTGCCAAACACGCACAGGCTCAAGGTTCATCGCGTATTGCAGTTGCTCCGACAGCTTGTGACCAACGGTTGCAGCATACGTGCGAGTATCACCCACTTCGTACACGGCGAACGTTACAGGCTGGCTGTCTTTGGCGTACGGACTGTTGGACGACACACCGTGCATGAACATAATGCTTTTGTGGAAGCGACGTTCGGTGAAAGCCTTTTCGTCGTCAATCTTTTCAAACAGGTGCAGGGAGAGAGCGGCCATGATGCTTCCTCAAATGGATTGAAAGGCGATGCGCAAGCAACTGGTCAAAGTGCGTCATGTTCATGTTGCGCATATCGCGTAGTGTATTGGTTGCTACCGTCAGGACTTCACTGTCCTCACAGATTGGAGCAACGATGTAGCCGTCGTCCCAACGAACAAGTGCAGACCACTTAGGCTCTTTACGATTAATCTTGTCGCACTTCATTGCAACACGCAACTGGCGCTTACGATAGCCCCACCAGCTTGTCTCTGTCACATCGACCACAGCAGTAGCGTGTTTGTGTTTGACTTCCATGTGCTCCACTAACACGTTACGAGTTTTAAACGGAGGCAGTCGCAGTTCCATTGTGATCTCCAAAGACAAGCCCTGCGCGAGACAGACTGCGAGCTTCACGACTTGTTTCTTCGTAGAGCTGGCGGTACTCGATAGGACACTCGGCGTCTAAACGTCCAAGATATTCCCACGCATAAGTGCGATGCTCGTCAGTCATGCGGTTATGGTAAATATCATTAAGCAGGTCCAACAGCGCTTGCTTAACATCAGCTTGTGCTCGGGTGAACAGGCAGACGAGGAAGAACTTCTCTGCGATGTACTGCGCACCGTATACAGGGTCTTTCTCGTATACGTCTTTGCAGTTATCGTAAGCGTCACCGCACTTGAGAGTCTGCGCCTGATGACTGGCTGTAATCAGCTTGACGATATTGCCCCAGAACTTCTTGATGCGGGGTGTACCTTCAGGGTAGGTGCGATTAGTCACTTCCTGCACCAGATCTGCGACAGGCATATCCACCAGCAGAGACAGCGTGTTGTGCGACACATCGCAGTCTTCCAGAACATCGTGGCAGAGAGCACCAGCTTCGATCAACTCACCTACATTGAACTGCGCCAGCCATGCTGATACACGTTCAGGGTGATTGATGTAGGGTTCGCCGTTGAATTTACGGAACTGACCTTCGTGTGCTTGTGTAGCGACAAGTCGAGCAATGTTAGTAAGCATAGGTTACCCAAGGTAATTGTTCATAGAGATCGTTGACAACCCATTCGATTTTAGCGTGGTTGTTTACGATGCGCACTTCATAGTAACCGTACGAAGGTGGTATCGCCTCAAACATGTTGGACATGCCTTCGTTACGGTCATAAAGATTATCCTCGCCGCGAATAACCGCAATCACTTCGTCAGTGTTAGCGATGTACTCGGCAAGGCAGTCGAAGAATTGTTGCAGGACTTCTGCGCCTTCGCGGCCTCGATTGAACATAGCAGTTGTGCGAATGTGAGGAACGACGCCGCTGCCTGTGTTAAAGATGCGCTCACATTCCAGATTGCAGTACACACCACCGCAGCCTGCGCCCAGCGCTTTACTGACGCTGATCTTGAAATGACGATCAAGATAGTCAAACGCCCACGGTGTTTTATGCCACGCACGAATTTTGTTGATCACTTTCTTGGGCGTATCAGTTTTCAGCTTGATGTTGTGCTGAACGATCATTGTGTAGCTCATTCGTCTTCGTCCTCTTCGTCTTCGTAACCTTCCGCATGACCAGACTCAATAGCGAAGCCTAGCTGGGAACGCAACTGGTCCATCTTGTTAAGGGCGCGGCGAGTGTCTGGCACGAACTCGAAATTAGGACCAGCTTCACGCTCGACGAACAACACAGCCGCAGCAACATCGTCCAGACCGCTGAGTAGATGCTCACGCGCTGTCAGTGCCACAAGACTTTTATGGTCTACGTGATCGAAGCCGTGCTGCTGGCAGTCAAGTGCTGCCTGTGATACTTGTGCGCTTGCTTTGGCCAACAGACCAAGGGCATACTGCAAATGATTTAGAGCCATAGTCAAACCACCTTGTTTTGTTCTGTATAGCTATTCTTTACAGATTCTATGGCTTTCATCAGAAGCACGAATGACGCCCTGTGGTTGACTAACTCCACACGGATAGCGTCCAAACAGCTCTGCATCTTACGCAGTGGTTGGCGCCCAAAATGATGGGGATAGATTCTGACCTTACCGTCACATGAGGCCAGTTCAAAGAATATGAGGTTCTCAGGAGACACTACATCATAGTGATATGCCAGACTGCCTGTAGCGCCTGTCTCGATAGGGTTAAGCCATTCACGATATGATGCGTGGTTCTTTGTACCAAGTACTGGTGCATAGCCTTTGAGTGCTTCGATGATCTTATCCAGCTTCTCCAGATACTCATACTCATAGTCTTTGCGTGTCTGGTCGAGAGCATGAATGGTAATACAGTCAGCACCCCATGCTAGGCGGAACTGACCGTACACACCATCACCACGTTGAGACTGGAACACTTCCCAGCTAATGGCTTTCATTGAAGGACTACGACCGAGAAACTTTCTTCTTGATATTGTTTGCTCTGGTTTTATTAGCACGTCTGCGTTTCCTATAAGTAGCTTTGATACGCTCATATTTACAGTTTAGCTGATATGCCCATTCAGCGGCTCGCGCTAACGCATCACCGTGACAGCGCTTAGGACTGCACCAACAGCCTAATCTCTTCCCGTAGAGTTCGAGAAGGTGACGCAGCAGTATCTCGCCGTTCTCGATCTTCTTCCACAAATCTTCCTCATGCTCGTCGCATACACGATCACGTTCCTTGACTGTCTCACTGACCATATAGAACTTGTTGCCCCACTTGGTCTCTCGGTCAATACGAACATCATAGTCCTTATTGCCGTTACGCATACTAACTACTCTGGTCTTTGGAGCTAACGGAAGCATGTTAATCCTTAAACGAGAAAAGGGCGCCCCGAAGGCCACCCTGTTGTTATTTACGCATCTGCTTTACAACTTCGTAATCGTCGGCTGTAGGCGAGTAGCCGTACAGAAACGTTACGCTTTCAACAGGCACGAGTCCCACCATGCACATAGCCACACCTCTCACTTTAAAGTGACGCACGAAGTAAACCTCCGAGCGGTCTTCATTGACAAGATGCGCTATAACGAGCTTGCCTTGCTGAGGTACGAGTATGGGTCTTAGCATCGCGGTGACTGTACGACCTTACCGCCTATGACACAGAACGGTGTGTTGAAGAAACTAAGAGCGCCTTTGAAACGAATTGGTTCGACAGCACGACAGTCTTTCAACTGAATGCCTACAGGCCCGAAGAAGAATGGATCGTCTGATTGCGTGATCGTACCGCAGACAGTGGCGTAACCGACGATAGCACCAAGAACGAAGTCCTGCTTTTCAGGCAGAGCAATATTCAGGCCGTCGCAGATTTCTTTGGCTACCTGCATGTCGTGATCAGACGGACGCTTAGAGCTGGCGTGAACAAGGAAACGTCCGCGCTTCTTCGTGTCCCACGTGCGATTCTCAATCTTCTTATAGCCTTGAGTAATCAACCACGCCCAGGGTTGACGGATAGACAGTGCTTTCATCGTTGCCACTCCAGATATGCGTTGTAACTCAGGCTAGCAAAGAAGATTGCCGTGCAGATTATGAACGCCCAACGTATCTTGGTAGAACGCTGGTGCGACATGATGTTGCGTTCACACCACAGATCGTTCTGATACAAACACCACGTCATAATGCAGGCGAATGTGCTGGTAACGAATATAATCTCGTGCGGTTTCATTCGATGCGCTCTCCTTCCTGAACCAAACGGTAATGCTGAGGGAGTTCTTCGTATGTCTCGAAGATGTACGGCAGGCGAACCGTAGACTCCCAACCATCACACAGGCTGCGGTACTTCAAGCGCAGTTGGTCAGTAGTCTTGCCGATAACCAGCACAGGGAAAATGAGTTGCTGGTCGTGGTCGACCATGTAGCGTACTGTTTCACGCTGCGAACTCATGCGACGTGCTGCCTTAATCAGACGGCGACGTTCTGCTTTGCCCAAACGCGCTATCTCCAACGAAGCCAGATGCTGGTCGTGCTGCACGATGTTGAAGCGGCTTACATGCTTTTCGATTTCGTTCACGGTCTTCCCGAAGAATGCTTGCCCGCAATCGCGTTCACCGCAATGTGCGTATTGTAATAACGTGCGGTACATGTCTTTGTCCATGACCACAATGTTCGTGTCTTTGTTCATTTCCATCATTTATTCTCGGTATATGTTTGGTCAGTTAACGTGGATCTGAGCCGCAGTGCGTACACACTCCGTCTTCATCCCAATGAGGTGCAGCACAGCAGGCGTCCAGCAGAGGATCGTTGTCAGAGAAGTCGAAGTCCTCCTCTTCTTGCTGATCGCAGTCCTGATCTAACTCGTCGCGGAACTCTTGGAGTTTCTCGCGATCACCAGCCTTACTCATAGCGTCTCCTTAGTCTACTGCTATGCTCTTTGTGCGAAAGTCCTTGCCGTCGAAGTCCAGTACAGGCATATCTTTGTACTTACGGCGCATCGCTTCTCGCCAATCACTAATGCCTAAATGGCAGTCGTAAGGACTCATGATATTGTTGTTGTAGTTCAAGCGACCTTCGTAACCAAGAGCGCGTGTACGCACATACTCAACAGCTTCGGCCGCTTGTGGGAAGTCTGCACCACACCAGTCGTATACATCAGTGCAGGTACGCATCATCACTTCGTGTTGGTAGAGCTTGCGCTTGTTTGATTCAGAGATAAGCATCAAGCCTATCCAGTTCATTAGACGTTTAATCACATGAACCTCCACCGTCGAAGCTACCGCCACTATCAGAAGGGCTTGTGTCATACCCACCGCTCGGTGCACGACACGTATCGGCGTCATACGAACGCGTAGGAGAAGGTGTGTTAATGATCGTGTGAGCCATCATAGTGTTCAACATCAAATCATCGTTACGCATGTGGTTATCTACGTGTGTATTGCGCGTCATACCACGACGAGTCGGAGCTTCGACCTGCTGCCGTTTCGGATGCGCTGGTGGACGTTGATTAGGACGTGGCTGGTGCCCTGGGTGTAGAGCGCGGTGCATACGAACAGCCTGCTCGTCCTTAGCGAAACGAGTATTGCCCTGACGATCAACACGCGCAGTCCGATCGTAATCACCCAATTGCTCCAGCTTTTCTTCAAACGTCTTTTGGGACGATGGCTTCCGTTTGAATAAAGCTAACAGACGTTTTAGCATTGTTGTTTCCTTCAAAGAGTTGACGAATGATTGTCGGGTCACTGACTAGGATATCCAGCGTCAGGATGTTGTTGTCGATATTGAACTGCGGGTTGTTTGAACTGTCGCACACAACCTTGTAGCCTTTGGTCGCGTCCTCTGACAGGGACTTCATTACGCCCTCAACAATGTCACGCGCATGACTGTTAAGCGCATCTCCACTTATGTTTAAATCTTTGTCTGCGGTCTCGTTGACACGCTTGAGCACGTACTGCCTCAATTCTTCTACTTTCTTTTCCATATTCACCTCCTGTCTGATATTTACAGATTTCAGATACAAAAATGGGCAGCCGAAGCCACCCACATTTAGTTACTTAGAACGAGGCGCGTTGCTCTGGTTCTCTACGAGGCCAGACGTTCGGCCTGACACTACAGAGCCAATAGCAGTGGTATCACCGAGAACTGTCTTCGGCCAACCTTCCATAGGCTTGATGTAGATGCTGTCGATGTTGCTCAGTGTATCACGCACCAAACGACCACTAGTGATAACGCCATTGGTGTAGTACGCACGTTGAATACTGACTTCGTACATCACTTTACCTTCGACGTAAGTAACGCCAGTGATCAGCACAGGGATGTTGAACTTGTCATACTCACCCGGCAGTTCGAGGTCGATATCAACTTCCACCAGCTGGCCTGACACGAACAGCGAGTCACCCAACTTATGGTGCGGCGATTCGAAACGACCAACATGACCGATGTGATCAATGTACTGCTCTTTGATTGCTTTCAGGTCAGACGCGAGGAAGCCATCGACTGGACGACCCTGATGCAGGAACGCAGTAGGTTTAGACTCAGGACCCTCGTTCACAAACAGCGAGACACGATACATGCGTTGTTCGCCATAAGCCATGCAGCCGTCAACTACGCCGTACGGTACTTTGTTCTCCCCAAAGTTATCGAGAGACAACAAAGCCATTTCACCGATTGCGAAAGCAGAGCTGTAGGAAGTGTGTTGCTTAGTCATAGTACATACCTTTTAGGTAGAGGGTGCAATCACTTTTGTGTTGCACACCGAATGCCGATTACTCGGCGGGAGTTTCAACAGGCCATCTAACAACTGGCGGGTTGAGGTAGAACTTGGTGTCGATGGTCTTCACTTCGTACTTAGCGTAAGGGAGACCACACGACGCATCACGCAACAACAGAAGGGCTGCCGCAAGACGCTCTAATTGTTCGGCACCGCGTACTGGATGCAGTACACAGGAGTGGGCGCTACCGCCGCCAATCAGGTCGATGTTCACACGCGCAACGGTGATGAAGCTACCGTCAGTTTCGTTAACACCTTCGCCACGATGAATGTTGACTTCACGAATCTCGTCCAGATGGAACTGGAACGCAGATAAGAAGTCGTCCGAGCGCGAGAAGCGAATGAAGCCACGCTGGTGGTCGAAGTAAAACTCTTTCAGTACAGCAATTGCGTCTTGGCGCTTGCTCATTGTTGCTCCTTGATGAAGCGTTGCCATTTCATTTCGAAGTGCGTGACGAATGCGGCACTAACTAGCGCAAGCCTATCACACCACTCAGAGGGAACGTCCAGTGTCGATAGAGAGTACGCTACCAGAATCCATGTAGCGAAGAAAACGATCAGGTAGCGTATCATCTTATTTGCCTACCGAGACCAACATCTTGTTCTGGTCATCGTTCAGGGAGTAGATTTTGTTGCCCAACAGCTTGTCGTCAACGTCGAAGTTTTCATCGACAGGCATAGGAACAACATTCGCACCAACGTAATCCACGTCAGGGTCTGCGCCAATGAACAGCGTCTTACCCGCGAGTTCTTCCTTATCTGTCTCAATGATCTGACAGACTACAGCGTTAGGCTGGTTCAGGTAGAACAGGAAGCCGATGCTCAACACAGAATCTTTGAACAGGTCAACAACACGGCAGTCTAGGCCGACGCTCTTGGCGAACTGCTCGATGCGTTTTAACACACCACCCTGACCTTCAATCACTTCCGCACGTTCACGATAGAGAATCGTCGGCAGGAAGTCACGATCAGATTCTTGCTCAAGCAGAATGCGACCGCACGTATCATGATGAATACGGTGCATCGTGTTGTAGAGCACGACGGAATCATCGCCGCTCAATTTCACTTTGACTTTCGCACATACCAGTTGGCCGTTGCGTACATACGCCACCATGATATTCTTAATCAAACAGTATGACATTTTAAATCTCCTGGACGTCCTTGTCCTGTTTGTTAAGCTAGGTTAGAACAGACGAACCCAACACGGGTCATCTGCGTCGGGCAGAGGCTTGCCTGACCGTATAGCGTCTTCGTTCGCTTTTCGTTGAATAGCTTCGATTTGCTCTACGGTCAATTGCTCGTCGTCTGCTTCATACCAGTTTTCGTTTTTCATAGTGATATCTCCTAGCCAGAAACATTCTGGCCTTTAAATCGCGACCGCTTCGGAGAGTATCACACAGATTGTCGCTAAGGCTTAAATACTGAAAAGCCTCTGAGGTGGTACCATGCGAAGCCAAGTGTAGCCACTACGCCTATCACGATACCTAATACAAGCCCTGTCCAGAACATGATTCACCTACTTGAAGATATCGCCTGGCTTCTTCTTACGCTTCTTCGCATAAGGAATCAGGATGTGTTCGATAAGAGCCTTAGCCGCAGCGTGTGTCATTGCAGGCACACAGATACGACCAAGACGTTCCCACTGCTCCTCGAACTTGCCTTTCAGTTTGTAGTCTGACGGCAGGCCAGAGATCACTTTGAGTTCGTCGATAGTCAACTTACGCCTGTGGCCTTTGTTATCTTCGACAAAGCCAGCAGACGAGAATCGCGCAGTCTCATACGCAATCGCATCGGCGGCAGTAATCGTAGGCATCGGACCATTCATCGCAGGAAGATAGGTGATGATATCTTTCTTCGTTGACTTGTAACGCTGTATGTGAGGCAGAGCGTCTGCAAGGAATGCCATGCTATCACACGGAATAACATCAGGCACAGCCTTAGCAGCCGTTGTGTACCCGAGTGCTTTCGCTACGTCTTTGCGGACGCCCATGAAGATGATACGCTCACGGGATTGCGGCACACCAAGCCACGCTGCATTGAGCATAGGCGCTCGCACGTAATAGCCCAGACGGTCGAACTCCTTCATGATTTCAATGAAGTAGCCTTTCGACGCACCTTTAACGAGGCCGCTAACGTTTTCCGCAGTGAACACTTTCGGCTGCATACCTTCGAGCATACGGCAATACTGATCGAACAGGTCATCAACCTGCTGATACTTGTTATCGCTGTACTTAACTTCCTTGCCCCAGCCTTCTTCTTTCACACCCGCAGTAGAGAAGCCTTTGCAGTTGTGAACGACCACGCTGTTAGCAACGTATGTCTCGTCCGTCTCAACGGAGAAGTTGTACACGTCACAGGTCGCCTGATACGCGAGGTTCTCAATCACTTCTGTCCACAGGTGGGGATCGTCCAGACCGAACTCATAGAAGAAGTTGTGCTCGTCCTGCAGGAACAGGTAACCGATAAGAGGCTTCGAGCTGTTACGATCACGTGGAGTCATCGCATGGCCGAAGTACACGTCACCCCAAGTCAGACCATCGAACAGAGGTCTGTTGAATGCAGAACAGCACAGGTAGTTCATCTCAAGCAGGAAGCGGCGTGAGTCAGACGTGATAGACAGACCAGCACCCATCGCAGTCACGTAGTCATGACCAGCACAACCGAGAATGAATTGCTGCTTTAGTTCCTGCGAGATGTGGAAGATAATCGCAGGCAGACGACGAGAGAATTTGTTGTAGCCTTGAGATACGAATCGACGTAAGAACTGCACCAGCTCTGCGTCCATAACGATACGGAACGTTTTGCGTTGTGCTGTCATCGTGTCAATACGATTCAGGCTGCTGATCTTCATCGCATCAAACGCCTGCTCAATCATCGCATTCTCAAGGCTTGAATGCGATTCAAAGCTAACGACTTCAACGCCGCTAACAGTTTCAATTGAACCACGATCACACCAGTGACCAATCATCCACCAGAACTCTGGGAATGTTACCCACTCTGCAATCTGCTTCGGCAGTTGTGCCAGCTGATCTTCATACACAGCGAGGCCCATGTCAGGCGTCGTGCGCGGAGTACCAACTAAGTCACCTTCTTGCACGTCTTTTGCATCACACCAGAATGGCTCGCTATATTCGCCAGGTGCAGTGCTACGACGCACGAAGAATGGATGCTCGGGAGTTGCGTTGTTCGTGCTAATCAGCGTTTCGATCTTGTGCATCGTACCGACGTATGGACGCACCATCGTATCGTACACAGGGAAGTAACGACCAACTGAGGTCATTGCTTGATCGCCGACATTCATGTCCGAGATGAACTTCATGCCGTCTGCTGTATGAATGATCGTGTCTTCGGTAAAGCACGGAGGACTACCATCAAGTAAATCCAGCTCGCCTTTCGCCAAGCCACAATAACGCATGAGCTTGCTTGGGTCCAGACGACGGATATCATGAGGCAGCACTTTGGTGGTCGGATGGTTTGCTTCGTAAGATTCGCGGGCAGAGTCCACGAACTCGTTACTCAACAGGATGTTGATACCGGCCATCTTGTGACCGGTAGAAGACCCACCGCAACCTGCGAAGAAACTCATACCACGCCAGGGTTTATCCAGCTTGTTGATTTCCTTCATAGTAGGCGGCTTGATGATCATATTATCCCTCGAACTTAAATCCACAACGCGGGCAGGTGCAGTTCAGGCTCTCACCTACATCGTCAGCGCCGTACTCTTTGAACGAACCGCTACTACCGTTCATCTGACCAGTAGTCTTACCAGCACGTTCCTGATCGACAACGGCAGCCTGACCTTTCAGCTTCTGTTGCAGACCGCGAATTTCCAGCGGGTCAAGGCCGAGTAACTGAGGCTTGATTGTGGTCAAGTCCAGCTTCTCCACCAGCTTGGCGAGTTTCTTGTTATCGAACTCACCGCCATGAGCATTCGCCGCGATGTTCGCAGCATACTCGGACTTCTTATCGTTCCAGTTAACGACACGCAGAGGGATGCTGATTACCTTCTCTGCTTTCTTCGGGTGCGTGGCATGAATGTAGCCCAGACCAACAGTGCCGTGCTTATCGGACGCAGGTTGAATCTCGATACGAGTCTTCCAACCGTCAATTGATTTCAAGCGCTGGTGGCCTGAGATCAACACGCCAGACTTTACGCTGTTGTTGAACACAATACCAGACAGGTCACCGAAGCTACCCAAAGAACTTTCGAGTGCTCGCAGGCGACTGTCGGTAATAAAACGCGGGTTATAGTCAGCGCCTTTCAGTTGTGAAGCTGTCTTGAGTTTTCCCAAGTCAAACTTCATAGCGCTTTTCTTTTTCCCTTCCTTTGCTTTAGCAATTTTTGCCATTAGTCGTATCTCTTGTGGTTGCTCTTTCTCTGTCTTTACAGATTAATAAAGGTATTTGCGGCTGACAGTAGACCACTCGACTTGTACTTTGCCGAACTGCACTACACGTCTGTCCAGCTTAATTACCATTTTCAATCCAGAGACCGAGCATTTCTTTATCGTGATACCGCCGCCCATATCTTTCGCACGGAACGTCACAGTACCTCTGTCCATCGTGTTCATCTGCTCCACAGTGAACTGGAACTCACACTCGTCGTGGCCGATCAGTACATCCTGCTCGACAAGCATCACAGTGTTAGCGATGAACCCAACAGTGGGCAGCTTAGGCGCGCCCAGATAGCGGAATGGCTGAAAATCTTTCGTCTTATCGTATTGCATGGCGAGTCTCCCTTTGTTGAAACTTAAATTACTGAGAGACTCTGGCCATCAGATAAAGCGCAAGAGGTTCAGTGCGTAGTTACTGCCAATGGTTATGTGAACGGCGTCTTTCAGAGTGTGATACGACTCTGGGAAGAACTGTCTGTAGTTAACTGCCAGATTGTAGTCCTTACCACGATCAGTGATGACCAGCTCTGGGAACTGACCGTGCACCGACATGTGGAGGAACTCGGCGGGTTCAACAGGACGCTGCGTCTGATCACCTTCGTTTGTGATAAACGAGTAGAAGAACTCTTGTTGGTTGCGATGCGATACGCCGAACGTAATGAATGCAGCCAGCATGTCATGACGCGCAGCCAGCTCCATCAGTTGCTTGTTGTGCTCACGCAACCACCACGTTGTGCCTTTAGCGGAGATGAAGTCTTCTTGGAAGACCAGCTCACCTACGTTCGAACGCGTAACAGAGATCTTGCCGTCAAGCATCAGGTTGTACTTGTACAGCATCCACACATCGAACTTTTGGTTCAGGCTCGTCTGCTTAATCGTGTTGTGTTCAAACACAATGTCAGGCAGATCGAGCGCGTTGATCTTCTGCTGGAGGTCAGCATAGAACGCATCGTAGTCCTGCACCAGCGTAGGCAGCTTGCCTTTGATGACGTGCGCATCCAGCATCGTTTCGATACGTGGAGTATGTCCACCTACCCACTGCTTGTATTCAGGCGACAGGAAGTAATCAGCCATGTCGATAGCCCAGTCACCAGAATCGGGCAGATCGAACTCTACGGCATCATCAGCAATACGACCGACGTTAACGTTAGTGAACACACAGCCGAACGCTTCAATCTTAGGATGAACGCCGACTTCAAACTGGCCATCGTCTTTAACTACCAGACGACGAAAGGGTGTACCACCACATGCTCCGTATGAGAGTAAACGCATTACTGAACTCCGTCATTCATCAGGCGGCGCACTTCAATCAGTTGTTGCTCTGGCGTCATGTCAGAGTCCAGGATTGAGCGCAGCGCATTGTTAGGGATAGTACGACGCTGAGAGGTAGGCAGATTCTTCATGAAGCGAACTGCCATTGCGCCGACCTGCGTAGCTTCACCCAGCATGTTAACGATCAGACGCTGGTCACCATTTTCTTCGAAGGTAGCGCAGTCGCGCAGCAACTCGCCCGCTTCTTCCGTAACGATAGACGCCGCGTGAATCGCTTCTTCCGGCCACTGAGGATGCTGCACTTCTGCATCATGCAGCTCGTTCAGAATCTGCTGCACCGCGATTTGCTCACGGCCGTGCTCGGAACGCTGGAACAGTTCCATGTTGTACTTGCAGTGAGACTTCATCAGCGCAGGATGTTCGTGTGCGCCACTGTTATCATCATTAGTACGCTGAATCAGGAAGCAGTTGTGAGTCAGGTGGTAGATGCAACGCGCCTTCATCGTCAGGATAGGACCGTGCTCCTCAAAGCCACGGCCGTCAGGAATCAGCACGTCGAACTTCTCAACACCGCGACGAGGAATGTCAGGGATGTTTTCTGCAAAGCCGACGTACAGGAAGGCGCTGATACGCTGGATCAACATGATGTTTTTCATTTGGTCACACGTCCTTTGACCGCAGGCTGAGGGCTGTAGTCCACCAGCTCGAACCAGTCTACGTTTGCGTTATCGAGTAACTGCTCTGGCGTCAGGCCGAGAATGTCGTCGCTGATTTCCAGAATAGGGTATTTAACAGGCTCACCAGTCTTCTGCATACGCTCACGCAACAGCATCCACTGAGCGCGTTGCGTCTGATACGCTTCGATGTGGTGCGTATACAGGTGAGTGTTGGTAGAGTTAAGCGTAAAGCCACCAACATTCAGACCGGCCCACTTCGCGATCATCTGGTGCATTGCGCTGTAGCCCATGATGTTAAATGGGCGCCCGAGTAGACAATCATTTGATCTGAGCTGGACCGTGATATGAAGACTGTCTTCTGCAACAACTTGTCCCCGTGCTTCTGCCTGAGCCTGTTCGTAGCGAGTTGACTTCGTTACGTTAAACTCAAACTCTGTGTGGCACGGAGGCAAGCCCTGCATATTCACATAAGAAGGATTGAACGCCTGAACACGTATGCGACGAGAACGCGAGCGGCTTTTAATCTGGTACAGCGCATTGGCAAACTGATCGATCTGACCTTCAAACAGGATGCGACCGTCAGCTAGTTGCGTTTCGATATAGCCGTCTTCACGCATACGCAGGATTTCATCACGCACACGAATAGCGTCCGCCGAAGGACAAACACCAGAAGGTTTGGTGAAGTCGTGAAACGCTTTGATATCAGGCCAACGGCGCCACTGTTCGCCGTAGATTGGCCCACACTCACCAGATTCGTCTGCCCACAAGTCCCAGATTTTAGAGTTGAGTGATTCGATGTTCGTTTCACCGCGCATCATCCAGCATGATTCATCGACGGCAGCCGACCAGTTCTTACGTGCGCCGAGTAGCGCAGGGAAAGCGATGTGGGTATTTTGCAACTGGAAGCCAACGCCGATCAGCGTCAGCCATTCGTCAGTGGTACGCGCAGGGTCAGACTCTTGCGTACCTGTAGCAATGATAGCGTCACACAGGTTGATGTACTGCTCGTCAACACAGTGCAGGGAGTACAGTTCGAAGTGGTTTGGGTTGCGTAGATCAAGAGGTTGTGACATTAGATATTCCGACTGTCAGTATGGAAGATAATGGGATGAAGACCAAACGCGAGCGCTTCGGTCTGATTGTTTGACACAGCTTCGTACGGACGCTCGAAATGAGGATGCCACTCATACACGTCACCGTCTTCTGCGACGTAGAGCTTATCACCCAGGTCAAGGCCCTGAATGTTTGGCACAGTAACAGTGTTGGTACCGTTGGAGAAGTACACACGATCTCCGAATGATTTTCCTTCTTCAACAATGGCATCACGACGCACGACGATGAACGGCTTGTTCTGACCGAACATCTTCAACAGCAGATCACGAGTCTGCTGTTTGAGTAGAATCACTGGAGTTGGCATTTTCAATCTCTCTATAGCGAAAACGGAAGACGTGTGCTGGCAGCTCTACGATACCACCACGCTCAACATCAATCACGACAGACGGCATGAACTTATCATTCGGGCTGTTCGACGTGTAGCACAGACGACAGGCACGCCAAGGCAGAAAGCGATGACGGTACTCCGTGCCTTTGACAGGATTCCAGCCCGAAGCAAACACAGCGCGAGACAGACGCAGCGCACGTTTCTCCAGATAGTGTTCGATCACAAAGTACGAGATGACGCACACAGGCACGACGAACGCGCTAACAGGCTCGTCCCAGAAAGGCGCGTTCCAGATAGACAACAAGAACTCTTTCATTCGTCGATCTCCGGCTTATCCGCGCCTTTGCCCTGAGTCTTCATGTACTCACGGATGATCTCACTGTCCTGCTCACGCGACTTGAGGTCCAGAGACTCGGACTCACCGAAGCAACGCAGGTCATTCAGATCGATGAAGCCAGCACTGACGGGAGTCATACGCTGATAGTATTTGTTTTCGATCATACCGTTCTGGATTGCATAGCCTACCATCGCTTCGCCCATATCGGAGTGCATGATATGAGTAGGGAAGATGACTGGCATGTGGACGCCGTCGTCACGTTCTTTGTTACGCGTACGGACGAACATCACATACTTAAATACAAGAGCTGACTGTCCCATCGAAAGAAACCTCTTTGCGGAAGATGAAGATGAACTGCGAAAGCAGCATTGCTGTCTGCTTATCATTTACAGTATATACGACAACAGGATGCGCTTCTCCCACACCCAGCACCAAGTCGATACGCGCACGACGCTGAGACACGACCTGCGCGGCATGACCCTTAGCGACAAGCTCTGGAGGTGTAGCGTGAACAGTCCCTTCGAACCACATCTCACCTTCGCGAGGCAGTTCCAGACGAGTGTTGTTAATCATCTGCACTTCTGTCAGAATCTTATCGAAGTGTTCTTCGTTCTGGCCGCGACTGGTGTGGAAGAACTTCTGGCAGAACTCACCGTATGGGCGACTGTAGATCTGTTGGAAGTCATGCGTATAGACAACGTTGATTTCCCAATCGTTATATATCTTCCAGTCTGATTTGGTAGTGCCTGTATTAGTCAACCACAGCACAGTGTAAGGACGACCAGACTTGCGGTGAATCCAGACGTTACCCCACTTCAAATCACCGTCCATGTAATGCTTGTGCGCACGTTCCAGATTGCGTTTGTGATCGCGCTTGTTCAGCAACCAACGCCAGATGATGTAACACAGGACGATAGCAGGTACTGCTTTCAGAATATCAATCAACATTTTCTTCGGGCTCCGGGCTGTAGCGGTTTAAGAATTGGTGCATGTTCAGTACAAGATCTTCGCCGTTCTCTTTGTACAACACGAAGGGTTGAGAAGGAGTCTGGTGCACGATACCACGAACCTGAATAGTGACCTTATGATCACGGAACACAGGCATACGATGTTCATCGAACCCGCTTGGCCTACGATCAACACGCGACCAATACTCACCCTCTTGTGGCTTGCGTATAGTGCTGCGCCCAAACATGTTGGTGGCCATAGCCATGAAGTCGTCAGACGCAGGCGGTAGCGAGTTATCAATCTCACCGTTGTGCGTGAACTGTTCGAGGAAGTCTTCAACAGGCATTGAGGAGATATACGCCCAGTGCTTAGAGAAAACAACCTGAATCGAACCGTCGGTGTACAGGTTGGTCAGAAACAGTATCTGGTAGTTTACGCCGTTTTCTTTCGACGTCCACACCTGACCTCCATGAATCACACCGTCCTGAATGACGCGAAGGGCAGCGAGGCGCTTACGATTTTCTTGGCGCCTGTTGTGCAGGGCCAGACCGTATGCAGCCAGTTTATCTTTCAGACGTTTAATCATATTTGAAGTCCTGTGGTGTGTCGTAAACGGAGATATCAGTCGCCTTGCGAATGGTCTCCGCGATAATGGAAATACGGCTATCGTTCTTGATAGAACTGCCCTGCACTTCGCGTTTCAAATTGAAATACTGATAGCACATGTAGGCGACTTCCAGCAACTCAGGACCAGCGGCAGCCAACACGCAGTTAGCTCTTTGGTTCGCTTCTTGCTGGCGATAGGTCTGACTGCCACGTTCAATCGTACTTGACATAGTACCAAGCATTTGAGTGTCAGGACGAGTACCACCAGCTATTGATTCACGCGTACCGAGATAGGCATAGATGCCATTTCCCGTCTGACCGTCTTTGTAGTTGACGATCATTTGCTCACGAGAGTGGCGCAAGTCTTTGAACGGAGGTACCTGCTCCTCGTTTTCAGGCACGTCGATGATATGCACCAACGTGTATTCAAAACGAGCGTTGTTGCAGTCGCAGCTACTCACCTTGCCTACGTGGACGTACTTACAATGCTTACAACGGTATGCTGTTTGCATGATTCCCTCAAAACAGAAATGGGGCACTAGGCCCCATGAGTTAGATTTTGCAGGCGCCGCTTTCACAGCCATCAGCATCTTTCTCGTCAACGACTTCGCCACCACCGTCACGCATAGTTTCAACGCGATCTTCTGCATCGTCTACACCTGGGATAACTGCGTCTGCATCAAAGTAATCTGCTAATGGATTGGTCGGGTTGCTCATTTTGTTTTCTCGTCGTACAGTTGTTGGATTTTCTGACCCATATCGTTCAGGCCAGTCATAGCGATAAGACCAGCCTGACGAGTAAGGCTTGGGTCGGTAAGCACACCTTTCAGTGTTTCGTTGTCGAAGCCCAGGATGTTCATCAGCATAGCTAGACGATACGCACCAGACGCCGCTTGTTTTTCATCGCCACCACCTGTGCCGTTAACAGCAACGAGTTGGGCAGCGAGGCCGTCGAACGTTTCACGCAGTAAGCGTTCAGTCGTGTCCAGATGATTGTGCAACAGGTCGTATCGAACATCATCTGGAATTTGAAGGTGGCAGAGTGCAATGCCCACTTTGATTTTGCGTTGGTCTTCACGCATGAACGCGCTAAAACGTTCAACAGATTCTTCGTCCACAGGTGCATCGAGAATCTTAGGGTCAATGCCCAGTGCGGCAGCGAAACGATCTTTGATATCTTTCAGGAAAGGTTCCACAATAGTTCCTTAGCGTTGTTTACGGCGCGCTTTCTTTTGTGCGCGTGTCTTTGAACGGAGTTTCTTACGTGCTGGCGCAGACGTTGCAGCACGGTCGCGCTGGCTGCTTTGCCAAACAGGTTCACGCGGGATACGCAGTGCTCTACCCGTTGACTGTGGACCAATCGGACCACCAGTTGTTTTGTAATCGACAACAATATTTGAACCTTCAGGAGGTGTGCTATCCAACGTGACAGCTCCCATCTGGTCCATAGTCAAGCCGAATGCCATAGCGCGAAACCAGTCGTCACCATTAGGTCCGTCATGAGTGACGCGCACATTCACATCTGACCGATCAACCTTAATCGTACCTTTCGGCAAATTGTCAGACATGTGCGGATAGCGATGCACAACACCGCGAACAGTACCGCCGTAGCGGAGTGTACCAGACAGTTGGCCTTCAGGGTCACGTCCCTTTTCAGCAAACATAGTATGCAGTGGAAGGTGGACACGTTCTTCCAACGCAGACAGGTTGAACAAGCCGCTAGGACCTTGAGCTACTAACCGTGGTTCATTTGCCAGAAGCTCTGCGAAGTGACGCATACGATCTTGTTGCATACGATTCAGTTCACGGAACATTTCGTCCTGCTCGGCTCTGGTCAACACTTTGTTGTTCAGGCCGTGATGATAGATTTTCTCTTGCACGGTTAGTACCTCTTATTGGTCTTATTCAGACGCTGGTGTTGTTGCGATAACTTCGTTCATGCGCTCGATGCCGCGAAGCATACGATGCTCTACTGACTTCATGTCCAGACAGAACATCTTGATATCAGATGCGTCCAGATGATCAGTCAGGCGGTACTCACGCGCATACACAACGGTCTTAACGCCTTCGCACTCAAGGTAAGCCAGACAATTAGGGCAAGGGGAATCTGTGCAGAACAGGATGTCCTCTTCGTTCGCCCACAGACTGTATTCTTCCATGCGATTGAGGCAGTTCTCCTCAGCATGGATGACAGTGTTGAGCGAGAGCGTCAGATCATCGTTCTCCATGACGTTGCTTGTGCCAGGCTCAGTGCCGTTAACACCACTACTCACAATAGTCGGGAAGCCGTTGTGGAAATGGATGAGCAGGGCGGCAGTTGCACGACGCTTCGATTTAGATGAAGCGGCCAGCGTGAAAACACTCGCCATGATATGTTCAGCTTGGTCTAATGCTAATGGTAATTCTTTCAGATCGCAGCGCACGTTTTCTCCTCAGCTTTCTGCTTTTCCAGTGCAAGCAACCAGTTGAGATATGCCTGACGTAATGTGTCGGCTTTACCTTCAACTGGGTTGGGGTCTTGCTTGTTAATCAATTTTACAGATTTCTTCGTGAACGTAACATTGAGGCGATGCTTCTCAATATAACTGCCAATCGAATGTGTCTGCGGAATCGCGTCATGGTACGGGAACATCTGCTTGCCTGTTTCATCAAATAGGAACTCGCAGTCGTCACATACTCCATTGTGCCATTCCCAGCGAATCGTCCAACCACGCAGCGCCCAGATTTCTCGCATAGTGGCTTCTGCCCGATCATGTTGCTTCTGGTAGTACGCACGTACTTCGGAGTCGGTTGCTTTATCCCCCAACGGATGATACATACACACGCTCCTGTAAGCGTTCGAAGTTATATGACTTGGACTGCACAGGACATGCCCGTAGTTCTTTGATGCGCTCTGCACGGAGCACTGCCCAAGTCAGTACGGCGAGCGTCAGTGTTTCACCTGCGACACGAGGGCCTTCGCGTCGGGCAAAGTTATCGACAGACAGCAAGCGATATACAGGATGACGCGACCAGACGTGATACGTCCACTGAACGTTATCAGCGTCGATTGGCTTAGGGATACCTGGCTTAACAACACGCTCGACACGCAGACCGTACTGCTCGATGACCTGAAGGATTTTCTCAGGTGCATCAGGACGCCAGTCTTTCACCAGACCCATAGGCAGTCCGTCAGAGTCAACGTAGTATTCGATATCAGCCGTTGCCGCTGTCTTCACTTCTAAGCAGAGGGCAACGGCTAGACGACCACGCAGTTCATTGATACCAATCATGATTAACCTCGGTTGAAGTGTTCAGAGTGTTTGGTGTACAGGTAGCTGTTGGACAGAGCCTGCATACGATGCTTAGTGAACGCGTGGTTGTAGTACCAACTATTGAAGTGTTGTGCGCGAACATCTTCTACGGATTTGCAATGCGCACGCCATTCACCGTTCCAGAGATACTGCGTATTGCCTGGCAGTCGCAGTCGCATGATGACAGGCTCGCCGTCCACCAGAGCACACGCTTGACGGCGATACACGTCCAGCAGTTCCATATCACCTTCTTCGGCGGGGCGCGTCAGGTATGACAGCAGTTCGTTACTGAAAGCCTTACTGACCAACATGCTGGCACAAGGCTTGTGTGGAGCCTCGTCTACAAACGCCGTGCGGAACTCCTGCATCAGCGTATCAAAGCCGTACAACAGAGCTTCGAAAACAACCTGCGCATCTTTGCAGCACTGTTCGATGTTGTCGAACATGCTAAAATCTTTAGCACGAATAACAGGCCCGCTGATCAGCATAATGTCAGACATTGAAGTTTTACCAACGTTCTCAACGATGTGGGTTTCCCAGAACTCAGGACCAATCTTACCGCCGAGTCGTGCCATGTCCAGAGCGTAGGACAGGAGGTGCGCGGAGTTATCGCTGAACTGGAAACCGTTAACGATATGTACAGGCATGTCTTTCATTTCTTGTTCCATCATTGCTTCCTCAGTAGTTCATCGCCAGAATTTCAATCGTACTATGCGAACCACTCTGGCCGTTGTTCATCGCATAACTTTTGTTTGGGTAGAGCACGGTCGTCGCGTGTTTCTTTAGCCAACGCTTTAGCAGATCGTTCGAGAACTCTCGGTGCTCTATGACGTTGCTCAACATCCACGGTACGCCCAAGCGGTTCAGTTGTTCAAGCGTTGCCAGCAGGTTGCGTTCGTTAGCTTCGGTCCACTTACCGTACTGCATTGCACCACTCGCCAGATAAGGCGGGTCGAAGTAGCAGAACGTGTTGCAGTCCAGTTGATTGCCGAGACGACCAAGCAACTTACCGTACTTCATGTTCGTCAGGTGAACGCCTTTCATGTGCTGGTGGAAGGACGTGAGTTCGTGTTCGAGTTCGTCGAACTTACCAATCAGACCACGATCACCAAAGCCCACGTTGTACACGCCTTGCTGATTGAAGCGCAGCATGTTCGAGTGCGCGTGTCGATGTGCAACGTAATGCAGGATTGCCGTGCGCTTCTTCTGGACGACTGTACGGAACGCATCGTAGTTTTCTTCGTTGCTGTTCGTCAGGCACCAGTGTTTGACCAGTCGCTTGACTTGGCCCAACGTTTTCTTAGGCTCCTGTTCCACCAGCATCTTGACGATATCAAATACCTGAGGACTAAGTTCGTTGTATACGCGAAACTTCTGCGGCATGTTCGCACAGACAGTAGCGCTACCACCAAACACATCGACCATCCGTGGACAGTCTTTTACTGACGGTGTGTTTTCGAGAATAATAGGAATGAGGCTGCGCTTATTGCCCTGATAACGGATTGGACTTATTACTGTCATTTTTCTCTCCTTTATCAGTATTTACAGATTTCAAGCGCTTGATGCTGCTTAGAAAAAAGGTGGTGTTTCTACGCTGCCTACACATGGTTCTATACTGTTTACGCACGGTTCTGCATGGTCCTTTTGGGCTTATTTTAGTTGTCTAAGATCAGAAAAGGGCACCCGAGGGCACCCTTTGTTATGCAGATTAACCGCCGTAGAACCAATCGCTCATGATCGCCTCCATTACTTCGCTACGAGTTGACGTACCATGCAGTCTTTCGCTTCGAGCAACTTGCGCAGACCAGTAGACTTCTCAGGACCGTTTGGCAGGTTCTGATCCATCTCTTGTGCCAGCAACGCGAACGGCTTGCTTACCGCTTGCAGATGTGGCGGCAGGTGAGCGTATGCGAAATACTGCATGATCTGATTTGGAGAAGCAGCAGCGTCGGTACGAATACCAACTTCTTCGAAGGTCACAACAGGAGTGAGTTCGTTCAGCGTTTCGGCAGACAGCTCAACTTCACCAGCGTTCTCCAGTGCTGTCCACGCTTTCTCGTCTGCGTGTTTAACGCTAACACCGATTTGAGATAGAGCGTTAACCAAAGTCGCGTACACAGCCGACTTGCCAACACCAACAGGTCCTAAGATACGGACAATAACTTCTCGTGACATTTCTACTTCCTCAGGAAGGGTAAAGTTAGATCGAGTAGCTGTTCATCAGGCATCTCGTCAAGGTCATTGCTGACAGCGCCTAGTCCAAACGTCTGACTAAACTCCTGCCCTGCTTTATCGTTATCGCCTAAGCAGACGAAACGTAGACCCAACATGCGAAGCTGGTGGTGCAGGTACTCGCTCACGTTTGAACCAAGAACGGACCAAGCATTGAGTCCAAGACGATGTAACGCACACGCCTTGAAGACAGACTCAGTTAAGAACACGGTCGACCCGTTCAGGTTTAATTTCTGATCCCCACACCAACTGCTTGCCGCCGAACGCTCGCGTGAAGTAACGACAGGCTTTCGGATTCTTATCGTGCTTAGGTGCATCTGGTGTGTAGACCTGTAGACCGCGCATTGCTCTATCAAACGAGAACAACGGCACGGTCATTTGCGTTTCGCTAACCCAGCAATGGTAGAATGCAGGATCGAAGTGGCGGCATTTCAGATGATGCCTTAACGTTGTGTTCATGGTACTCTCCTTCTGTATACACAGAGAAGGCTGCCTTGAACTCGGACTCTCGCATACTGAACTTATGTCCTTTGGTATACAAGGGAGTTTCGGTCAAGTTATGGAGTTGCACCCGATTGTCTTCTGGGTTTTGTCCGTGTTCGGCGCGACCTTCCACTTTATATGGATAGCCATTAGATGATTTATAAATGTGGCCTACAATAATGTCGTCAATCATACTTGCTCCTAACACGGACAGTACCGTGAGATTAAGGTTTAGAGTTGTTGCTTCGCATCAAGAACGCAGTGGACATGTTGTTAATGAAGCAGATAACGAGAGCGATCAACAACGGTGTGGTTACTTCCTTCGATATATCCATAACAACATTGAACACAATCAAAGCGAAGAACACCAAAGTCAAAAACAAGCCGGAGATAAACGCACTCCACGATAAGAGAAATTGAATGCGCTTACTCATGCTTTATTCTCCACTGCAACCCACTGCATACCAGACAGGCCTTGATGCAAACGGTACAGCTTAATACGTTTGCCTTTAGGCGTGACCCCGCAGATGAAGTAACCTTTCTTAAAGGTCTTCGGTTTACCTGTCATTGCCTTTTCGATTGTCTTAATGTTTTCGGCAACAGGACTATCGAAGCGCTTGAAGTAGATTGCGAATGACACGTACTTGCTCGCACCCCACTCGTCAATCTTGGCAAGCAGTGCGTCAGGATAACACGCTACGGGCTCTTCGGTACCAGGCTCAACGTAGAAGCAAGTGTTTGCTCCAGTCTTGCCTACGATGTACATCTGGCCCTTGATCTCAACAGAGTAGCGCCAGTCAAACATCGCACGAATCTCAGGTTCGTGATTCGCTTCGGTCGATAGCGCTTTCTTCACCTGCTGCTTTAAAATAGAAAACAGATTCATCTTGTCCTCAATCAGCCAGAACGTATTTGTCCATCAGCTCACTCGCAGTCAGTGCTCCGAACGAACCGTCTTCGTACTTCACTGCATAGTTGCCTACAGACACGTTGGCAAGCGTTGGCTTTTGATACTTATCCAACAAGCCAATCTCAACGTAACGTCCTTTGACATAACCATGACCGCCGAGGAACTTATCCATCTCCTCGACGTTCTCCCCGTTCCACTGACACGCTTCAAGCGTAGGAACCTTTTTCAGTTGAAAGCGATTAATCATCGTGCCCTCGCGTTACTGCTACTGGCGCTTCTCAAGGAACTCGCGCACCAGCCCCGCATAGTTGTGATACATACTGTTCTTCACACCGAGTTTGTGTGCAGCAACAATCAATGACGGACTCGAAAGGAACTTGGCGTTGTTGTTGAATTCCTTACGAGCGTCTTGTTCATCGAACTCCGAACCCGCAGCGAAGCGCACAGCCTTGTCTGCGACAATGAACTCATGGTCAGTGTCGAAGTGTTTCAGGCGATGCGCTATGCGACCGAGTTGTCTCTGTTTACGATATACGTTTACAGAAATGGATGAAGCAACGACAGGTATCGAGCCACACTTGAGATCGTCGCAGGTGATGATGTTATCAGACTGACCGCACTGGTCAAGCATCTGATTAGCAATCAACGAACCTACATAACTGCTGATCAGGAAAAGGCCGCGATACGTGCCTAACACGCTACCGATATGCTTCTCAATTTCCTGTTCCGTGTGTCCCATAGAAAGAGCTGGGTAAGGCGCATGTACTGCCCGAACACGATTGTTGTTCGGAGAGTGAATACGACAGTTGATGCCAGCTTCCTGCAACTGGTGGAAAACATACTGACCACCAATACCACCGTCAATGATGTGTACAAACATATTAAGTCCTCGTCGACCAATCGCGGGCCACATCCATGATGCGCTTGCGACCGTTGAAATTGATCTCAGGATTATCCAGTAAGCGTTCGAAGTGCGCAGGCACTCCAGCTTCTGTTTGATAGCCGCGATGCGGGCGATGCCCGACAATAGCGATGTGATCTGCCCAAGCCGTTGTTATTGGCATTTTCTGCTTAGGCATATTTAACTCTTGCCATGTGTACTTGATGAAGTAATCAAATACTTTCGGCTGCATCCACGGATTAACGTGAACAAGGCCGAAGTGATCACATAGCATTTCGTGTTGCAGCATACCGCTCGGGTTATATCCATCAACGCCGAGAGACTTCTTACCGCTTTTGATCCACGGTCGGAAGTATTCAGTGCGATACGCATGGTACTTTTCAGCGACGGAATGCGGGCCGCTTACTTTCTGGATGTGCGTGTTGCGGTTATACAGGAAGTAACCGTCAGCCACCAGACCGGACAGCACATACTTCAAGCCAGCGTCTTTGATTGCTTTATAGCAGTACACCATAGGGTACGCGCATTCGAAGTCACGCTTTTTCAAACAGCGGAAGTTTGCGTGAAGCAGTTTCCAGCCTTTGGCGATTGCCGTGTCAGACGTAGGCACCTTGACTAGAGTGAACGACCAACCCATCTTCTCTGCGACGATGCGGGCGTGTTTGCTGTCAAAGCTCTGCTCCTCGCCCATCTGAAAAGTGAAGGCGTGAACTTTCATGCCGAGATCATGCGCAGCCAGTGCGCTAACCAAACCATCGAGGCCGCTCGAAAGCAGAACGGCCACTTCTTTGGCTTTGACCTCTTTCTTTACGTGCTGTTCGAACAGCTTGCGAAGAGGATGTTTAGCCATTCTCTGCACTCCGACGCATTGCTTCTGCATGGAGGGCGTTCGCCAGTTCTTCAACTACCATGACGTTGCGCAGCGGGTCGAACACAGGCATGCCGAACTCTATTTCAAGGTCACGCATGATCTGGTCCTGTTGTTCCAGAGTCGCATCACACTCAGAGAAGTTGATGCTGATGCCGAGATACTTAGGCGTCAGGCCGTGTATTGCAGCAGCGTCCATGTTGGCTTTCAGTTCGAACACCAGGTTAGGTACGCGATTAACGCCAAGCTGAGTCTTACGTTCCCACGCATGGCACATGATGAAGTAGTCAGGCTGCGAGCCAGCAATCAGGCTCATGCTACCGCCAGTGTACGCTGGGTGGGTGATAGCACCTTGACCTTCAATCAGGTACACACGATCAACTGGACCTTCAGGAGACAGCGACTCAGCAGCACCTGCAAGGAAGTCAGCCACCAGCGTATCGTTGTTGATACCGCAGTCGCTAATCAGGAAACCAGTCTGGCCAGTAGAGCAGAACACCGTGTCGTCGTGTCGTTCTTTCAGCGCACGATGCAGAGTCAGCGTCGTGAACTTCTTACCGCAAGAACTATCAGTGCCTACAGTCAGCAGACGAATGCCGTTACGCTTCTCGCCAGTACCGAGCGGGTACGCATCAGGACGATGACGGAAGTCATACAGCTTGACGTTGTAGCGATCGGCCAGCTCAACGTATTCAGGATTATCTGCCAGACGCGTGTGCATAGCAGCAGCGATGTTGCGACCACGATAGATAGCGCTACGAATTGCACTATCCATTTGCTCGTCGATCTTACCGCCAAAAGGGGCGCAGCCAATCACCAGAGTTTCAGCATCGGTTGCATGAATACTCGCCACGTTAACATGAGGCATGTCCGGGAATAGGCCGTTGTCGTCTGCGACTACACAGCAGACTTTATCACGCGCCCATTCGATTGTGCCCGCAGCTACTTTAGCCTGAGCACGAGTTTCACAGTTGCCACAATACATGGCGAACGGTTGAGGGATGTTATAGATATCACCACTTACGTTCATATCGGTTTACCTTATTTGACTGCGATCCATCCAGCAAAGTTCAGGTCGCGGTAGAAACATTCCACACGGTTGAAGCCAGCTTTGCGCAGCAGTTCTTCGTTCCATGCAGCTTTCACAGGCACCAGTACGCCTTCAAGGGCTTTACGCTTAGTCGCAATAGATTCCTGCGAGTAACCGTTGTCGCCTTTCATGCCGTAGTAGGTGTCTACCAGCAGACGGTCAAGGAAGTTGTCGTCACCCAACACTTTCTCAACCAGAATGAAAGCACCACCTTTCTCCAGAGAGTCATAGACCTTCTCAAGGATGTGTTGACGGTGTTCGATAGGAGTGAACTGGAGAGTCAGTACACTCAGGATAAGTGAGCATTCAACCTGCTCGTCGAATCGGAAGGTGTCCACTTCGACCAGAGACTCGCTACTGATTTTGGCGTTCGCTTTAGCCAGCACTTCGTTTTGGCGCAGGCGCTCAAGCATGGCAGGCGCTACTTCGTAGCAGCAGTAGTGGTTACCTGTTTCAGAATCAGGCTCAGGACGATCTGCCGCATGATGGTACATGTACTCGCCGAACTCAGCACAGAACGGTTCGATAGCACGACCGAGTGACGCACCCAAATCAACAATCGCAGTACCTGGAGTTACGAACTGACGACCCAGACGGTAGGTCAGATCACGCATACGGTCATACGATGGAATTGAGTTTTGCAGCATGTTATCGAAGACAGCAGCAACTGGCTCATTAAATTCCCAGCGGCCTTGTGGCATTGTTTGATCAACGTTGCTCATGATAGTGTTCCGTTATTTGTTTTGACCTGTCGAAATTACCGTTAGCGAGCAAATTGTTCAACAGTAATCAAAGAAATTTCATTGGTTGTCACGTTGACCACACCGACGCGTGGGATTTGGTCACAAGGACGCTGACGATCAGACGGACTGCCGTAGTACCAGTCACTGTATACAGGCGTATCGCCTACGTGGCCAATAAGACCTACAGACAGATGACTAGGCTCCTCAATTGGAGTGAACCAATCCAAATCTGCATCAGGCAGCCAGAGAAGATGATTCATAGCGAATGCGTTGTTAACGATGAACGCAATCCCTGTCTCGTCTTTAGCAATCTGACCAGCAGTCATGCCAGCGTACTTACCAGCAAGACCACGCTCTTCGGCAGTCATGCTTTCTACGAGAAGACTAACAGTGCTCTTTTCCATTTGTACCTCAGAATCTGTCGTAATCAGGTTTAGCTATCGAACCGTTGAAGACAGGGCTGAGGTCGCTATACGATCCGTGTTCAGCCATCTTCTTACCTTCGGCTGCGAGCGCTTTCTTCTTGGCTTCAAGGTCACGCTTACTCTTTTCACGACGTTGGTCGGTATAGAGAAGTCCGATACGAGGCGCGAGTACGCTCATGGTGCGATGTGGGAACTTCGCAGCAATCTGACGAATCAGTTCCATGTCACCCAAACGGATAGCAGTCTTCAAGTTGCCTTGTCCCTGCGAAACAGTCTGCGAGCCTACGATGCGACTGCGACACTCACCCAGCGAGAACCAAGCACCACCTGATTCCCACACGCTATGAATACCACGATCGAGGCGACCGAAGCGTTTCAGTTTGAGCAAACGATATGCCCAGTCACCGCCGTAGAGATGAAGCGCAGCAGCAACGTAGATAGGTTGGATGCCCACACACATTGCGATCTCAACCGCGTTGTACGATGCCGTACAGAAAGAACCAACTTGCTTTAGACAGAACTCAAAGTATTGGTTGGACAGCGGACACAGGCCATTAATGTCTGCGGTCTTTAGAATACGAGTCTTGCCATGACCAACAAGTTCCTCAAGCTCTTCCCGTGAAGGGTCAGGGCGAGTATAGTTTATTTTTGCCAAACGGCTTTCAACGTTCTTTGCTGTAATCATAGCGGCTAGTCCAGAAGTTTATCGTGAGTAGTAACACCGTCCAAGAAGTCACAGGCGATCAGCTTCAAGCGGAACTCTGTTTTACTTGGAGGGAAAACGTTAGCATCCAGCGTTCGGAACGAGCAACTATAACGAATACGGTATAGACCTTCGGAGGTCTGAACGTACAGGACGTCATTGTCCTGAATCGCTTGAATTACAGGTACCGCGCCTCCTGGCTTTACTTCTACCTGAATTGATTTCGTCGATGTTTCTACAACGACACTTGCAATTGAATGCTGGCCGCTATCGGTTCCATCTCCGTAAAAGAGCCAATCAAATCCGCGTATTGTGTTCATCAATACACCCCAGAGTTATTGCGCGGAACCCCGCACGTAGTTAGTATTGTAGTTCTTTGGTAGATAGGCATACATGTTGAACTGATGCTTCTCGCAGATAGCGTCAAGCACAACACAAACCTCTTCCCAAGAAACCCCGCCGAGTCCGCCGTAGAAACGCTGAATAGCAATCTGTCGGTCTGGAGCAATGTTCTCTTTCTCACACTGCTCCAGCAGATGATCAAAGGCGCGTGTCAGATGTTGTTCACTGAAACGATTGATGGGCTTGTGAGCGCCCTCCGATGAACCATTCAGACCGAGACCGAAGCCGCGAGCGATGTGCATGTTAGCAACGTACAGACCACGACGGTGCTGAGTGCTAACGCGAATCATGTGCGTCTTACCGATAGTTAATTCGTGTTCGTAGTCAACGGCATTGACGCGGTTCACGACTTCGGGGAAGCGGCGAGCAATACTCTTTTGAATCGGGTTGCCGTAAGCACCGCGAGCGTTGCACTCAACACCAATGACGCGGAACTTACCGTGGATGAAGTCAGATACGAGGTTACCGTTCTCAACGGGAATCACTCGGAACTGCTTCGGCGCGTAACCTAATGCAGATAAATCCATTACTTATCTCCAGAGTTATACATCTTAGTATACAGGCTATTTACAGAATCAATATCATCCACCAGGTTTCCGGCGTCTGTTTTCTGTATGCTCCAAGTGAGGCCAAGTGCGTCCTCAGCAGGAAAGCCATTCGGGAGAAAGTTAATGATCATGTCCTTGAGCGTGTAGCAACGGGCAAGGTGCAGGAAGGTCATCGCCATCACAGCAGAGCCAGGGCGATCGGACATGAGCGCGACGTACACCTTCACGTCTTCGCTCACAGTAATACCAGGGTACAGGTCGTTGTTGAAGCGCTTGCGAATGAGTTCGTACATCTTCACTTCGGCAGCCAGCTCGTCAAGGAACTGGTTGCGTTCGAACTCAGCCTGTTCGCGCACAGGACCAGGAGCAGCTTCATCAACTGTCTTGTTCAGGCGAGCCAGAATACTCAACAGCAGCGCGATGTTTCCATTGGGATTGTGTTGTCCCATCTTGAACGCCGTCTTTGCTGCATCATACCACTTCTCCAACTGCGTAATCTTGTCCGTCATGATATCCTCTTAGACGTGTAATAGTTGAGGCAGGTCCAGGCGTTTCTTAACTGCTTTCAACGCTTTTATATCTGGACGGCCAGGCACGAACGCGTCGATACTCTTAGGCAGAGTAGGCACGTTGCGGTCGATAGTTACAAGCTCCATTTGCAATTCAATATCCATTGATGGGATCTTACCAGTTAGTGCTTTCGCCCAACCAGCATTTGATTTCAGATCCCCGCTCAACAATGCTTCACGTAGTTCAAGAGCACCACCGAAACGATTGATGAACTCTGCGGCAGTCTTCTCACCGATGCCCGGAATCCCAGGAACGTTATCGACGCTATCGCCAGAGAGTGCGAGCATATCAATAACACGGTCTGGTGGCACACCGAAGAAGCCTTTGGCAGTTTTAAGAGTGAAGCGACGCTCGGCCGCATTGGACTGCGCCTGCATGATAAGCTCCACGTTCTTGTGGTCAACAAGTTGCACGTAGTCTTTGTCACGCGAGTACAGCTTGATCAGATAGTCGTACTTGAAGCGGTCACTCAACGTGCCCACAACGTCGTCACACTCGTACGGAGATTTCAGGCCAACGTAGTAGCCAGCCATCTGGAGTATCTCACGCGCCAGCATCATCTGAACGCCAAGCTCTTTGGTCAGAGAGCGATCACGATTGCCTTTGTAGTCGCTACTCTTTTTGAACACCTGACGGATATACTTCTTCTTGTGCTCCGCTGCCCATTGCTGCATAGCGCGATAACGCCACGTAGACTCAGAGCTAACGTCAAAGCAGAACGCAATGAATTGACCGTTCGGGTCTTTCGCTGCGATATCAATCAGGTCCTTGACCATATACATGAACTGACGCAGGCCGTAAGTCGGAGTACCGTCTTTGGCATACGTCGGGTTCTTTTGGGTTGCGAAGTAAGCACGGCACATCCAGTTCGACGCATCAACGACGTGGAGCATGGGCTGTTTGCCGTACTTGATCTTCATCTTCTGGACAGCGCCAGCTACTGGGGTCTTCCCAATAGAGGCAAACGATCTACTCATTGTTCCTCCGCGAAAACGAGAGAACGGCCTCGACCACGCTCCAGTAATACGCGATGAAACGCCAAGCCGCAACAGAACAAATCAATCGTATCTGTTTCGGAACTACCCAGCTTCGTTGTCTGCGCCAGCTCGTGCAGATAGCTTTCACCCGCGCAGAAGTAACGCGCCAGTGGGTCATAGAGAGCGCCACCACGCGTGAATTGGTAAACGACTTGGCCTGTGAACGCAAGAGTCCTAAGGTCAAGTTGCAATGCTTGTGAACAGAGTTTGAAGTTGCGCTTAAAGAGGCGTTTCATGGCGTAAGCAGCGCCGGGACCGTCCGTAAACAAAATAATCTGACAATGTTCAGGGGCAGCCGATAGGAGAACTTTCAGACCTTCCTTGTTAGAGGAGCGGATGAAAGCTGTATCGAAGGGAGGTACTCGTTTCGGCTGCTTGAAGAAGATGCGATGCCTTGCGCTATTAGGACTTTCGTCCACGGTATTCTCGTCCATCACGTCACCATTAGATCGTACAGTGATGTTACTTCATCGTTATTGAGGGCAGCCAGCAGAGTCCGTGCTTCGTCGTCTGTCTTGTTCGAAAGGAACTTGGCTGCGTACACAGGATTCGAATCGGTCAGATTCATGAGGACCCGAAGGTCCTCACGACAGACGTTAAGCGAAGTCTTCTTCGTCGGCTTCAACGGAATCATCGTCTTCGTCTTCCTCTTCGTCATCGAGGTCTTCGCCTGTCAGCATACAGGTCACAACAACCAGATTGCCGACGATAACGATACCGCCGATAACGATCTGATTTGATTCGTCACGCTCTGCTTCTTCCAGGAGTTGCACAACGTCAGCGTAAATCAGTTCAGCTTCTTCTGGGTCGCGCACGTCATCGACAGACAGCTCAGAAGGTGCAGTCGGCCAGGCTTCGGTCAGGATGTTCTCAACTTCCTGTGCAGCTTCGACCGAGTCCTGATCGTTATCGTCAGCAGGCTGAACGATAAACACGAAACCTTCTTTCTGCTTAATAATGCGATGCGGGAATAATCCACTCACGATGTACTCTCCTGATTAGGTGTGTAGTAAACGATGCCCCCGTTGTTCGGGAATAAAGCATCTAATGATAGGCTCTGCATATTTACAGATTCCCGCAGAGTCAGCATACACGTAAAACACCACACTTGAACTTCGAGGGGTGCGGTATGATCGGAAATGGTCTCCAGCTTGGATTGACCGTCAATGGTGCCTGTCACGATATTGCATTCGACAACAGGCATCTCACCGTCACGATTAATCTTTAGCCCGATACCATAGTCAGTAAAGATAGGGTGGCGATACACAACCACCTTCTCAGTACCGTCAATTGGACACGTAGCAACGTTGTACATTAACGGAGTCTCGACATTGCACGAAGCTCACCTGGCGTTGGTTTGAACGACACTTTACCATCGTCCAGCGGCATCGTTTTGTTGGCTTCATAGTTCTTCGCAGCTTTCCAGATCTGGTCGTTCGCTTTGGAGTTAGCGACAGACTGACGGAAGACGTGCTTCTTCTTGCCTGTCTTGGACAGTTCGAAGATTTCGGAGCGTTCACCGAAGTCACGATTAAGCAGCTTGCGTTGCTCACCACCAAGTACAGCAGAAGACAGACCGATACCAGCTACGTGACGGCGACGGCGTTGCAGGTCAGCAGACAGAGAACTGACCGAGCTAAAGCTATCTCCATCACCACCAGCACCTGGTTCAGGCGGAGCGAACTCCTGATCGATTTCAGCCTGACGTTTGCGATAGGCCATCAGCTTACGACGCATTGCGAGGTCTTCATCCTGATCCATAAGAATCTGGTCGAAGTTGTACCCGCCAGCCGCAGCGATAGCACGTAACGGAACTGGAACACCCAGCTCAGTCATCGCACGTAAGTTTTCCATCATCGCCTGATCAACGTCAGGACGGAGTTGCTTAGACCAATGCACGTTCGGAATAAACAGCTTAGAGCCGTCATTCATCTTGTACATTACTTCGGTCAGGCCACCTTCCATCATGTTGTTCTTTTTGATGATCTTACCGTTACGCTGAACAGCCAGGCCGTTCATCATACTGATAAGTGGGAAGACTTTCTCGTAGTAGACTTTACGCGTCAGGTGATCACGGAACGCTCGCATCGCTTCAACGAAGATAGTCAGGCCAGCAGCACCCGAGTCATAGTTCGCTTCACCAGAGAGGAACGCTTCACTGATGCCCATCGCTCGCATTTTGAATTGAGCAGTCTGGTCCCAGATATCCGTAATCTTCCAGAAGTCACCGCCTTGACGGAACTCACTGATGTTCACGCCGAGTCGGGTCGTGATGATAGATCCAATCGGGTCACTATCCGCAGACAGAAGAAGGTCGGTCATAAAGTCCATTTCTTCTTGCGACGGTTCCCACTGATCACCATCACCCAACTGGGCATGTAAGATACCGCGTTGACGACGACCTGATTCAATCAACGTACCGCGATAGAGGTTCTTCTCTATCAGCCAAATAGGCAGCACACGGCGTAACACCGAGATACCTTCGCCAAAGCTGAATGTTTTACGCGGGATGTAGATCGTACCGATGGGGTCAAGCTCCATCGTGGTGTCGTTCATGAGCTTATCAACAAACCCAGGGCCCAGCTCTTTTTTCAGCGCGTCAATACGTTTACCTTCTTTAGCAAAGGCAGACTTCACGTATTGAGGGATGCGCAGTTCGAACATCGGGTCCTGACTGATAAACGGCAGTGGCGTTACGTCGATGTTGTCGTAACGGTGCGTCATCAAGTCGATAAACTTCTTACGGTCTTTGTTGTAGATCATCGAGCCAACAAACGCGCCAGTAACCTGAATATCAGTTGTGATGTTCGGCATACTGGTCGTCAGTGACAGACGTTCATTCACTTCATAATACGGCTCAAGCACACTGTCCTTCGCGCCACTGAAACTCACATCGGAGAATGGCAGCGTTGAGAACAAGTCCACGTAGGAGCCGCAGATTGGGTCGAAGTGATACATATCGCGGTAGACATTGAATAGCTGTCGGTCGTCAGCATCATAGTCCATGCCTTCCATCATCGGCTCTAAGTCGATATCAAGAGGTACTGAACCAATTTGCATATTACCGGCAGCCATACCTGCGCCACCCGCAGACTGAGAGGCGAAGCTCATGTTACGCCTCGAACTCTCGCTGCGGATTGCTTTGCCTATCTCGCGCGGTAAGGAGGCTGCGCCGAGAGAATTTTGTTTCTTCTTTGCAGGCTCCGAGGGTGCATCGCCAAATTGACGACGCCCGACCTGGACGCCCATAATTACCTCACTTCAAAGGGATTGCGAGACTTACGCGGCAGCCCGTGCAGAACATAACGCCTTCGCCTGAAAGCAGTTGTGTAGGCACGGTAGATGAAGCACACTTCGGACACACGTTTGCGCTTTCAACAGCGAAAGCAGCGCTGGTGCTTTTAACCGACTTGTCACTTGACTCTGACTTTACAGAGTTGTTAAGCAACGGATTATAATGCTTACTCATGATCGTATTCCTTGTATGAACTGACTCGTCTAAATTAGCTTACTTGCGGCCAATCATCCGAGTACGCGCAGAACCAAGAACACGACCACCACTAAGTTGTGGACGGCCTGTTGACGCTGAGCCTGAGTTAAGTCTGTGTGCTACACGGCCTAAACGATTCGGGTCACGATTGATAGTTACTTCTGGCGCTTTGATCAGATACTCGTCGTAGTTACCACACTCGAAGCCATAGACCATGAGTGCCATTGCTCGCCACAGGTCATCGGTTGCCCCTGTGTTCTTGATAACGCTACGTCCAGTGTCTTGCACTGTCTGGAGTTGCATGATCAAGTGCTCTGTTGGTTTGTTCTCGAAGCACTGAGGATATTCATCGCCATCGTATTTCAGCGTGTCCATAATCGTCTTAGCGTTCGTCATGCGAGGCAGTGTGATGCGACTCGGAGTAGATTCGAACATCGTCTTCACAGTCCACATGTCCTGATATTTCAGGCTGTACTGATCGGATTCTTCAATCGAGTCCACTTTCAATTTAGCATCTTGCAGCAACTTGAGTGACTGCCACTGGTCAGCAAGCATTACGCGGACGTTACGCGCTTTACACAGGGGTATAAGCAGTTCATCGAAGATTAAGGTATAGTTCAGGGGGATGCCCGGCTTTGGAACGATCTCCACCAGACAGTCAACACTGATAATACCGTCATCGCCGCGTGAGCCTGTTACGAGTGCGAAACTGTTATTCGAGAAGCCTGCATCAATCGCAAGGATAGACGCTTTGGTTGTCGTTGCTGCTTTGACTAAAGCACCATAGCGCTGGCGCTCACCGTCTTTGTGTCGAATGATGTGATGCGTATAGGTACACATCGAACGACCCTTCTCACGTATAGCATCTGCGATAAACGTAGGCTGCGTGATGAACGGGTTAGCAGACAACGGTGCTTCTGCGCCATAATCTCGCGCTGCACCTACAGGGTCACGCTTGAATGCTTCGACAAGGAACTCGGAGTCGCGTGGCATGTCAGGGTTCATCTTCCACGTAGGAGCATGAATGCCTAACAGCTTCTCACTACCGACGGACATACGCAACAGCTCGTTGATTTTATCACGAGCGTGTACCGGGCTACTGATGTTGCAGAAGTAGCCCGTGAATGCCTCGTCGTAGCCAGCTTCCACCTGCCTTCGTTCTTTCGCTCGCACGGTCGCAAGTGAACGGTCTAGTGCGCCGTACACTGCACCAGCACTGACTTTGATCTTTTTGGATTGGGCGTCGTTATCGAAATACGCCACTTCATCGATCACCGCCAGTACGCGGGTTCGACCACGAAGAATACGACCATCGGGACCCGCTGGGTAGATAACAAAGTTCCTGTGTCCATACAGAACGAACGTGTCACGAATCTTCATCACTTCAATGCCGAACTTGCGTTCGTGCTTGCGAATCAAATCGTGGTACGCTTGGAACCAGGGACTACCCATGATGTAGTTGAAGTAAGGAGTCCAGAGTGTATCGGCCGCTTGCTTCTGAGTCAGTGCGACGAACGTACCGTGTAGGACAGTCGTGTTGTCGATGCTCAGGATGCCCGTAGGCGATTGCGACATTAACAGTCTATGCGTCAGGTAGGTCGAGATCATTGCAACTACAACGGACTTACCGCTGTTATGGTGCACAAGCCCAGACGCTACGAACTGCGGGAGTCCTTCCATCTGCAAGTCATATGTGACCTGCGGCGTGCCTTCGTCAACAGCCTGCACTTCGATGTGAACAGAGCGACACTCAGGTTCAGCGGTGAGGTCATACACAATGCTCCAGCTTCGCGTGTCATGCAACACTTGAGGCATGTAACCTGCGTTGATAAGAATCGACCACACCATCTGTAGGGCGTCTGCATCTTCGGTCACGTACTGCATCTTATCGCCGAACGCGAGAGAGCGATCAGCAATGTAGCGCAGTGCTTCTTCACGGACTGACAGGCCCGCATCGTAGATACTGACAGGACGTTGAATCTTACCCCACGCATTCGTGCCGAGTTTGATCTCAACACGGTCGCCTGCTTGCAGCTTGGACACTTTCTTAAAGCCTTGCTCCGTACGCACAGGGTGCTCATGAGTTGCTTCAATCCACATGCCGTTTGCGAGAGACACAACCTTTGTTGGGCTTTCATCTGACACGTACACCTGACGAACGTTCTTAATCTCACGCCCGTTATGCGCATTGAAGTTGCGCTGCGGTTTGTGAAAGCCAGGTGTTGAATGACCGATCATCATATGACCGATAGGCATGATGCCGCGAGAAGTAACAACAGGAGTTGAAGCGATCACACAACGCTGTCCGGCATTCACGGCCAGCTCGTTGTAGAAGTTCATCTCTTTCTTGCGAATCATCTCAGAACGACGAGCGCCGCAATGAGGGCACACACCGTTGTGTAACAGGTGCAAGTGTTCCTCGATTGCGGCTGTAGTTTCCTGCGGCTCGTGGTTCTCAGTGTGCTGCCATTGCAAGTCTGGAGAACAGCGGACGCAAATCTCCCCGAACAAACGTAGACCAATCAAGGCCTGTTCAAGATACGGCTCGGCTTTTAAGAAGTCGGGACTCGTACACCACTCAAGGAAGTTTTTCGCCTTGGGCATTGAACTGTCATCGAACTTCAAATCGCGTGGCACGAGGGTACGTTGCTCTAACGCACCTTCAACCAAGTCAACGATGTTAACCTCGCCCTTCTCCAAGAAGTTAATCGCACTTGAACTATTATCTGACAAGAAATCCATGTCGGAAGAAGTCTCCACCTTTACGTCATCGCCGAGCAGCGCATCAAAGGCTGCAATGCGTTTCGGACGTAAGGAGAAGGCTGGGCCCTTCTTAGGCTTGGCCATTATCGGTCATTTGTTTCCTGTATTCAGAGAAGCCGCGCGTCGTACCTATACCCGCACCCTTAGCAACAAGGTCAGTGTTGCCGTGCATCAATCTGCGAATCTGGTCACGCAACGAATTGCCTTTCAGCTTATGTTCTGCGCGTACATCATCGAACGATTTGATCAGCCAGTCTTTCAGCACATCAGCACGAACGGTTTCAGGCACAGAGTTTGACTTCGAGAGCATTACACCAATGATGTTAGCAAGCCCTACGCGCTCGATATAAGGCACAAGCTCACTGTCAATCTCTAAGTCCGTCTTGAGACAGTCTTTGGCGATTGCTTCCACTTCGCCTGCTGCAATGTCAAACCCAAGTATCGGGCTGAACACATGGTGCATCAGGTAATCGCGGAACGTTTCCGAGTAAGAGTCGATGCTATCAAGTGCACCATCAATTACTTCGTCGGTGACCGGGAAGACGTTCTCTGGACCAATGTGGTCTTTGTGTTTACGGGAACGGACTTCATTGAGTCGAGGCTTGATAAGAAGTCGGGACTCAGTTTTTGAGATCTTTGCAGCTTCTTCGTCGAGGTCGAGAGCGTCATCATAGTCCTCTACAGGTGTGTTATGAATTGCATGAATGTCATTTACCATGCGTACTTGCTGCGTGGTATTTGGCATTGTATCGAGTTCCCACGCTTCTACTCTACGCACCTGCCCATGCTTAACAGGGTACGTCCAGCGTGGGACCATCTGATCAGACTCAGTGAGTCCGTACGGGCCTTCGAACTTATTCACGGCCGAATACGAACTTGTCTGCGTGATCGTCGAATGTCATCTGCACAGCGTAATGCGTTACGTCAGACATTGATACACGGCCTGGCTGTCCTGGGTTCTGACAGTGAAAGCCAGCGCCGTTCGGGTACATGCCAGAATGCTCTGCACCCTCCTTGGTGCGAACGTGATAGACATAATCCTTGTCTATGTTAAGATTGGCTTCGTCGTCAAAGACAAGCCACTGGATTTCGTCCATAGAGACTCCTTAAGAAACCGCGTAGGACTTACGCTTTTTCTTCTTCTTCGGAAGATCGCCGTCATCGTCGTCGCTATCAGATCCAGAACTAAGGAACGCAGCAGCACCACGACGAGACTTCTTAATCTCAATTTTATCTTTCTTCTTGAAATTACCTTTCCCGAATTTCTTTTTGGAATCGCCTTTACCTTCCATGTCATCAACAGAGATAACCTTGTTGGTCTTAGGCACCTCTGCATCAGCACCAGCATCACGCACGGTCATTGTCTCGAACGCATCTTCCAACGCCATCTCGAACAACTCACCATCACGCGCTTTCATTACCTGAACAGGAATCACTTTGCCTTCACGAATCTCAGGGTCAGAGTAGTTCCATGCCCACACAACGTCGGCGTGTTCGCGCATACCACCAGAGTAACGAATACGTCCAGTCTGGTCATCAAGCTGACACAGGATAACAACAAGCTGGCCTGTTGCGTTCGCGTGTACTTTCGCTTTACGAACAATCGTAGACAGTTCGCGCCACTGGTTGTCGTTGTCGATACCTTCCAACAGACCAACGTAGTCGATGAAGGTTACGTGAACGCCATACGGAATCGACATACACAGAACGTCATCAATCGACATGCCACGTTCAGGAGACGTGAATGAGTTACGTCCCTTCGACTTCTTCATGATCTTGTCGTACTGCTTCGCGGCTTTCAGCAACTGCGTCTGCTCGCGTTTCGACAACTTGCCCTGCTTGATCTTCCAGAAGTCGATGCCGCTGATCATCGAAAGCATACGCTTCATTTCCTGCTCGGCGGTCATTTCGAGTGTGACCTTGAGACAGTGAATGCCGTTTACTTTCGCCATTGCATCAGCGAGGTTCATTGAGATAACAGACTTACCACCAGACGTTGAACCAGCCAACAACACAACGCCAGTCGTAGGCCAACCGCCGTTCTTATTGTCATACGTCTTGAAGCCAGTCTTGTACATCACCTCTTTCGGGTTAGTGATTACCTGCTTCGCTAACTTCATGGCGTTCGACTTCTTGCCACCGAATGACCAAACCTTCTCAGTCTTACGGGTGCCACGCTGCGCTTGACCGAGTTTATCAGCCAGCTCCTGCATGTACGTTTGCTCGTCGAACTCCTCTGGGTCAGCGTCACTAAAGTCCTTAGCAATCTGCTTGCCGAGGTTCATGATATCACGACGCTGGCGATACTTCTCCAGACTGTCGAATATCTTGTCGAAGCCTTTCATGGTCTTCGCTGGCTTTTCATCTGCTTCACGCAGACTGTCCCTGAACTCTTCGGACAAGTTCGGGTCTTCCAGCAAGTCTTCCCATTCAATTATTTCGCTACGAGACTCCACCAGCTTTGTAACGCGGCGGAATGCTTTGCGAGTTACTTCCGAACTAAAGTGAGTTGGACCAAGACGACCCATCATGGCCGTCCTGAATCCTTCCTTAATCTTTGGGTTCGTAACAGTTCGAATGGCCCGAACTTCCAGGCCAAGCGAAAACATTTCCAT